CGGCTAGTGTTTCTGGTTCAATCACACTTTGGAATTCATTCATAACATCTGAATCTTCCATTGCATTTGCAAATATACTAGGCATTTAAAAACCCTCAATTTTAAGATCTTAGTTAGGGGGGGGGGTGTCTTGTAAGACAATGAGCTCATAAAATAAAGCCCCCTAGGGGACTTTATTGAGAGTACTCAAAGGTTGATATTCAATCTTCGCAATAATTCGAATAACTTTTAATTGATAGAATCTACGACGTTGTTGATTACGCCGCTTAATTTTTGTTTTTAATTTCATAATCACCATAATCTAAACGAATAATAAAACCTTTCAACTGGTTTAAACATACCACTCCAGTAACGATTTCGCCTTTGGTGTTTTTAGCACTAAATCTGGTTTTAGATGCATCATCCTCATTACAACCAAAAAACGTCACACGAGTTTGAATATGTGTGAAACCTTGAGCTTTTAAAGCCTTGGTTGCATCACTAGAAGAAGAGCAACCTATCGTCAATACACAACTCAATGTTAACAACAACTTTTTCATTTTGGTTTTCTCATTTGACTCACAGTTAAAGTAAACCTCTAGTAAGCTCTCGTTCACTAGTTGCGGTCGTATGACCCTTTGCAACCATGACACCCTGAATGAAACCTAACCAACGCTGATATTTACTATCGTCTTTTTCATTGTAGTTGGTTTGAATTTCATTTAACATCCAAAGAAGATGTTCATCAGAAGTCTCACCTCCAATCCGCTGTTTAGGTTCTATTCCAGGATAATACTCGTCCCATCCACTAATGAGTTTAATCTTGGCACGTAGCCGTTCAAGAACTAGATTTAAGTTTTTCTTTTGTAAACTCACTAAGTCGGATCCTGTTCTAGTTTATCAAGTTGTTCAAGTTTGTCCTGAATCATCGTTTGAAACTTTTTCTCAAATGAGATGGTTTGTTTAACCAAATCACTTATAGTCGCGTTTCGTTTTACCCACTGTCGTTCTAATCTACGCATTTGCCCTAACACACGGTTGGTCGAGGCTTCCTTTGCTTCCTCTAGTGTTCGTCGAACACTAGAGCATTCCCGACGACGAATTAATAATGGGTTAATTTTATCCAGACGATGTATCAAACCAATAAGACGATAAATTAAGTTTTCTAAATCTTTTGCATGAACCATTGATTATCTCCTTTGTTCTATAATAATGGACTATTTGTAAAATAAATAAATCTGCATAAAGAACTCTACCCCCTACGGGGGTAGAGTTTAACATTCAACTAATTACTTAGCTTTATGTTGCGCAAGTGAACGTTCAGAATAGTTCAACATTGCAGAAGCGGTATTCAATGCATAACCAATGAACTGAGATTCAAAAGTTGTACGACGACGAACTGATGCAGTGAATGCTTCGGCATACTGACGAACGGCACGTTGTACTGTTGAATCAACTTTGTCGTGATCTTCTTGATCAACTTCTTTTACAATTTGATCAACTTCACGTTCAAGTTTAGATTGGAACTTATCACGACGCTCCCACGCTTTTTCATACGTGTAGGAAATTTCAGCAATTTCAATGACGTCATCACACACTTTATCAATTTGAGAAGTGGTTAATGTTTTGACGTCACCTTCAGTTACATCGCGTGGTGTATATTTATCGTTACCAAGAAGTAAACGAGTTTGCTTAACTTCTTTGATAGCGGCGGTTAAACCCTCAATTGAAGTACCACCCATTGGTTTACTGACTGAAACTGAAACGATAGATTTACCGCCTGGTAGACCTTTACTGAATCCAACTGTAACGGTGTTATCAGTTTTATCTTTGTACATGTCAACAAGCTTACTGTCTGGGGAACTCATTTTACCCAGTGGTGTAATTTTGATAACACCTGCCTTATCAAGTTCTGCACTAATTGAGGTTTTGCCACCACTTGCTAAACCAAAACCCTTACCGCCGCCTTTGACATCATCAATAAGGTCTTTAACTGATTTTTCAATTTGACCTTGAGTTTTTTCAATGACGTTTTCATAGTCTTCAGATTTTTTAACTGTAAGATTACCTTTCATCCATTGATAAATTTCATTTAAACCGCTAGTTAAATCACTTGGGTTATTATACTTACCGTCGACTGAAATGGCTTTAGTTTGGCTAAAGCTAAAGCTTTTCTCTTCGATAGAGCCTACGGTTTCAGAAGCTTTATCTTGAAGTTTTTTAGCACGTTCAGAAAGTTTACGGGCGGCTGAGAAAACCTTAACAAAGAATGTTTTAACTTTGTTATAGAATTTCTTGAGCTGAGCTTTGATCGCTTCCCAGAAAGCTTTCAAAGTATCTTTGATACCTTCTAAAGCAATTTGTTTAGCTTCTAGCTGAAGTGAACGTGAGCTGGTGTAGTTTTCAGTTGCAATAATTTTGCTGGCGTGTTTTTTACCAACGATACGACGTAAACTTAAGTTAAGCATACGGGCTGCTTGTGGAGTTAAACCACCAGACTCTTGAGCAACTGCTTCACCGAGATCTTCTACTTGTTCTTGCTCTTCGCCAAGTTGTTCAGCAATGTCATCTTCCTGAGCAACTTCAGTTTGTTCCGCAGTCGCATCTGCTAATTCAGAAGTTGCGGTTTCATCTTCTGGCACAGCTGTTACATCTTCGTTTTGGCTATCAGCTGACTCAGCAGCGTAGCTATTGAATGCACTCATGTTGATTTCCTTTATAGGGGGTTAATTGAGAATTAGTAATGACTCATAAATATCGTGTTATTTAGAGTATAATTTTAAAGACTTTTCTGAATAGTTAGCAAAGGCTACACCAGTGGCTATCGCATACGAACACAGTGAGGTTTCGAAATCAGAACGGCGACGGATAAGACCAACCATTGAATTGGCAAAGGTCCTTGTCGTCCGATCGACTTCTTGATAAGCATTTTCATGTTCATCAGTAACTTCATTAATTAAACGATCAATATCTTTGATCACACGTTCTTTAAATTTATCACGCTTTTCAAATGCTTGACGATATTCAAAAACATATTCACAAATCTTAGAAACTGATTCACATCCTCTAGAAATCAAAGATGGGTTTAATGCACGAACTTCTAAACCTGAATCATATTTTTTAGCGTTGTAGAAACAAGAACCAATGGTAAGTTTACTACGACGAACATAATCAATAATATCGGGTAAATTTGATAAATTCGTATTTGATAAGGTTGCTAATTCCGGTTGTACTGAAAGTACCCATTTATCCCCAGGTAAATTCACAGAACGTGTAAAGCGATCTTTATCACTCTCAACCCCATGAAGTTTTTTAAATTTATCTTCATTTCCAGTTGAGGCAAAAGAAGCATCTTTAATAAAATCATTGTCTGCTGTCGTTAGGATTTTTGATAAGGTTGTTTTAATTGAAGTGATGTCATCTTTAGAGATATAGATACGATCTCTTTCGATACGTTGATCGGGTACTTGACTTAGAACATCCTTTGCCTCTGAGTAGATGTTTTCAATTACTCGGGTTGTTTTATCTGACAACTCTTCAACAGTTTCATTAAACCGTTCAGAAGTATTATCATTAATAAAGTCAGCCGTAATATCTTCTAAACTTTTTAACCCGTGTACAATCGCGGTAGGGTCGTTATATTTACCTGCAATTGCTAGTTTGCTAATTTCTGGAAAGTCCATTGTGTTTTCAGACGCCGAACCATATTGATCATCCGCTTCTTTAATTAGGTTATCAGCGCGTTTTTTTAAACGTTTAGAAATATCAAAACATTTAATCCACCATTGTTTTAACATTGTCCAAAACTTTTTCACTTGTTCTTTAATGAAAACCCAGAACTTTTTCAAAGTATCTTTAATTCCCTCCATCGCAATTGGCCGAAGATTAGCACCTTCACTTGATTCCATTGCAACGTCTTTTAAAACTCGAGAATTGGTAATTGCGCGAAGAGAAGTTTTTAAGATATTAAATTCGGCTGGAGTTAGATCACGAGATTCAGTCGCCACATCAACATCTTTTAATAACTCAATCGTTACAGCATTACGTTCTTCAATCTCATCCAAATGGTCACGAGCAATCTCTGCCTCAGTATGAGAGTTATCTAAGGATTGAATATCGTTTGTTTTATTTTCTGTGAAAACGATGTGCTTAACATCTTCATCAGCATTTTCAATCAATTTACTAAATTCAGACATTACTTGTCTCCGATTAATCTTCATAAGAAAACATTAAATAGCTGCATAAAAGAAAGACCCCACTGGGGTCTTTCTAATCAAAACCTAATTACTTAGATTTATGCTGAGCTAAAGAACGCTCTGCGTAGTTCAAGAACGCATTACCAGTAGTTAAACCATACTGACAAAGATTTGCTTTGAACTGGCTGCTGCGACGGATAGCACCAACTGCTGAGTTACAGAAGTTACGGAAGATACGTTGCTCGTTGTCTTTGGTTCCGTCTTCTTGATCGTATTCTTTAACAAGGTCGTCAACTTCACGTTGGATTTTCTCAACCAACTTGTCGTTTTCTTTCCAGTTCTTCTCGAAAGTATGAACTGATTCAGCGATTTCAATTACGTCATCACACACTTTATCAATTTGAGAAGTCGTTAACGTTTTGACGTCACCTTCAGATACTTCACGAAGGTTGTAGCGATCAGAAGCCAGTACGAGTTTGGCGCCTTTTAGTGTCTTCACAGCTGCATCTAAGTTGATAGGCTGACCTTTAGGTTCAACAACGATGATCGCTTTACCACCTGGTAAATCAAATACACCAGTTACATCCACTTCAGCTGAATCACCAAACTGATCAGCATATTTTTTAGTGTCACCAACCGAACCAGGGATTTTCCCAGCAGTCGCACCTTTAATAGCTGATTTAACAGCAGTCTTTAGAGCTTCTACTTTCGTTGGCTCCAGTTTACGACTATTACTACCAGCACCTGTAAATGCATCTTTGATAGCAGTTACAGTATTATCAATAGCTGTATCAACTGTGTCTTTTTTCAACTCAGTGATTGTGCCCACAACCACTTGGCGAAGGTTGTTCAAACCTGATGTTAACTTGCCAGGTTCATTGTATTTACCGTCTACAGCAATTGTTTTGGTTTGGCTAAAGCTAAAGCTTTTCTCTTCGATAGAACCTACAGTAGAACTTGCTTTGTTTTGAAGCGCTTCGGCACGAGCTTGAAGTTTTTTAGCAGCAGAGAAAGTTTTAACCATCCAGTCTTTAACTTTTGCATAAACTTTTTTGAACTGGGCTTTGATTGCTTCCCAGAAAGCTTTCAAAGTATCTTTGATACCTTCTAAAGCAATACGGGTTGATTCGCGACCAGCTTGACGACCACCTTCGAAGTTTTCAGTTGCAGGCAATACTTTACCAGCATGACGCTTACCAACGATATTAGCAAACGCAACTTTTAAAATACGAGCTGCGGTTGGATCTAACGCACCTTCTTGAGCAACAGTATCTTCTACTTCGCCTGCAAGGTCTTCGGCTTGTTCTTGTTCATCTTCAAGATCCTCAGCAACTTTATCTGCATCTGCTGCTTCTTGTGCAAGGTCCTGTGCTTCTGCAATTGCATTTGCGACAGTATGTGTTTCTTCACCATTAGCTAGTGGTGCTTCGTTGAACTCAGCGTTGTCAGCTGATTCTAATGCGTATTGAAATGCGCTCATGAGTTGTTTCCTTCTTAAATTTCGCGAAATAAGAAATTAATGATTATGTACGGTATTATTTTTAATAACGACCAAAAATAATACGCATACTGTACGTGAGATCGGCTAGGCCGTTTTCCTGAGTTAACCACTTCTGGATTGTTGCTCCAGAATATTCACTAGGATTCATAGAATATGTAGTCTTAGCTGCTTGTGTCGTACTCATCTTTCCAGTTGGAATAATAAGTAAACTCTGCCAAGTACTAATACTCATACTTCTTTTACCCGTTTTAATAAACTCGATTGTATCTTTCAAAAACTCAAAATGCAAATCGGATTTAAAACGGTTATATTTTAAATTTTCTTGAATGAAGCTTAGAAGATGATTTCCACCAAACAACTCAACTGCTTTTTTAGAAATCTCTAAGATTAACTCTGGATGAGTTTTATCAATGATTTCTAAGCTTGGTGTAGCAGCAAATTCATTGACGCGATTATCACCAAGTGTCCAATCTTCGTAGCAGCCATAATGTTCTGCTACGTTAGCACCTGGGGTCACATAACCGCCAGATGCCCAGATAGTGATTCTAGCCATACTTGGCCTCCATCTTAGAAATACGCTGATAGAGTGGTTTCAAACGTTCGTTTTCGATGTACTTAATCTTCTGTTGAAGTTTAGCATCGTTCTTGCCATCAAGAAGAAGTTTTAGATTTAAAACCTGAACTTCTAAAACGTCTCGCTCTGCTTTTGCGGTATGCAAACGAGAAACCTGCCACTCAGCAACAATCATACCGATATGATAAGCTGGATTTAAAACCACTGGAATAAAACCAAACCCATTTGGGTCAAGGTTACGATTCACTGCTTCAACCGCACGAATGTTAGTTTGATTAACATTGATGTCAGGTAATGCTTCAACAGTTTTTTCTAAGTCACCTTTACCATTATAGAAGATATCTAAAACAGTAAACCAAGAATCACGACGTTGTTTCAACCACTCTAAGTTAAATGGTAAAATATCATCTAACTCATTGGTTACATCATCAGATTGAGTGTTGATCTCAACCGACATCACCATGTTTAATAAACGACGAGCGTAGATAGAAAAGAAACTACATGCTTCTAAATAGGCTAGAATGTTAATGCGTTTAATATTCATCGCATTAATTAACACGTCATCATTAAAGTTATCATCAACTAATTTTTCAATTGAATCTAAACGATCAATGATTTTATCAATTGCTTTCAACGTAGGTGGGATAAAGTTTTTTGAATTAACCCGACTTACTTTGTTTTTCAATTGCTCATGAAAGTTTTCATACCACTTCGATTTAAACCCAACGGTTCCAAAGTTTTTATTGGCAAGTTCATAGTTCGGCTTAGTATAACTTAATAAGTCTTCACGTAGAACATTGATGTCTTCGATGATTTGCTTCTTTGGAAAAGACTCATTCATCGTTTTTAAATAATTAAGAAAACTCATGTCTTACATCCTTATTAAAATTTAGGAGCGTCGCCGATCTTATACGCTTCTAAAACCTGACTAACTTCATCACCAGACCCTGACTTACCTACAGACTTCATATCTTTAAATGAAACTGTTGTATGGCGGTTAATTGAGTGGTGATAAACGGTGATTTGTTGCCACTGCGGTTCTACTACTGCAATCATCATTGCAAAAGTTTTACCGAAGATTTTTTCACGTTGATCAAAACGATCTAGTTTATAACCCGTTTCACGCTCTAAACGATTTACCGTTTCTTGAGAAACAATAAAAATAGAAGAGTAGTTTGCAACCGATGGGTTTTGGGATAAGATTGCTGAGATTTTATTGGCTTTATTTGCAGCACGTGCTGCGGCGTAGTAGCCAGTATTATCAGCAATCAACGCTTTACGATGGTTAACATAAATGTCACGGCATAAAAGAATATCTTTTACCATGTCCGCATCACCAGCTTTCCATTTGTGATAACGTTCTTTAATCGAGTTATCAATTGAGCCAATCGCTAAAATATTTGCCATCGCTTGCGCTGTTGCAAGTTGTACTTGTAAACGCGTGTTAACAAAGATAGTACGTGACTCACCTTGGCTATTAAACTGTACTTCTAAAGTTTTACCTACAGAGAGCTGATCTGCTGCTTTAATCAACTCGATCGTATTTCGCCCAGAGGTTGTCCCAGCCGAATCATCTGAATCAGCTGATTCTAATGCGACCTTACGTGGTTTGCTTGGATCAGGTAACCCATTTTCATAAGCCTCCATCGCAATCAAAGCATCAACCGGTGACCCAAGTGAGTTGCTAATACGACGATTTGGATTGACTTTATCTAGTTGTTTAATGATATTAATATCGCCAACGTTTGTGCTAATTGCAACGCTTGCTAAATAATAACCTGAAAAAATTGTAAGCATTGTCCGAGCAATATCTTGCATTTCTGGTAAATGAGAAATCTCATTTTCAATAAGACAAGTGGGTTCTGCGCGGGTGTGAGAGGCATACTCAACTAAAGAGTTTGCAGTTGCACTACGAAAGAGTTCCGTAATACTCATTGCGTTTGTAAGAAACGGCTGTAAGATTTTACTAAGCATATTACCACCATGAGGTTTTCAATGACTAATCCAAATGAATTGTCTTTTAATCCGTTGAAAGCGCTTGCAGATTTTACATTAGAGAATACACCCCTAGCAAAATCTAGTATGAACATTGAGCGACTTAATTTAGCTAAAACTGTTGTGAATTTAGGAAACTTAGATGATCTACTCGCAGTCTCTGGTCTTGGTCCTTTAGATTCAGCAGTAACCGCGAATTTTTGGGGAACAAGACGCTCTGCTAATCCAGGGCTTTTACCTCCAGCAAAGGAGAGTACTGGTCTAACATTTTTTACAAGACCGCGTTTAAATTTAAGTGATCAAAACATTTTAGCGAATATTTTATCATTATTGGCAAATGATAACCCCCGCTCAATTGCGAGGGCTATTCGTGCTTTTTTAGATCCCTATACAGGGGGTACGCCAGTTGCTCCAACGGCAACAACTTTAAGAGGTTTAAATCCAACAATATACAAATCAGATCTAGTCGATCCATTAAATCCATTCATAACAATACTTGGAAACAACGTTGCCTCAAGTAGCGGCTATCCAGATACTGATTTGAACCAATACACCTCACCTGAGGGGGTGATGCATGAACAATGGGGGATGATCGATGATGTATCCACTTTGTACGGAAAATATGATTTAAACTTTACATTTAAAAACATGTATGGTGATCCATTAGGAACAATGCTGTATCTGTGGTTATATTACATGTCTTCGGTTTATCTTGGGGATATTAACCCATACATTGATTCCATTATTGATAATGAAATTGATTATCAAACTCGTATTTATCGTTTTGTTTTAGACCCTACTCGCACCCGGGTATTAAAAATGTTTTGTACGGGGGCTTCCTTCCCAACTGCGACAAACACAGGGGCGAGTTTCAACCAAAGTGAGAATAAACCTTTTGTTGACGATACCAATATGCAAAGTATTTCTTTTGCGTGTTTTGGAGCGGTTTATTACGATCCAAGAATCATTGAGTGGTTTAATAAGACGGTTCAACAGTTTAATCCAAATATGGTTTCGGGTAAACGGGAATCGGTTTATATCAAAATTCCTTTTTCTAAATACACATCAATGGACAACATGGGTTATCCACGAATTAATCCTGAAACCATGGATATGGAGTGGTGGATTGCTCCAGAGATTTATCAAGAACTCATTGCTCGAGGTTACTAATGTTAAATGTTGATTTTAAAGCTGCGATTGACCAGCTACAAGGAAACCCTGCTGCGATTGCTTCCTTATCCCTACGGGCATTAGAAGCACTTTCAAATGGTGAATCAAAGATTGTTGACCCGTCTAACCCTTTCGTTTATGCAATGGAAACAATGGTTGCGGTTTATTGTAATGGTTTGGATAAATCCTTAGCGACACTCACTCGATTATATCCAGAGAACTCTTCAAACTGGGATGATCTATATCGCCATATGAGTGATGAGGACTATTTAGGTCGTTTCTCATCACCTGGCTCGGCTAAGATAATGTTCTGGCTGGCACTGGATGAAATTGAACAAAGAGCGGTGAGTGTGAATGATGGTTCTGGGAATCGCAAACTTACCATTTCTAGAAACTCACAGATTACTCCTGTAGACATTCCATTAACCCTTTTATATCCAATTGACATTACTGTGACTAAGGCAGGCGGTCTTTCGGTTAAATACAATTTATCGAAGAAGAACCCATTACAAAATATCAGTACCCCAGATATTGAATTTGAGTTCCGTAAACAAGGAAGTATCACTTATCTCTTTTTTGAAATCCCGATTCTTCAATTAGAGGTAAGCTCTTCAGTTAGCGCAGTTACTGGTACTCAGGGTTTAAAACGTTCTTTAAAGTTCAAGGATAAGTTTTACTTTCTTCGAGCCTTTATGCGGAACGACAATGAAGATTGGCAACCAATGTCCGTTCGACATAATCCGATCGTGATTGATAATGGTACACCAACTGTCATCGCTAAAGTAAATAATGGTACAGTTGACATTGAAATCCCTCAAGTATACAAGAATACCAATCTATTAAAAGATAACATTCGAATTGATATCTATACAACTCAAGGTGAAATCAACGTTCCAATCTTTAACATCAGTAATACCTTATTTAAAGCAAGCTGGGTTGATCATGATGTATTGGAGAAAGAGCGTTTCTCTGCACAGATGAACGTTTTTACAAATTACATCATTGCGTCAGAGGGTTATATTACTGGTGGTACAAATGGAACTACATTTGACCAGATGCGTAAACGAGTAGTCAATCGTTCAAGTGTAACTGAAGGAATTGCAATTACACCAAACCAACTTGAAACTCAGTTACAAAACGATGGGTTCTCAACGTTACTGGCGTTAGATAATATTACTGATCGGGTTTTCCTAGCAACAAAACAGTTGGCAACCCCTGACATGAATGCCTCCTCTGCGATTGGCGCATTAATGATGCCTCATTCGACCACACTGAACGAATTAGTTTTAAATACAGATTCTACCAGAAATAATACAAACCAGGTTACAGTGCTTCCTAATGCGCTTTATGAGCTTATTAATGGTAAACTCTGGTTGGTTGACCAGCAACGTTTAAGAAATCTCTTAAATCGAAACATAACGGGTATTGATGATCTCATTAACACGGTGAATGATGCTCGTTTCTTCTACTGTCCGTACTTTATGGTTCATGATATCTCTAAAGACGTTTATGGTGTTAAACCATATCGTTTAGATCGTCCAAGAATCATTTCGAAAAGTATTGAAACCGAGAACACGTCAATTGGTTTCTCTTCGAGTATTATTTCGTACAAGATTCAAATTGATGCGAATTATTCTGGCTATTCTATTTATGTTCAGATACAACCCTCTGCTGAACTTAGAGATGAGCCAACGAATAATCTTTCTATTCAACTTAGAATTTCTGATGAAAACAATCGTTACTTCTACTGGTTCACTGGCGTGCTGACTACCCCAATTGATATTAACACAGAGAAACCAGTGGACAACAACTACATTTATCGTTTCAGTTTACCAACCGACTGGGAGATTACTGATAATGATGAAATTCTTATTGGTCCAAGAAACATTCCATTTAAACTTGATGGTTTTGCTGACATCTTCACCGTAGTTTATAAGGAAGGGTTGGGTGAGGACTTAAGAACTCAGATTGATAGTATGTTGGATGTCGAAAGTTTACCCGGGTATACGTTAATGAATTCAGCGAACTATTTTGCTGTTGTTCATGAGCGTGTGAGAATTGTTTTAGGTAATGAACTTAAACACCTATGGAGACGAGCACGGACTTCAATTGATGAAACCCGATTCCAAAAGTATGCTGCTGACGTTCCATTGGTTTACGAGGAAAACGAGTATCAATTAGATAACTTCGGATCTCCTGAATTCACCTGGGTAAATGGTGAGATTGTTTACACACTTCTTCATGCAAAAGGTGATCCTAAACTTGATGCAAACGATTTACCAAGAATCAAGTATGTGGCTGGGGATACGGTGGTTGATGAGCAAGGAAACCCGGTTCCAATTGGGGGTGAACGGGGTTTCATGAGACAGTACGATTTGTTGTTGTTGGATGGTAAATATTTCTTTGCAACGCATCAACCGACGCTCGATTACCGAGAGTCAGTTAAAAACGAAATTGATGGTTGGTTAGATGTGATTGATAAGTACGCTGATGAATTATTAGAGCGCACCTCGGTCTTCTTCCACCCTAAAACAACCGAAGGGGATATTAAGATTCTTGTTGACAATAATGAACAAATCTACATGCCTGCTTCTCAGAAGCTTCATATTGTTTATATTGTTGATGAACGTATTTCATCTAACGAATCTATTGTCAAGGCCATTCGAAAACGAACCGCAGAGGTTTTAGTTAAGTTCTTTGAAATAAATCTAACCATTTCTAAATCAGACATTATTTCAATGTTGAAAAATGAAATGGGGGAATGGGTGATCGGTGTCAAGGTTAACGGTTGGTTGAAAGACGAATTTGAAACTGCGACGGTGTTAGATAACTCAATCTCTTTCTCTGTTCCAAAACGTTTAGACGTTACATCGAATTTAGAACTCATTGTTGCCGATGAAGTTCGAATTGAATTCGTTGAACATTCAACTGCATCAAAATAAAAAGAGAGCCCCTAGGGGCTCTCTTTTGCTTATGTTCGTTTCTTAGTATCACCACGGAATCCGCTACCGACCAAGTCAGTTGCTTCCTTGACGCTATCAATGACACTTGCTGCTGTTGAACCAATACCTTTAAAGTATGATTGAATTTTGCTTAGCGTGCTTTCACTGACTTTATTCATTGCTAAAGCAAGTGTACCAAGTTGGTTACGGACACGAATAACAAAACGCAAAATAGAAGAAACCAATTTAAACTCTTTTACCAGTTCTTTAACTCGATTTCGTTTATTTGCAATTTCAACCTTATCGGTGTTGTCTTTAACCTCGTTTTCACCATGATACTTACTTGCCAATTCTTCAATTTGTTTGGCGCTATCAATCAGGTTGTCAATATACTCGTTAGAGAAGTTACCAAATGTTTCGGTGGAAATCATCTCAAAACTATTATTGTTATTAAGCTGCTGAGCATTGAAATCAGGCTCACCTTCTTTTACAATAAAGAGTTGTTGGTCAGCGATCGCATTAAAACTATTGATACATTCTTCCGCATTGTTTGTTGATGGATTAAAAGCAACAAACCCATTGCCGCCAATTTCAATACCCAACTCTTTAACCAACAAAGTTATTGTATTTAGGAATTTAAAATCAACGGGTTTTGGCTTCTCTTCATTAATACGGCGATTGTCCAGCATATATTCAATAGAACTACCAATTGTTGTTTGTGCAACAATTGCATCGTTTGTTAATGTATTTAAATTACTCCAGAAAGTAGAACCAATTTTTCCTTCAATAAGTTGTTTAATGAAGAGATTATACTTTCCTTTCAAAACAGTTTTAGCTTCCAATGAAGTGAGAATAGAAAAGACTGCAGCTGGATCTTCTTTACTTAAAGCATCGCTAAGCAACCCTGGCGCTTGTCCGATTTCTTTAATTTTAGATGAATAGTCGGCAACAAGTTTGTCTACTGCTTGTTTAACGGTATCTTTGGCAATAGCAAGTTCGTATTTACCATTCTTCAACATCTCTTTACGGCTAGTAAAGGCACTGAAGTTCTCTTTGATTGAACTGGTTGCTAAAGTATTTTTGTTTAACGCCTTTGCAAACCATTGAATCATCTTGTACACCAAACCAACACCAAGCACGGCGCCGCCTGCAGCCAACGCCATCTGTTGTTGTGTCATTTCTTCCATTGCAATTTTAAAGTTCGTTGCTGTTGGTTCATTGGTGAATGATTCCATTCGAACATTCTGCATTGGATGACCCATAACAGCAGCGTAGCCTTTTGCAAAGTTTTTATCCACTGTACCTGAGTCAATACACGAACGTTTAGAACGAATGAATTGAGATAATTCAGTTTCTTTAGTACCAACACGATCGAACATTTTTTGGAAATACTTCTCGCCAGGGCTACGATAATCTTCCAAAGCAATTGCTTCTTCTTCTGAGCCGAAAGCAAAACAAATCATGCTTTCATCCCACTTCTTCAAATCGTAAGCAGAGCCCTTAACAAAAGGTTCTTTTGTTTCAGGATCAATTTCGTAAAGGGATTCAAAAAGAGATTTAAGTTCTTTTTCCTCTGCGGCTTCCTCAGCTTCGTCGTCTGCTTCGTCGCCATCAACACCAGTGACTTCATCTATAATAGATTGTTCAGCCTTGTCGATCGCTAATACGTTTGCTAACCCCTGATACTGAGATGGGGTGAGTTCGGAGATCCGATTGATTTCTGGATCATCTTCTTTGTCTAAGTATGCTGCAATGGTCATGGGTGTGCCTCATTAATTCTAATTAAATCTTGAGTTAAATCGAAATAATGTTTATTCATTTCATTTAACTCCCCAATTACTTGTTTGATTTTTGCCACTTCAAATTTTTGGATTTGAGCACCAATAGTCGCCACACCAGCAAAGCAAGAACTCAATGCAATCACTGCGTTATACGTTAAATCTAAACAAACGATAAACGAATTTAAAGCCCTGTGGTGCCTTTGCTCTTCAGAATTACGTTCCTCATCTGTTTTAGAGTCTAAAAACCCTTGACCTTGGTTTTTAAATTCGGCGTTAAGCTGAATAAATTCTTGAATGATTTCTTGAAGATTTTCAAAGTCTTTATAACCATTCTCGAGTAGCTCATTGAAACTTTCGATAACTGGAATAAACTGATCCATCCGAGTAACCTTATCAACCTTATCTGCATCACCTTTTGTTACTGCCTCAAAGTATTCACGCGTAAGTTTATTTAACGCATCATCGTCCGCTTTAGCAGTTGCACCATTTTTATCAACAACAGAAGCAGTAAAAACTTTAATCATATTTTTAATATGGTTAGAGATTTTGTTTGTGTCTAGGTACATTGTATCAAATATTGCGATTTGATGATTTGTTGTATATGCAGTAATTCCAGGTACTGGAATTAAACAGATTGAAGAGAGGGTCTCGCCGAGTTTGGAGGTTGCTGACGCATTGCCAATGGTATTATTTTGAAGAATAAAATGCCCACTAATCCAACCAACGACATCTTCGGTTTGTTGCCTAAGATGGACGGTTTTATTTAAATTGATTTTACTAATAAAACTACTTACGTCTGCTTCAATTTCTTGAAGTTTAGAAACAGGAACTGTGACCTGTTTAATAAATTCAAGGGCTGGTGTAATTAGATTTTCAGATAATACAAATGGTGGGATCTGAATCTTATTTTTGGAATAATTAACAGAGAACACCGCCTTAGGATTATAGTACTCGTTAATTAAACTTAAGACCTTAGGCAGGTTAGCTAGATTCTTATCTTCCAAACCACGACCTTCGGCATATTCAACAAAAGAAACTGGTTTTGTTCCTTCTGAGAAAAAATAAATATTCCCGTGGTCATCTTGATGTTTGTTACGATTCAAAATATCTTTGATCGTTACTTCAACAAAACGTTTAAATGATTTGTTTGATTTTAAACTTTTCAAATGACCTGCATTATTTCCCCATGGAGTAAATTTGTCTAACTGCTCCATGAATTTATCATGGTTCATTTTAAAATCATCAACCAATAAGTTTTGATGGTTTGCAACATCGCTAGAGAATCGAGTTGATACTGGTTTTGCGTTCGATTTAAACTCAGTTGGTGCAGAACCGCCCCAACCACCACCAGAACCACCGCTAAAGGAATAACCTGCTGACTTGTGTAGAGAACTAATGTAGCGCAAAATGAAAGCAACAACTGCAACAATAAAAGCAATCTTAATTTTATCTAACCCAGCCAGCGCTGCTTCTAGTGCAATTTTAGACCCATGGTTGGATGGGTCTAGATCAAAAATGATATTTGGATCAAGGTTTTGAATTTCCCCTGGAACTAAACTCTCCAGTTCATTCGCCTCTTCCATGGAAATCATGCCGGAGGTTAATAATCCATTTACTACACTTTCAATTTGTGATTGTTTATCAGCATACATCTGATATAATTCAGCCATGACGACCTCGATAAAAGAAGGAGGGTTTCCCCTCCTTTTTGTTATTGTGCTGGTGATTCTAACATATTAGTTAAAACCGTTGTGAGATGATTACCGAACCCATGCTTTTGATTCTCACTCATCCCCTCAAACATTTTCTTCACGCCGTCTGGCATTTTAGAAACATGGTCAGGCATAAGTAGATTAAGCTCAGAAACAATCAAAGCAACATCGTAGACACGGCGGTAACGCGCAAGATAGACTTGTCGTGCAATGGTCAGGGATTGTTTAATGTCAATCACGTACATTTCATTGAGCTGTGAGAGTAATGTTTTTAACGTAGATTCACACTGTAAAATCCAATGGTTTGTTGGGTTGTTTACAGGTGATGTAGGTAAAGGTAGAATAGACGCTGCAATTGCACCAACAGCAACAGCAACATACTCAGAACGATTCACTGCAACAGTTGAACCAAAGTCAGTTTCAATACTCTTCACCGCCTGGTAAAGGTCTTTAATATTCATGACGCTCATTTAATCATCTCCAATTCTGCAGCTTTTAAGAAAATATCATTGTTTAAAGCATTCTCAATTCCTTTACGGAAAGTTTCTTCTTTAAACATACGACGACCTACCGGGTTCAAGTAGTTACAATAGAAGTCGAAAATAGTGCTTCGTTTTGTAAACTCAGTAAGTAGGTCATCAATCGCCTGAATATCAGTAACCAATTTTGCTTTGATAAATTTATCATTGGTTGATTTCAGGTTAGAGATCATTTGTCGTTTTAAGAAAAGAATACGATCTTTAGGTTTATCGTAGATTTGACTCATCGGAACAAAGGTTAACCCATAGATCAATGTAAAGAAAGGGTTGTAGAAAGTTAAAACTAAAAATAATGTTAACTTAATAATCTCAACCACAAAGAACTCAAGAGAAGTCACCGCCTCTGGATCACGGTAATGTTTGTATAGTTTCGCCAAGGCTTCACTTTGCCATTTGCCCATTCCGTGAATCACACAGAACTGATCAGCAAGTTGTTCTACATTACGAGCATCGTAGAATGGGGTTGAAGACTCAGTACGGGAATGATTAAATACATCGTCAGTAATAAGCACTTCTTCAATGCTATGTTTACCTTTTATGCCATTTAAGTTAATTGTTTTCTCAGCGGTTAAGGTTTCGATTCCAAGCTGCTTTTCAACCTCAGTAATTAACTTTTTCTTTTCTTCAGAGTTATACTTTGCATCCATCACTGTTTTAGATGCTTGGTCGATTAACATCGAGCGACGGACGATATTACCGAAGTATTCAAAGTAGGTAAATGCATGACCTAACTCATGTGCGAAGATGCCTGCAATTTCTTGGGTTTTCCATTTCTTATCAACAAAGAAATTATGCGACATGACGATGGTTACTTTTACTTGTTTAAAATAACCTTTAACACGTCCTGTGCGCAAGTCAACCCCAGCATCTTTAGACTTACTTGCAGCTTCACGAATAGACTGTAGTGTGGTTGAAGAAGAAGCCCAATCCGGGGATAACCCCATCTGTTTAAAGAATGGATGGTTTTTATCCATGTGCGGGAGAATAAAATATGCGTTATTTTGAATTTGATCTGAAATAACAAACTGTAAATCAATGTCTGTATATAGTTTTGTAATTGCAGACACTTTACATTTCTTCATTGCTGCTTGACCAAAATCACCAATGTCTCTTAATCGCTGGAGTTCGTTTAAGAGTTCCTCGGCAAAATCGGTATCAAGGAACTGAGCTGACTCCAAAGAGAGTGCTCCTTTAAATAAATCCATGACGACCTCGATGAAAACCTGACTCATAAAATGATTGAATATCAACGAGTGCAAAAAAAAAAACAAGGAGCCGAAGCTCCTTGAATTTAATTAAACGTCTTGATTGAATTCTTCAATCAATTCAAATAACAAGGAGAATTTTCCTTCTATCTGAACACTAATCGCGTTTGGTTCATCTTCAAATGGTGATTTAGTAGTAGAGACTGAGAAATCATTTTCAAAGATTGATTTAGAAAGATTCGCATTAATAAAGTCTTCAAAACCCACCCCAACAACATCATCTGTATAATCGAGTTGGTAATTGTCATTGTCAATAGTAGTAGACTCATAAAAACTTAGAAGCCCTATTACGCTGATTGGTAAATTGGTAATTTCAGAATAAATATTTATTAATGCTTCCATTTCTTCATCTGATAGTTTTTTAACTAATTCGTAGTGGGTATATTCACCCCAATCGTCTGATTCTAGATCACCCTGCCATTCCCCTAAAACTGCTGCAAAGATTTGACGGATAAGATCATTCTCGATATTGCTTACAATATCAAAATATTGGTCTAGTTCATATATTGCTTCTGGATCATGATTAAAAGTTAAGATAGTTGACACGATAGTCTCCTTGATAAAACACGGTTAGTGTGCATGTAAATAATATATATCTATTTTTATTTTTAATAAAACGAGGTTTGAGTATATGTGAAGGTTGGAGGATACAAAAATGAGTACCGATGTTAATAATCCTGAATTTGAATATATTCATTCATGCTACGCAATTAATAATAAATCCCATGAGGGGGACGCTGTATTTGTTAAACGTAATCGTTTTGTTAAAAACGCAGATGGTACTGACGGGTGTACCCCTGAGTATGTGTTCCATGAGAACGTTAAACGTGATTTTTGGATTACAAAAAAAGCGCATCAAAAACATCAATACAAATTAGAGACAGAATACCTACAGAACTTAATCAATTACAAAACAACTCAACGTGACCTGATTCGTCAAGTCCAGTACAAACTTAGTAAACCCTACACCCCGCAAATGCGATTAGCAGAGTGCTTTCGTAGCCCGTTTGTATACGGTTGTGATATTGACATTAACTCTGTTGTTAAGCTTCAATACGAAAAGAAATTCAAACGCAGTACCCGTAGCCGTTTAACTGTCGCGGTTCAAGATACTGAATTTGACATGAATGGTAATCTTGGGATGATTATCTTTAGCATGAGTTTTAAAGACAAAGCTTATCAGGTTGTTTTAAACAAGTGGGTTAATCCTGGAGACACTGCTGAAGAATATCGTAAGTTTATTGAAGATGAGTTGCCAGAAATAAAAGATAGAAAGATTAAACTAGAATTAGATTTCGTTAACAATATGGTTGATGGAATTAAAAAGATGTACGAGAAAGCCAATGAATGGATGCCTGACGTTATTGGTTTTTGGAACATCAACTACGATATGAGTGTAATATTAGATATCCTCAGGGATGCTAATGTTGATCCTAAAGACATTTTCTCTCATTCCTCTGTTCCTCCTGAATTCAAACATTTTGAATTCAAACGAGGACCATTAGTGAAACGTAAAGATGATGGTACTTCTAGACCCCTGGCAGTATCGGAACAATGGCATACAGTATATTCCACTTCACCATTTTACTTTATTGACCCTGCTTCCTTATTTCGCGGTCTTCGTAAAATGAAAGCAGAGCCTTCTTATTCATTAGACTACTTAACAACGAAGTATCTGGGTCAAGGTAAATATCACGTAGAACATGAGTTATTAAAAGGCATCCCTACGGGTACTGGGAGATGGCACATGGTGATGCAGAAACACTTTAAAAAGGAATACTGTGCTTATGGTTTGATTGACTGTATTCGCGTAGAGGAGTTCGATGAGAAGTTTAAAGACATCAGCACCAAGTTACCTTTGTTGTTGGGTAATTCTCAAATTAAAGACTTTAACTCTAACCCTAGAAAACTATGTGATGCCTTGCATACTTTCTGCCTAGAGAATGACCAGGTTATGTCTACAACTTCTGATCGAATGAAGGAAGAGATTGACAAGATGGTTATTGGTAAGGAACTTTGGATTAATATTCTAGAGGCGACTCATCTTGAAGATATAGGAATCCAATTAGTTAAAGATGATAAAACGTTCTTAAAATCTAGAACAACGATTCATAACTACGACCTGGATTTGATATCAGCTTATCCTAAGATCGGTATCTTGCTGGGGTTGTGTCGAAGAAACACGGTATTTGAGATATGTAAGATACAAGGGATTGATTCATTCCAACACCGTTATGTTTGTGTGAATCTGACCGGGGGGTATGCAAATGCAATTACGACGTGTCGAGACTTGTACAAATTAAAAACATTACAAGATCTTCATAAAGACTTTGCTGCCGCGCACAAACTACCCGCTAAGATGTATCAGGAAATAACCGTTAATTGACAAAAAAGTAGAAGGGGCAATTGCCCCTTTATTTTTTCAGGATTGTAAACTCAAAGAGTTCAAATTTGACTGGTTCAAAGATTGTCTTATGAAATAATCGTAAGCTGCATACATATCTTTAAATACAATTTTTTTCTATTAGTATGTGATAAACTTAACACCGATTGATTCATGAGAAAGTCTCATGAATGTTAAGTTTATCATAAAGGGTAAGTGTAGAATGGGCACTACCCCCTCTGACCCAACTCCAGAAAGGTCAGACATTTAACCCCGGAGAGGCTGGTCTCTCCGGGGTTAATGCGTTAACTAAATATACTTAAAGAAGGGGCAATTGCCCCTTCTTTATTTATGCGATAGACTATTATTTTTCAGGCTTGCAATATATTCAGATAGCTCTTAAATAATATATCTAAAAATATTTTAATCCATAAAACGGTAGGGTAATTACCCTACCGTTTTTTCATGTTGGAAAAGTTTTCAACAGCAGCATCACCCATCTTCTCAATGTCTTTTTGAAGACTTGCAGCGCCCTGTCTCGTGTCTTTACTTTGTTGTCTAAGTGTCGAGAGTGTATTTTCAACAAACCATGTTGGCATTTTAACAAACTCTACGAATGATAACCCCGTTTTCTCAGCGGCGTTATAAAGCATAAACTCTGCCATACGACTATACCACAAATGGGTTGAAGAATACCGCTCTTTATTACTCATGCGAATCGTTGAATAAGGGTGATCGGATTCCTTTAAAAACACTTGATCATAGACATCCTGTCTTATCGCTGCTCGTTCGAAACCATTAATTGTACTTACACCAAGCCCTAACCTAAACTCATCAGCAGCGACCATGATACGAGGAATAACTTCAGGCTCACTCGTACCATACTCGATATGTAAAACATGCTGGCCATCAGGCGGAAGAGTTCGATTGAACTCTTCGTTACCAATTAGAATCTTTGGTGGGCGAGGGTAAAAAAACGAGAGACTGCATCTTGTGGAATTAAATAAGGGCTAATATCTAAATCCTTCTGATCAGTCTGAGAACAAGTCGGACATTCCACGCGTGGAATAGCCACCATTGCAATAACAGATAAACGTTGGAACTCGGATAGGGTTTCACCTACTTTGTTCACAACCTCTGGATTACGACTCAGTTTATTTAACAACTGATCAATTTTATCACGGTCTTTAAGAATCAACCCGTCAACATGAATCTCAGATACCCAATGACTAAACTCACGAATACGCGTAATATCGATTCGTTGGTTGATCATCACATTCCGTTCAGTTTCATCTTGTTTAAACGCAATCAAACGGTCAACGACGCTAGAGATTTCACTAATCCATTTTTCACCTGCTTCAATTGCAACCAAAGAAGACACTGGTTTATAAATGAATTGAACACCTTCAGTAATCTCGTATGGTTTTTCCCAACCAAGATAATGTTGACTTTGATAGTCTTCAATTTCTTTAACTGAACGTTTGGTTAATCCAGCTGTTGCGATGTTACGTTGATATTCATTTAAACGTGAATTGTCTACAAACACCATACGTTTTAAATCAGCAACAAACTCTTGACTACCCGGGCAAATTTTACCTGGATGATTGGCAAGTTCTAACCCGCAAACCTGTGTATAGTCGTAGCCATCTGGATAGATAGATGCATACAGCGCAGCAGCGATAATATCAACATCACGATCATCAATTAGCTTTTGCAGCATTTCACGATTATGTGCGGTTAAAGAACAATCTGTTACGCTATTTAAGAACAAGTCAATGATTTGTTTATTTAGATAGTAATTACTATTACCTAATAAGATCCCAGAAGAAGAGCGTAGGGTTTCAACACGTTGTGCATTGATGATGGACAGCGTGTTTAATACTTCATCATCTCCTGGTGAAACAATTAAAACGTAAATACCAGTATGTGGTAGCATTACACCAATTGTTACACCAATTTTCATACGGTTAGCAAGCAACGGTACTGCATCAGTACCCACATAGCGCTGATCGCCATAGTTTGGGTTTTTAACTACAGTGAGTAGCGGAATTGCTTTTGTCTCTGTGCGAAGCGCTTGTGACCATTTAGACTGGGGTGTAAACATTCGGTTCATTATGTCTCTAGACCCAATTCGATCACTCATACATGCCAGCGTCTGCATGTCTTGTTCTGTGAAGTTGGGGCGACGTTTACGTTGAGTTGCTTCCTCAGACATTCGATCAAGTCTTTCTAACTCAGATGTAAGCGAATCCACGTCACCACCCCAGTCGTAAAACATTGCTTCACTTGATGGTTCGTCTTTAGCTTTTTTCACCAATGGGTGTTTTAAAATTTCAACTGTTGTTTCGACTTTTGGATAGTCTGGTAAACGACCGATGTAAATTGACGCATCTAAATCAGGCTCTGGTTTGGGTTCCTCCTCGTTTGCTAATTGAGAAGAAGTTGCGAATGCTTGTGCTAACGGATCAAAGGAATCCATATCAGAGTTTAGTTCGACCAGAGGAGCAGCTTCCTCTACAGCAGTTGAAGTATCAGTTTCAGAGACCTCATTGACGGAAATTTCTTCCAAGACAATTGGTTGGGGGTCAGTCGTTGCGCTGATCACATTTGAAAGTGGGTCTAAAAACGCTTCATCAACCACAGGGGCGGTATCGGTTGATCCAAGACCATCACCGGCGATTTCAGTCTTATCGTCAACAGGGACTGGATCTGTTTCCACTACCGCAGGTACGACTGTTTCTGCAGAAGTAGCAACTTCAGCAGCAGGCGCCTCTGGCTCAATCTTAACTTCTGTGGTCACAGTCTCTTGAACTTGCGGTTGGCGGTTCAACCAATCAGAAAATGCCATCTCTTCACCAAAACTATGATCAACTGATGTTGTGATAATAAACTTTTCATTTAGTTTTGCAATTTGATTTGCAAACGCAATTGCTGAAAACGCATTGGTTGAAATTCTAGATATTGCTGCTGTGTCTGAGTTCTCATCATTCATCAACGAACCAATATGTTCACCTACACTTACCTGGGTGTGTGTTTGTACCAATAAATCTTTACGCTCTAGGAGTGTATCTAAAACATGACCCGATAAATGTTTTGACAAGTCAGAGAAATATTGAGTAATGACGACATCACCAATTGCAAATGGGTCATCAGAGATCACTACTGATTTACCAACTAACAGTTCTTGCAATTCGGTTTTTACTTTTTCAGCATCCGCCAATGGGGAAATAATAATTGAAAGATTAGACATCAGTTACTTCCTTTGTTAAATCGTTGAGTAGTAGTTGCACATTGATACATAAAGTTGAGAGTGAAAATAAATCATCAACCAACGCTTGAAGCTTTTCGACAAACTCCTGTCCTCGGCGAGAGAATCGAGTTTGAATAACTTTTTCTTTAATCCAAGTTCGTTTGAGCTGGTCTGCTTTACCAACAGATGGAATCCAAAGAACTTCCATTTGTTTAAGCAACTCAGCATTTTCAGGTTTTAAACTCGCTAGAAGTGTATATACCTCTGTTTGAGTCCAAGCACCATCTTCATCCTGAACAAGTAACTCGCTCATGGTGGGGGTACAATGCAGCTCAATTTCTTTAATCGATTGATAGAGTGGGTAGAGCCGATAATCCGTTTTGGTTTTCTTTTGTTTAATGTAACTTTTGCGCAGGTTTTCTTTATCCGTTTCCGATAATGGTTTACCGCCCGTATTGTTATATTCATCAATTGCTTCTTGACGAACAACTTCAAATGGTTTTCCATCGAGTAGGTGCAGTTTTTCAAGACATTGCATTTTGTAATTTCCAACGTTTATGTTCATATGTATTGATATCTAATATTATTTTACAGAGGTTTAAATGGACATTATCCAACAATTCTTAACTGATACGTGCACGGTAGAACAACAGGCTTTAATTAATGATTCAATTCACACGATTCAAAATTTTGGAATGGTGGATATTGAACTTAACTTAAATGAGCTAGGGATGTTGTTAGAAAACAATGACACGTTTGAAGTTATTCAAACATGCTACGGTCACATTCGCCAATATCAGAAGTTAATTTTTGAAGAACTTGGTATTCAAATCAACTGCGATAACATTGCAACCTCAAATGCGTTGTTAAGCTATTTATCAGTGATTGAAGAATCGGATGAACATGTTTTAATTACTGAACTTTTAGATAATGCTGAAACACCTTTAGACGGTTTTTTAGACCTAATAGAAAAAGTTTGTTACGCCGACTTAATTCAATTCGAAGATATTGTTGAACGTATCCCCACCGAGTTTATCGAACGTATTTACAATATCCATTTTAGTCCGATGCGTGTAATGCAATCAGAAGGTTTGATTACAGTTCCAGAAATTGATAGTCGTAAAAAAGAACTGTTGTTTAGAATTTGGGGTCTTAAACAAATTAACACTGTTAAACACTTTGTTTATAACGATGAATTAAATTTACCAATTAGTGATATTGTTATCATGTCCAACTTTAGAGATATGTTAAAATCATTAAAATCAGGAACAACTAAGAACCGGGTTGCTTGGAAGTTGGTTGAAATTGCTTTGATTGGTAAAACTGAATGGAAAGATTTAAAAACAAAAGTGAATTCACTTGCTAAAGACCTATACGGCGAAGACCCAATGTATTTAGCAGAATTAAGTTATCAAATTAATAACATCTGTATCCAGGAGAAGATTAATGGATCGTTTTAATTTTTTCTTAGGTGGTGTGAAAGCAAATCGATATAAAGAGACCCGTTGGTTGCTGTGCGTCTTTACTGTTGCTACCCACCCCTTCAGTGATGAGATACGTGACTGGATTGGTTTTGATATCGCCATTGACCGTGATACTGGCCAGCACATGTTTTGGAACTCCGAAACAAATGCGTTTGAAAAGATAGACGGAGTTAAACCATTAGAAAGTATTATTGATTATAAAACCACTTATACTTTAAACCCTGGGGATTTACCAAACATCCACGAAGTAACAATGAGTACGGGTGGAACAATCCTAGGTAATTTAATTTGTCTTATTGCTGCATTTGGGGATAAAGCTCCTTATCTAAACAAAAAACTTAAACCATCTGATATTAATTCAGTTGTTGAGCAGTTCATTAAAGAGAAAAGAATCACTGCTGCAGAATTCTACTACTGGTGTGAATGTCTAAACATGCTCAATGGGTTATGGGCAGTGTCGACTCCAACTGGTTCTGCCAAAACAATGTCTATTGATAAATCAGTAGAAATCCGTCGGGATGAGTTGTTGAAGAAGCACGCAGCGGAACTTGATAATACCGTGGTGATTGCTGAAATTGAAAAAGAACTTGTTGCAATGGATAAGAACTCTTTCAAGGGGGATGTTGCGGAGGACTTCTTTGTTTCAGATAAGTCTTTTGAAAATTCTAGAAAAAAAGCACACGTAATGTACGGGTTAGACGATGGTCTCGGCGGGGGTAAACCCGCGATCATTACCAAACCACTATCTGACGGGATGGACGTTAAAAATATCCCAGCGAATGCCGATACAACTCGCGCAGCGTCATACTCTCGTGGACATTTAACCGCGCAGGGCGGTGAACTAGTAAACTATCTATATCGTATCTTCATGAACTCAAAGATTTCAGAAGATGACTGTGGGGTAAAGACTGGTGTAAATGTTTTATTGACTCAAGATAATATGAAGCGTTATTATGGTCGATATACCGTTGATCCTGTGTCAGGTAAAACCAACGAGATTACTCCGGAGTTGGCAAAATCATTAATCAATAAAACGATTACCGTACGAACTCCAGCGAGATGTAAAACGAAGCCACCGAACTTCTGTGGTCACTGCACAGATACTTTCTTCTTTACTTCAAGAGAAATGGTGCATATCGAAACCTCTCTTCCTGGATCCATTATCATGAACAACGCCATGAAAGCAATGCATGGTCGTTCATTTAAAATTGCTGAATTCAATCCTAAAATTCATTTGACGTAAGGAGCTTATAATGGCTGGTCAGCGTAACAAAACTAAAGCACAGCAACAACCTACCCCTACCACAACCCCAGAGGAAACAACCCCGGTTGTTACTGAGGAAGTCAACACTCAATCAGAGGTAGAAAAAGAAGTTGAGGAAGTTTCAACCGAGGTTCCTGCTGAGGAAACTCAGAACGAATCTGAACAACAACCTGAGAGTGGGGATGCTGATACGCAACCGACTTCCCCTAGTGAGATTCAACCGTCTACTGATGTTGAAAAAGAAGACGAATCTACGGTTCAGTCTGATCAGACTGAACCTGAACCTGAACCTACACCAGCTCCTGAAAAAGCGGATACCGAAGAAGCAACTGAAGCACCAATAGACAAAGAGAAAGACGCTGTAGCTAAGCCAGAGGTTAAAGCGGAAACTAAGCCTTTGGTTGTTAAATCAGTACCTTCCATGAAACGTGTTGAAGCTAAAGCTGATACTGTTAACATTAATACAATTTCTACGGAAGAATACTTCCAAATGAAACATGGTTATGTTTTTGGTACGGGTTCGGACGATTTACAAGAAATCATTCAATTCTTCGATCGTTATGAAATTGAAATGGCTCGTGGTGTGGTTGTGCCTGAGCAAAAAGGAGCAAGTCTTCAGCAACAATTGTATCGTAACTATCTGCGGGCATTGATGATTGCACCTAAAGAGCGATCTATTGCAATGGATTATCTACTTTGGAAATTCTTTAAGAATGAAAAGAGTTCTTATCGTGTTACTTACCTTGGTCGATTTACTCGTACCTCACGTTGGGATATCCCAGAGTTGCTGATGTTTAATACAATGAACAGTATTTTCCAAGCGATTGCTAATCCGTCCGATCGACTACACACCCTCCGTGAATTTAAGCTAGGCGCAATTGTAGGTAAATTCCCAGCCGATAAAGCACGTTATACTGAAGCCTTCTTGGGTTGGGCACAAACCCTTCGTTAACATAAAAAAAATAGAGAGCCTAGGCTCTCTATTTTCTATTTGCGTTTTTTCTTTTTGGTGAGCCAACTAAGGTTTGGAATTTGGTTGAGGACAATACAATTTTCAGTAGATTCCGGAAGCATGTAATTGAAATTCCAAATCTCAGGATCCTCATCTTGAAGTAACGGTGTTGGGGAAAACTCTATTCCTTCACTTGACCAAACCTCTCGCTCTTTCTTGGATACCTTTCTAATCATTACTAAGCATGACCATTTGTTTCCAGAGGAATCGGCTGTATCATAATTCGGATAATAATTCTTCATGTAATCAGCAACTACATTAGGAATATAACGATCCAGTGTAGTGTATAAAGTTGGTCGGGTATCTATCCACTCTAATTCAATCTTTACATTATCTTCTTTAAAATGTAGAAAAATTGTTGTAATCCAATATTCAGGTATACGATTAAATTTAACGTAACCATTATAGTCAACCACGAAACGATTTCCGGTCAGCGCATATATTGTGGCAACACCAACATTCGGTTCGTTACGGTTTATATTCAATGAAAATTCATACATCGCTTATTCACTCAAGTTAAGGTATATAAATAACCGCCCCTAGGGGCGGTTATTCTTTAAACATCAAAGTCTTCATCTTCATCATCAAGTTGCAACTCCATTGGATCTTTTTCATCTTCTAGTGCCTCCCCGCGTTGGAGATGTTCTAGGTTAGATTTGACACCTAAGTAAATAGGATCATCCTCTGATACCCCAATACCGGGGTGAAAAGTTTTAAATTGATCTCGATGAGTTTCTTTTCTGAATGGCATAAACACCTCCCATTAGAGTTTGTAAGCCGTATCATACGTTTGTAGTGATTTTACAAACCCACGAAGTTTCGACTGCTTCTCATAATGATACTTCATGTGCTGAGGGATTTGTACACAGGTGGTGTAATAGTACTTAGGAACAATAGTTTTTCCTTCTTCGTCAGTAAGCGTTGGTTTACGCAAGCGTCCTATTTTTTGGATGTTTGCTTGGGTGGATGATGTGTTCACTGTATCGATCACAAGAATCAACCCGGGAATATCAACCCCAGTACCTGCTGATTTAGGTGTACTAACCACAAGGTCACCTGTTAATAATTCTTCATACTCATCTTCTCCTATATATCGATGAACGAATAGATGTGAAAACTCTTCAGCCATAAAGGTTGATAGAATTGTACACATCTCTTTTGTACTGGCATAGACTAAACAGCGTTGACCTTTTTTGTAGTCATTTACAAAAAGATCTCTTACCAAGCCTGTCACCATTGAGATAAAGTTCTTTTTATGAATCGGTATTTTCAAAACCGATTTTTCAAACTCGTTATGGTTGTACGGACCATTCCAACCCATCTGCCAACGAAGCTTGGTAGGTAAATTAATCCGATATAAGGTCGCATAGACTTCCGTATATGTATCCCATCTACCTTGGTTAAATCGATCACTAATAGGGGAGATTAATTGACTAATTCTCTCCATTCCAGGATCATCGTAGATAATCGTCGCAGATAAATCCAACGCTTTACCTACATTGGTGAAGGTGTCGAATTTGCAGTTGAAATGAATGTCTTCATGGAATTCATCTCGAATCCTAAATCCAATCTCAAATAGGTTGTAAAGATCTTGTGGAACTTTTAAACCATATTCTTTCCATTCCTCTGGATGATCAGTAAAGTCTTTATAAAACATATAGAGTGTTGTGTTCGAGATTAACAACGCTTTAAACTCGGGGAGTTGTTTGGTTTTTGCCAACTGAATATATTTTTTCAATTGGATTAAACCTTTAATGACCAACAAATCCCCTTCACCAAAATCTACAATTGCACTTTCACCACTTAAGTCTTGAATCCACCGAGGAATGTATTTAGCATTCATCGTGATCATTGTACGGCGACCGTATTCACACATAAAGTATAACGCGAGTGCTGTTTTGCCTTTACCTGTCTGTAGCGGTGCAATTGTCGTAACCCGGTCATCCCTAATAAAATCTAAGCAACGATTCTGTAGTTCAGACATTGAATACGGGGCAATGAATTTAACCTCAATCCGTTTACCCTTCTTTGGTTTCCTATACACCACTTCATACTCATCAGCCCTCACCCCTTGTGAAAGTAAGAAAAGTTTAAACTGCTCGAAGAGATTGATGTGGAAAAAGATCTGATTACGGTCTGGGGAAGAAGATGCGAACACCTTCTTTCCCGGGTCACCTTTACCGATTTTAAACTTCTCTACGGTAAGTCTGTTTCTGATAAAGGCAGCTAAGATTTGTTTAAATCGTCGTTCAACTGTGCTGACCACGAAACTATGGCTATACACGTAGATAGTCATTTTCATTTAATTAACCCATGATGATAGAATCATAAATGTGTGGAGGTCTGCGATCAACTAAATAGGTAATCGGGTTTAAAAAGAACGTGTTTTGTTCTTCATAAGCCATTGCTCCTCCGGCAGATCGATAAAACATAATATCATCTAGTTTTGCGGTACGAGAAGTCTCTCGAGGGTACGGTAGACGATAATCGTAAACGCGTGGATTTTGTGCTGACATTGCCAGAATGATAAACATCAGATGAACTGAGTGTAGCTTCAGGTGATCTTTAATCAGATCATAGAACGACGCATACGCATCATCTACATTTAGACAATTTGATAAGCTTGGCGTTTTGAATGCGCTATTCTTACCTTTATTACCACTGAAGATGAATCCACTGACTGCTGAGATTAAATCTGGAGGTGTAAACTCAATCTGCGGAATGGTTAAGAATTCAGACTGATTATCCCAACCCTCTAGATCGAGCTGATAAAGATTACCATCAATAAACGTCCAACCTTTTTCCTTATAGAACCGTAGCATCTCCTTGGTAAGGAATCCAGCACGTTGCCCTAGACCGATTGGCATCAGGATAGATTCCAAACCGTCTTTAGATTGAAGTTGAAGCATTTCAATACGAGTTGTTTGGCTTGGAATTAAACCGTCACCGTACTCACTATTGACCTCTTTTAAATGAGAAGCTGATTCTGGAGTTAAAACAATCGACCACTTGGAGAAGTCAAAGCTATCTGAGAAGCATAACCCATTACCAATCTCATTCACTCTGAAATAATTTTGGTATATTTCATCAATGGTTAATCCACCAGCTTTACTGGTTAAGTTTTCATGCTTACGCTGTAACACTGATGTGGATAAAGCCGCGCCCAGTTGAGTCCCAGACACGTGACCCACAACACAACCATTAGGAAATGAATAATGCATGAGCCCAACACAGGTCGAACAAACCTCATTACGAACTTTGTGTCGACAGTAGTTCAGCGAGCGGATGAAAATACTTTGCCCAATTAAACTTGTATCTGATTCCTCAATGTATTTGATTGGTCGACCTTCACGACCATCGGTTAATGTAAATCCAAGTAAGGTTTTTAAGTGAGCTTTACTCACTACTTGAATTCGCTCAGACTTCGCCCCACAATCTTTATACACAATTGTTTGCACGTTCTCACAAGGGAGCTGTGTTCGACGGTTTGTATACTCAGATAGCGGCATAATTACAATGTTGAATAACGCTGCAATTGAAGCATTTCTTGACTCATAAAGCATATCATCAAGTTTACCCATTCCTCTGAAGAAACCTACACGAATTGCTTTAGGAATGATCTTAGAGTTAATATCAGTACAGAATCCAATTGGACCAAGCACCATTGAAAGCTGGGTTAGTTTAATGACCCCACAACGCGCTGCCAATGCGAGTGAGTTGTTTGCTAGACCTGGATCATTTAGAGTTGTTTTGGTAATAACCTCATAAACGTGTTTAATGTTTTCATGACTCACGACGACCGCATTTTGAATTGCCGTATTTGCTTTTAACACATCAGGATGTTGATAAATCTCATTGAAGTGATCAAAGCAAATATCCGTTGTTTGGTTATCAAGTTCATTGTCAATAAAGTTATAAAGAAGATTTGTTAAATCGTAAATCTGCTTCTTAATACCGTCCAGGTTTTGAATAATACCTTTTTCTTCAGACCATTTAACATAGTCTTTAAGAATCCAACTCCCGATATCTAAATGTGGTCTCGTGGTAATGTGTTCAATTCGGGTGACTGTATACTGAACAGATGAAGGGAAATCATTATCTAACGCATGAAACAATTGCCAACAAATCCAGTTGAACAGAAAATCTTCTGATGGGGTGGTTAAAACCCCATCATCACAGCGAACCGATACCTGATCATTTGTTTCCATTATATGCTGAATTTCTTCATACTTAACATGGATGATCTCGTTGAAATCGAAATTGGACATTTATTCTACCTCGTCTTCTGGTAAAACGCTATTACCATCCCGCCCCTCTTTAAACTTGATTCCCGCAATTAAAAGCATAGTGTCTCGGATTGCGATAATCCGATTACCAATACGTGGAATAATTTTACGAGAAACCGCATCTTTAATCTTCGCGGGATTTACGCTTCTAATCAAAGATCGTAATAAGAACCAATGAGAAACGGGGTTTAAACTACGATCCATAAGTTCTGGAATCCCTTCATTGTTAATGTGAGATTGGATTGATTTTGTATCCGCCTCCGACGGGAATCGAGTAGATGAAATCTTAGTTGGAAAACTATTCTTATCCAATTGAGATGCTTTGGTTGGGATGCCGAAGGGTTGACGTTTAGCCGAACTAACTGCAGAGAAGCTATTCCCAGCTCGCTCCGTAAACTGATAATGTAAGACTACAATTTCTGCTTTCTCGTCAGTCAGGATTTTTCGGCCATCATTCGTTGTGAGTTCAAGACGCTCTCTACAAGGTGGGTACTTAGCGGTGAGTTCAGCTAAGATATCAATCATGTATGCGCCTAAAGAAGGTGGAACATAAGCATAAATACCTCCCTCCATAACTTCTTTGAGTTCTAACTCACGATCAATACTTGGATTTAATAATTCATGGTAAGACATTGGGGATACAATTTTAACAAACCCAACATAATAATCATAAATTTCATCAAAAGGAACTTTAGCATCCCACATTTCTTTAATTCGTTTACGTGTTGCCAATTCACACGAACCTAAACGACCCTCAAACGCAACCCCAGGATTCATACGGTTTGCAATTGAGATATCCTCAACAACCACATCGGCATAATTACCATCGGCATCTTTTGGCATCATGTGTCGCGGGGTTTTCTTAACGATTACTGTTTTACCCGCGTGAATGTTTGTGATTTTTGCACCAATAGTCGGTACGAAAGTATAACGATATTTTACCTTAATTGACCACTGGGGTAATGGTTTGTTCTTTAATGTTTCAGAACGAGTGCCATGGGGTTGGGTGGTATAAAAGTATGCATCGTCAACATAACGTTGCCAAGAAGGGTCAAGTTCATAGTTTGGAATTAAACGCTCTAAATCTTCATGGGTTTTGCGAATTGCTTCATGAAAACGTACGGTTTTTTCCCAGTACTTATTTAATTGCTCTTCACTTTTGGTAATCGGGGTTTTGTTAGAACCACCTTTAATCACCTCAATATCGATTACACGAGGGCGAAGTAATAACTCTTCCCCGGGCGGTAATTCAAACCCAATGTATTGAGCGGTATCAACAAACGGTTCACCATATCGTAAGTTGTCAAGTTGCGAATGTTCCCGTAACGCATGTTTGTTATAAAGCTGCATCGGGAAATCTTTATGCAATTCACGACACGCCATTACCAAACCATCGTCTCGTAGATAATCCCCGATGTCCGGGATCCCTTTGAAATGACGCTCGTTACCATTCATGTTAAGTAATACATGCCCTTTATCAAGTGTCATGTCTAACTCACCAAACGCATCAGTACGAAGCATGTATGCAGCTTCATCGGAGATCCAGGCACCATCTTCAACCCCGGCGGATGTATTACCCACAAAGGTTTTTAATTCCTTTCCATACTTGTAATCACCGTCGTCAGTAATCGTTGGTGGTTTGGCCAGAATAGTCCCTGCTTTAAATGCTTTATGTTTTAAAACCCCTCGACCTTCTTTGGTTCTCTTGTAAGTAAAACCAAAGGTTTGATGTTCACAACGAGAACTAGCTAGTTCTAATACTGCGATTTTATGGTCATCTCGTCTTTCGTAAACAACCAATGTTAAAGGTGAATCCATATCGGACGGAATCATACCCGAGTATTTAGTGATAACTTCAAATACGCGCATACAATCAACTGGAAATTCTGCTTTATATGCGCGTTTAGCATACTCACGTTCAACTCCAGTAAACCATCTTTTAGCATCCCCGTCGATAAGTGTGAGATGTTGTTTAAGATGGGAGGTATCCATGTGAAGACGTTGTGACGATGTGTTGCTTGCTGCAAAATTTAATCCAGCGGAACCTAGTGCACGAACATCAACTTCACTTTCTTTATACCCTAGTTGCATAACAACTCCTTTGGTTATCTAAGTCTCTTCAATCTAATAATGTGTATTTGAAAATTTATTAGGTGGTTCTATGAGTCAAACTTCTTTAGCAGATTTAGACATTGATCAAAATGATACTATTTATCATCGAGAAGGCTTTAAGTGCATCATTGAACAAAATCTAGACTATATCAAAAACTATGCTGCTAATGCAACAAATGCTCAAAACATTTCTGTTTTACCTGCATCAGAAGCTGCTGCTTGTGATGGGGATTTTCGTAAGGTTGCAGCATATTTTAAGATCCCTTTAAACATGGTGTGGATTGTTATGCGAGTAAACGGATTGATGGGTTATGAAGATTATAGAAAAGAAATGATAAACATCATCATTCCTGACTTTGAAGTCGTCTATCGTCTTAAACAAAACAATGCGGTTATTCAAAGAAATATATAGTGTAGTTAAATTTTAAATCATTTCATACAAATAAAAAGAGGGGCAATTGCCCCTCTTTATTTATTAGCGTCCGAAACGATCTAGACCACGCCCGCGACCTCGATCACGATCTCGACTTGAGCTAGCCGCGGCCCGAGGAATAGGGCGGCGAGGTTCGCGGCGAGAGTCATAGCTGTCCTCGTAGCGATCTCGACTAGAAAACCCATAACGGTCACGGTCACGGTCACGGTCACGGTCGTCTGCAAAACCACCGCGACGACTATTACGGCTACGAAGTTCATCTTCTAACTCTTGAGCGCGTTCCAAAGCACGGTCGAGCTGTAACTCTAAATCAGTTGCTCGGGGGCTTTGATTGCGCTGTGGAATTGCAGCTGCTTGGGTTGGATGTGAAAACCCACGAACCTCTGGCTCTAACTCACGTTGAAAACCAGTGTAACGACGACGTTGTTCTGGAACAGTTCGATAAGCTTCTTCTGGGATCTCCAAAATTGGCTGACGCGTACCTGGAATACGAACAATTGGGTTGACCAGATGTTTCATATTCTCAATCGTTGTTAACTCTGGCGTGGTTGGTTGTTGATGAGCTGATTGGGTTTGGTAGCTTTTAACAGGGTGACTGTGTGTTACTTTATCAACCAATTCATTGCGTTGATCGTCACCTGCGTACCCATCACCATCGTTATAGGTGGTTAACAAAACCCCATTACGCAATACATCAAAATTGTCCATTTCATTGATCACGTCATCATTTACGATAAGGTAGTCAATGGCTGATTTACAAGGCTCGACATATGCTAAGTGCTGGGTCGCATAGCGAATATCTTTATTAAGCAATTGTACGGATTGTAACAGTGCATCACAGTAAGGTGCATGTTTGTTATTGCTCCCTGCCGTGTACCCATCAGTTTCTAGAAACGGAAAGATAGTTTTGATTACACGCAGTAAAACACCTACGTCCATTTTCCGCTTAGGGGTAACACCCCAAACCTCAATACTACCCGATTTAGCAGCACCGCGAACCTGAGCATCTTCTAACGCCTTAACCAAAGGCGAAGAGATTGCACAGATACGAAGATACTTCTCACCTTTAATTTGTCCGCCATGTTTTAAATACACATTGAACAAAGTATGAGATGGGTTTGTTTTCATTCGATCAGCGAGACTAGAGAAGAAACGACTGGTGTCGTCAGTTACGTCTTCTAATCCAGACATAAACTTCAATAAGTCTGGAGCATTGGTTTTTAACGAACCATTTTTCTGAGCAGCGGCGGCACCCAATAATGATTCAATTAATAAATACCCGACTGTGAATAAACGAGTTTGAAGACTTGACTGAATTGCGGTTAATACATGTGAACGTTTCTTTAAAACGTTTTCAGCAAGTGGATGGAAAGCAACCTTTTCTTTAAAGGTTGAGGTAGTTAGCGCTTCATCCGTGGGTAAATAAACTTCTCTACCGTCGACTTTAAACTCAGCGAGTTTACCAAGTTCACCACCACCCATGCGGATGATGTTATCATCACCTGCGTATAAACCAAGTGATGGAAGCAGTTTATTGTAATGTTCTACGACTAATTTCATAATTGATAACCTTATGATTTTTGTGCTCGGTAAACTTGTTTATAAAGCTCGGTAATACCACTACCAAGATTTAAACCAGTACGAGATTTGTTTGAGACAATTGGGGAAGTAATTGAGTCACAGAAAATTGGGGTACAAAATTCCTGTGCCTCATCGGAGTCAATTGCAACACGAACAAAGAGTTCTCTATTCATGTTATACTGTACAGAAATGAAAATATCGTAACCATAACTACGATAAGAATTTAATACACTGTCGATCATTGTATAGCCGAGTTTATCGATCAACTCTTTTTCCAATTCTTCACCGACATCATCTAAGAATAAAACAGCACCCTCTTGTTCACCTCGGTCATCTTCATAGCCGATTGCAAAATCCCATTCCATCTCATCCATCTCATCGTAGTTAAGAGTAAACATAATGTCGATGTTTGCAATGAACGTTGATAGTGCTACGGTCGAGAATGCATTGGCGACTTCAGTAGCAACCAATTCTTCTTGAGTTGAGTAACCCCAAGTTTCACCGTCCATATCACCCATACGGTCGTTCGTATCCCCGTTTCGACCACGAATGGAAGTCAGGTCTTTACGGACTAGATTTAGGGTAATAAAATCCCCGATGTCTGGAACGAGTTTGGATAATTGACGATAGTTGAATGAACCAACCCGTTGAGTTTGACGTGCTTCATCTTTTAACATCTGAATAAATTCATAATCTTCAGCGTAGCTGTCGTGTACCGCTAACCGGGCTGATTCATACTCAGATTCGATTTCATTCGAGCGGCCGCTTCCGGTTCGACGTGATCCTGAAGATAGGAAACTATTATGAATATCTTCATCACGATCACGAAGTAATCGATCAGTTTCAAGTTCCATTCGCGTCTTTTGTAACCCGGTCAACGTTTTAGCTAAGTAATTGGCAGGAATGTTATTCTGACGAGAACTCGTTTTAAACGTCTTACCTGTAATCACATCACCGTGGTATGACCCACGGTTACGTGTGCTTGTGCTGAGATTGATAAAAGCATGTTTAGAAATCACATCTGATGGACGAACCATATACAAATCTTTACTAGAGGATTGTACATTCATTTCGGTAAATAGTTGAAGGTTATTTTTTCGACTACCATTTACTTCAAGAATTGAGTTGATATAAAACTCTAACTCATCCGGAATCGATCGACTGAATTTTGAAAACTCCATTCGATCAGTGTAGCCAGTAATTGTATATCGTTTTGCCTGATGTCCGGCAGCTGCACCCATTTCTTCGATTTTCATAATCCAACAAAAACGTTTTTGATCAAATCCGCGAGATATTTCAAGCAAATCATCAGAGCGGTTTACCTCTGGATCTAATGTAATTACTGGAGAACGAATTGAAGCAATTACACCGGGGCGAAAAGTTTTACCGTTTGTTGTTAGGATTTCTTCAGCCAAACGATCAATTGTATCGTAACTGATTTTACCAATTTTCAATGAACGTAGAAAGCGGTCATTATATCGACCACTTTCCAACATGATAAGATCGGTAATTACGAATCCACCATTAATGGATTGTGCTCCGTCATTACGCATTTTTTCTTTCTCCATAAATGTCTAATGTGATTTTGGCAAGAAGAATTGGAGTCTCTGGACGAAGATAGTGGTTACCTTCCCGATCTTCTAATTGCTCTACATACTGTTTGAAAAAGGGTGTATAGAGTGATCGGTATGATCGTCCAGAATAAGCATTAAAATATCTGCTTATTGCTTCTTTTACCATGTTGATACTGTCTTTACCACCTGATACACGAATCGGGTAAAGGTCATCGAGCGCAGCATCAAGCTCCGCTGGAATTTGTTTTCTAGAATTTCCAATTGAAGTATCTATTTCTTCGTCAGAGATGACCGCGGTTACCATCAATGCAATCTGAGGATAACCCATGTAAACCAAAGCGGTAAACAATGTTGCAAGCAAAGACTCAATCGGGTACTCACGATACTGGTCGGGATTTACCACACCAACATGTGCCATGAGTGTATAGATATCATTCGATTTTAATCGAGTGATGATTTGTGGTGGCGCGCCCGGAACAAACCATTGTAATAAACGTAGGTTCATGATGTTTGAATCAAACTTCTCTTTAATTAAGTAATCTCTAAGATTTTCTGCTTCTTTAACCCATTCTGGTGGAACCTCACCCACAATACTTTTTAAGTTCAAACCAATGAACTCACAGCAATATGCGATAAATGCAATATCACCTGCGGAGATGGATTCTTTGGTTTTAAACGTTTCTAAAAGTGCTTGTTCTTCAATTTCCCCAACACCACCACGTTCAATTTTCTTCGCCCGGATATGGGGATGTTTACGCTCATGCGACGGCCCGTCATTTACAACATAGTTATAAGCCTCAGTTACCGCTGATTTAGACTTTAAATTAGGGGCAATCGCGATCTTTCTAAACAAACAAGCAGCCGGGATTAATGTTGCTTGTTCCTCTGTACCCACACCAGTTAAGATTGTATCTATCTTAAACTTACCCACCTCATGTGTTGAAACGATAAAACTGTTAAAGTCAATATATTGATTAGAGTTTACAATCGTTGAATTGGAAAGTAACTGAATACAATGAATCTCTTTACGCCCAACTCCAAACCCTTTCGTAATGTACTTAACATAAGCACCCCAGATTGGTACAGCAAGTTTTAATGCGACTGATAATGCAATTAACCCTTTATACTTCTCTGGCGTATACGTGCGTTCAGACTTGTAATGACTAAATTCGTTTTGTTCAATCTGTGTTGGAATGTGAACAAGATCATACTTGGTCATCCACTCCTCAACTTCATCCACAGATACAATATCAAAGATGCTTGTAAATGCGTTTTGTAACTGGGTTTTTAATTCCTCCAAAGGTAAAATATCAATAAAGCTTTCACTTACTTGAACATAGACGTCAAACAGCTCCTGTTGTTTTCTTCGCCCTAAGGTTAAAATGAAATCATTTATGTTTTTAAACGGGTCGTATGGATTCCCTTCATCATCCTCAATGATCTTGGTGAGTTTCGTTTTCTCGTAACTATTCGTTCCTGAGATTGGAAACACTTCTCTTTCTAGGCCATGGCTGATAATAATGGCCGATTCATTTTCAAGTGCAAGTCTCATTTAAAAACCCCGTGCTGATTCATGTAAATAATGTATATCTTAAAAAAAATAGAATGAGAGGACGAGTCCTCTCATTTATAGTTATTGTTTATTTATCCAAAAACATCATCTAAATCATCATCGTTGTTTTGATTAGCTTTAGCAGGGTAATTGTTTTGCTGCCCACCGCTATAACCGCCGCCTTGACCCGAGTTTTGATTTGCAGGCACCCAAGGTTTCCAGTGTTTACGGAACATTTCAACGTTTAATGAACTCTGAATATCGCACCAAGCTTCGGCACGAATAGATGACCATTCTACAAACTTCATACCTTTATCTTCTTGTTGAATAAACTCAAAGACTTCAGTTGAACCAAAGTAGAAACGAATACGTGGAACTTCAGCATTCCAACTAATTAAAGAGATATAAACCCCTTGTTCTGATTTACCAACAACAACCTTAACATCATCACGCATCCCAGCAGCGCGATTACGATAGTCTTTAGGTACGCGAGTTTGGACAGCCGCAACTTCAAACTTATCAGTTGCCATTGCAGCACGTTTAATCGTTTTCACGATTGTTTGTAAATCAAGAAGTTCTATTTTAACTTCGATCTTTTGTTTCTTTGGGTCATTCTCAGGGGTTTGAGTAAATACGACTATTCGACCCTGTGTGTTGGAGGGGTTTTTATCATTCGGATGAACATAAAGCATTAAGCTAGGTCCGCGCTCAGCACCTTGCACTTTTGGAGCAGTTAGTCGCAGCGATGGATTATCTTGAATGGTTTTCGTACGTGGAGGGGCTTTAAAATCAGACATGTCTTTATCCTCAAGTGTTTCAAGTCATAATAGATTAAGTTTAGTTTTTATTTAACCAAACATTTTTCGAACGGTTTGTTCAATTACACCTTCGCCGCCGAGTTTAAGATTAAGAATAATCTTATCCCTAGTAGTTTGGTAAGTCCATTTGTATTTATCGGCCACAGACATTAAAGCATCTCGGGCTTTATGATGTTGGGGTTTAAACATCCCCCCGCTATCACCAAAGAAAGTCAGCATTGCCTTATTAAAAGGAATACGTTCCGTTGCCGTTGCGGAGAACTTCGTATACCACTCATTTTCACCTTTGATTTGACCAGTATGAGATTCTATAAGCAAAAGCTTCGAGAACCCTGGAGAATAAAGGAGATCCACTGGATAGTGGGTAAGTAGTAAACCAATTTCTCTATTTGAGGGTTTAACGCCCATGTCGGTAATATTAACATAACGTTTATCTTCATCTAAACTAAGGAGCTCTTGTTCTAATTTACCAAAAACCTCTTTTTCAATTTCAAGCTTTTGTTTCTGTAAATCAGTTTTAGGAATTCTCAATTCAGCGGTTTTACCAAACTCTTTGTGTAATGATGCATAAGTTGGTAGGTAGAAGTAAACTTTTAACTTACTTCCTTCTTGCGAATCAATGTACGCTTTAATATCTGTAAGTTCAGATTTAAGTGCGGTTAGATAATCCTTGGGTTTGGTAGTTAATATTCGTGATGTCTCTGTTGCATTAAACATATTACGCAATAGAGTTCGAACATTGATATAAATACCATCGACTCTTGCTGCGGGTAAATACTTTTCCGGTTTTTTATCTGGGTGTTTGTTAAACAAACTCTGGATTGCAAAGCTTGTTCCAATTGAAACGGAGATGTCACCCATCTCTCTAACGTTCACTGCGCTCGGCATTTTTACCTCTAAAGTCTACCAACATATCTTTAAAGATATAAGTTAGTTGATTTATCTTATCCGGATACTTGTCAGCCAACCTTTTTAACATTAATGATTCTAATGTTTCAAAATCTAAATTAACCTTAGAAAATATTAGTTTAGAATCTGCGGTTAAGGTGACAGGTTTGGAACCTTTTTTAGATAGGTCTTTTGACTTCCATTTAATCTCGGTATAAATGAATTTATACTTTTCAATAAACTCATTGACTACTTCAATTCCGGAAGTCGTTGTTAAACGAATATTGACCTGGCTATTCAAATCAATATTTAATTTCTTAAGTTTTCCTAAAATTTCATTTGAAGTTAATCCATCAACAATTACATCAATATAAGTTTGAGCAACTGCATTACGAATGAATTCAACATATGTTGAACCATTCATTAATTCTTCAACATAAAAAGCACCTTTTTCGGCTTCCTGCCCAAACGACCATCTCTCAAGAGAACCTGCGCAATGTATCTTTTGGTATTCAGAATGGACGTGTTCATGCCCAACAAATAAACCTTTCTTTACGATTTTACAGTAGTCATCTTGATCATGTAAATCTAGTCGATGTTGTAGAAAGCTAGGAACCTGGTATTTAAAAGACCCGTGCATAAAACACCAGTCAACTTGTTTTAATTCTTTTTCCTTTAAAAGGAGAATTGCTTCGTTGTAAGTGTCGGTAGCTTTGCTTCTCCATTCATCGGGAACAACTAAAACATGGCCAAACATAGGTAAATCAACAATTGATAATTTACTTACATATATAAGTTGAGTCTTTAATTTTGCACTTGCTTTAATTTCCTCAAACAAAACAAACTGCTTACGGTCATGAGAAGGTGTTCCCTCAATCCCAACAATTGCAATATTGTTTTCTTCTGCGTCCTTTAATAACCAATGAATAAAGTTAATATATTCAATTGCACCATCAGACCAAAGTGGCAATTCTCTATCAGTTGTATCACCACCAAAGACTACCGCTTTAATCCCTTTTCTTTTTGCAATATTGTAAACGTACATAAAAGAATGGGTTACCGCATTAAACGGTAACCCATTTGCTCCGAAATGTACATCCTGAACCCAAAGAAATTTTGCCAACTCTCTTTTAGAATTCGAAGTCGAGGAGGTCATTGTCGATTTTACCTGCTGCTGAATTATCTACATTATTAGAAGCTTCTGTAGTTTTTTCAACGGTTTTAAAAGTAGTACGTTCAACTCCAAAGTGTTTGAAAATTTCATTCATCTTCTCAAACAACATTGGATCTACCGGAACTCCAATGTTGAGCTTATCTATAAACTCTTCATTGTAATATTTTTCCCCAGCAACCAAGTGACCTTCTCGTTTACGCTGGGACTCAGTAAGAACGTTATCCAATACACGACCAGAATCTAACTTAACATTAATCGTGCGATTAAGTATTCCAGGGACAGTGAACATTAGTTCACCGCCTTCGATTGTCATATATGGCGGATACATTTCATCCGGGATTGCTCGACCACCTTTAATGATATCGACATCCATATATCCGTTACCTCTTGCCACCCCTTGTATCCACTCACCTAACGGCGCTAGAGCAGTGTTAGAGTCTTTGTTGAACAATGGTAGCCAACGATCTCTAAACTCGAAATAATCTAAACGAGGACGATCGTAGAGTGCCGGAGACTCATTTACTAAATCAACTATAACCTTTGTAAACGGATGCATTTACTCACCTCCTTTTTCATCCGTTTCGACCAGGTTTTCAGCTTCTTTAAATACCGCTTGAGTCTCGATACTAATACCACAAGGCAATACATGAAGTGGATTTAAATGACTAAAGTCAATTTTGAAAGGTACCTGTTCTTGAATTTCTTCAAACGTATGATAATACGGATCAACCAACAGTGGTTTACAGCGAACTAAATAAACCGAATGGATTGCTTCTTCAGATTTATTTATTGCAAGAAGGATTCGATCTGATAAATCAAAATTCAGTGGTAAATCACTTTTCTTCGTCATTAGTGGTCTCCTCGGACTCCTGAGTAACTTCTTCTTTACCATATTCAGCGTCTGGTTCAATTAAGACCACACATGGAAAGAATGCAGGGTTGATATATTCAATAGTGTTTAATGGTGCTGGTAAATTGGCAAGCAGCGTATTAAAATCTGCATAAACTGTGTTGTCTGATTCCTCAGCGGACTCTTCTAATTCCCCTTCAACTAAATCTTCTTTTGAAGGTACTTTTTCAACGGTGTATTTATAACCAATTTCACCAACAACAACTGTTCCGATATAAAGTTGCTTACGCATAATTTGTATTTCCTATATTAAAATCAGTTACACTACTGAGTTTGGCGTGGTTAACATAAAGCTCTTTAGATAGTTGATAACTTGTACCATCCTGACGAACAATCCCTTCAATTATAAGTTTAAAAAGACTGGTTCCATCTTCCATTGAATTCTCATCAATAGATACTGCAATTTCAGTTTGGTCAAAGTAAGAAGTAAATAAACGAGACAAACTCGCTTCAACATACCCAGGTAAACTTTCCCATTGTTGAGATGAGAGTTGAATATCTTTACTAAAACTTGAAATAAGAGGTCTGTATAATACAGTCTGTGAATGTTGGGTTGAACAATAACAAGCCATTAGATAATCTATTTTTAAAGACGGGTCAGTAATAAAACCTGAACCATCCATAGACGGGATACGGTTAGCCATAAAGGTGAATCCTCAAAAAAAGAAAGGGCGTACCCTTTCTTTAGTCTTTATAATTGACCACCATTGAGCGACGTAGGGTCTTCACCCCCTAATCGAATCAGGTTTTTAATTCGATCAATTGTTCGTAATGCATCGAGTTTCTCGGTAAGCGTTAATTCATCTGCTCCCTGGTCTTCATAATAATAACTTGACCGGGTTACCCCTTCTTCAGTTTTCTTATACAGACCTTTGTTTAATCGACGATAATCACGATGTCGCCATTCTGATTTACCTTCGTCAGGATCGACGTAGAGATTTACCCAACCATCAATTAAATTACTTCTCGCTTTAGACTGAATTTCAACATCAGCCATGATTAAGCGACGCATTGTAAAGTTTGAGTGTTGAATATCACCTGGTTCATGGATATAACGAATATGTCCATCATCAAAGAGATTACGCTCGCGACGTTTTGCGATACGAATTTCATCTTTAAGTTCACCAATATCTAAACGACGTGCACTTGTTTCAAAATTGAAAACCAGGTTTGCGATTCGATCGCTTGTGATTCGGCTTTTAAAAGAATCTCGTCTATCTTTTATATAGTCGATAGTCTTTTTACTTGCAAGGCGACCAAAAGAAGCGTAACCTGATAAACTACCTCCCTCTACTATATTCATATTTATCCTCTGTGTCGATTTAAAAATCTCTCCAGTTTAACCGCATGTGCTTTTGGTATACCCAGATTACTACTGAAAGTCAAAGGGGTATTTAAATCCATCGCACCATAATGCGGTCTAAGTCCTTCAAACAACGTCTCCATTCTACGGTCATGCAGAACAGTCCAGCAGAGCTCATCACCGTCGAAGTCCGCATTAAATGCTTTTGTAATCAAGTTACTCATGAAAATAACTAAGATTCGAGGATCAGTGTTAATGTCGTCAGCAAGCACGGTCTGATGAGAACCACGCTCAAGAGTTGGCGGGCGATGTAAGATACCCCACTTTCCGCCATCAGGATGATCTTTTAAAAACTTCATTAATAATTGATAAATGAAGGGATCAAACTTTTTAGCGAATAAAGCACGCATATGGAAAACTTGGTTTGCAGTCCATCCGTGTTCGCGTACAAGAATACCGCCGATCTCTTGTGCAAACAAAACCATCGCTACACCCCAAGGGAGTTTGATAGATTCGTATTTGTGGTTACGTTCCTGATTGGAAGCGATTACACAACGGGTGTTAAACGACGCGGTTGTTCCGCAGTTACTTTTTCGTAACAAACCTTCTTTCTTTAAAAAGATATGTCTTAAATAAGCTTCTACAGATTCACACATTAACGTATTGACTTTCCACGCCTTTGCTTGTAACTTCTTAGGACTTAACTCCTTAATTTCCATATCCAATGATGTGATTGTAAAGACTGCGTCTAAAGCAAGATAGACTACGGACTTATCCATAGATTCATAATTCTCACTTGACTCAATCACAAACGCGTGTCTAGTATACATGGGCAGATGTTTGATAAAAACCCGATCACGATACTTTTGAATTAAATCATAAACGGGTTCCGAGAACTTGGTGTAGCCACCCCGTTTTGTTTTAATTCCAAACCAAATATCAATAAAGGTATCGAAATGATGATAAAATTCATTTATACCACGTGGAATCCCTTCGTCTAATAAACGTTTAAATCGTTTATCAGGAACATAACCTACTGGTAATCGGTATGTTGGATCACAAAAGTAACTGAGTGTTGAAATGTAGGTATTAGAGTTTTTATCTCTAAACCGCGTTTTATCTTCGAGCATAATTCGAATGATAGGTGTCATAAACCAATCAACTGAATCTGGTGTACGGATCCAGTAATCGATTTCCACGGGTTGCTCAATTGGATTTGACCCTTGCAACAAATCAATGATGTCATCCGTGTATTTGATTGTGAGTTTGTCTCGTAGACTTAATGCATCACCATCAGTTTTCACTTTAATATCATTTACAAAGGTTATTGGCTTTCTCGCTTTTTCCTCCTCAAAGACCTCATCTAAATTAACAATATCACCAACGATATTGTTAAACTCGCCCCAGGTTATTCCACCTTGCATTGTTAATTCCTTGATCAAGAGTTGAAATAAAAAATGAGGGGACGAATCCCCTCATTTGGCTAATTAACCGCGATCACGAAATGCATTACGTTGACGATTAACCTGGCGACTATGGTTGGTGCGATAGTTTGAACCAAGCTCTTGGCTGTCCATACGACCTTTAACATTTTTCGCTTCAAGACGCTGTTTAGGACGGAAGCCACGAGAAATATCATTGGTGTTAGGAAGCATGTCAGTGTTATGTAACGCATTCACAACTGCTTCAAAGAATGAAGCATCAAGTTTCACACGGTCAACCACACCAGTGATACGATAAGTGCCGTGACCAAGTGCTTCTTGAGTCAATACCGCACGTTGGTGTAAACCATACTCGCTATCATCACCCAAAGATTCATCCCAGTCTTTTGCAGCTTCTGCGGAACCGTTTTCATCGAATTTGTTGATAAGATATAAATAATCAACATCACGAATATCACGTACAGAATGTGCACCGCTGTATTCACCAGTATAGAAACGACGAGTATCACTACGAACAATTGCATCATTCACATCGTTGTTCACGATGGCGCTATATTCTTCGTTGGTCAAGTTGTCAGCAGCTTCTTCAATTGCGTCAAGATCGTTGTTCAAGAACAAATCTGTAATCCAGGCAGTCGCACCAGATTCAGAACAATCTAACGACACAGTAACATCAGAGCTGAACAAGAAATCTACGTCATCTAAGAATTCATTAGATGAACTCGCAGCGTAGTCACGACGCGGCATTGATTCACCATTTTGATCAGGGATCTCAAGGAACAGGCCACCAAGGTTACGCATTGGGTCTGCAACGATCAATGCTGGTTTGAAACCATCCGCCCACATGTCGTTGTTGGTCAATACAGTTGTTGAAGCCATACCGTAAAGGAACAATTCTAACGACGGTGTTGATTTACCTTCAATTGCAGTTACGATGATATTGATACCGAAGTTACGTGGTTTTTTATCATCGAGGTTTGGTTGAGTGTAGTAAGGCAAGCAATAACCTGATACACGAAGAATAGTACCGGAATCAACTTGGTCATCGCGGTTATAAGACAGCGGACCAACGTCGCGTTTTTCATCACGGCGCTTTTTCACAGACAACGAAATACAGAAGTCTGAACGACGTGGTTGACCCATTTGATCAAACTCAATGGTTGGTGCTTGGTCAACGTTTGCAACCAGCTGTTCACGGTCAGGGTTGAATGCTTCACCTAGTTTAACACGACTTGCATCACGACCTAACCATTTGTAGAAACTTGACAAGCTTTCTACAATTGCAACAAACTGCGCATCTAACGGGTTAATGTCTTGACTGGTATGTTCAGTGATAATTGGGATAGACAGTGTGTGTGGAACTACAGTCACACCCATTGATGCATATTTCACATCAGCCACGTCTTTATAAAGCTCGTACACTTCTGTGCGAACCGCTTGTTGGTATTCAGAATCCCACACCATTGAAGGTACTGGTTCTGGGGTAATATTTTCGCCGCGGAAAGTACGGTTTTCTAATGGTTGTAATGTTTCGCCATCTTCTAACATCAAGGTATGTGAAGCGATACGATTTGTTGATGGGTTAAACAAAGTGATGACGATACCAGGATATTTAACTGGGTATCCTTTTTCACGAGAAATTGAAGTGATGCGAACTTCATGGCCTTTAATAATTTCAGGATCACGAGCAAGTGAAGCTTGCACCCATTTAAGTGCATTTTCAGCACGGGGTTGCATTGCTTTGCCAGCTGCTTCTGGGCGAAGCAATTCTACTAAACTTACGAACGTGTCGTCTGCATTTTTGCGGCGAGACTCACGACGAGACTCACGGCGGTCGCCACCATGACCGCGATCGTTAGTTTGGTTTTGAGTTGTTTCTTGATTTTGATTACCGATTTTTAAACTTGTCATGGATATATCCTTGCTTGATAACAATTGTTAATGAAAAGACATTAATTAGTCTCGTTCACGTAAATAATATATATTCGTTATTTTTTGGAAACGACGAATAAGACTGGTTAGTAGAATATCCAATCATTCGATTGGTTACTCTCTATAACATATGGACAAATGGTATGAATTTACCTTGAGGATTTAACAATGTATAATTTGTTTAATTCCCCTACTTTATTTAACCCGGCACTCAATCGAGTAACTGGTTGGAATCAAACCAGGGGTGTTGTTTTAGATGAAATGAATAAGCTTGCTAAACATTATCGTGTTAGTGCTCAGTTCTCCAGAAACCAAAATGTGTTAAATCAAATTCTTACAACAGTAGATGTCTCCCCTAATACTGATAAAAATTATGTGGCTGAATGTGTAAGAGAGGATTTCTCTAGTTTAGTTGGAACTTTTGGATTTTACTCCTCAATCACAACAACCCGAAATCCCCCAATTTCACAATTTTATAATAACAATTGTTTAGAGTTACTCGTTTACGATGACTCTTGGTTTGATGCAAATGCCGTTAAAGGTAACTGGCAACAATTAGAACCGATTAAAGTATTGGAACATCCGTTTGATGATATCAATCTGAATATGCCAAATAACCATTTTCAAAGTTCATTACCTCAAAAGGGTTTAGCGGTTATCAGCGTAAACGTTGCAATGTTAATTGTTCAGTTTCATTACTGGGTTGAATCAATTAAAGAATTTACTGGGGATGTTACCACAACCCAAGCGCAATTTCTTGTACGTTACCCTATGTTCAACGCAATGAAAAGTCATTTGGATATTTCTATCCGCAATCGCTTCTTCAAGCTTTATAATAAAGAGCCAGTAAGTAATTTTTTAAAGATACACCCGGTTGCGATTCGGGACTACTCGCAGTTGTTAGATAATGCGCTGCGAAATGTTTGTCAAACACTCAGAACCAAAAACTTGACTTATGAAGAAGTGCTATTGCAGATTCCTGCGATTAGTTACGATAATCAAAGACAAGTTATGGTGTTGCCTGAGATTACTCCGACACGATCTGTTAAATGGGTTTTAGATCTAACTAGACTTAGAACAATCTATAACCTTTTGAGTTATGAGGCCTCTAAGATGACTGATGTTCAAAAACAACAACCTGGAACCTCGTTTGCCCCTCGGAACTTAGACACAAGAGCGTACATTAAAAGAAGATTAATAATCTTAAATAATGATCGCCCAATCAATGTTCCGTTGGATTTAGAAACAACAAGTTTGTTTGAACGTGTTACCGCTCTTCTATAAAGCGATAGTCACTGATTAATTTTGTTTGACTATGGTTTGTATAGAGAAACCCAAGACCTTGCAACACTAAATAGAATGGCTGCATGATTTGAGAGGTTGCTCTCATTTCATCAGCGATTTCAACAATTTCTCGTGGGATCCCGATCTGCTCAGCAAGCTGGGTTGGAACGAGAATTGAGGACATTTGTTCTACGCCGTGTTTATCTAAAAATGCTTGAAGTCTGCCTGCTAATGTTCTATCTTGGATCTTTTCGATCCAAGCTTTAATATGCCGTTTTTTCTCGATAGCGACTGGGACTTTATACGCTGAATACGGGGGCTCATCAACCATGCCGTAAGTAGGTGCAAAGACCTCTTGCCATAAAAGATACTGGCGGTAGGTCGCATTACTTGTATTTGTTTTATAAGACTCTGCACTTTTAATGTTGTCTGTTTGATAAATAATCCCACCTGAACGAATTAAGTTTCGTATCTCCTCTTCTAACGCCAATGGTCTTGCGAGCACCTGCTCCTTAGTTAAGTGTATATTCTGCATTACATTGGTTAAGATGTCTTTTTCAATATACTCATCTAACTCAGTCTGAATTTTAGCCGCGTATCTAGCACTAATGAAACCAACCCCTTTCTTTTCTAAATCAAGTTCGGGAAGTACTCGACCTTCTTCCAACATCTTCCAACAGAAATAATGTTTCATTGCTTCTGTTAGTGTATAAATTGGGAAGTAGTATTCGTTCTTTGCTCCGAGCTGATCAATCAGTTCACCAGGCACACCCATGTTCGCACAAAGTTTACCAAAGGCGTTAGCGACAGATTCTGAAATGAAATAAATTAAATTAAAGCAAACCATAAATGATTCAGGTTCGAAATTATAAGACCCGGTTATTCTCTTTGTCCAATGCTGCGTGGTTCCAATTGCCGAGTCAGTATCAGAAGTTAAAATAACCTCTCGTAACATTGTTCGTAGATACGCCATACCAGAAGGTAAGTAAGTAGGTCTCCACAACGCATTAATAAATTTCTCGTACTTATTGAAAAACGAGTAATACGATTTGATGGTGTTATTAATAATTGATTTGCCAGTAGGATCTTCTGCCGTTGTAAAGTCTTTATAAACTTTACCCTTGGTCATATCCTTGAGCAACGAGAATACTAAAGTACGCATGTCGTCAGAAGCAGTTGAGTAGAGATCATCGGTTGGTTCAGTGTTCTCCTTGGTAAACTCACTAAGTTCTTTGAATAGATTTTCTACGAACCACGGATTTAACTTATCTAGATGATACAAATCCCCCAGATAAACAAATGCGCAGCGAGATACATCGTCCATTGTTGAAATAAACAATTTAATGTCTGCCGTTTTTTCTCTTGAGCGGAAATACTTAGAGAAAGATTTTTCAGCCGTCGAATACACGTCATCTGCCGTTGGAACTTTTAAGTTGTACTCATTAACTATTTTCCAAATAGAATCATGGTCTGCTAGTAAACACGCATTTGATAATTCCTGAATAACAATATCCACATTAACGTAAACTCGATTACCCATTAAGAATCGCTCGCAAATAATGTTTGCATACGACGTAGCAGAGCGACAAGTTGAGGTTAATGCCTGATGGCCAGATGCATTACAAAGAGCGTTGTACCATGATGAGTTCGCACCTGAGAATGAGTTGTTTAACTCTTTTGTGTTCAGCTGGAGTACACCATTTTCTTCAGCGATTGCGGTTTGTTTCTTTACCTTAGCATCTTGTGCTGTCTTTTTATATTTTGAACGAAGCTTTGCGTTAAAGTCTGTAAACTTCGCCATAATGGATGGGTTTTCAACTGGATCTTTATACGCAGTTTGAGATGGGGATAATACATACCCTTCTTTTTGTGCTGTTTTCTGATAAGCATAAAAAGAAGTTACTTGCACTTCTCTATTTCCAGGAGAAGTTTGTTGTATTAACTGGACTTTGCGATCAAAGAACGGAGAAGCACCACCCTCTTTGATCGAGTCTCTCACCCAACGCTCAACATAATCTCGATCGTAGCCGTATAACTTTGTGATATAATCAGTTTGAGCTTTAATCCAATGTGCTAATGGATCACCATCCCGCTGGTATTCAAATTTATCAAAAATAAAAGGTCTTGGAGTTGCAGTCATTTTGTTTCACCTCGCTGGCTCATAGAAGAGATGAGTCGGTAAAAATTAAAAACGCGGCATAAAGAAGGGAGCAGTTGCTCCCTTCTACTTTATTTTGCCACAATAAATATTAAATCGTATTCCGTGAAGCTTTCTGATGTTGTTGAAATGATTGAACAGTACCTTTAACACGTGTAACTTTGGTATCTTTGTACCCACTATACGCAAATGTCGCAACGGTTTTATTGTTCTTGATAACATACACGTTACCTTCTGGGTGATATAGTGCGTGTTGACCAGTCTCTAATGGAATAGAAACAACCGGTTTACCTTCAGCGTCGCGAGAACAAAATACTTCACCATAAGCTTCCACGATTGTAAAACCTTTAGATGTATTATCATCAGCCAAGTTTTCACCTGACATCATTTTAACAACTAAGTTAGAATTCGGCATAATTTAATTTCCTAATGATCGTAATAAATAATAGTAGTGCTTCGAGAGCATAAAATAAGAGAACCCGTAGGTTCTCTTATTTATTCATTCTTTTCAAAAGATTCAACATTTAACCCACGGTTTACAAGCCCTCGGCGAATACTATCTACATCACCTGGCTCAACACCACTGATTACAATCGTATAAGCGGCTTGTTGAGAAAGCGTGATTGAAGACTCAATTAACCAAGGTAATCCTAAAACAGTTTTAGAACCATTTGGTAATTTTGCAATCAGGTAAGCATAATCGGTATAGGCATTAGGTAATGCGGGAATATACGATTTAAATTGAAAATGTAATGCTTGCACATCGGCTTGGAGCCTGGCAATCTCGTGACTTACGACACCGAGTACCTCAACTCCTTCGAAATTACCACCGATGATGTTGCTCTGTACACTAAATGAAACAATATTACCTGTTTGTAATAACGCATAACCCATGTTTAAATCCTCAGTTATTTAGGCTCTCTTTCAATACAGATCAAATTAAGAGAACCGAGATAAGTTATATAATAGTAATAAGAATCTTCATTCCAAGCTTTTATTAGTTTTGAGCTCACAAGAGTTTCGTTCAAGTCTTCGAAAATGTATTGGTTATTCGGAATCAACAACGAAAATGCATGTTGATCGTTTTTCAATACAGCGGCTAAGACCTTTTCAGCAAATCTTCTAAATCTAATATGTTTGCCCGGATAATCGGTGAAGTTTTCCATCACATACAGCTGATGAGCTTCTATTAGTTTATCAATAACGTAATCGCCATTGAAAAGGTCGATCAACTCCATTTAACCCCCAAGATTAACGATCTCGTTTAATAACCTCGATATTTACATAGGAGTCAGTGAGTTGCCCTACATTAATCTCAATGGATTCATTTTCCCGATCGTAATCAAATATTCCAAGTGTTAAGTACTCGTCAATGAGCTCAAGAACGATGTTCATCCATTCTGTGTAGATTTCATAAAAATCGCTATCCTGGACATCGTTGTACCCATTAACCCATCTTAATTCATTTAGCTTCGTTTCAAAATTTGTTTGAGCATCCTGTAATCCGGTATCTAGATACGATTTCACAACTGCTTCAAAAGTGAGCTTATGAAGCAACTCAATTTCCCCGGCCATCAAGTGCGTGCCTTTATATCGCACCAGATTATCAAATACTCTAAATGTTGTCCCGACCTCTAAACGATGTAAGGTGATATGTTGATTAGTCATTAATAACGCCTCTAAATCTAACAACTGTTGAGTAGTCATCACAACGTATAAGCGTGGCTTCTGCAAAGTTGTGAATATCTTCACCTTCCGATCTTAATAAGCGATCGAAGTAATGAATGATATCAATTGTTGTGTCATATAGATTATTTTGTTCCATGATGTGGTGATTTGTACAAAATCCAGATAACCACACCATTGCGTTTGTTAATACCCGTTTTATCTCCGGTTCACCGATGTCCTCGATAAAATCATCGGTGTTTAGAGAAACTGTATAATCATAATTCATGGCTTAACCTGATAATGCTAGTTTATAATACCCGTTATTTTCCTCTCTATTGAATAGGAGAAGGTTACAAATGAATGGTGAATACTGGAAAGTTTAAACTGCGGTTTGTCGAGATATTCCTCGATATCGGTTTCGGACAATAAGGTATATGCAAGATAACCTATAAAGCGATTAGTTGCGTTCTCAAGCACATAATCCTTCAGGATGTCTAGAGGGGCGCTATATTCGATATCATTTACCACATCATAAAACTCGGATTTCTGAGCAATTTTAAGATACTTGTACCCAAACGACATGAATGACAAAAGCTGGTTACTCTCAGATGGCGCATCGACTGTCAAGTGATGCTTAAGCTCGCTAAACGTAAAAAACTCTTCTACGACTTGATCGTAAATTGCTTCAATGATTTGATTTATCTCAATAAGAAAAGTAACTTCTCTTGTCGTGGTATTGATCGGCCTATGCGAAAGTATAAACGAAGACATCTGTACTCATCCTCCTAATTTCTAAGATCCCCCTCTCTCTAAAAATTTCATCTACTTCTTCCCCTAACATTTCAATCCACGCAATAAGTAATAGAAATAACTCAAACACAACGTCTTCCTCTTCGATCATGTGGTGTTCATTACCTAGACTACCGACATCAAATTCATAACGGTATTCTTCTAAATGGTAATTGATTAACCGCATAACCTCTTCGTCATACTCGCTTTCTTCATCGTACTCTTCACTATTGGTAGGACCATCTTCATTCATATCTCTTAAATTTTTAAAATTGTTTAATTCATTAAAGACAGGGATTAGGAAACTTTCAATGTCGGGCAAATCCATAATGGTTTCGTAAAACCATACACAACAAGAAGCAGCCGTATAGCTGTTTTTTCTATCAACTGAGTAGTACCCAGCATAATAATGAATGAAGTCCCATATGGGGACTTCAAAACGATGTAGTTCCATAGGCTATCCAAAATAAAGAGTAAAACGCTCCCCTAATCGTTCTATCAAACTAAGATCACCCAACCAATTACTAATATCTAAATACTCTAAGATAAAGTCATGCAAAGTTTCTGCAAAAGTTGAGATGGCTAGAATTTCTGATTCATCCATTGCTGAGGTTTCATAGGTGTCGAAAAGGGACCTCAGGGTGGTTTGAATATCAAAATCCATTTCAGTAAAGTCAAACCCATCATCGTCATCTGATTCGTCAAGAAATCGTTCAGCTAAGACAATACAGGTAGACACTCCAGTTTTAATTAAATCATCGTAGCTGAAGTGTCTCCAAACGTATTCTAAAGCATCGCGTAGTTTAGTCCACTCTAAAGGGGATGGATTAAAAAGATTTCTGGCGTGGTCAAGTAGCTCATTTAGGCTGATATGCACAGCATGGACATCGCTCATTACGATGTCTCGAATACAATATACATACAGTTTTCTAGAAAAATAACTTCTGAAATCATGCCATACTCGCCACATTTGGCCGCTTCTTGAAAATGGTCAAAACACGCATCTTCATTGAAAATAACATACGCGACCAGAACAACTTTTTTCCAATTCAATTCAACCAGTTCAGATATAACACCATCTATCTGAAATAAACCTTTTTCTAACCAAGATTCTAGGATTTCTTTGGCGAGTTTAGGGTTACTAATAATATCAGTAATATCCGAAGGTCCCAACATAAACGCTTGAATGATCTTCAACAACGGGACTTCTGTTCCAAACTCATCTATGGTCTGTTCAATAACCTCATGTGGGTTCGAGATATTGTGTTGGTCAAACCATAGCGTCACACCAGTTTCAGTAAATGGGAAAGCTAACATTAATAACCCTCTATTTGTTTAATATAATCAAGTTTAAATTCAGCCACCAAATGCATAACGGTTGGTAGCTCCCCTGGGGCTGAAAATTCATTCTCAACTGATAATTCGATAAGTCTATCAATTCTCAACCCCTTCTCTTGTGCGGTGTATTGTAATTCCTCAACACAAATGGGTAGCGTTATTTCAATTAACAAAGCTGAAATCAGTTTCATTAATTTTAATAACTCTAATCTACCGATCCCTAGGTCGTCTAAAAGATCTCGGTCAAACTGTATGCTTTTAGTTGATTTTCTAAACGACTTACTAAGTAATTCATATACGATCGCATCGTCTGTATCACTACGACCAATCTTATACTCTGAAATCGAACCATCACTCACCAGGCTGATAATTGCTGATGATACGAATGTGTTAAAGAACCGCCCAACGGTATCATACACGTCAAGTATGATATCGATCCGCTCTACATTTTTTACAGACGAATAAAGCGGGGCGAGGTCAACAGGAAAAGTTATTGAGTCTATCACTTAGTAAAATTCCGCGATATCTCGCATTTTTGGGGGAACCCAATCTCCATTAGCAATAGAAGCTCGGATATCATTTTTCAAACGTTCCCCAAAGTCTACGATAGTTAAAGGTTTGTCAATGTTGATTGTAAGAATGTTGTCTGTGACGTACCAAGTATTTACCTCATCCAATTGTGTAATCAGTTGAATTGGTTTTACCACATATTCATTAATCGTTTGCTCAACATCGACGACGAAAGCAGATAACTCTGCCGTTGTTAAATGAGGGAAATAATCCAAGAGTTTAGTTTTTGTTAGCTGGTACTCAGAAGCATACACATCAGTTAAACCATCATAGAGTTTAAGGTTGTTACCAAGAAATACAAATTCTTCGATAATCACATTAACAATGTGTGAGATTGTTCGTGCAAAGAAATTCCCTGCATAACGACCTCGATGTTTCTCTAATGCTGATTTAATTACACTTACCGCAGAGCTAATTTCAAACTCGTACTTAACATCGTTCTGAGTTTTATCATAGGCAATCCCGCTACGTTCATGCCATTCCATGATACGGTAATCCCCCAAGTACTCAACCAATGCAACCGTTGAATTTATTGGTTTAACATTCCATAGCGCATAACCTATATCAACATCGTGAAACATATCTGTTAAACGTCTATAAAGCTCAACTCCGGTTTCATAAAGGAATTCACTAATCTGGGCGATTGAGTCAGTGGTAAAGTCTGGGTGATCGAACACCTGGATAACATGTTGAAAGGTTTCTAATAAATCACTACCTGATCTGAAAACGGAGCTCAACTTTGAATCTAAAATAGATTCAATTTGTACTGTTAGTAACTCTGCTGAGATTCGGTTAACTAATGAAAAATTAGGTTTTGGGTTTAATAAAGAACTAATAAAATCGTTGTATTGTGTAATCTCTTCTGATAACTCAATTAAACAACCTTTTTGCATAACAACTCCTTTGGTTATCTTAACCATCTCATTTGTATAATATATATCTTAAATTCGTTAGATTACAGGCTTCAAATGATTATCCTATCTAGTTTATATCTAAATAATCATCTGAATACATAGGAGTTAAACTCGATGGAAAACCCTATTGCATACGCAATTAATAAGATTAAATTTGCAATCCCTAGACAAATTTTAGAAAAGACCTTTATTAGTTCTGGACGTCATCGATATAGAGAATCTCGATCTATTGATTCTTTTATTAGAGAACATATTATCGACAACCGAGTTGCCGCTGATATTGAATTACTTGGTTCTACCTTTATCCAGCTCCCTATCAAATCTTCCTGGTTAAGCAATCAAGGGAATGGAGAGTATTTGATTCGTGTTCCAATGAGTGCGACGCAGGGGCGCGTAATTACGCGTGTAACCTCGGTAGAACTTGGGCAAGGTAACACAGGTGGTTTGAGCACTTATGCTTCTTTAAACTCAAATGCTGCGTTGAGTGGGGCTAAGAAGGTATTGGACTCCGTGATGCCGACACCAATTACTGGAACACCGTTTGTTGAGTTGCTTGATAATAATGTCATCTATGTGACAGATATTTTATTCAGCAGTTTTAATTTATTTGTAAACTGTTATTTGTCTGCGGATGAGAATTTCAACAACTTACCAAAGCCAGCCTGGATTGCATTTGCTAAGCTCTGTGAGTTAGCCTGTAAAGCACATATCTGGACAGAGCTTAGTGTAACGATTGATCGAGCTCAACTTGATGGTGGTCAAGAACTTGGTAAATTTGCTGAGATTGTTGATAACTACTCTGATGCGATGGAACAGTATGAAGAGTTCTTTACTGAACGTTGGAAGAAGATCAGTATTATGGCTGATCCGAAATCTAAAGAAAGACATCTTCGGGCTTTAATTGGAAAGATGTAAATGCTGCATAAATAAACCCTCCCGACCGGGAGGGTTTAAGTTATTCTCGTATTTTTACAAAACGAGAAACATATTGACCTTTTACTTCTTTCTTGGTGTAGAAATTAAACAAGGTGATTGTGTAAATATCACCATCCGGCTTCCCATGTTCTTGATACATTACGGCATTACAATGATGATCAGTCGACTTACAAGCACCGATCATTTCATAATAGTTGCCTTTGTAATGTTGCCATACACCAGTTGGGGTTTTATAAAGCTCTAAGTTATCACCTGGTCTTCTGGCTTTTTCTCTGGCTTGTTTTAAAACCTCAATCATTGGATGGTGGAGTAGAGCGAGACAAAGTTGGCCATGCTGAATCAATTCCTCTTTAAACTGTTCTTTTTTGTGAACAGATAAACCTACAAGGTCGTCTTCTCTAAACCCAAGGTCGGTATAAAGTTCACCGACCTTGTCTAGTGACAAAAGAACTGAATCAACTGCTGCATCAAACTTTTGAAAACGCTCAAGCGGAGTCGTTAGCTGAATTATTTTCGGCTGGTTTTGAGACATCAACATTCTCCTTATAAACCTGATTGATGCTGGCAGCTAGACCACGCCAAAAGGTAAGAATGCCAGACATCTGCACCACAGTACCCATCATTGTTGTTGCTGTAACCACGTTAACTTCTTCTTCTGGTTTAACAAACGCAAGTAAACGTTCAATCTGCTTATGAACCGCACCAGGGGCTGATAAAGCATACGAACGATCGAACTTGATAATCAAATCACCAAGAAGGCCAATACTGTTTATGATTGAGAGTGCCTTTGAAACTTCCATTTCTGTTTCTGCGTTTGGCTCAACTTGATCAGTATCATAAATACCAAAATCTTTACGATCTTTAATTCGCATCTGCAAAGCCGCAATTGCAGTTTGTAGACAAAGAATTGTTAATTGGTTATATGCAGAAGGAAAGGTCTCGTTCTGTTTGGTGATACGGTGTAAAACTGCCGCCAAGGCTGACTCGTTCGTTAATCCATTCACCCCATTGGATGGCGAACCAGATTGGAAATGAAGTTCTTGAACGAAACTTTTACTTTTTGGGATAAACTTGTAAAGGTTATGGCCAACTGAGGTTGGGTCAGGAATTGTCGAAACACCAAGTGAATCCACATAAACTGCTTTTTCACCATCACACTGAGTAACTACATCAACACGAGCATGTAGTCGGCTATCAAAGAATGCAGCGGTACCTGCGACGATTCGTTGTGCTAATTTTAAGTCCATCTTGTTAACCTATTAAACGTTAATTTCAAAAGGCATGTACGCCTCGTGTTTGTATTCACCAACCGCAGTTAAGAGATCTTCAACTGTGAAGTTATCAATCGTTACTCCTTCTGCGAGTTTGAATGTCGGGGTTTCATGAATCGGACGATCATAAAGATAAGTCTTCATTCCCTCTAGATGATTTTCATAGATATGAGCATCACCAATTTGAACAACCAACTCACCTACCTTCCAGTTAAACTTAGCAGCAATAAGGTGAAGGATCGCCGCGTAACCAATGATATTGAATGGGTGGCCTAAAGCTAAGTCATTCGAGCGAATAAATAATACCGCGTTTAATGTACGAGTACCATCTTCATTCAAATCTGCTAAGAATTGAGTTACAAGATGGCATGGTGGCTGCCCCATGTAACCCGCTTTAATTTTAGCATCATACGGAATTGTTTCTCGAGCAATTACCGCAGGATTCCAGGCTGATAAAATAATCTGACGAGAGTCTGGGATGTTTTCCAATTTCCAAAGAATTTCTTTGATTTGGTCAATATACACTAGACGATTATCAGTTGGATTTACACCCAACCATTTCACCCATTGTGCGCCATAGGTAGGACCCATTTCACCTTTTGAGTAAATGACCTTTTCTGAATAAATCTCAAGACCTAGATCCGTTAAAGTGGTTTCAAAAGCAATTGTGTGTTTTTCAATTGCTTCTTTATAACCAGCTTCATTAACTTCTTCACCTTCCTTTGCTTGAAATTCTTTGCCGATATTCACAAGTTGTTCTTGGTACGCAATAGCTAAACCTTCAAACTCAGCGGCAGCTTCTTCGGTAGTTATACCTTTTAATTCAACCAGTTTAGCAATAACATCAGCGGGTGGAATCGGATGTTTAACTTTAAAGTCTTCACTTAAAGCTTGTTTTTCCCAAATCTTTTCCGCGCCATATTGTTTTAAGAAATCAGTATGGTGCTCACCTTTAAGAAACATTGCGGTTTCAATCAAAGCCCAATTGATGTTTGTTTTTTTACCGGTAACAACGGGAAGTTTATTACCGATATCATAGCGAACCATTGCACCTATTAAACGTTTTGTTCTACCTTTGCCTGTGTTTACCATTTTGCCGTTATTTAAAACATCGGCAACTAAACTTTTATAGTTTATCATTAAGCATCCTTTTTACGTCCAGAGACGATATCGTAAAGTTCATTTAAATAGTTTGTTGCTTCTTCTAAATCATAGAAGATTTTCACACCACGGTTAGACAATTGTTCTGCGATACGGCGGGCACGAATTGTGGTATCAGCATCAGGGATCGATTCTTCATTGATAACCACAATTGTGTTTTCTGGATCACGTAGTGTTTGAACTGATTCAAGCGTATCACCATCTACTTTATTCTGACTTAAGTCGATGTAAACAAATGACTTAATGTGCTCCAATTCACCGATCGAGTCAATGTCACTTGATTCCATCTTAATGTAATCTTTTACAATTTTACGAAGAAGATTGCGCGGTAAATTTACGCCAAATCCTTCAAACGCTGAACTAAGATCCTCATCAGCACCTTGATCTTGTCCAGTAGCCGCTGGAGTCTCCGCTGGAGCTGCTGTGTCGGCTGGCACTTCTGTAGTAGCCGGCGTTGTTGCAGGTTCAGCAGTTTGTTCCGCAGCAGGCGTTGGGTTTTCAGCAGGGGTCGGCTGTTGGGGTTGGGCTTCTGCTTCTGCTGGCTCTGATTCCGTTGGTTCTGGAGTTTTGAATGGGTCTGCTTCATCTCCTTGATCCTCCACTTCTTGTCTGATTTTATTTAAATCTTCTTGAGTTTCTAAAGAACGGGTTAATTCTTTATAGGTCTTTACATCTGCCTGTTGTTCTGCCTCTAACTTACGACGTACACGAGGGTCGAGCGCTTCTGAAACAACAATTGTTAATGGCGCAATATCAATCTTCGTAGCAGCATCTGCACTCATTTTATTTTCTCACTATAGAATGGGGAAACTCATAAAAATCCTAAAAAAATAAGAAGGGGTTACCCCTTCTTATTTAGGTCGCTTACTCACTGGTGAGTAACGCAAACATCATCTGTTCAACATTGGTTACAGATTTACTAACACTAATCGATGAGATCGGAGAAATATAACCTGATTCGGCTTTAGGTAACCCAACCTCATACAAGTCCGCAAGTGTATTTTCTACATCCGAATATAGGAATGAAACCAAATGACTTGGGTTATATTCGTTTGTAACGTTGGCGATATTGTCCCAGAAATTTTGAAGCGGTTGTACGAATGAGATGTACCATAATTCAATTGCATGATTCACTGTTTCTTCGTCAGTAAAGAAAGTGTCTTCTATGCTTTCAATTGATTCGTCGTTTCCATACATTGTGAATAGTGTTTCTAACCACCAGCATTCAGTTGAACTTGGGTTAGATGCTGAGAGATTAGCATGTAACGCAATTAGATTATAGAAAGCCGTGGTAGAACCATCGTCGTACAGTTCGGAATAATTGCGACGAATTACGCCCGCTAAACCACACAAGATGTAAGAAGAGGTTCCTTCTAAAATCCCGGCAACTGCCTGACCTTCCGAGACTTTAAAATTTGAATCAATCAAATCATAAACCTTGGCAAATTCGGATGGATTGATGCCTGACTCATTCTCTAATTTTGCGACTTCTTCCGGGTTATAACGATAACGAATATTCGTATCAATAATAACTGCATATTTAATTAAATCACGGATTTCCTCTGGGGTTGCTGAACCTTGCAACATATCGGAAACTACGTCGTTGAAAGTTTCTGGAAAATCGAAAAGGTCGGTTGGTAATAAACTCTTATCTTCTTCCATAGTTTCCCCTTCTGCGATAACTCGAAGGGTGTTTAACATTTGAATATTTAAAGTTGACATGTTGATTTAACCTGTGTAGTTGGAGTTAAGTAAAGCAAGTTCGCCGATTTCTGTACCAGCTGGTAATTCAATCTCGTTAAGCGATTGATTAGTGATGATGATTTGTGGATACCCTAGCCAGTTGCGAGAAAAGGTCTGACCTGAGGTATATAATCCTTTTATGGCAAGTGATTTACGGATAGAGAATATACCCGTTTGGTGTTTAGGGATTACAATAAATTCATTAATGCTTGAGACACCATGTGCATTTGGTTTAACAACGATTCCTTCTTTTAGCGTTAACTTAACATAAGGTTCAAAATGATTATTCACCTGCTCTACCATTCCGTGATGATGTTCCTTTTCACCCTTACGGTCAAGAATAACAAGATAACAATATTGTTCTTTAAGTATAGACCCGCCAATAAATCTTGCTTCCCAGTGCTCTGGGTCGAAGAGTTTTTCTAGATTCATTTTGGTATCGGCAACATGATGACCAGGAATAATTGTAATAAACTTTGTTACTGTTTCTGGTTCGAATGACTCGTAAACCTTTTTACCACCGAGCACAATGGGTAAATCACCCAACCCTTTATTAGACATACTATCAAAGCATTTGGCAATAGGATGACCCGTCAGGTCCTCTAAATAAATTTCTCGGGTTTCGTCTTTGTGTTGACGACGAGCCATAATTACATGACGCCCTGGTAAACCGTTTGGAATACCATCATAAGTAGTTGGACTTACAATGACCTGTTGATGAAGAGTTGCATCTTTAAACCAACGCATATCCGCTCGGTTACTTTGCCAAGGTAACTGGCCCTTGTAACCAATACCACCACTTAAATCTACCGCCATTATTGAAGCTAGTTTTATTGACATACTGTCACTCCTTTGGTTATCTAAATAAATAGACGGTTCAGTAAATTAAACACCCTAATAATATGTAAATATTCAGGGCAAGGGAATATGAAAATCGAAATTGCGATGTTAAATCAATTTTCGGAAGCGGGTAGCTTAGCTGCGTTAGGTACAACTAAAAAGAGTTCTAAAGACAAGAGTGATAAATCAAATTACTCCATGATTAAATTAGGACTTAAAACTAACGCCGCATTACTTATACATTCAACACAAGTAAAAATACAAAGGGATTAATCCCTTTGTATTTTCTTTATGCGGGTTATTCAAGTTAATATTATATATTTGTAATTTTTTACTTTGTAATCATTTGAGCTTAGAGGATTCAGATTATGGCGCAGAGTATAAAATCGATCTTTGATCGTCATGGGTCGACTATTAAATTTGACCGTGGTTTAGTTAAAAAATTAACGGATTATGGGGTTGGAATTGTAAACTCATCCGAGGAGAGTGTTCAATTTTTTGGCGGTAATGCGATTGGTGTATATCCTGTAAAATTTAAGTCCTCCGATCGCCATGCGTTCTTAATTGACCTGCTAGGTTTAGAGGAAACCGAAATTCGTAATGAGGTAAAATCTTTACCGACTGTAAATGAGGATTGGGTTCGTGGTACTGACGTTATGAACCTAAGTTGTTTATGGCTTGCTCATCGTTTTAAAACATCAAACTTATCTGCTAAAGATAAAATGGATGGGATGTATCAAGCAATTCTTGTTATGAATTTCAAACTGATTACTTCTTTAATGACACACTTTTTCCCACACCCGGTTAATCCTGAACTATCCCAGATGATCTACGATGAGTTATCCATGAAATATACACTTCGTAAAGAAGGGAGCTGGATGGGGTTGATGGTCGAAAGAGCAGAAGACATTATTAGTGAATCTGGTATTCACTCCGAAACATTAACTAAGTTTAATGATGATGGTGATATACAATACATGATCACTGATATTCAAGGACGACTTCGTTCCATTATTAAAAACCTTTGGGAAGTTTTGGCACGTATTAAAGAAAAAGAAATGAAACGTCATAAACAATCTTACTTTAGTAACTTAGAAGGCGATATTGTTATTAAAGACATGAGTAAGAAATATAACGCTTACCGAGTCTACATGGAAGGTGTGGTTGGTTCGCCTTTAAATGAGTTTATTAAAACTGACTTAGTCACAGTAGTAACATCTATGTTACCAACACTACCACCACACTTATTAGCACCTGCTTTAATTAGTTTTCATCAACAACATAGTAAAAAGAACAAGATGACTCAAGAGTGGTTGGACCTAATCATTAGTCATTGTTTTGAACAAGTTGTTACTGACCCTAAAACTGCCAAGAAGGTGAGTAACCTACCAGAGCTTTTAACCTACATGAGATCATTATACACCGCATCTAAGGCTAAAGGCGATGTTGAGAAAATGCGGGATATTGGTGAAAAGTTTATTAAAAAGAATATTAGAAATTCAAACCCTTCCGTGATTGCTGTAATTAGAACCGGGGTGATGCTCTACATCATTCTTAGAATGTTTTCCAAGGATTACTTTGGTTAGGAGGATTTATGGCAATGCCGGTGTTAAGGAAACGGGTTTACATTTCTGTAGAAGGTAAAAACATTTCTTTAGATGATCTTAGAGGTTCCAGTTATCCTGGTATTGAAGTTGTTTCGGTTGAGACGATAGATTATACACTCTACAACAGTAAGATTGTATTAAAAGTTGATCCTTCTGTTGTTGGGGAAAATAATGACCCACAAGCTGGTATTGGTGAAGTTCTAAGATCTTGTTTGTACGATCGAATTGATATTCGAGACATCGTACCCATCGATCTTCAAATTCCCGTAATGAGTTTACAACTTGCCTTAGAGTTTCTAAATAGTCATGGGTTTGACTTTACTGAAGATGATTTAGAGATTGTCAACTGGGTAATTCAAACTAAGCCAACATCCCTTGGGTATATCGGGGACTTAGCTGGTAATGGTACCGTTGATGGGAATTATCTAAGAAAAGAAAACATGGATTATCTACTTTTAGAAAATGGTAGCAAAATATTACTTTAGGAGTTGGAAATGGTTGACTCAGCGATTAGTACATTAGGTGAAGCGCCAGAAGCGCTCTCTGATGAGGATTTAACGATCATATCCCAAAACGTAAACGATACATGGGTTTCTGTTAAACTGACCATGGGTCAATTGAAAACATTTATTCGGTTTGGGTTAGATATAGATAGTATTTTTGGTTTACCTGCCGCGTTAGGTAGTAAAGCCGGAGTAACTCATAGTCATGGTGTAGCCGACATTACTGGTTTAACGATAGCATTAAACGACAAAGCCCCAACTGCTCACGGGCATCAAATCAGTTCGATTACTGGATTAGAGAATGAGTTAGATGGTAAAGCGGATGCTGACCATGTTCGTAATGAATTAGATGGTAAAGCGGATGTTGACCATGTTCATTCGGTCTCTGGTGTTACTGGATTAGAGAATGAGTTAGATGGTAAAGCGGATGTTGACCATGTTCATTCGGTCTCTGGTGTTACTGGATTAGTTGATGAGTTAGACGGTAAAGCGGATGCTGATCATGTTCATTCGATCTCTGGTGTTACTGGGTTAGATGCCGCACTAACTTTGAAGCTTGATGCAGATAAGGTTGGGGTAGCCAACGGGGTTGCTTCGCTAGATGTGACTGGTAAAATACCAACATCGCAACTACATGATACTTTTGTTTGGATTATCCTTGCAGATACTTTAAACGATTTCCCACAACCTGGAACCGAGGGTGTTTTGTACATTGATAAAACATCTAACATTACTTACCGTTGGGATGGTTCGGATTACATTGCGACGACTGCTGATATTGTTCAGTTAGAATTAGGTGATAATAACGATCAGGCATACCCTGGTGATAAAGGTAAAACCGCGTACGACCACTCGCAGACAGATCATGCTCCAGCCGATGCGCAAAAAAATAGCGACATCACAATCGAAGAGATTGAAGCAAAACTCATAGGTGAGGTGACCTCACATACACACACCATTGGTTCGGTTGCTGGATTAGACGATGCTTTGGATAGCAAAGCCCCAACTGCTCACGGGCATGAAATCTCGGAGATCAACGGTTTACCTGATGTGTTAGATGCACTGCTACCGAATAGTTTATTAAATGCTCCAGAAGGGTTACCTACACTTGATGAAAATAGTTTGTTACGTTTGACTCAATTCCCTGATTTAAATTTCATTTTAGAACCTGAATCAATCGTTGTTGAAGAAGTTATTCAAAGTTCTGGCGGTATTCTTATTCCTGATACACGACCGGATATTGTTGTAACAGGTGATGTGTTCTCAGGGGATTTATCTTCGCCCACCAATGCACTTGAATTTGCTTATGAATGGCTTGGTGAAAATCCAGCAACACTTACATTCATTCAGGGTGAGTCAGTCGAGTTAAGATTTATTGAAACGGATGATATTTTAACAGATACGTCAGATCACCTCATCGTTAAATTAGAGTACAATGACGTTGACATTGGTAATGGTGACTTAGAAAGACAGGCTAAGATCACTGTAAGCAATTCATTGTTTAGTGAAGAAGGATTAGCAATTGTTGGTGAAGACGGGAATAATACAGCATTGCGGTTGGAGAGAGATGATGGTGTTCTTTCTTTATATTTAGATAATTTCCCTGTTCTAACTGTTGACGCTGGTGTTGTATTTAATTTTATGCATTTCATTGAGGTTGATAATACACTCACCTCACTGAGTTACGCGTTTGTTAACACGTCTCTAACGGTTTACAACCTCCCATTTGACTTAGAGAATGGAAAACTTTATCGAGTTTCTGTAGAATGTGAAATTAATAGTCGTAAGTTATATCCTGGGGATTGCTTCTTCTTTTATAGCAACAAAACTAGGATTATTATTTTACGTTCTTCTTCTAAACAACAACAGTTGGAAGAGGCTATTTTAAGCCACGGGCACGTGATCAGTCAAGTACAAGGTTTAGGTACACAACTTGATGGGATAGCTACCGCTTTAAATAATAAAAGCAATACGGGTCATGTTCACCTTATAACCGACATTACTGGTTTAGCTGGTGAGTTAACTGGCTTATACTCAGCTGTAGCAGGCAAAGCGGCAACAGCACATACGCACGTTATTAACGATATCACTGGGTTAGCAACTGCACTATCAACGTTAACCTCGTCAGTGGACGGTAAAGCAGCAACAGCACATACGCACACCATTGCAAATGTGACTGGGTTACAAGCTGCGTTGAATGCTAAAGCAGCGACATCACATACTCATCCAGAGATTACCGCGGAAACAATCCTATTAACTGAGTTTAATGTTGCAACAAATCCTGAACGCCCTGCAACCGGGGATTCTATCCAAACTGTTATTGAGAAAATGCAAAGACAGTTGGATTTGTTGAGTCGGTTTAGCCAAAATGTCTTTGAACCTTCGAATGATTTTCCATATGTTGAAGCAGATGGTACGTTATATCGTTTTAACTCTGGCACTATAACTGATAACCAATCAACGCAAAACGTGACATTGGCACCAGGCTATTATCGTTTGATTGCTGGTGCTCCTTGTGAGTACACTGGCGGGGTGATTGATCTAATTGGTAAGTGGGTACGAGTTTACAAGGCAAGTGATTCTGGGGAAGTGTACGTTTCTCAGGAAACCATGGGTGAGGATGCATTAATTGTTGGGGGTATCACTTCTAAGGGTAATGATCCATTTGGTTATATTGGTGGGGTGGGTTATAAATCTAATCTGGTATTCCCATATTTGTTTAAACAAATAGAAGAGTTACATCGAGGTTTAGATGGTACATCACCTGACCTAGGCACACGAAATGGGGCGATCTCGGTGAGTCTTCCGCTGATTGTTCCTGTTCCATTGGATGTCACTTTGCTCATAGGTGCTAATGTTACAGCGGCAGCTGATGAGCACGGTGGGTTTGTCTGGATTAGAGAGTTGTTGCCTGCGGCGATTGTTGTACCTAACGGTTTCGTTTTAACCAATGGGATATACAACGGCACAATTCTGGGTTGGGATGAATTCGGAACGATTGAAATCACTCCAGATACGTTTAATGGGTATCAAGCGCATCGACCAAACTCTATTAACGAGGTTGTAGTTTATACTGTGCCTGACCTAGGCACACCGACTGGTGATGTCACGTACAACATTGGACTACGATCTGGAGACGAATCCATTAAGTTCATTGAAGTTGTTTATACCAGTACTGGCGGTGGATCTCTTACAGTAAAAGAGAATGGTGTTGATCTATTCGGTGAATTGTTTGGTAGCCTGCCTGCTAAGATAAAAATTAGAACTATTTCTAGTTTGATCTTTGAAGTAGCTTTATTAGATGGTAGTGATGTTATTACTCACCAACGAACAATATTTACTGATGGTGAAAATGCAAATCGTTTTTACTTAGAGGGGTTATTTGTCGAAGCAGCTGACGTAGAACCGACTTTGGTTACAGTAGACGGGGTAGAAAATACAGAAGCGGATTGGATTTCGTCTGGTTCAATAAATGACTTTGTAAATAAAATTCACTATTGGAATCGATCGAATCAATTTAATATCGGCACCGTAGGTTCGCCTATTTTAATTGACCAGTATTCAACGGCAACCAGTATTTCCACGGATTACTTTGTTGAATTTGACGTAACTCAATTTGATAACGTTGGGGTGAAGAGTATTGACATTTACTTAGCAGTGAGTTCTAATATTACAACTGCAAGGACGACGAATGTCGGACATATCTCTTTGTTTAATGTGGATAACTCAGGAAGTATTGTTACGACATTAAAAGATTTTGTAACTGCGGATTTGGTTGATGGTGATGCATTGGCAATTGATAGCATCAAATTGTCAAGAACATCTGATACCGAAGTAGTTGTGGATTATGTCGATGGTGCTCCTGTTGCATCTAACACATTCACTGTTGTTGCTGGTGGGTTGTTTGTACACGTTGAAGTAAGAACTGATACTGGGGTTGAAATTATCAATCTACCGTATAATGTTGGAACAGCATAAAAAAAATAGGGCTCTAGAGCCCTATTTTTTATGCCGATTGATTTAGCGGAGTGTGTTTAAATTTTGACTTTAATAAAGTAATGTATTCTTTTTTGCGCTGTTTAAATTCTCTACTGAGTGTAGGGGGTAGCGGTTTACCTTCACCTACATCAATGATACGAATAGAGAAAGTTACCAGATGTAAATACACGTACTTATAAATACGAACTCGGTATTTTTCAAGTTCTAAATCGAGATAATAACGTTTTGACAAAGAGTCGGATTGTTGATTCGACTCTCTACCATTCCAACGCAAGTCAGTTACTTCTAATGACTGAGTTTCCTCATAAATCTCATTCAACTGTTTCAGACTTAGACGCATGTTCTGTTACCTTTGATTCAGTTTTATATTTAAACGATTTTCCACACTCAACACATTGAGGATTACCATCTGCATTCTCAATGATAATGGAATTGATCAAATGTGTAATTAAATCTCTTTTCCCTTTTAACCCAATTAGCTTAAACTCGATGGATTTTAAACGTTCGTTCAAGCGTTTCTTTTCATGGGCTGATAATTGAGTTTCTTTTGAAGCTAGATCATTGGTTGTTCGCTTATGTCTAACCTCTTGATTTACAATTCGGTCTTTGATTAAAGTAAGAATCGAGGATAGATTCATTTTGTGTTTGGTTTCTACCACCATATGACTGTATAACGAAAACACGTTTGTTTGAACTTGTGGTGTTAAGTTAAAACCCTTGGTGAGCTTTTGAAATTTCTCATCTGTGATTTGCGTTTCTGACATACTGATTTTCCTTCTTGATAAATAGCTGTTAACTTAACATTTAATTTCTTTGAACAAATTAGATCCAGATAAAAATCTCTAGTGTCCCCGATAGAGTTTCTAAGATGGTTTATTTCAGATTTATTTAAACTATATGCAAACTTACTTATAATCAAATTTGAAATAACTACCTCTAAATCATTCAAATTTTTTAATCTATAATTAAAAACTTCTCGTTTACCAAACGTGTCTATTTTTATCACAATATGGGGATTAGTTGATCGGTCTATTTTCACACTAACAAACACGATCTCCAATAATGCCGATGTGTGAAAAAATAAAATTAAACACCCTATAAAAGTAATTGAAAATAGAAATATAAGAGAATAAAGTAAAATCATTTTTATTGGTTCCGATTAAAATTATGAAACGAATGGGGACGAATCCCCATCTACGTCTAGAACATTAAATCTGTAATCTGTCTAATGAACTTATCATTGCTAGCGATGCTACCGTGTGTATAGAGTTCAAAATTGGAATACTTTTTAACTTTAACAATAATCTCTTCAATTGAATGGGTGTCCATAGTTGAGTAGATTTGTACTGTTGAATCAGGTTCCCGGTTACCCAAGAACCCTTTCTTTTTATGGATGTTTCTTATAACCGTCGAATTTAATTTCATCGAAGCGAGTATCACTAAAACAAAACCTTCTTGAACATCATCCACGATGTACCTCACAGAATTTAATAAATGTTTCAGATTCCATGAGTCGCTCGTTTGACTCTAAATAACGTCTAGAGTGACACGCAGGATCCTTACCTTGTTCAATAAGCCAGGTAATGTCGCTACCTTGCAATAGTGAATTATGGTGTGTATCCGCAATCTTAACAACGATTGCATATATATCCCCGGAATCGATGATACGGGCAATTGCTTCGTTATGAGTTTCCTTACCGAACTCATCATCAAACTTAGTAAGTAGATGGAGTGAATTTAGTAACTTTATTGGATAACCCATTTTACCAAGCATTTCAATTGACACCGGGGTATCTTCAACTACGTCATGTAACAAAGATAATTTGATAATAATCTCGGCGTCTTCTTCCTCTACAAGCGGTGCGTACTTTACTAATAACTCTACTGCAAATTTTGCAACTGCTTGTGGGTGTGTGTAGTAAGGGACTTCTAATCCCCGCCTGGTCTGCTGACCATGAGCTTGTATGATGAAATGTTCAGTTTCATCAATTGATGGTCCAATCATTGTTTAACCTCTTTTGATAATATCGAGAGTGCGTCAACCACTGGTTTTAATAACAGATAATCATCTTTTGATAATAAACGATCTTGCTGTAGATATGGTCGGTGTGTAATGACAAATTGACCTTTTGCCATGCGGGTAATCATTGCTGGTCTAAACGTAAACCCATTTACCTTCAAAATACTCAATGAAGCAAAGATTCTGTGGTAAATATTTTCATTTGCGTATCTACGATGTAGACTCGCAACCAAAACATCTACTGCTTCAAAGAACACATCAAAGAATTTAGAAAAGTTGGGGAATGGAATATTAGTTAACCAAAGTTGTTGGTGGAAGTTTAACATCGTGTTTCTGTTGGTATTATGATACTTAACAGGAATATAACGTTGTTGATAATTAAAACTCTCTGGGGCAAGGTGTTTGTTGTCAAAGTTAGAATTAGATATCTCTCTAATGATCTCCAATCTAACTTGATACGATGAGCGCCTTAAATAAGTCGCGGTCGATGCCAGCTGAGTACTTGGTTTAAAGTGCTTTTTGGCAACAAGGTAGTTCGGGTATGTGGTTTCAAAGTCATGAAGCAAGGTGTCTTCACGTCTATTAATCGAACTAATACCCACCACATTAAATCCCAGGGATATTAGTGCATCAATCGTATCCACCTCGTTGTAAACTCTATCAGTTGTGTGGCTCTCAGCAATAATAGCTTTTAAAATCAAACCCATTAAGAATCGAGTTTCAGCAGTAGAGATCACTTCGATATAGATAGTTTTGTTACCCAGTTTAACCCCTAAAAATCCAAAAATAGGTTGGCTATGGTCGATGTCTTTGTAAGTGAAGACGTGTGGCCCAACCGGATTAAGTTTATACCCGATTAGACCACGTTTTTCGTTAATTAAATCCATTGCAAAATCCTTATATTAAAGTTTATGAAACTGATAACTTAAAAGTTATCAGCCTTCCCTTTGTATACATCGATTGCATTGGGTTTTTTACTTTCAGCAAAACCAATCATTACCTCAGTAGTCAACATTAACGAAGCAACCCCCACAGCGTTCTCAACAACTAAACGTGTGACCTTAACCGGATCAATTACTCCGAGATCAACAAGGTTACCGAATTGGCGGGCCGCTGAATCATACCCGTATGAGAAATGATTTTCGCTTAAAACTTTTTCGATAATTACGTCGATTTTTTCTCCTGCGTTTTCTAAGATCTTTTCCGCGGGTGATTGAAGTGCCTTAATCAGGATTTTAACTCCGATAATTTGATCTTCATTCGCCAGTAGATCGGTATCTTTTAAAAACGAATCTTTGAGATGTTTCGCAATTCGAAGCAGTGTAACACCGCCACCTGGGACAATACCTTCTGCGCTTGCCGCGCGCGCTGCACAGATTGCATCATCGATGCGGTCTTTACGCTCCTTCATCTCAACTTCAGTTAAACCACCTACTCGAATTAAAGCAGCCCCATTTGTTAAACGAGATAATCGTTCGGTAAGTTTATCTTTATTGAATTGATTCGTTTCTATTTCGAGTTGATTCTTAATCGAATCAACTCGGGTTTGAATCATAGTTTTGTCGCCCGTCTCACCAATGATCGAAGTCTCGGTACGGCTAGCCGTTACCTTCGAGACTTTACCAAAATAACGAGCTGATGCCCCACGCAGATTAATTCCAGAAGTATTAGAGATAACCTCGCCGCCAGAATAAATTGCGATATCTTTTAATATATCACTGCGACGCGAACTGTAGCCCTCAGCAGTGATTGTGCAAACCGAAAAAACCCCTTTTAAATTATTGAGATTAATTAGTTCAATAACCTCATCAGAGAAACTATGCGCAATAATGATCATTGGAACTTTATCAGCACGTGCGATCTCTAATACGCGTAAAATATCATCTGGGGTATTAACCTCGTGGTCAATCAACACAATGTAAGGGTTATTGTACTCAACGACCATACGACTTTGATTGGTGATTGAAGTTGGGGTTAAATACCCTTCGTCTATATTGAATCCATTGATTGTCTCAATCTCATCTTTAGAGCCGCCTCTCTCCACGGTAATCAAACCATCTTTACCTACAGCTTCGATCGCTTCGGTAATTAGTTTGGCTATCTTTACATCATTGTTTGCTGAAATTTTAGCAACTGCAATGATTTGTTCTTTGGTTGCTACTGAGATTGCTACTTTAGGAAGTAGATCCAACACTTCCATTAGCGCGATATCCATACCACGTTTAATATCCATAGGGTCAGAACCATTAAGAATATAGCGGTTACCTTCCTGTAGGATTGCATTAGCAACAACAGTACTTGAAGAAGTTCCATCTCCTACTGTTTCATTTGTTCTTGAAGCTGCGTCTAAAATAAGAGATGAGCCCATATCTTGAAACTCATCCTCAAGAACAACTTCTTTTGCAACGCTTACACCATCCTTGGTAATATGCGGAACGCCATAAGCCTTCTTAATGATAACATTACGACCGCGAGGTCCTAGTGTGGCTGTTACTGCGCGTGCAAGAATATCCGCGCCTTCTAGCATTAAAGCGCGCGCGTCCGCACCGAAAATTATTTTCTTAGCCTGCATTAGGTATTACTCCGATAAGATAATTAAAGTTGATCGTTAAATCATGTTGATAATATATGTTTAAACATTTTTGAATTCAATAAAATAAATCACAAAATTTATCGATAATGTTAGAAAGAAAGTTACAACATAACCGAATTCCCTGAACATAATCTTTTTATGGTTCTTCATTTTATTCAACCAAAGTCTTGGCATCGTAAAAGTATCCAACACTACGAAGAAAAGAAACATGTAAACGAGAAAGGTTGAATTTAACCAAACTAATTTTTGACTTGTTTTAGACAAGGTATCTAAATCAAAAATATAAATACTGTACAAAAACACCGCTAGATTAAACACTAAAATGGTTAGATGAAATCGAGTGTTAAATGAAAATTGGTATAGTTTATCATTGAGTTTATTGGAATAAACTTTTTGATTCATTTTAAGAATTCTTAAGCTGCTGTAAAACGCGAGGATGTTTATTAACATCCCCACGCCAGCAACAATAAGAAATATATTGTTAAAAAAAGCTATCTTCATTGTCGTTACCTTCATCTGAAATTGAAGCACTTTTTGCAAGAGAATAATCTGCTTGCTCATCAAAATCGATTAAAACCCAGTTCGGATTTATTTCAATACCAGATTCAAAATCGATTAAAACCCAGTTCGGATTTATTTCAATACCAGATAAAGCTTCGTGTTGTGAAATTGCTAATTGGACTGTTTCACTGGTCATGGTTTTTGCATCCGCAATTAAAATAGGCCGGTCCGTTAGCTCCTGTATAAAGTTAACAAAAGATTGTCCGGCATCTTCGATTGTTGCAAGAGTATATAGCGACGATCGTTGATTTAATAAATCTCGCCAAGAACCATTCGCGATATCTTCTTTCTTCAATACAAACCCCTCGTAAATAGGGGTTAGTAGTTCGGAGTTATAACTCGCTAACATTGAATCGTAAATTAAACAATTGATAATGTTTGTAGTCATATCCGTGGATGCAAATACAACGGGGACGTTTTCTTTTACCATATTTTGGCTATACAACATCCAATAAGGCGATAATCTAAAATCAAAGTTCGCATCACCAGGTTGATACTCCAACTCAATCGTTTCGTCTAAGGTTTGACTGTTTGTCTTTCTCTTGAGTGAGAATAATAAATTATAGAAGCCGGCGACTCGCCACTCAGCTAGCATCTCCTCTTGAGTGGGTGTCCAACCCATTTGAACGGTATCGCCTTTTACTTTAGTAAAGTAGGGTAAATTCTTTACAAAGCCGCCATTTTGTTTAGCGACCTTTTTATTCAACGGATTCCATAAATCCTTTTCAGCTACTCTAACTGTATTGGTGTTAACTGATAACTGTTCATCTGCAGACCATAGTGAACAAATAATTGGTCGCTTGTCCCTGGTTAAAATATGCATTGCTTCACCGAAGGTGAGTGAATGTGCGCGTGTTTCGTTGACTGTTGACATTAGTTTCTCCTAACTCATTTAGATAATATCGGTTTGTAAAATTTTGCTACCATTTTGTTTCGAAAAGTTCTGTGTTTGTATTGGTATTAGAGTTTGCGGAAAGTTGCTCTAGCCCGTACCAATATTCACAAACAACCGCCTGTGTTGAAATTGCGCATAAAGAAGAAAGAGGAAGGTTAACCTTCCTCTTTTAACTATTATTTAATAATCATCGTAGTCGTCTTATTCGTCGTTTTCCTCATACCATCTATCCCAGAAACGTTTAGCGCAAGAATCACAGCGTTCATAATAACAACCATTCATTCCTTCATCAGGATCTTTAAAACTCTGAAGATAAGGTTGACTATTCCCACATCCACAGGTCTCCCATAGTTGTGAACACTGTTTTACGAGTTCTCTATATGCGTTTTGGTTTTGTTGGCACCCATAACAGTTATTCGCGTACTCTTTACCAAATGAATCTTGTTCTACAACATATCGATAGTAACCTGGGCGATTATCGTGTTGATAACATTTTATCCCCCACTCATCATTCTCAAGTGCGCCAGGATAATCCGATTCACCGTTTTTATCTCGAACTAAGACAACTTCATCAAACTTTAATACTGTTTCTGCTAAAACAACAGAGCTCATTTGAACCTTAGTAAATATTTCTTTAAAGATATTTACTTGTTCATGAGCAATAGAATATTCATCATCTTCGAAGCGTTTGAGGTTTGCCTTGACAACAAAAGTTTGGTCGTCACTATAGTATTTTCCATAATGATAGAAAAGCGGTGAAAAGGTTAAATACTCAGGAGCACCGTTAGATATTGATTTAAAAATCAAATGAAGTTCCCAGTCATCACCTATTGATGATTGTAAGAATTTAATTAGGTCGGCTTTAGCGTTATTGCCGCTGAAGATTTCTATGGTCATTGATAATACTCTGTTAAGTTATTCATTTAAATAGTGTGTATTTGAAAATATTTGCATAAAAAAGAGCTAACCCCAAAACCGGGGTTAGCTTCGATATACAAAGTGCAAAGATAGAAGTCGACTAAAAGAAGACTCCAGCGAGTAGGGGTAAGTTACTCACATATAATAAGGTTATTTGTCTAACCAGGTTTGGATAGGTTTAATCAATTGAAATTTCAATTTATCAATACTATTATCATTATTAATAATTAGGTTTGGATTACGAATGAACTCTCTGGAATCATTCTTAAAACTACAACCGTTTCTTAATAAACGAATAATAAACAACTGCTCTGAATGTAACCCTAAACGAGATTTAACATAGTCAACTTCGACATTAAACCCGCCATCAGAATTCATAAGCAAAATTGACTCATTCGGTTCAGGCTGAATTTCTTTAAGTAAAGCATCGAGGGTTAGCTTAGCAACACCATCTTCACCTAAAGTTGGTTTGATATGGTCTTCTGATTCGCTAATTAAAGCTTCTCGAACAGATAGACCATTGAAACAATCCATTTGAACTTCTTTAGTTTCTCGGTTCTCATTTAAACTTCGAACATAATCTACTTCTAAGTTGTAGCGTTTAGCAACCTCCTGGTAAAGTGTAGCCTTGTAACTTAGTTCAAATGCACGGCCTTTGAAATTCAACCCTTCAACCAATAATGCAATTGAAGTATCTTTACCAGATCCAGGAGGACCATTGGCGATAACTATTTTAAACCCGTTATAGAAACTCCCGTTTACTCCAGGATATCCCTCGACCGGTGCTTCTAATAGATGATCCCCGCAAACTGGGCGAGTCTTTAAAGTCTCTCCAGCAGTAGAAACCGTTCTGCGAAACAATGCACCTGTTTTACAATCTTTTTCTGAGCATTTTGCCATTTATATATTTTCCCATGCTAGGTGACCACCGCCTAATCCAGCTTCATGATTTAATTTAGGGGTGAGATTAACAACCATCTTTTTGAACCAATCAACATCACTAAACATCGTGTTACGATTGAACTTATAATTACACTCAACACCAATATCATTAAAGAAATCGACCATGTAATAATCCACTAAATGTTCAACTTCTTTATATTCAGTATCAGTGTTCGCCAAAGTAGATGCTAAATCCTGCTCAAAGGACAAATACTCTTTGAACTGTTTATTAGCCTCTGCGACAAACTGAGGATCCTTAATTTGAGGGTTTTCTTCTAGAATACCACGAATCAATTCCTTAGCGAATAAGGTTTGAGTTGAAGCATCACGAATTAACTTTTCAAAGATTGGGGTCAGATGTACTAGTTTGGCAGTTTGGCGTGAACCATTGAGAATTTGATAATACGGACCAATCACCATTGTCCAATTGATGTAACCATAGATCGTCATCAAGTTAAGCACAAACTTACGCATGTCTTCAACTGATGCTGTTTCTGCAGTTAATGAATTAAGAAACGCTGTGGTTTCTTTTAACCTCGCGTTACGTTCAACGAAGGTTACATTTGCTGGAGCGATTTGGTCAATTAGACGATTACCACCAGCTATATGTTGACCAAGTGTAACTGCATCAGTTAGAGATTCAGTGATATGAATCCATGCATGATGAATAAGTGCTGATTCAAAACTTTGACGTAAAATATATTGACGACACTCTGGATTAGTGATCAAACGGTAAATTTGTAGTAAAGTAACTTCACCGAAATGACTCACCCTGGTACGATACATGTAAAAAGCACGAGCCAACATTGACTTTTGTGAAACAGGAGCGCCATCATCTTTAGCCGAATTGTTAAACTCGGCTTTATCCTTTTCAAGGCTATATTCGGCAGGCATCCAATGTTGTTCACAACCTGTCAAATACAACCCCCACATCTGATTGTATTTGAACGGTACTAATTGGTTTAAGTCAGCACGGCAATTGATCAGAAACTTATCTGATACATTCACTGCACCTTCTTTTACCATTTGTGCATCCATGACATCTACGATCTTCATGGCTTCTTCCAGAAGCTTCTGGTTAGCTGCTGTAAGTTGCTGCTGAGTCATAGTTGGATTTGTGATTGGTGTACCTTGTACTTTCGCTAATCCCGACTCTTTTAGTTCCTTACGACTTTGAAGTGTAGCTGAATGTTCATCGAACTCTTTGTCAGCTGCTGTAGTGTCTATATTGCTTACTGCTTTTTGAGCTTTGGCAATTGGTGTTTCTGGTTCTTCAAAATCATCCCAGCTTAATAGTGCACTTGACATTTCTACTCCGGTTTATAACTTCATTCATTATGATAAGTTTCTTCATCCTATACTTCCACCTTGTAAATAAATAAAAAAAAAGAGGGAATCCTCTTTTTTAAAACCAACCATCACCATCATCCTCTTTTTCAGTAATGATTGGTTTTGGAACATCGCTCTGAACAAGTTCATGAATTTTCAATGAAAACTCAGCATCGTACTTTGTACGAAACTCGACGCCAAAGATGTGTTCTTCTGTTGTGTTTTCGTTTAGAACGATATGAATACCGTCCCAATGTTCAACTACAGTGTAAACACCTTTTCTTTCCTTATCTAATGGATAACGTTCTTCACAGAACTTCTTATCATCCTCTTCCCAACGAAGACGATTCAAGATGCTGTTAACTTCGCTACGATGGTGGTTTTCTTTAGCACGGATAAGAGCTGCTTCTACATTGTGGCGTTGAAATGTGTTCATGGTAATTTCCTTTTGAAAATAAAAGTTAAATGATACGGTGGTGTATCATGTAAGTAATATATATCTGAAATAAAATGGAATCAACATAAAGAAAAGGGAGTCTAGACTCCCTTTTAAATTATCGCATTGCTCTTGCTAATTTATTAGCATAGTCATTCTTTGCCCAAGCTGGTCCATTGTACGCTTTAACAAATGCTACACAAGTCTTAGGGTCGGTTGAAACCTGTCTGAATGCCCCTAGGAGACCGTTTGCCTTGATAAACCCAGCTAACATCTTCCAGTGCGCATACTCGCTGTTACGAGCATCCCAGAGCATATCCAGAGGATGTGAATAGCCACACTCTTTATACCACTTACCCATCACTTGAAATGACCCAATACTTACAGACTGTAAAGCCCCATCCGGATTAATGCAAGCCGCAGCTGCTAATTTATCCCAGTTATCGTTCATGCCGTTGTTATCGGCATCGACAGTATAACCACCACCACTAGCATTTGATAACAAACCAAGAGTTAACCAAGAAATAGTTTTCTTAGTAAACTTATAAAAGTAATGACGTTCGTAGAGAATTTTTACTAACCCATTATCAAACCAACCGCTTCCTGCTGATTCAACTTTTGCAACTGCTTCAATACGCTTCGTTGTTGATTCAGATAAACTATTTGCGATGATGAGTTTTTCATCATGTGTAATCGCTCTTGCGTTTTTATTAACAAATAGTAAAAGAAAGGTTGATCGCGTGAGTGGGCCACCCATGCCATCCTCTTTTAAAAACGGAATATTTAAACCCTCAGATTTAATCTTTAAGTTTATCCACTGTTGAAAACCCTTGACATCCATAAACACCTCCTTAAGATCTCATAAAAATCCTAAAAAAAAAAAAGAGAACCGAAGTTCTCTCTTAATTGTGTTTAGTTTATACTAGGGTAAATTGTTATTCACCTCGATCACGACGCAACCAACCTTCATTAGGTAGATCCATTGATTGTAAATATTCCTGGTGAAAAGCAACCATGGTTCTCTCAACATACATGGCTAATTGTTTCAATGCAGGCGTGGGGTTGGGTGATAATATTTTCACGGCCCGGGGATGTGGGGTGCGTTTGAAAAACTCCAACGCAGCATCAATATTCGTAGATGGGTAAATAGCCGTGCAGCGTAAACTACAACGCTGATTACCCATCACCTCAAGACGATGTTGGTCGTGATGAATATACATTTGTTCAACGGTCATCGCGATATCAGTTACAATAACCGAGTGAAACATTGGAGTGATCAAGCTCATGTGGATGATTCCTTCACTTTTGTGATATTGGATAACAAATGAGGTTTAAGATAATCCCGGTTCCAGATATTAAGCGCTTCTATAAATCGTTGATCTTGATGAATATCTAACTTCAGTTTATCCAGAGGGTATTGACTTTTGAACCCGAAGAACATATTAAACATTAGTTCATCTCCAGTGGCACCATGATACAGCTCATAATCTCTTCCAGCATATGGGTCAAATAAGGCAAGAAAATCCGCGCCTGTGCGATCTGCTAAATCACCAAGTTTAACACGCCCGATTAAAACATGATATTTGATATCATCGTTTAAAACCCTAAATCGACGAAGTACAACAGTTTCGAAAAACTTAAGACCCAATTCATACTCTGTTTGTACCAACGCAGCATGACCGAGAGCAACATGCCAAATTTTGACTGTTTCATACAGTATGGATTCGTTTACATCTGCCACCGGGAATCGTGTTATGAATTGGTGAAGTTTTAATGGTTGAGTAATTCGATTTTCTTTACCGCACTTTAAAAAGAAATCAATCAAATTAATTTCAGTATCCATACCCAGTTCATTTTTGGCTCTTTGAATACATACATCCAGTAACTCTTCTTGATAAATAAAGTCAATGAATTTTGGATCATTTACGTTTGGAAATACAAGTTTCATATACGATACTCTAAATTGTGTTTAAGTAATAAGCCAGCTTAGCCACCCGGGTGATACCGTCAGTCACATTCCCGCCTTTAGCGACGTCAATAAGAATCGAGAAGCGATAATTACCTCGAGTACGTTCGCCACGCATTGGTAAAACAACCCCTTTGCGATTACAGAGTACTTTAAGCAATTCATTTAAATGATGGTATTTGTTTTCTGAATACGTTACCTCAAGTTGATAAATATACGGGGTTTTAGAAAATGTTAAATCGAATGAGATGACTTTATCTAAAACGTTCTTGATTTGTTCGGCAGTTTTACCTGGGTCGATAATCTGCGTAACAAGGTCTTTCTCAATATAGTTCGACATTTTTGGTTTACGATGTCGAATAAAATTTTCAACATAATCAACCAAAGCCAACTTTTCGCTTCTCCGCAATTGAGGTAACCCACAAGAGCTTGCTAGGGTAGTGGTTAATAAATCCATAATGGCCTGCCTTACATTAACTCAACTGTACGCGTTGTTTTGATTCTTGGTGCATTCTTTACATCGTAAATAATTTGCTCTCCTTTGTAGTTTCCAGTAATGATCATATCAATAAATTTATCGGAATGATTTGATTTATTGGTATCAACAACTTGTTTTGAATTAATGAGTTTATAACTTAAATCAATGAGATGATTTAAGACCCTGATATTATTAGAAACATCAGTCCTCATTTGTTTGGTTGTTGCGCTGCGAAGTAGCTTAACCTGCTCTAACCGTTTGTCACAGGCTTTTGCTCGCATTAAAACAAGATAGTTTTTAATCCTAGCCTGTTTGTTAAAATCATTTAAAACATCGTTGCTCATCTTCACATCCTGTGCATAAAACGGAATATCTTAATTGGCATAACATGTATCCATCAACCTCAGACTCATTTAATGATACCCAGCAATGACAGCATTCGCAAATACCTTCGTAATAAATGGTTGGCATGTATTCACCTTGATAAAATAAGTTAATATCATGTAAATAATATATATTTGTAATAAATTGAAATAGAGGGGCAATTGCCCCTCTATTTTTTTAGATATGTTTTAAACGTTTGAGTTTTTTATACAACCCGCCAGGGGTGAGATTGATCTTTCTTAACTTTAAAGCAGAAGCACAGGCAAGAGAGCAAAACTTTTTATTGTCGCTATGAAAAGGTAACCCAATTGCTGAACCAATGGCGCCTAGAAAATCATATGCTTCCCCATCGTAGAATCCGAACCAAAGTCTTGCGTCTAGTTCAGATAAACTTTCATCTAGATCGAATACATCCCAATGTTCACCGAAATTAATGTTTGCAAAACGTACACCCCCATCACGAGGGGATGAAGAAGCGCAAATTCCATCACTGAAGATTAACTCGCAATGGGAGTAAGGAGAGAAGGTGAATTTGGAAATGATCTTATCGAACACATCACCATATTTTGCTTTATAAAAAGCGATTTGAAATTTACCCACTAAATTCTCCAGTTTATTGTTTGTAAAGGCATATGAAAATAAAAGAGTTGGGAAAATTCCTAATCACTTGTTTGTGTTTGCATGTAAACTCAGTTTAAGATAATTATCTCTGGCATCGATAATCTTGATCACATCAGACAATGTTTCGGCATTTCGAAGACTTGCGATATTATCTAATGGGATATCTTTGACCTTAAGATTGCTTAGGTAAACATAACGATCATCATGTTTGTCAAAACCAATTGCCCTCATCACTGTTTCTTTATTTGGATAGTCAAATTCAATTAAATGATCAACCCGACCTGGTCGGTAAACCGCTGGAGGTAGTTTAGAAATGTTATTGGTTGTAACGGCAACGATAACTTCGTGTAATGGTTTTATCCCATCTAACTCATTTAACAAAACTCGTGTTACTTCATCTATCGAATTGTCGGCAGCGGGCTTGGTTGAGGGGGAAAATAATTCGGTGAGTGGAGTAGGGATAACCACGTCATCAATTAAAATTAAAACCTTACCAAGTCGATCTCGAGCGATTTCACGGATACCTTCACTTAATTTATCGGGAGTCAGTATAACAACGGACAAACTGTATTTAGATGCAAGATGTCTAAACAATGTTGTTTTGCCTGTACCCGGAGGACCATAAAGTAAGAAAGTTTCTTTCCTTAATTTTTGATGTTTGAGGTAATAATCTTCATCATTACAGAAACGATTAAAAATACTATCAATTTTCTGGTAAAGATGATCATCAATAAGTTGGGTTTGAGTACTAAACACTTTAGACACAATCCCTGTACGATATAGCCAATTATCACGCATTTCGTAAATAAGAGGTAAATCATATTCTTGAGGATTTACCTCGTTTAGAATATGTTTAAGGTTTGCTCGGTTCCAAAAGCACGTCTTTAACGTTAGGATTCGTAACTCACCTTTTTCATTTTTAGCTATGGTTAGATTAACAATAATCCAACAACCTAAAGCTTTCACCCAGTGATTACCTTCCCCAGAGATTAAACGTTCGTCTCTTAAGCGAGCAGATTCATTCACCATGAAGGTACGTTGAAAATTAGTTGAAGAATTACGACGAAGATATAACAACACTGCGTCGATTGTTTCCGAACGTGCATTTACATTTCGATCAGAAACTCGCATGTTGATGGTCAGCTGTCTAAGGATCAATTCAAACAACTGACCAGGGATCTTTCTCAACACAATAGCTAAACCCGCAAAGACGGCAGTGGTTAACCATTGATTACCCCCGGTTAAATCATGGATAAAACTTACAAAGAGTTTTATAAAACTAACTATAAAGTCCATTGTTATTCCTGGTAATAGACGTTAAACAAATTATATAGACTTAAGAAGATGTTTAAGTCTATATATTAAGGAGTGACTTCTGATGAACACAACACAAATTGCAACAGTAGCGACTGGCGTTATCAGCCTCATCCAGACTGGACAAGAGATTTATCGTGCTGCAGTAGATGCGATGGATTCAATTGAAAAGCAAGCAACTTTAGCTGGTAAAGATAAAAAGGTCTGGGTACTTGATTATATCAAAAATGAAATTCTAAAAGGAGAAGGTTGGGATGAGTGGGCAACTATCCTATCTAACTTCATTGATAAAATCAAAACAATGTACAACACTGTAAAAGATTTAATCAATAAGTAATAGAAAGGGGCAGTCGCCCCTTTCTTTATGCAGATTTTATTTAACTTGTTGTTTTGTTTCTGTAGCACCAGAAAACCATGAAATTGGTACTTTAGACTCAAGATGAGAAGCATCTGGTTGTCTATATTTTGAAACTATTAACTTGTGGATCTTTGGTTACTTCGTAAAACAAACTAAATAAAAATAAAAGAGGAGGGGTTAACCCCTCCTTAACTTTTAACCATACACACGACGATAAAGACGAGTTAAATCATCGTAGTCGTCGGGGTGTGCATCTATATCGGAAATATCAATATGTTCCATGATTGTAAACAACATGATTTTAATATCGACAACTTCGTCATACTCTAAACTATTCTCTGGTATGTGGGGTAGAATTAATCCTGCTTGTTGATTAGGTGTCAACGTAGTTGGACCTAAGTCAAGTTGAAGTTCCGGGGACACTAATGTTCCTAGATAGCCTAACTTATGATTGAAACGATTCAACGCTTCAATTGTTGAAGTCATCGAAGTTGTCGTTTTGTATTTCTTTCTTTTTAACACAAGCTCGACATCTGCATTGGATAGCAAAGAGAAGTCACTGTATTTAATATCAGCGATGCTTTCAATACTTCGTATAAACTTATCTGATAATGTTTGAGTCCCGGCTAAGACATAACCAACGTATACGTCATTATAACCCAGTTTAATCGAAATTGATTTTACTGAATCAGTAGAGTTTTCCACGACATGATTAACGTAACAAAGTTTTTTATAGTCCTCGTTTACATCCTTAAGGGAAAGTTTCTTTTCCCTTAATTCTTTTCTTAAACGAATGGTTCGAGCAGTTTTTCTTTCTCGTAACTTTTCAACCATTAAACGAGAACGTTCTGGGTCTTTGTCAACTAAAGTTGCCTTCATAGTGACATGAATGATGGTTGTTTCGTTGTCACCGTGCAACGCTCTACTTAATCGACTATTGTGTTCTCCAATCGCATTGGCGAAAACAGTGAGGGTTTTAAACTTGTTTTCTTCTTTAACTTTCTTAATGTAGCTAACACAATCTTCATTCGTTAACATAGTTTAATTTCCTTTTGATAATGAGGGTTTATTTCATTTAAATAATATATATCTAAAAATATTTTAATCTAAAATGATTTGATCAAATCTACATCATTTCTTTTTTAGTAGTTTGATCTTTTCCTTATCACTAGGTCGATTAAGTGCCTGGTAATCAAGAAGTGTTTGTTCTTCATTTCGATACCATATTCCATTTGGATGTTTAACCAAACATTGTGAAAGTTGCAAACATGGGATCTCAGAAGTATGTAATGTAATTCTTCTACTTACTTGAAGATAGTAACGACCATTAGACAATTGTACTTTGCGATAAGAGCCATCATTGAATCGATCAAATAACTCTTGACTGACTGTGAGATCGATGTCGTTGGTATATTCAATTAACCCCATTAACAATAATGAACCACCGTGGGAAACACTAAAGTCATCAAATGTCAATTCGTAGGTTGATGTCCATAATCCGTAGGTTGATGTCCATTGAGTTAGGTGAGTATAAAACCCAGTTAAATTAAGTGGTGGTACGTTATGATTACAGGTTGACATAATAAAATCCTTTGATAATTAAGGTTGAATTCAATTAGATAGTGTATATCTGAAATAAATTTAATCTAAAATGATTTGATTTACATGTAAATAATGTATGTCTGTAAGTTATTACATTTATCTATCTCTAAATGCGTTTGTAAGCGTCGTATTAAGCTTTAATTAAATAAAAGGTAACTTAGCTGCTAAAATCCCTAAGTCCTCGTTAGAAGGACTTAGGTTCAATTCTATTTCAATTTAATAACCTCAACTGAATCAAATCCAATGCCTACAAATCCAGTATACAAAACAAGGTGTGGAACCCAAGGATATAACTCCCCATAAAGCACACTCTCCTGCTTTCGTTTCGTTAATAAACTAACGTTCTCTTCAATGGTCTTCTTAATGTCTCTACGGGCTTTTGCAACCGTATGAATTAAGTCCAATCCCCAAAACCCATAAAACCCTAAGCTTTTCTCTAAAGCAACAATTTCTTTTTCATTCTTTTTAATCTGCTTTTCGTCAATTTCATCCAAATTCCATTCTTGTTTTTCATAAATCAAATCTCGAACGGGTTTACTTCCAACAATGCGATAAGGCATTCCATTGTCTTTATGTAATTGAATGTTTCCTTTAATCCCCTCAAGGCTACTACTCCCAATAATAACTTTGTATTGGTATAGGGTTATTCCACTCTTCCAGAACTTATGTTTCCCTCCATAAAGTTTAGCAATGTCTAAAGGGATAGGATCTAAACTCATTGCAATACCCCGTTCAGGTTTATGGTCAAACCCAAAGAACCGTAAAGGTAAACTCCCATAAGTTAGAATGTCTCGAATATAACGTCCTCCTCCTGCAAGCTTACCCCCTAAACTCCGATCTCCAAATTCCTCCCCTTCCTCTTCTTGTTCTTTAGTAACCCCTTTTCCAACTGCACTCTTTAAACGTTTCAATTCCTTGGTACTATAGTAATAAACAAACCCAGTTTCACTCATGACTCTTCTCTCAATCTAATTAGATAAATTTAAACTCATATAAAATTTCGCAACCCTATCCCAAGGGGGATAAACACAAAATAAACTCAATCAGCATAAAGAAGAATATATCCCCTGTAAGTAGGGATATATTCTTTTCTAAATTTAATAAACTCTATTAATTAGAATTGCTGTTTACTGAGCAATTCTAATTAAACTAACCGAGAAGTAACAACAAGGTTACTTCTCTATAAGGAAGGGAAATAGCAAAGCATATTTCCCATTTATAAAAGCAAAACAAGAGAAAGTAAAAACTTTACAAAAACGTCTAATATGTTTCTAATTTATAATTTCGGAAATAAAGAATATATCGGGGTACTTACTACGTGTACCCCTTATCCTTATCTCTAGTAGATAATTATATTCTATAATTATAATCCTAAGTCTCTTAAGCTTCAAAACCAACCACGCCTGCCCGACCCCAGTTTATCAGCCAACCTTTCGATCATCTGATAAAGTAATTCATAATATAGGTATACCATCGTAACTTTTTACAAATAACGTATCTAAGTTAGATAAAGAAATAGATTTTAATCTATTCTTAACATACGTGTTACGTGTACTCATTTCTTCCTTAAATAACTTAATAGGATAATCATCCACATCAATCCATAAAGTAACTTCTTTACTAAAGTTACAAGTATAACCTACTTCACCTACCAAAGAGTCAAATGTTTTAGAATCAACATACAATGAAATATAATCAATCGTACCTACAACTCTTTCTCTATTCGCTAGTTCAAAGACCTTACCAGCCACCCAAAAAGTAGAGTGTTGAAATCTATCAACCCCTAAAAATGTTTTTAAAGTATCAATGATTTGATTTTTATTAAGATCCATGTTTATATCCTTTTTCATAAAGTGAAAAGGGCAGATAACCTGCCCTTAGTTTACTGTTGTGCCATGCACCACTAACCCATCCTCGGGAAGGTGTCTAATGAAGTTAGGATTCGCTTTGTAATGTGCTTCCTTATCCTTCTTAGAAGTACGGTTAAGTAAGTCTCGATAAGCGAGATGTAACCCTTCATAATTCTTCATACGATCTTGCTGATATAACTCTTTAATTTGTTTAGCTTGTAAGTTTGATAGCTGTACAATCACAAAAGAGAATAATTCAAATCGTACTCGATTAATCGCGTAGATGAGTTTTAGAATTCGAGTAGGGTCAAACACCTTCTCTTTTGTTTTAATTTTAGATAAAGGATTAACTCTCTCAAAGAAAGTTTTAGGTTGAATAGACTCTCCTTCAGCAAGTAAATCGTCTAAGACGTCAGAAGGAATGTTTTCTAAAGACAATAGTTCATTTACTGAACCCATGATCTTATCAAACTCAATCATCGCTATTTGAACAGTTGTTACCCCAACTAGATTTTTAGCTCGATCAATAAAAAAATATTCCGGTAGGATCTTCTCTACCGGAAAGCCCAAAAGATTATCCCAGTCAGTAAACACAACCGCATTCACTGGGCTAAGTATATACTCAATCTTATCGGAGGTCATTCACATCTTCCTCTATGAATTTTGCAATAATACAGTTAATAGCACACACGTGAGGGATTTTCGTTCTACTAAAAATCCCACTACATAATTCAGGGATGATGTAAATTTTAGATTTCATGTCTGGACCAACCCATGAATCAATTACCTCAACCCGATAACTTCTTACCTTCTTTAAACTTAATCGATCTACCCGAGTATAAGAAACTTGTTTGGAGATGAAAACAAGTCTCTTAGCTTTATTACCAATCGGGACTTGTTTGACTACCATGTAGTTGTTGCGTGTTAATTCTACATGGTAGTCAATCGGATAGCGATACTTAACGGTGGTGTTCCAAAACAATTCTAAAATGAAATAAACAAAGTTAAACATTTCACTTCCCCTTAATAAGCACCCTCCATCTGGCGACGGTGATTCACCCGCCGCTTAAACTTCTCAGTTTTCGCCTGTTTCACTAGATCAGTTACCGTTAAGGCTCCAAATGCAGTTCCAGTGTATTGGGATTCTAGCTTGCGAAGTTTAGCTTCGTATTGACTGCTAAGTAAATCATCTTTAACAGACTTTAATAACACTAAGTAGTTTTCAATCTCATCCTTAAGTTTTGACTGCTCTTCTTGTTCTCTTATCTTAAACGCAAGAGAACTATCCCCTTTTTCTAACTTTAACTTATTACGATAGTCCATGGTTTTAGACAATGGATTAACAATTCCGTAATAACTTAAATTCTTACTGTGAATCAATAACCAATTACAAAGTAACCAGGAAACTACTCGGTCATCATGAGAACCATTCGCATGGTCGATCCGATTTCCTTTACGTTGTAGTCCCAAGATTTCCTTAATTGTACCATCGTCATTGATTACAGTTCCACCATACTCACACGCAAGGATCAACGTTTGTGTATAAAGCGCGTTACGAGAGTATTCGCCATTACCTGCAGTCGAGTACCCGAATTGGTCTTTCACCTCAGTATAAGCATCTAGATCACGATGAATGCGATTGTGAAAAGGTTTGTACAGATTCTCTTTCCACTTATCCTCATGAACAACTCGGTTGAAGATTCGTTTAAAAGGATCTTCCCCATTGATCGTCAATCGAATTAACAATAGGTCAATCAATGTTGCCATTTGGTTTTTACGTTCAGGTACCAGGGTCACCTTTTTATATCTAACTAAAAAGTCGACCAACCAATATCCAAAATGAATCAGATTAGTTTCCTTAACCAATAACGTTGCTACGTTTTCTAAATTACTTACATCAGTTAAAGTCACTGCAATTGCATCACGACCTACCGCGTCTGAAGTATCTAGACCAAGGACAAACGTACCGACAGCCATTCGCATTTCAACTTCACGCTTTGGAACATACCAATTAATGGCATAACCTTCTTTGGTAAATTCAATAAAACAAGGTTCTTTGCGAGAAGACTTGATGACCTTAGCCAGATCTTTATCTAATGGAGATTCAGTTGCACCATCATCCCAGATGTTAAAGTAATCCTTATTCGCCTTAGCACCAGTCGCACCATTCTTTTTCAACTTCTCAATTAGCCACTGATCGGTATAACCTAACTGGCGATGGTTAAAGACAATATTGATAAGATTCTTATTAATCGCAGCTTTATCCACCACTATTTTTAATGCATCAATGTTCTTCAGATCGTACAGGTGTTCAGACCACTGAAGACAGTTTGTAACCATGTCATAGTAGTAAGCACCAGAATCATCGGATTTAGACCCTGACGTCGTCGTGTAGATGTTCCCATAGGGTTCAAACTTCTCAGCCGCTTCCGCTTGCTTCGCATCGCCCCCTGGGAGCATCGCATTAAGCGAAACTTCTAGATAGTCAACATAGGGGCCTTCATCGATAATATAGGTCTTACAAGAGAAACCACGACCGACTTTATCTGCATCCGCTTTAGAGTTTTGAGAAACCGCGGTATAGAGTTTATTACTTAATGCGACACAACTCACGGAGATTAAGTTGTTAATATCCTTTTTCGTTGTGGGGTTTAAATAGTCAGGTAATAAATCACGATACGTTTTAATTGCTCTAACGTTATTCTGTCTTAGTGTGTTGTCTTTGGTTAACAACATAATGTCAGAGTTCTCATAAGCGAAGAACAGTAACCAAACGACTAACCAGTTAGATGATGTTGATTTACCCGTCTGACGTGGTTGGGTTAAGTTATAGTCCTGGTGGTTAAAGAAACACCACCATGCGGCAATGTTGCCACGGTTAGCATTTAAATAATATCTTTTACCATTAAACTCGTATTTATCAAACCTAGCAATCTCCCTAAAGAAATACCAGGGATTAAGTTTAATCTCGGTTGCAACTGCTGTTTTAGTTATTTCGTCTAAATCTTCATTCCATGGATCAACGTAACGTAGCGCCGGGTTTAAAAGAGCTAAAAAAAACTTATTATTTTTAACCCCTTGTATTTCCAGCTTCTTGGCTAACTCGACCCATGATCTATTTTGTGTTTCATAATGTACTGTAGCACTAGGGTAGCGACCCCAATCCTCTTCGTAAAGAATAACGTTCATCGCAACCTCACACCACAGTGAAACGCCCAGTCATTGTTACTTTACTATTAAGATAATTTTGGTTTACAAAATTAAATAATCTTAATTGATGTGTGTTAACATTTATGGTTGTTTTTTCATGTGGATTAACTGTAATAAAGTTTATGTTCAAAATAGGGTTCAGACTAACATCGTACTCAAGCAAATATAAAAGCGGAGCAAACCAACCATCAGTCATCGCTTTTGTATACGTGCCAGATATTTGTGTTGCGATCAAACCTTCATTTAAGATCTGATAAATGATCTCGTTGAGAAAAACTGAAACAACCTGATGATGCAATCCCAAAGCCAGTGTTGTCGTTTCTCTAACATAGTTGATTGGCGCAAGTGTATTAAGCGTATCTACAATCACATTTTCCATCACATGCATTCGGTCAACTTCATCAAAGGTGTTTGCATCTGTGTAGCCTTCAAGCGGTTGGATATGTTCTTTGATTTGATAGGGTTTACCATTATACCCAGTTAAAGCATTCTCAGTTTCATGACCATAACAGATCGTTGAAGCGTGTTGGATCTCTCCACCAATGTTTATTTGAACTTCCTTACCTCTAAATATTCTTGACTTATGATCAAATGATATTTTACCACGGTCAACATAACCAGTCTCCAGTGGTTGTGAATGAGAACCATCTAGAGGTAACCCAGATAAACGTATTCTCACTTCATCATTAATTGAAGTAAACTTCTTAAAGATAATGATTTGATCTCGACCCACCAAATAATCAATCCCTTCAATTAACAAACCTCCAGCCAGCCATACGTCAACCCGCTCAGAAGGTAGTGGCATTAGCCCGTCAACATCAGTTACAAAATTAACACTCATGTAACCTCTGCGAAGATTGATGTATCGAACATACGTCACAACGTGACTCACATCCCCACCAATGGTAAAACATCCCACAAGGTTATTTAAATTCAAAACACTTGTATTCCAAACAATGGTTTTATTTACTCCAATTGTTGCAATGGTGTAATGAAGATCTTTTACTGCACGGAACCATTCCTGGTTAGCCACACCATTCTCTTTTTCACAGACGTAACATTGCCATCCATAAAACAAAGCATCAGCGTTTAAAACTTGATTCCCGTAAAGTTTATGGTTACCTTTGAGTGTTCCAAACAATTGTCTAACTAAATTAGATTCAATGTATTTTAAATCTTTATTTTTGAAAGTAACCATTCCTGCGATATTCTGCGTAAGGTATTTTGAGGTTTCTAGTTTATTATCTAAACCATAAGCGATAACTTCAACCTCGGAACGGGTCGGTAATTTCTTAGTACGTTCTCGACTTAATATACTGGTCTTAAACTTAGAGTAAGTATTACCATGTCTTGTAAATGTAGTACCTTTAATTAACGCTGGCGTAAACAATCTTGACAAACCAACGTAGCCATAACCGTCAACAATTCTGTTTTCGTTAAATAAACGGACAGGACTATTTCGCAAAACATTATATTCATTAAGTTCTAGCGATATACCTTGCCACTCAGGGATTAACCCTGCGTCAGAGAGGAAGTTGTTTTTAAGCGTTGTACCTAATCCAGTTAAAACATCTAACCGAGCGTACTGAGAACCACCCATTCTACTGAGTGTGCTTTTTCGAATAACGGCATAAATAACAAGGTCTTCCCCTGTATTTAAGAAACCATGTTTTAATCTTAATTCATTCAATTGAACATCATTGATTGCAAGATGATGATTGGTAACTTGCTGAACAAGCTCAATGTGTCTATTATCTAAAGAGAGTCCTTTAAATGTTGTGTCGTTACCTATTCCTAGAAACAATGAAACATCATGCGGGGATTCCAAAGCAGCACCAATGTTAATGATGTGTTTTCTAACACCATTTTCATTCGACGTCATTGTGGCGCTTGATCCGAAATTATGAAATTGTTTTACCTTAATTGTGCGGTCATAATGTACACAAAGTTCTTTCCCCACTAATGTAGACGCTGCAGCAAGTGCAGAAGCAACCGTCATGATCTTCCCGTTCGCAATAACCCAAGCGGCGAATAATTGATCTGTGTACTTGTCTAAAAAACTGGTGACTTCCGAGGTTGTAGCTAGCATTGCACAATCATACTGAACAATCTTAGAATGCGAGAGAAAATCCCATTGTGCTGGATGTCTTATATCAGCTGCATTAGCTCGGTGATTAAAACTAAAATGTAGAACAAGCTCTACGATATTAATAGAAGCAGTAACTCGTTTACCTCCGTCCAACGGTATTGAACCACCATCCTCAGAGGTCACTAGGAAAACCGGAAATTCTTCTTGCGCTAACGCAATAACCGTTTCACCATAGTCAAAACCTGGAACAACTAAAGTCGCAACGATTAAGTTACAATCAATCGGACTTTTCATAATAAAGACATGGCGGGGTGATAAGGTAACCCCGTTTGTAAGTACTGCATCAATGAGATGATTATCTTTATTGATTAAATCCTCAACACTATACCACTTACCAGGAATAACATTAAACATCCCTAGAAAGTGTGTTGGCATCTGGCCAATGTGATAATAATGAAAAGAAGCGTTACGGACATTTGTTGCTGGCGGTTCATAGTACCGACCAGCAACCCTTGCAGTTCCTTTGAATCCACCCGGCGGTGATACACGGGATGGTTTAATAGTGTGATTATACCCCAGCCCTGCTGCAAACCAAGAGTCTGCTAAAATAGTATTCAATACGAATGGATTCATGACAACCTCTATGTGGACAAAATAATGTTTAATAATTACCCAACGTTAACCTTTGCTAGATAATCAATTGACGTCTTAAAACCTTTAATGTCTGGTCGAGTGATAAACCGTTGAACGAGTTTAGTAAACGGTGTACTTCGCATCCCACGATCATGGAGCGCTGAGTAAACAACTGATGCTAGGTACGGAGGGTACTCCAAACAAACACTCATGATTTCTCGAGAGTGAACACCCATCCACACACCCGAAGTCAGTTGAATTAGAGCGCCAGGATCTAAGTGTTTAATTCTAGGATTATCTGTACTTTCTTTAACCGCCGCACAAAACCCTTCAATGTCATCAAAGTATTCTAAATCTTCTAAATCACTTTCTACGGTATCAAAAGACGCTCGAGTAGAATCAGCGATGAGTTTATAAATCTTAGAACGGGTTTCCTGAGTTAAATCTTCAGGGGTGTTGTATTGACACCAAAACCACCAAGCTGCAATGTTTGCTATTTTTAATTGAGTGATTGCATCCATGTCTAAACGTTTTGCAATCGATTCAGAAACCCAAGAAGCAAAAATACACATGAGCGGACTACAAACATTTCGCAATAAATAAGAATCTGAAGTTACCCAGATTGAATGTAGTAATGCTCGCCGCATTGCCAAAGCATGTTCAGCATAATTTGTAACCACCACCCCGTGTTGTTGAGATGATTTTGTAAAAGGTCTAATGTCTTGAACAACAGTTTTTTGTTCATCACGACGTTGCCCGGTGTGTTCAACAATGTCTAATGGATGAGCAAAAGGTTTCGGGTTGAATTTTAAATTTGTGTATAACAAACGAACCGGATTACCCAGTTCATTATTAGCGGTTTGCATAGATGAGTGTAGATCTATAGTTGCTTCTGCTTGAAGCTCCTGAATGATTTTTTCAAGAGTATAACCGGAGCAACTGAATGTTTGATAAGGTGACTGTTTCATGATAACCTCTAAGTCTACGCTGTAATATTTTAAATATTAATATGATGATGTATAAACGATCGAACATCACATAAAAACACCCTACTCCTAGGAGAATAGACATGGCAGGATATCTTGTCACCAATGCTCAACCACGAGGTTATCCTTTAGGATTTAAGGATGATTCTCGTGGTCGAGAGATTTTAACCCCAATTAGCAGACCGCAATTTTTTCCACTGTTTTTCATTCTTGGACAACGTACCTACGATGAAGCTTTTACCTTAAACGGTGCTTCTTCTGAACTACTTGGACCAGAAACATTTAACAAAGATTCAGTTTACTACACTCATGCAAATGCTTATGTAAAAAGTTTGCTTAAAAAAGCAAACCAAATGATTGTTGAAACTGTGAAATTACCAGGAGCAACCAAAGCATTTTTGCGTTTGAGCGTAGAAGTTATTCCAACAGATTTAGATGTATACACTCGTATTAGTGATGAAAACCTAGGTACTGTAGGTGATGTGGCTGTTAATGCCTTGGGTGCCCGCACTGTCGAAGATACCATTTATGGTTCTAAGTTGGTTCTACATGCCGGTGTCTATGTTTATCCAGCAGGTGAGCAACGCGAGTTCGGTAAAGCCCGTATTCATCAATATCGCGCAGCAGGCGATCGTATCGACCCAGAAGACGTTTTAAGCCCTCTGGTATCTAGCTTAACAGTTGGTCCAGATACATTATCTGCTGAAACAACAATGTATCCTTGGGTGGATATTGAGTTGTCAAGCTATGGTCGTGACGGTAACTTAAATGGTCTTCGCATCTTCACACCAACTACACGTGATGATAATGGTCCACAAATTTCTGATATGAAGTTAAACCGCTCTGCGCTTTATCGTGTCATGTCTGTAAATAAGGAAGACCGTAATGCTTCTCCAGAACCAACTTATTTATTAACTGGTGATGTTGCATTAGATGCAACCTTTAAAAAAGAAACCTTTTCTAAATTAAGTAAAAATCCGATTTCAATCGATCGTACTTTGGTTCCTGCTTATAGCAAAAAAGCAACACCTGCCGGTGCAGCAACTATTGGCCCGTGGGGTCGAGTTAAAGTTTATGAAAATGAACTTGATACTTTACTTCGTATGTTGAACCAGGGTTACATTGTCAATGCCGAAGGTCAGGACATTCAGATTGAAGGTGAAGCCCAATACGACAATCACCCGACTATCGGTGCAACGCGTGAAGACTGGGCTAAGTTGTCTGATCCAGAAAACACTCATTTGCTAAACTTTGTTTCTGGTCGTGACCACAATGCAATTCCTTATGCAACTTTCTCTTTAGAAGATTCAGTTTCTCTGGGTGGTATTACCTTTGAAAATGGCGTTGCTCATTTTGCACGTGGTGGCGCAGATGGCTTGTACTACTATTCTGATGGTCGTCCAGCTAAGGAAGTGAATGCTAAGTTGTTTGATGACGCCGTTCGTGCTCGTCTTAAAGCTTTCGGTATGGGTGATAACAAGTATAAGGATGCTTTAAAATATCCTTTCTCTTGTTTCATTGACTCAGGTTTCTCTTTAGAAACCAAGTTGGAAATGCCGCGTCTACTTCGCCTACGCCCAGATGTTCATATCGTTGCGGGAACTTATGCCGTTTATGACATTGAACAAACCTTAGATCCAGCTGCTCGTTCTATCTATCGTGACGGTAACGTAACTGATACTGAAAACGTTGCCGGTCTTGTTGAGGATTGGGGTATTTGGGCAGATGGTCATCAGTCTATTCAAGACGAAGAAGGTTACGCACAAGCAATCCTTGCTCGCTTTAGTGCGATTCCAGAATCTGATTACTACTCAACTCCAGTCGTTCGTGGCGTAATTCGTGCACACTCTGCACGTGTCGTAGAACCAGATGTTTGGGATGGCTTCTTACCGTACACTTACGAGTATGCGATGCAGTTGTCTGACTTCTGTGGTTCTTCTGATGGTATTTGGCGTACAAACTACGACTTTACGATCAACCCGAACAACATCACAAAGTACATGGAAGATATCAATCACACGTATCGTGAGAATGATTCATTCAGTAAAGCTTGGGGTATGGGTATCACGTATAACCAATCCTTCGACCAATTCCGTTATTACACTCCAGCCGTTCAAACCGTTTATCCTTACGATGACTCGGTATTGAACTCTGCGAAAATGATGATGGCATGTTGTTATCTTGAATACTTAAACATCGTTACACATACTCGTTTAGTGGGTCGTGATGATTTAACTGACGATGAATTTATTCAGGAAACAAAACGTGTCGCTGAAGAATTAGCAGACGGCGTATTCGCTGGTAAATATGTTGTAGAATCTCACCCAGAGATTCTAGAAGCGGATAAACAAAAAGGCTTCATTTGGCGTAACCATTACCACATCTATGGTAACGTAATGAAAACTGCGTTCATCTACGGTGTAATTGCAAAACGTATGTCTGACTACACTGGCAATACGGTGTAATTCAACAATTCATTGAGGGGTTTAAAAACCCCTTCTTTCTAATTTGGAGTTTAAACAATGGCTATTGTTAAACGTGCTCTACCGAGCGCACCACATATTGCCGGGTTAAAAGCACCAGTGGAAGACGCTCGTTATGGTGCACAGTATGGTTGGGGTATTGATATTCAAGAATATCTTAGCCAACACCCATACACCTCTGGGCAGATTATTCCTTTGGTTCTTCGTAATCCAGATGGTTTTCGTTTACTCAATGACGATGGTTTATTAGCAGCAACCTTTAAATCATTGCTCGAAGTTGGCTCACATCGTATCGAAGGTCTTCGTCGTTCTTATCAACCTGAAGTTGGTGAATATGAGATTGGCGGCGCTGGTCATGTGATGCATTACCATTCGAACGTTAAACAAGATCAGTCTGAAGTTACATTTACCATGTATGACCGCAACAATGCATGTATTTCACGCGCATGGGAATTCTACTATCGCACATTTATCTTTGATGCTCAAACTAAAACACCAATGATTATCACGATGGATGGAAAACCAGACAAGATCTTAGCCGATTTCTATTCTTGGGTAATGATCTTCATTGAACCTGACATCACACAAACAAAAGCAGTCGATGCTTACATGATTGCAAACATGTCGCCAAAGACACTACCGACTATTGAACATCGTCGTGACTTGTCTGCAGCACGTGAGATTCGCGAAATCTCAATTACCATGACGGGTATTCAAGATACTTCGTTTGGTACATTAGCAGTTGCGCAAATGATCTTAGATCGTTTGAACTACACTGGTGCGAATCCACAAATGCAACCAGCTCCTCTTGAAGGCGCGGATGCAGATGCTGCTAAACATCCTGGTTATTTGGATGGGATCAATAAAATGGCTAGAGCGGCTATTTCATCAACATAAAAAAAAAGAGTCCCCTAGGGGACTCTTTTTTATGCGGTTGGTTCATAAATCGTTTGCACTACTATGTCAACAATATCCGGGACCCACGCTGTTAATGCCGGTTTAACAAAACTCGTAAAGTACTCACGAGTTGTAATCACAACGGCATGATCTTCCCACATATGCGAAGTGACCTGACGACGTGCAAGACCACGCAACAACTCATCATCTTCACCAACAGTAAAACGATGAACTGACGACATGGTTACATTTGCTAAACCCATTGCATCTGATAAATACTGTTTAAAACTAAGTCTTAGAATAAAACGATCAGTTGAATCTATAAACTTTTCTTTAAATGATTCAGAGTTTAATAAACGCCCTGGGGTATCATCCGACGGATCTCGTTTGCTCAAGATATCGGTAACTAAATTATTAGCACCATATTTTTCATTTAAAACATTCACACTAATGATACCGATAATTGCGCCATTGGTATCTTTAATTGCTTTTGATAATGTAAGTTCCCGAATCTTTCCACCTGTCGTGCTGGTGCGTAAAGCTAAAGCTTTAATTGCATCATAGTGATCAATTAGCCAGGTATCTAAATCAGCGAGAATTGACTCATAGGGGTTTAATTTAGTTAATTTCATGATTCACCTCAATCCTTCTTCATAGAATTAAGAAAAATAAAAGGGAGCCTAGGCTCCCTTTTAAATTATTCGGTTGTAACAGTCATGCGCAAATTCGCATAGCTAGAAGCTAAACGCTGCACGCCTTCCAAGTGAGTGTTGTCACGTTGATGTTCAGCAAGAATGTGGTTGTAGATCGTTTCACCGTTATTATTTACATAACCGCGACTAATTACAGCACGCACACGCTCGCGATCACCGAGGTATACACTTGCGTTTACTTCTTGAAGTTGTTCGTCATCTTCAAATTTGCGATGAGAGCGTTCAGTTACATCGACTAAAGTTGCAGCTAAGTATTCCTCGTCATGCTCTTTGTATTTAGATGCAAGCTCTGGATCTAAACCACTTCGACGTAATGAGCCAGTATAGCTCGGTTCATCATAACTGATTGAATTGTCACGTTCTTTGGCAGAAGCACTGATGTCTTGAATACGGTCGATAATGTTTGCTACTAAGAAATCAGAACGGTTAGTCATTGGGTAGTCCTTTTGAAAAGAATGGTTAATTGAGTGGTTGACTCACGTAGATAGTGTAGATCTGAAAATCTTTACATTAAACAGAGAGTTCGGAGTATAACGTCCATTTTGTTTCAGGTTGACGTTGTTTGGTTTCTTCATTCATATCAGAACGAATTGAGATACGAATTAAGTGTTTTGTATTTTCTGGAACAACCTCAGGAAGTCCAGTAAAGTTCTGAATAATCTTACCCGTCGAATCTTCAATTAAAACTCCTGAGGTTTCCTCTGGGGTAATAAGTTGTTTATCTCCGGCAGCATCTATGGCAAGCCATACCTGCGTACTCAAATAAAGAATAGCCCCTTCTTTGGTTTTAGCCAAGCAAGATGGATTTCGTAATTGTTTAGGCAAGGGTCTAGCACTTGTCCAGTCTAACGCAATTTTATTAGCTACAGTAAGCTCAATTGCCGTACTAAGGTATTCACTCCATTCGGGGTCAATATCTCGAATTAGACCGAGAGCTTCTGCTTTCACAGAGAGTTCTGGTCGGCTCATTTTAATCTCCAATTATGTATATTTGAACAACTGGATGTTTACCCCATAAGTTAATTTAGGGTTCTTGATCATGTTTGTTTTAATCAACACACAACGATCAAATTCATCCGGCAAGTCAAATCTCGCAATATCTGAATCAGAACTAAGTAATTTACTTAACCCTGCGTTTTGTCCAATAATAAAAATTTCGGATTCTGGATTCCGCTCACCGATACGCAATGAGCGATCCAGTTTACGGTCAACAGAAATAGCATTACACCAATCCAACTCGATCATTTTAGACGGGGTAAAGATGGAAGCGTCTTGGATCTTAGTAATAAATCCATCGCTAATTCCTTCCCACTTATAGTCACCAATAATAAGTTGTTGAATTTTACGGGCAGTGATTAACTCAAGTCCGGTACGAACCCCATCCCATCCGTAACCGGAAGGTAGTAGGTTATAACGCTCAAGCGGATTATTAAACCCTGCAAGGTACGTCAAGACTTCGGGTGGAATAACCTCAAGACGTTCTTGAACTAAAAGTCCTTTTAGATAACCATTGGGTTTTTCAACATAAACCTTAAAACGAATTTCAAAACCATCAAACTTATAAACACAAGAATCTTCATTAACGCAGATCTTTGCATAATTTAATTGAATGTCCTTGTTCATTCTCATGTTTTTAAGTTCATGATAAGACAAACGATTTTCATAGAATCCAGATTGGATAACAGGTTCAGCCTCAACCATGTAGGCAACCACATGCTCCTTTGACTGTAATGTTGTAACGTCATCCTCAGCACCGTCAGCACTATAAGTGCGTTTTGCTGTTAAGACCATAGATACATGGTCTTTGTTTGTGAAGTACACTGCCCGTTTATACTTGGTGTGATTACACAGTAGGGGGTTGTTGCTCATTATCAAGCTCCATTTTCTGTTTTACCTCGTAGATAAATTCTAATACGAATACACCGTATTGGTCAGCATGTTCCATGATTGTTTCCACTGGAATAGTGGTTTTAATGTTAGGAATAGTTTGTTTTAAAAACTGTAGATTGGCAGCGTTTTCGTCAGGCTGTGGATTAAAAACACTTGGTTCAACAATAGGTTCTGGCTCACCAAGAACCCCTTCTAAAAACTCATTACAAGCAAGTTTCTTAAAACCAGTAGTTCGCTCTATAATAGGTTTTATTAATTCCTTCCCTTTTACTCTTTCAATAAAGGGGGTTAAATGATTATTCAGAGTGACGATAAAACAATGTTCCTTGGGTTCACCGTTGGTGAAAACGAACGAGTTCGTGACTTTAAAAATAGACAACCCGTCTATACGGTAAACCTCTTTTTCCGCTAAAGCTGGTGGGCAGGAGTAAGAAAAGGAAACAAGCTCATTGGTTACTAGATTAAAACCGAGTCGAACTGCTGAGTCTGCATCTGGGTTCAGACTAAACATAACGAGATCGCTCCCTATTTCAGCAACATTTAAATCACCTAAGGCTTCAGATAGTTTCGCTGGCGAGTCTGTGTTAAACCATTCCATCACACCTGATTTATTAATGGTGCCTAAATCAAGAGATAATCCTTTAGGTTGAGTTTTGTTTAAACATTCCAGATAAGTTAGAAATGCGTAAAATGTAGTTCCAAATTGTGGAGCAGTTTGAATGACGAATTCAGATTTTGTAAAGATTGACATTAACCAACTCCCCGCGACAAGTAAACTTATATTCTTCGTCAAGGGTATCGTAATCAGATTGAGTAACGAACCCTTTCGATATCAGTATATCTCTTGCTATTTTAACATAATCCATAGTGATCATTGAGGTTTGATAAACCGGCTCAGTAAACACAGATAAGGTTAAAAGGTCTGTATCGCTAAGAAGTTCAATAGTAGGTTTACCTGCATTAACAGCGTGGTTAGTAATGCTATTAGAGAATCGACAAGGTAAGTTTAAGTCAACTAGACTACCTCTAATGGTTTGACCAGGTCTAAGCACAACCGTCTGTTTAAATAAATCGAATTTTAATCCACCAATCTCAAACACTCCAGGGATTTCTAAACTACTCAACCAGGAATAGTCGTTAGAGACAAAATCAAAATCCAACACATTAACACGTATATCTCTAAGTGTGAACCATCGGTTGTATGCAAGGAAATTTAAACCCTTTGTTGAACTTATAAGTTGCACACCCCTCACAGATTTTTTGAGCTTTAGATTTGCTTGAGCCCGCCGGTTATCCGAGGGCTGGCAAATATCGCCAATATCTCCGGTAACCACACATCGTAAACGCAAATACATATCAGCTCTCCAGGGGTTGGGGTTTAATCACCATAATCCCGGAGTAGCGGGGGTATTCGACGTACTCCACATTTTCTTTAGGCTCTAAACTAAAACGAACCACGGAGGCATTAATATTGTCAACAACACCATGTACCAATAAACTCGGCTTTTCATCCAAATAGACTTTAGGATAATAACCAGCAATCTCATTTAGAGCTGCCCGTTTATTTTTAATGGTTTGAAGAAGATCTTGTAGTGTAAAAGTACGCATGATTAAATTCCTTGATAATGAAGGTTATGACGTTTGAGTCATGTATATAATTTATATTTGTAATTATTTAGATTAAACAAAAAATAAAGTAGGGGTTGCCCTTACTTTATTTCTACGTTCTGAAGAACCTGCTTTACAAGTTCTTCAAAACTAATTTTATCAAGCTCTTTGACTTTGCTTTCTGAAATTTCAATTATTACGTTCATGGTATTATCTCCAATGGTTTTGATTAAGAAGTTATATATTTTCACCTTAGCAGGCAGATAGTTTTATAACCCCAAACTATCAATACGGGTTTTGAAATTATCCATTAGTTGTAATGAACAGTTTCAGTGAAGTCGATAATATCAATCCCAAACTGATTAGAAAACTCGGTGCAGAATATTTCTGCTAGTTTGCACACGTTGTATGATGTGTTACTATTAGGTGGACAGATAACAACCTCACGGTTGTTGACTTCTACTTTGTCACCATAAAACGGATTACCAACATCGTTCATAACGTGTGTAGCAAACTTAATCGCTGTCGCTGCGGTTTTGCAGCAAAAATGAATACCAAAGTTAGACGCAGCGATTGCATCTATATTGGCTTGAATTTTAGCAATAGTTTCAGCAGTGTCAACAGTGGTAGAAACAGTATTCATGGTAATTTCCTTTTTGAAAATAAAAGTTTAATAAATGGATTTATTCATGTAAGTAATATATATCTGAAATAAAATGGAATCAACATAAAGAAAAGAGAGGAGCCTAGGCTCCTCTCTTTATTGTATACGGTTCATTCCAGGTGCAACACTTGGGAATACCAATCCGGCAACCGACCCCACTGAACGCAATGCGCGCCCTGGGGCGGATTCCGCTGCTGCTAATGTAAAATGGCCAGCGCTAAAGAAAGAGTCATATTGCATCATTTTCAATTGCATTGAACGATGAAGTTTACGAGTACTCATTGTCATATCTGCAACACTCATCGCAGTTAAAACATTTAAGTATTCATTGAATGCGTTATCGTCGTCAAAGATAGACAATGCATTCAAAGGGTTTAAGATCATCCCACCTGTATCAATTGGAGCATGAACACTACGGTTTAAATCCTTAATAGTCAAGTTAACATCAATACCTAGGGGTTTTTTTTCATGGTTAAATCCAACATTACCAACCCCGTGTGTAATCTGTAAATTATCAATCATCCCTAGTTTAGTTGCCGAACGACCTACTGAGTATAGCTGACAGATAAACGGAGAAGCATAAGATTGACGACCAGTTGAGATTGGTAACGCGCCAGCCAACAACATAGATAATGGAATATACAAATTCATGTAACGTGATAACGCATTCCCATACGGGCTACGCAAATGAATGTCGTATGACTCTGATGGTAGGTTAGCCGATGAATCCTCCCAAGTATCTGGAATATCAATAAACGAAGTTCCCGCCATTGACACCAAACCCATTAACTCTACACCAGATGCAAACCCTAGAGCCGCATTTTTAATACCAGACACCAAAGTATCAACTCCTGGGATCCCTGTGGCGCCCTGTGAAAAGTTAAACCTCATTTTAGAAGCGGTTGATGAGAATCCATTGATTGATGACTTAATCTCAGGAGTTGACGTTGAGTTACTGAAGCTTGCAGAAACAGGACCAGTCGCATTTACCTTAAAGCTCACCCAAGAAAAAGCCCCCGCGTACCCTGCTTTCGCATCACCAGCTAATCCATTCCACCAGCTTTTAAACCAACCATCTTTCGGTTTGACTTCTTTGGTTGTTGGGTCAGTAATTAGTGTCGTGTCAAAAGTGTCATATGCTTTTTCACGATCTATGGTCGCTTCCCCATTCGCCGCAGTCGCAGCGGGTGTTTCTGTGGCTGCAGGCGGCGCCGTGCTTGGTGTTGTTCCGGCATTTGCTTGGTCAGCAGTAGTTGTACTACTTGCCATCGCTGTCTTCAGCGCTTTTTCAGCTTCACCATTAGCTTGGGATGTAATTGCATCCGCTTTACCATCATGGTAATCTTTACCGGCGTATTCACCTTGATGAATTTCTCTTAATTTGTGAATATTCTCCTCCGAGTTAACGTTATATTTTTTAACATACATAGCCTCAATCAATCGAGTGACCAAGGTCTTAGGGTCATCGTTTTTAGCCAAAGTTTCAATAAACTCACGGCGAGCATTCGCAAGACTTTGATAACGCATTGCTATTCGATAGACATCGACCCCGCCGTTTTCTAAAAACAACTCAGGACAAGCTGCATGTGCTGCACGCATAAGTCGTTTATCAGAAGCAACATTAGACGGTTCTAATGCAGTATTATTGGCTTCTAAATTGTTTTCAAAGTTTGCACCGTTTTGTTTCACACCATCTGCAAGTGTACGTTCAGAAGTTGGACCATAGCCACGGTCAACAATCCCTTCAGATACTGCAAATGAGTTTGCAATAAAATTAACTCGGTTCCAATAAGGATGCATTGCGGGTTTAAAATTATAGTACTTAGAACCCTGACGGTTGAGTAAATATTTCATTACTTTACCAACTAGAATAAAAGGTAATAAGCGTAACCCAACAACAAACCCAACAATCTGCCCAACAAAGAATGAAATAGGCACACGACCAGTACGAGCCAAAATACCAGCTTCTACATTCGAAACTGATGTAAAGAATGAAAGCATCCCCCGAAACGTCGGAACTCCAAATTGAAGGTGAATGATCTGTGCAGGTTCATCAATCTGATCAGACCAATACATCCCCAATCCAGCAGGTCTGGTTCCTCGAATGTTTTTAACATTCAACCCCGTTGCTCTAGGGTCAGCAAACCGCGTATAAGCAGGCGGCATGTTAATTGCTACATTCCCACCGATTCGAGTATCGGTAAACTTACGATGTGCGCTAGATAACATCATTGCGCTATAAGCGGATTTGTCAATGTTTTTAGATGATAACATAAAACAATTTGATAACCAATCACTGTCTTTAATTTTTGGACTACCGGACAAGTTCAAAAAAGAAATTGTCATAATGCCTCCTCGTTAAATAAAGAAGGGGCATCACCCCCTTCTTTAAATTTAAAACTTACTCACTGAAATTGGAGCCCTTGGTTTTTGAAGATCTAAATTACTTTTATTACCAGACAACTTGTTTCCAATTGCCTCAGTAATTGACTTGCCGATTTGCTCTCCAATAGATTGCATATCAGCAGGTTTTTTCATCTCCTCTAAACGTTGTCGTTCTTCTGCAGAAACGGGTTTAACAATAAAGTCTTTTAACTCAACAACCGCATTTCTAATCTGAGTTTGTACCTCCAACTGTCTTGTTAAAATATCATTAGCTGACGAAGAACTAATTGAGTCGGTTTGTTGTTGATTAGAAACAGTGTTTGTCATTCCATAGCCAGCAGCATTAACCACGGCGTTAACAGAAGCATTACCCGTGTTGGCTGCTGGCGCGTTAGCGGCTGGCGCGTTAGCGGTTGACGTGTTAGCGGAAGGGGTTCCAGTCGGCGCCATGGCGCCGCTAGTGGTTTCCTTGGCTTTTTCAATCTGAGGAGCAGGGCATCCATCCCGTTTAACAAATTTGTTCTCGATGTGCCAAGTCTCTGTCAACTTCCCACTTGCAAGTCTCTTCATGAGAGGGCGACTGAAACCCCATTTTGCCAATAAGCCTTTTTTATCAAGTTCATCAGCATTTACAGTATTGATATCCATTGCTTGTCCGAACCCATGACGAGACGTACCAGGCTTAGCGGCCAACGGACCTTTACCAGCACAAAACAACGCGTACAGTCTTCTCTGCTCTGCCAATGTACGAACACCTTCATTAATCTGAACAACACCTAAACCCTTCTGTCTAGCTTCACCCAACATCGCCCAGAATAAAGTCATAAACGTCTCATTCATTCCAGCCAATGTAACTTTTTTATCTTTAAGCCTATGGTGTAATTTGCCAGCAGCAACAAGTTCAGGAGTGGCCTTAGCCAGTAGGACTTTTAGATCACCACCAGCAGCAGCGGCTGCTACCTTAACAGCGCCTGTGGCAGATGTTGAAGCTTTAGTCGGATCACTTCCTCCGATACCAATCATCGGTACACTTGAGGAGCCTTTAGCTGCAACGCTTGCTTTAGCCCCAGCTACCACACCAGCCGCAGGAGCAGAAGCATTACCTGTGTTGGTAGCTGGTTTCTGTGGTGCAGATGTAGTCCCCATGGCTTCAGGATTTTGACTAGGTTGAGTTTCGCTACCTACGTTTACCATTGCCGGTTTACCATTGCTGATAGATTTTACAGCACGCAGAATTTCATGTTTAACTCCTTGTTTCGCCATTTGGCTACCTGGGTAAATTGAGGCTTGAGTAAAATCAGAAATCCAAGCGCTTCCAGTAAAGATACATACGTGACCATACGGTGTAGGTTTACCTCCAGACATATAAGAACCTTTATCAAAGAAACCAATATCACCCTTTAATGGCTTAATAGTGTTAATATTGCCAACTACAGCCCAGCCCATGGTTTTTAATTTAGCACCAAGTTGCCACGCATCGCCTAAACCAGCAGGAATTTGTTTCTGTAAATCTCCAGCTTGCAGAGCTTGTCGAACATACAAGGCACATTGTCCGATTTTTAAACCAGGTTTAAAAGTACCTTTGGTTTTTTTACTAACAAATTCAGCGATTTTATCCAAGTCCCACTGGGCATCCTTAGCATTTATTGGGGTGGATTTAGAGATGGCTTGCGCTTTTGCCCCCGCTGCTTTAGTAGGATCAGTTCCACCAATACCAATCATCGGTACTGATGAATTTTTCACACTACCAGCATTACCGGTTACCGCAGCATTTGCTCCAGCCACCACACCTGTTGCTGCACCAGACATAATCCCCGGCTTAGCGATGGTTGGTGGTATTGCTCCAGCTGCGGTTGAACCCGCCGGTGATGTGCCTACGGAAGCACTAATAGACTGTAGATATTTTCGACGTTTATCGTCATGAGCTTTCCAATCAAAACTTTTACCATTCTTAAGTTTAGTCTGACCATAAGCCCAAACGATATACTTTTTACCCAACTCTTGAGCAAAACTCTCAGGATCACCATTAGGATTGTTTAAGAAATTAGTTAACCCTTTAGCATAAGGTCCTTTCATTTCAGAAACAGCAAACTTAGTCTGAACATCTAGAGCAGCTTGACCTTGGACCATCTTCCCACTCGCGTCTAACAACCCCTGATTTCTAAGTAGCGCAGCTAATTTCTCAGCTCGTGGACCATTCCAAGAAATCATCCCGATGTTATTAATCGCTTTACCCCCGGAGGCAGGGTCAACGTGGGTACCAAATATAGTACTCGGGTTGTAGTCGTTTTCTCGCCCAACTTCAGCAGTAATTGCTTTTGCTTGGTTAGGTGTTAGTCCAGCTCGGATGAACGACTCATAAACTGCTTTTTGCATTTCACCAGTCTTACCAGTTAAACTTCTCCACCCCTTGGAGATTACATCTCCAGCGCCACCAACTGCTGACCCAACTGCTGACCCAACTGCTCCAGCTGCCTGTGCTGCTAAGCCAACTGGAGTGGCATTCATCACGACGTCCTTAGCAGCATCTGCCATGCCACCGGCATCTAAGTTTGTTATAGAGTTCCATGCATTTTTCGCCCAACCTTTCACTCCTTCCCATTTTTCACTTAAAGATTTAAATGCTTTATCCATCATTGTAGAAAAGGATTTTTGCATTCCACCAATACTAACGTTAAAAACATCACCAATCTTCTTCGCTGTCCATTTAAGCCCCATGACAGCAGCGCCTAGTGGACTAGCAAACATTAATGCCTTCTTCGCCGTATCAAGCAAACCACCTTCTTTCTTCTCCTCAGATGCTTTTGCTTCCTCCTTAGATTTATCACTTGCAGGAACAAGTTCTCCAAGAATTGATTTAACATCATCGTACTTATCACAAACATCATCAAAGTCGTAATCAGTTTCATCCGGATCTTCAAAAGGTGATACTGGAATGTTATACGGGTTCATGTCAGTCTGGTTCTTAAAGTGTACATTCTCTAAGATAGACAGACGATCAGCAGCAGTAACACTAGTATCAATGCCATCAAGTTTGTAAGTTTTCTTAATCGCGTTCATCTGTTTGACGTACGATAAGTAAACCGGTTTAAAACGACCCAGGAACCACGCTAAGAAAGACTTATTACGTTCAGCATCTCCAGTTCCATATTTCAAACCAAAAATACCAAATACCCCATTAGGGTCAACTTGATTACTGATATTAATACCATCATTACCACTAACAAGCATTCCAGATAAGTATCCTTCTAACTGAAGAATTGGTTGCATTGTTTTATCATCAATTGGGCTAAAACCATATTGAATCATACGGAAAGCAGATAAAGGACTTTCTTCTAAAGCGTTCCCTTTTTTCCACCAACCTAATGCTTTCTTACCTAGCCAATAACTCGCAGCGCCAACCGCAACCCCACCAAGAATAGCCCAACCAACTGGGTTAGTTAATAAGGCAGCCCCAGCGGACATTGCCATGCCACCAACACCAGGGATCATAGAAGCAACACCAACGGCACCCAAGGCAGCACCCATGTAGTCTTTCTTAACTACAGCATTGCCTTCCGAATCTACGATTGGATCACCATTCTCATCAAACTGCTCTTCGCCTTTTAGCCCCTTGTAGATAGCATGTGCGCCTAAAGCAGCACCACCAATACGAGCAACTTTACCAAGACCACCTATGCCGTTACCCATCATACCACGACCGCGTACAGCGCCCATGATTTTAGTACCAAGCCATGGAATCAAGTTCATTAGTGGTTTAAACACCAAACCGGTCAATGACTTTTTAAGAGCCCAGCTAATTCCTTTAACAGCTAATAAACCAGCAGCCATTGAACCTAAACTAATTTTAGCACCTAAGGCTTTAACTAATCCAGCAGCGGCTAATCCCATGAAGATGAATTTTTTACTAAACCAACCAAACATGGTTTTTAGCCAACTAGGTTTAGCAGGATTTTCATCCCCCTTCTTCTTCCCAAGACCTAACGCAGAACCAAGACGACCAAACCAACCATCCTCCTCTTTCTTCTTGCGTTTCCACTGCCAACTTCCAATTCGGAAGTTACCTTCTTCATCAGTGAATTTACCTTTCAACTTGTCTTTTAATCCACCAAGCTTAGAACCAAGTTTACCTTTCAGTTTCGAAAACTTACTTTGTCCACCTTGTTGTTCAGGTTTCTTCTTCTCAGCTTTGAACTTCTTCCCTTTCTCATCAAACCAAACACCTTGGTTCACTGAACTCCGTACAGCAATAAAACCTAAACTGTTCAATAAAGCAACGGTCATTGGTTTATCGGCAGGGGCTGACTTGCCAGTTTTCAGACGGTATACAGTAAAACCTTTTTGGATCTCAGAGAGGTCAGAGATACGAGACACTGTTGCATCTGGATTATCAGTATCAAGATTAACCTGGTAAAGTTCCCAGTTCTTAATCGCATCTAAATCAAATGCAGGAAGCAATCCACCATCAAGTGGGTCTTTATAGTAGATCACCTTGTTGCTGCCTGTTTGGGTAGGAGCTTCTTCAGTTACTTCCTCAGCTTTCTCTTTCTTGAAACGGTTCAAGAAGTTTTTAACTCGTCCTTTAGCGCCATCCAGTCTATTCCCCAACATTCCTTTAAAGAATGAACCACGGAGGAAATCTACTTTAACAACTGGTAACGGTTTACCTTCTGCATCAACAAAACCTTTTTGAAGATCTTCAGCAGTTAACACCACTTCAACAGAACCATTGTCCAATGTTTTAATGACTGGACCTTTAATCATGTAGTGGTTGGCAAGTTTTTCACCAGTTGCCTGATCAAGGTATAAACCCTCGCGGAACTCTTTTGCGTAAAGCGTAGGAGTATCCATTTTGTCTGCCAAGTAAACATCAACAGCATCTGCTCCAGCTTTGCTGAAGTTCTCAGCCATCTTCTTCGCAGAGAACGCTTTAGCCTTATCAAACATCTTCTTACCGAAGGTTTTGATTCGACCTAACCCCAAAGCTTCAGAAGCAATACCGAATAGACGTTGTCCAATCCCACCAAGCTTCGTTGGTTTAATTGGTTTCCCATCTTTATCGATTAAGTTACCCAAGTCTTCTGCAAGCAAAAGGTATTGACCATTCTTCGTCATTACCGGACCATCAATGTCCAAGTAATCCGTAAGTACTTTCTTACTCACAGTGCTGAGATATTCACCTGCTCTAAAACCAACTGCGGTCAATATAGGTTTATCACCCTTCCCAGTGACATAGACGTCAATCACAGTTTCTTTAAACATACGCTGCCAACGTTCTGCAGCAGTTAAAAGAAGATCTGCACCTTTGTTAAGGTATTTATCAACATGTTTCTTGGCATACTTGTTATACGCTTCAACGGCTTTGTTACGAGCAATATTGCGATAACGTGCTAAAGAACTAGGATTAATTCGATTACCTTCTTTATCCAGTAAACCTTTCCCTAACTCTTCATCGGTTAAAACAATGTTACCTTGAGTATTGACAACTTCACCATTAATGTCATGATGAGATTCAAGTACACGACCAGTGGCTTTGTCAATGTACATACCAGATTCAAACCCAGCAGCACTTAAACGAACCAATGCAGGATTCACGACCAGGTAGATGTCAATCGCAAGTTCTTTCCACGCTTTTTGCATCAAACCTTTGGCTTGGTCATAACGCCCTTTTAAAGCAGTCTTGTTAAACTGCTCTCCAGCAAAGTTTTTAATTTCACCGTAAGCACCAGTAACCTTGTTTTTACCAAAGTTATAAACCTGCTTTAAGTTATCTGTGGTTGCTGTATCTTCAGTTCCACCATTTAAGAATGTCTTTAAACGATCCTTAGCTTTTTTGTAGAACTGTGATCCTAACGCTTTGGCTAACTCCGCCACAATCTTAGTACGGTTCTCTTCACGAAGTTTCGCTTTAATTACCGTTAAAACTTTCTTGTGGGTAGATGCATCACTTGCAATCAACGCGTTTTCTGACGCATTGAAAATCGAGCTATCTGTAGCAGTCATCAATTTAGAGTAGACAGATTGAAGTTGTTGTTCACTCATTCCATTTAAAGCTTTGTAAGCTTCATCAAAAATGCGTTTACCTTCTTCAGTGATTTCAGAAGCAGCAGCTTTAATCTTTTCTTTGGTCTTAGAGTTGTCTCGACCTTCTAAACCTTTAACCTTATTTGCAACCCAAGCAGAACCTGTACGTGCTCCAGCAGAGAACTTATCTGCACGGAGTTTCTTCTTAGCCAAACGAAGTTGTTGGGATTGATCCTTACGGAACTCCTCCTCGTCTTCGTACCCCATTGCCTTATAGTAGACAGGGTTAACTTTACCATCTGGTAGGAAGACAGGTGCTTTGAACTTGTTCATGAGTTCAAGGAGGGTTTCATTATTCTCAGTCGTGGTTGCGTCAGTAACGAACTCTTGACCATGAACAATTGCTAGTTGACCTTCATCAACCGGAGCATTCCCCGTGCTACCGCCCTTGTAAGCTTCAAGGTAAGACTTTTTACCTTTTTTCTTACGGTTCTTCCCGCCTTTAGCAAATGAAGGAATAATACCACCTGCAGCGCGTGTGGCGATACGCCCAGATTTCTTCCCTTCTCTGATCTCGTCATTGGTTTGGAAAATCAAAGAAGAGAGAATGTTCTTGATCTTCTTCTCATTCGCTTTTTTAGAACGAGCGTCTAACGTATCATTGTTAAGAAGCGTTTGTAAAATTGCATACGTCTTATCATCAATACGCGCATCCGAATTTAACCAGTCATCAATTGTATCCTGCATGTTCTCATTATCGAGTTCCATGCGGTTACGTGTTTCTTGTTGACCTCGGTTATTGCGATAAGATTGACCTTCCCCTTCTTTTAGTTTCGCGATTTGTTTGTAATCCATACTTGTCATTTTCCGTACGATTTTCTTCTCGTAGTCAACTGACATGTCTAGGTTACCAGAACCATCACGGGTAACTAACCCCATCTCCTCAAAGACTTTGCCTTGCTCAGTATTGGCAATGCGCATCAATTCGTTGATGTCAAACAAAGGACGTGACGCTAATTCATCAATATAAGGTTTTGCTTTTTTAGCCCACTCAGCGTATTTAGGGCGACGCATGATAAGTTTACCTTCACTTAGTAAACCTTCCTCAGCGTACTCTAAATCCTCTTCGTGGATGTCAGCGGCAAAGTTTGCCAATTGAATAAGTTGTGCTCGAGTAGCCTTATTTTTAAAAGTATTAATTTCAAGCATAAGGTTGTAGAACGAGGGTGAACGAGAGGACTGGATTTTATTATAGATCCAGTCCTTTAATTCATTTCGAGCATCTAAAGTTAAAAAGGCAATTGGGTCATAGACTCTTAATACATTTTCCATTGCCATTGAAAACTGTTCAATGTTTTCCTTTTTAAAGACTTTGGTAAATGCGCGATCTTTTACATTCTGATCGTTATCGAAATCTTCTTTATCCCAATCCCACGATTTCTTTTTATAGTCTTTATCGCTGTTGCTACCAATTCGAGTTAGATAAGTTTCTTTGTGAATTAAACTTAACCAACCTGGAATAACCCGCTCTACGGTTTGTTTGAACTTAACGTCCATATAGGTAGCGGTATCTAAGTTATCGGATAACGAATTTCGTAAACGAGTTGATCGGGTCGTAGCCGCCTGATTTAAACCTAGAAAGCTTGATAAACCATCAAGGAGTTTATTCCCTGTCTTACCGGTAATTAGAGCTTCATTACCAAGGGTACCTGCATTGGCAATAAGAGAATTTAACCCTTTACCAAATTTATTAATTTTAGTATTCGCACCTAACTTATTACGAATATATTTGGTCGCTTTACCAGTAACATAGTTGTAAGGTTTGTCTAACTTAGAGTCGGCAAACATCTGCCCGAACATACCGAGAAGAGAGCCGCCCCCAGATTCTTGTTGACTACTTGCGGCCTCCAACATCCCCTCGATGTTTGTACCCATGTCTCGAGTTAATTCAAGTAAACGATCCTTGACTCTAGAAACAATTTTACGGCGCATCGTTGACATCTTACCATCGAAATAAGACGCAACATTTCCAAGCATTTTTTCTTTAAAGATTTGTCCAGCCAATTCTGACTGGTTAATCTTAACCGCGTCAGGTAGGGCGGTATTTTTATGAATCTCTTTGAGCTCTGAAATAGCCTCTTCTTTATATGTCCGTAATAACTCGGTCTGTTTCTTGGACTCGATAAAGTTACGAATATTAAATTCCAAATTCTTTCTTTGATATTGAAAGGTAATTTGGTCTTGGTAAGAGGTTTGATTTTGTAACTCTTTAAGGATACTAGTTAAATTTGCAGTTCCTTTTAAAGTAGCCGATAATGTTTTTGACTTAAACTCTTGATCACTTTCTTTTTCTTTTTGATCAACTTTATCTGTTGCAGCTTTCTCTTTTTCAGCCGGAGAGTTTTTATATTTGGTGAAATCACCCATGAGGTTCGCAGTTAACGCATCGTCTTGATCTACTGCTTCTTCAGCGTAACGACCCCGATCTTCCTCATTTGCCCAATCGGCAAGTTTCTTTAAACGTAAGGCGCGTAAAGTTCCCTCTTGAGATTTTAAAAGCTTTTTAAAAGGACCTTTGCTTTTTTGCCATTCTTTAGAGACTTCATATTTGATTGAATCATAATCGTCTTTCATGTCAAACGCTAAGTCTACCGCGCTACCATAAGACCCAGGGATTGCTTGTTTTAATAAACGTTTACGTTCATTACGATCTTCAAATTTTGCTTTATAATGGCTTTTAGCGTAGTTTTTACTTCTTGAAAAAATGGATGCTTTACGATCACTGGAAGGCCGATTATTGTCCTCGTACCCCATGTCATCATCGAGTCCGAGGTCGAGTTCCTCGAAGTCATCTATATCACGTTTAGCCATGATAATAACCTCATTAATTTATCCTATACACATGATTTTGCGAAAGGTGTCGTATGTCTGAAAAAATGGTAAAATTCGATATCAGTATTATGGATACCAATACCGATCGATTTAAATATATTAAACCCGTGACATCACTTGATACGTTTCAGGGGATGTCAAAAGACTTTCATGAAGAAGGTCTTTTTTCAACGTCCATCTTTGGCAAGATTGGTACTTCGGATAGAGATGAAAGACATTCTTACCTTGACCTTAGAATTAATGTTTTCCATCCAAAGATTTTTGCCCTACTTTGTTCCGTGAAGCAACTATATAAAGGAATTATGTCTGGTTCCACCTATGCGGTTTGGAGTGATGAAGAAAAGGACTTTGTAAAAGCAACAAACCTCACTGGGGAAACTGGATTTCATTTCTTCTTAACTCATTGGGAAAAAATCGTATTTGTTAAAAACGACTCTGACATTCGACGTGAAGCTATTGACGATATCCTTAAGTTTAAAAAACTCGGAACCGCATTAGGTAAACGAGTAATGGTTATCCCAGCTGGTCTTCGTGATATCGAGATGAATGACGAAGGTGAAGTAACTAAACATGAGATAAATGATCTTTATGTTAAATTGCTAAGCATCTCAAACTCTCTACCCAACTCTGGGGATTTGAATTCCGCCTTAAACGATCGCCCTCGAATGGCGTTACAAAACACATGGTGTGAGCTCTACGAATATTTATCTACCTTAGTGGGTCGTTTAAAGAAATCGTTTATGCGTCGTAAGTTTGCAACACGTAAAATCAAATATGGCTCAAGAAACGTTATCACGTCTAATGAGAATACCGCACGGTTTATTGATGATCCTAAATCATTAAAGTTTAATGAGACAGCAATTGGTTTATACCAAGCAGCTGCGGTCTACGCGCCCGTGTTAATTCATCAGCTTATCAACGGTTACTTACAAAACCTACAAAGTCCAATCCCAGGTAAAGTAAATCTAATTAATCCTAAAACACTCACACGCGAAGAAGTTACAGTTAAACCCAAGTTAATTGACCGTTGGTTAACACCAACGGGTTTATCTAAAACAATTGATTCTTTATCTGATAACCATTTAAGAAACACCCACATTATGTTGGGTGGTTATTATCTAGGATTGGTTTATAAAGATGAGAAACATTTTAGATTAATTAATGACATCAATGATCTTGCGATCGAAGGGGAAAAGGTAGAGGGTCGAATTGATATTGACATTAAGAACGTCTATCCAGTCACCTACGCCGAATTGATGTATATCCATGGGTATCGTTTATTTCCAAAATACCCAGCGACTGTAACTCGTTATCCGATTAACGGGTACCGCTCAATCTACCCGACCTATCCACATGTCTTAACAACGAATAAAGATTTGGAGTTAATTGAGTTAGATGAGACATTTACACCCATGGAGTTTGTTGCACACCACTACCCAAGAACCGATGATGATAATTGGTTTGACTCAATGGCGGTGCATCAAACAAGACTCGTTGGCATCGCTGGGGATTTTGACGGAGATATGTGTAACTACAACCCTGTTCTAAGTAATGAAGGGATTGCAGCAGTAGAAAAATATATTAACTCAGAAGCCAGTTATTTAAATTCTTCTGGTAAATTGTTAAATGATCCATTCTCAGCAGAAGTGCTTGCGCGAGTATTATGGTCATTATCCGGAGATCTAGAATGATTCTTTACCCTAAGTTTTATAAACAGACTGGAGTTAGATTCCCAAAGCAATTAAAAAATCCGATTCTAAACAATATTGCGAATTTTGAATTTCCAAAGAATTCATATTTTCATTTCACAGATCAAGACCCAGATGTGGTTAACGTTGGGATTGCTGAGAATAATAGTTTCTTAGCAAATTTAGACAAAGCTGCAAAAGTTGTTTTATTCCACCAGACCAGTTATGTTGATTCAGTGGATATTAACGCTTTTCGGGTCACCAGAGATACACTTCAAAAACCGATGATGATTAAAGATTATCATCGGTTGCACCCAGGGTTTGTTAAAGGCTTTGTTGACACTTCAAAAGTGGGAATCATCAGTAACCTGCTTGTAAAGAATCATACTCTAGTTGGCGCAGAATTCTTTTATGTTAAAACTGTCTTAAGTGAATATGATCGTTTACGAAATTACTGGAAATCAGTTTTTCAAGACATTGCAACAACAGAGGTGAATGACCAGCGACATCACTTTGTTGCAATTCGCCTACCTTCAATTGTGCCTTCTCGTTCGCAGTTGATGAAATGGGAAACCGAAAATAAAGAAGTCAATTGGAAAAAGTTTAAAACTGAAGAGCGGTTCCTTTATACTGAGTTCTATTCTTGGTTAACGGGAAGCACCGAATCAGTTATTCCACAAGACTTAAAAGCGTTAGAACGTTTAAACGTTATTTTTTATTTTGGTTTAAACTACTTTGTTGTTAACCTAGGATTGCTTAAGAGTTGGATTATTCCAGAAGTTGGCAAAACACAAAAAACTCAAGAACTCACCATTGTTGATGTTAGAAAATGGTTTCTGTTAGGTACAATGAAAATCACAATGGGTGATACTTCAGTTGATTTAAATATTGAAACAACCGAAGAAACCCAAGAACAAATGGAAGACAATGCTGATGAAGATGCTTACGAAGACGATAATGATCTTAGCGCTGATACTGGCCCATCCGATTTGGGTAGTTCCAGTATTGGGCAACGCCAAGAACGATTCAAACAAACGGAAGAGGCTTATCGAAACTCCTCTTCTAACACAGTAAACACTGTCGAACAACTTTTAAAGATTGGGTTAGACCGAAACGCAACACTTCAAACCATTAAGGCATCTGAGGAAAACATTTTTAACTCAGAAGCAGTTGATGAACTCGACGAAGATGATTCTCTTGCGTTACTCGAATCTTTAAATGAAGATGTTGAAGTTGAGGAAGAAAAAAATGAAATTCTAAAAGCCGTGGGTTATAAGCCTTACCAGGCTGAAGAAGTTGACCTCACTTCATCAATCAATAAGAGGGTTGATAAACTTGCATTAGAGGGTGTTTACACAGCAGCAGAGCTTCGTCGTTTTAAAATGATTGGCAGTAAGTGGGAAAGTATAAAAGATCCGTACGGTGGAAATAAGAGTGCTCCAGAGATTATTAACATCAATCCAGTAGACTTACTCTTACCTGACCAAACTCAACTCATGTCTAATTCTAAAAGCGTTTTAGATAAATCAATGTTATGTTCCTCGTTAGATCTTTTAACAAAGAAATATACCACCGAGATTTTACCAAGACACATGATGTCCATTGGTATTAACCTTCAACGCAACGGGGTTTGTGTTACTGATTATAAAGTGACTCGTTTCGAAAATGCATTTGACGCATTTGAAATCCATAGCTTTAAACTAGTTCCACTTGAAGGTCAAGAGTCAACGGTGAAGATTAAAATCCCAATTGTTGACGAGGATGGTAACTTCATGGCTGGTGGTGTAAAATCCCGCATGAGAGCCCAGCGATTTGACCTTCCTATTAGAAAGATTAATTATCGTGAAGTTGCGCTGACCTCGTATGTTGCTAAATTCTTTGTTCGTCGTTCTGAGTTTACCGCATACTCTCAGGAACGTTGGTTAGAGAAACAACTCATCGGATTGGGGAATGATCGTAGTGATGTTAGTATTAACTTCTCTAACGTCTACGATAATAAAATTAAAGCGCCTTTGAAATTCACGATTTTAAGTCGAATTGTTTCTAAGATTGGAATCGGGGATTATGAGTTTAACTTCAATGTTGAAAAAATGAATCAGATCTATGGTGCTGATTTAGTTAACACAATGGCGCAAGCTAAAAAGAATCAAATCGTTGTGGGTAAGTCGAAATCTCGTAGTTCGATTATTATCATGGCTGAAGATGGTACGTTGTTTGAAGCAAACACATCTGTTTTGAACGATCTTATTAATATTGGTACAATGGAATCTATCCTTGGGTTTCCAATTTCCAAATCCCCTATCGACATGGCTGAAGTTAATATCCTAGGTGAAGAGTTACCTCTTGCATTTGTGTTAGGGTATTACCTGGGTTTAGGTAATTTACTAGAGACCTCAAAAGTCAAGTTCACAAGACATCCAAAAGGTACTCGGATTGCACTCTTAGATCAAGAGTATGCAATTAAGTTCAACGATGAAACATTAGTATTTAATCGTGATGATTATCGTTCAATGTTGATCTTTGGGGGATTAAGAAAGATTCAGGAGACGATCAAACAATACTCGGTTTATCAGTTTGATAAACCGGAAGTTTACGGAGCGGTTTTATTAGACCTTAAAATCTCAGCGCGTTACCTAAAAGGTTTAGATACCTACAAAGACCTTTGGGTTGATCCAATTACTAAAGATGTTTTGGTTGGGATGAGTGAACCCACTGACTTTGTTGGGCTGTTATTTTCAGCGTTAGACAAACTAACGATTGATCAGCATGACGACCAAACTGACGAGGTAGGGTTTCGTTTACGTGGGTATGAGCGTTTTGCTGGAATGGCATATGCCGAGCTTGTAAAAGCAACACGTACACACAACAACAAACCAAGTAAAGCAAACTCCAAAATTGAATTAAATCCACAAGCAGTTTGGATGAGCGTTTTACAAGACCAATCAGTAGCGCCGGTAGAAGACTCCAACCCTATCCATAGTTTGAAAGAACAAGAGATTGTGGTTTACCGTGGTGCAGGTGGTCGTGATGGTCGGACTCTGAATTCTGAATCTCGTAAATATCATGAGAATTCAGTAGGGATCTTATCTGACGCTACAGTTGATAATGGTGATGCGGGAACGGTTTTGTACCTAACAGCAGACCCTAATTTTAAATCTGTTTTGGGTTTACCAAACGTGGTTGATAAGAAAGATCGAAAAGATATCCCAGCAACAAAGCTTCTAGCAACAACTGAGCTTTTGTCGCCTGGGATTGAATATGATGACCCTAAACGGAGAAACTTCTCCTCAATTCAAAACAGCCGTACTACAAGCTGCGTGGGTTTAACTTTACTTCCTGTTAGAACGGGGTATGAGGCAGTTATTCCATACCGAGTTTCTAAACTCTATGCGTTTGTTGCAAGAGAAGAAGGGATAGTCAAGGAGATTACGAAAAATGTAATCGTAATAAAATATAAAACCGGTAAGGAAGAGAGACTTCCTTTAGGTAAACGTTCTGGTAAATGGCAAGGTAAAATTGTTCCTCATGAATTGATTACCGAATTAAAAGTCGGGGATAAATTTAAAGAAGGCACGCCAATTACTTACAATCCATTGTTCTTTCAATACAACTGGGTATCTGGAGAATTATGTTATAAACAGGGTTTACTTGCTAGAACTGCATTCACTGAGAATTCAGGAACCTACGAAGACTCATCTGAAATGTCTGCAAAGTTTACGAGTAAATTAGAAACCTCAATTATTGAAGAAAGAACCATTTTGGTTTATTTCAATCAGGAGGTTGAAGATCTAATTAAGGTTGGACAGACTGTGGAGTATGAAACAAAACTTTGCCGCCTGTTGGATACATTATCAACAGCCTCAAGTGAACGTTTATTCACTCACGACTCTCGTGAAATCTTAGCAGATATAAGTTCAATTTCTCCTTCAGCGGAAGTGAAAGGAAAGGTCGTTTCTATAGAAGCGATTTATGCGGGTGATCCTGATGAGATGACGGAATCTTTACGTGCTATTGTGGAGAAGACAGACCGGGAAAAATCAAACGCAGCAAAAGAACAAGGTAAACCTAGACAAGATGGTTCAGTAGATTCTGGATTCCGCGTTAATGGCGTAATTATGGAGTCAAACAGCTGTATCATACGAGTAGCAATTGAGACCTCTCAGCCAATGAGAACGGGTTCTAAGATTGTTTTAGGTCATCAGATGAAGTCTGTTACTGGGCGAGTTTGGGATGAGGAAGTAACAACTGAAACAGGTCAAGAAATTGACGTACTCTTTGGTTACCAATCCGTTCAAAACCGTGTGATTTTATCCCCAGAAAAAATTGGAACAACGAACAATCTCATGGTTGCCGGGTCTAAGTCGGTGGTCAATATTTTTAGAGGTAATAAACAATGAGTGATTTAAATCAACAAAATGTCCATGCGACAAACACGTGTATCGTAGGGAATATGATCGAATTGGGTGTAGAAGTCATGATGCGCATTGACCCATCTTACGTCTATGTTGAACAGAACCAAGATGCCAAAGAAGCACTTGCGGATTCAATCGGTGCCCATATTCTAAATAGTATCTTTAAAGAAGCTGGAGTATAATCATGATTAATGATAATCACATTCTCATTGCAACGCGTGTTGCTGATCAGCTCAAACAAGCAAACATTGTTTTAGAACCTCGTGATGGCACACCTATTGGGTTGTTAAGTTCTACTTTTAACGGTGTGAGTAGCCAGGTTGGTCTACAACCAAATCAATACCTAGAAGTAATTGGTGGTGCAAGCCGTCTTATTGGTCGGGCACAAGGCGCAGAGTCGCTTCATGACGAAAAGATGGAGTGGACTGCGGATTTGGTTTTGAAGGGTATTACCAAAGATTTAGAAGTAGCAAAGAACATCATTAAACCTACTATTGCTCGCGTCTTTGATGAACTACAGGGTGATATGGAAAAATGTTTTTCTGATGCTGCTCACGGGTTTGAACTCGTTCAGAGTGATGTTCCAAAAATCTTGTTAAATCAGAAAATTGAAAATCTCTTTGAACGTTACAAGGTTGCGCCGATCACAAACATCAAAACTTTATTGGTTTTCCCTGAATTAACCCCGGCGGAAATTCGGCGGCGCATCAACACCGGCGATGATGAGCTGAATGAACTTATTGCGGAAGTTGCAGATGTTAATGATTTGGAAATACTTATTGAATCATACAAGCATTACTTCACTAAAGATGGTTTCTCAGATTTATCGTTAACTACTGATCGTGGTTATGAAAAGACCAAAACGATTGCATATTTACTTATGTATTTCTTAACCCTCGGTTTAGAGAATGATCTACCGGATGGTGTTAATGGAACTGTAGGTGTGGTCGTTAATCATCTGAAAACATTACGTGGTGGTTTAGGTGCCGTTATCTACCGCCACATTCGCTCAATTGAACGTTCAATTGAAGATAAAGAACTTATTCAAACCGTTTTAGGTTATGGTTCAGAGCGTAAGATCTACGTTAACCGTGCGGTGTATGATAAGTTCCTTGATGAGGGTGGTTCTCCTGAGGCAGTCCTAGCGGCAGTCGTTTCAAATCAATCGTTTGCTTATAATTCAATTTTGGATAATAAGGCAAAGCTTGAAAAGATTTGGGAGACTCAGTTAGAAAATATTCATTCGAAAAACAATGTAAACAAACTCACATTGATGACATCAGCGATTCGTAAATCTATTTCTAAAATCATTGATGAATTGGAAGTTATTCCAGAAGGTGCAGGCACAAAAGGTGAAATGCAAAAACGTTTGACCAGAACGACTTCTAACTTCTATTTAACAGACTTAGACCGGTTACCTACATCCATCAAACGAATTGTTTTTGATACACTGTATCCTGAACAAACAAATGCGCGGTTCATTATTGATACATTGGACGCAAAAGAGGTGGAGGTAGGTGATGACCCTGAGGTTTATCGCCGTGCTGCAGCTGAGGTTACTCGTCAGCTCATTGCTCAATGGTTAGTTAAAAATGTAACTGTTGCGACGGTTACAAATGGGTGGTAATGTTTTATTATTCGAATCCTGGTTAGAAACCCGCTTCGGTAATAAAATCAAACGCGATGCGGGGAAAGTAAATGCTCAGCTTGGTCAATTAAAAAGTGATGATAAAACAAAAATCACCACAAAGACTAAGGCCTATCTTTACATCCCCTATCGTTTTGTTACTGTAGGGTTGGCAATTGTTGGGGATACAGTTAAGGTAATGTCGAATTACGCGATTGTGACTGGAGATAGCTACGCAGTAGCGAATCTACCTGCAATGTGTGAGATTCGACCTGACTCCCGCAAACGAGTAAAAATAGGAGATGAGGAATACTTCGAATTTTACTTTGAACCCAATTCAATTGTTTTAGAAGACACTCGGCTTTTTCAACAGAGTACCTTGGTTTATAATCTCTTTAACGAAGAAATCGCTAAAGGGAATGTACCATTTTATTTCTCCGATGTGGATTTTTTATTTTATCTAGATGAAACATCAAGTTTTGCCGATTTAACACTCGGTAAAAATAATGTATCCCTGGAGATGATTATCTCATCTATCACCAGGTCAGCTCAGGATAGAACTAAGTATTACCGTGAAAATCCAGACGGTAACTACTCTTTTATCCCTCTAAGAAATATTCAATTAGGGGCGACAAACACACTGTCTAAAATGATGGGTTCTTACTTTGAGACGGGGGTAACTTCTTCTCTTGCGAAAGAATCAGAGAAGTTAGAAGACATCGAACGTTTACTTCGAATTTAAGAGGACAACTTCATGCGTACTTTTACGCTACAGTGCACTGCACTCAGTGGATCGAATAAAGTTGGTAAACTAGAACCAGACGAGAATGGTTATTACAAGGTTGTACTTGGTGGGTTTGATATTCCAAACCCGCAGGGAAATGTATACCCATTTAAAGCTGCTCAGCACTTGTTTACCGAATCATCTACATTGATGCGTAATATCACCTCAGGTAATCTATACGGTGAATGGGGGCACCCTAAGCGTCAACCTGGGCAAGTATTATCCAACTACATCAAACGTTGTTCAATTGTAGATGAGGCAAACATCGCATTTCATATTAAGAAAATTGAAATTTCTGAAAATGAAGTGAAAGATGATGACGGCAACACCGTCGTTTCAGTAATTGGTTGGGTGAAAGGTGTTGGTCCTAAGGCATCTGAGTTTGACAAGATGTTAGCCAATCCTGATCAGAACGTATGCTTTAGTATTCGTGCTGCGACGGATGACGTGCCGAATGCATCTGGTAAATTAAACCGTAATTTAACCTCAATCATTACTTGGGACTTTGTGGTTTATCCTGGATTGAAAGTTGCGCAGAAATACAAATCCCCAGCACTTGAGTCTTTTGATTCGGTTGAAGTTTCAGAAAAAGAATTGATTATGGCGCGAACTGAAATTCGTTGTTCTAATTCAATGGCAATGGAAGATGCTGGCGCATTGGCAGTGATTAACGAAATTCTTAATTCACCAAAACGTCGTCGTACTTACAACTCGAATTATTTAAAACAACGCCCAACCTCACTAGGCTGGTAAAAAGAAGGCTCCCCTAGGGGAGCCTCTTAACTTATTACATCCCTTCGAATTCTTGACTACCACAAGACTTAATTTCAACACCTTGATCACGTGAAGGTTTAACCAACAACCCCTGTTCACTACGAATGAAATGAAGCGCACTACGCCATACGTCATTAGACGGATCAACATCATCAGTTGGTAAGAAACGGAGAATAACCGGGATATCCCCCGGTCCGTTGGCTGACCCATCTGCACCTCGGAAACCTCTCGAGTATTTCAAGAACTGATGTTTCCCTCCACCACCGTAATTTATTGAGAAACCTTTATTCTCTAACCATTCTGCTGCCACGGTTGCAGGTGCAAATGTTGTTTCGTCGGTACCAGGAGTAGAAGAAGTAATGGTTAAGGTTTCAGTAATTACTTCATTGGTTAATGGTTTAACCAATTGCAATTTCATCTTCCAGAAACCGTCGTCGATCGGACGCGAATTGTTAAGAATATCTGGAACACCCATTTCGGTTGGCATGCATATCGGATTTGGACACAATGTGAATGCAACTTCCGTGATCATTTTGTTATTAGATGCAACCCCACCAAGAACTGCCCGCCAAGAGGCTGAATCAACTGTATCCCACTCTTCAATTTCTTGAGGAGTTGTTGCTTGTTTCGTCGTAATCTGTAAAGTGGTGTTTAATTGGTTTGTAGTTAATACACGAGTTAATACGTCGATAACTAACTCATTGAGATCCCCGCCCTCACCGCGGAACACATCACCTTCGTAGTAATAGTAATACATCTTAATTATTTGATGGTCGTTGGTGAAGTTCTGTAAATACGGCATATCAATTATTTCAGACATTGGATCACCTGGAACAGAAAATTCAAAGCCGCGCTGAATAGAAGGTCCTCCAAACGCATCACGGACCGTATTCCCTAGGTAACTTAACATACCTGGGTCACCCATGTTTCCTGCAACAGGACTACACGTGAAACCATTACAAACCACTTTACCAGCATAAGCCTCGATACAACCATAATCAATGCTACCTTGTGCGGTGTTGCTCTCACGAAGGGTAAAGTAAAGTTTATCAGAACAGTCAGTTGGAGGAAGATCGCCATTGTAATAGCCCAGTGAGGTTGCTTTTGCTTTGATTTTATTATTGACTAATTCTAAATCATCAACCGTGAAATCATAACCTTTACTATTAAGATCTTCAATCATTTCTCCAATAGTGTTACCTACTGCAGTTACATTTGCAAGCAAGGTGTTTAAGTTCATGCGGTCATAAAGAAGTACACGATCTTTCTCAACCCCATTTTCTAAAACCTTGACTATGGTCTTCGTATTATAAGTATGATAATCGAGCTCTTCAACTGAAAGGACTTCAAGTGCATCAACTGTCGATGGTAGAATATCTTTTAATGATTTGTTCTTACTTACGTCTGCTTTAATACTACGACGTAAACTTGGCATTGGTGTTAAAGCCATTGTGGTTCTCCTTAGTAGATTTCAAAGAAAGGTATTGCTGGGTTGTGTAGGTCATCTGGCAACCCGACATTGATAACTTTTGCTATAGCTATTTGATCTAAATACTTTCCTTCTCTAATCATTGTCTCATAGGCAACCTCAGACATTTTAGAGAAAGTTTCAACCGGAACATCTTCATCCTTTTTACCAGTTAATGTTTCAACGGCTTTGTTTATCTGATCGGCTATTGATAACATTTCTTGATTAGTCCCAGGTAGCTTTATCTTAATACTAGATAGAAAATCACTAACTGGGGTTTGGTTAGCCCCCTTTACAAAACTAGGAGAGGTTGCATCGGCAGCAGCGTTAACGTAATTAAAACTACCGCTTGAGACGGCATCTGTTGTGCTCTGGGCAACAAACATTTTCTTTAATTCTGGATCACCAATGGATGAGAAAATATAATCAACCATATCGGGATCGTTTTCAGCAATTAATGACTTAGCGGCAATTGTTAGGATGGTGCTATCTAAAACCACGTCCTTTGCTTTTTCTAAAGGTTCAGCGATTCCCAGTGCAGTAGAAACAATATCCAAAGATGTATCCATTAGGAAAGAACTTAAACCTAATGTTACCTTCTTATTACCGATCAATATTTCGGAGAAACTCTTACCATTTTCAATCTCATTATTGATTGAATCGTATAGAGTTTTTGCATCCTTATAATTTTTAATTCCAGCTTTATCTAAGACGCCCGGTGCGACTTGATCAACAAAACCTTTAACCGAACCAAACGCCATGTCCTTAACACCATGCGTTAAACCTTCGGTAAAACTACGCCCAAACTTTTCAATGTCTTTTAAACCAGATGCATTAAGTACGGAAGTTAAAGCACCCTCTTTATAGTTCTTTAAAACAGCACTCACCGACTTACCTGTTAAACCAGCTTTAAGAACATCGTCTAATAATGCGCCAGCATTCTTAACAAATTTCTCTCCTTTAAATACTGATAATACCCCGTTCTTTGTATCTTCAATAAGGTCGCTTCCAATACCTGATAAAACAGATACAATATTATTTTGAGCTAAACTTAATTCAGCAGACCCTTTATAAACGTCCACGACCTGGGACTGATTCGTTTTACCGGTTACAAATGTTGGTTTAGCAATGGTAACTGACGTAGCCATTTTATTTCTCCGTATTCATCTCATAGAAAAACAAAAAAAAGAAGGGGGTTAACCCCCTTCTTTTAACGTAGTCTAAGCATAAAGATAAGCATCCCAGTTAAGTTATCTAAAAGATGGATCTCAACCCCTGCTAAGATTATATCAAATAAGTCTTTCTTAGAAGGAAATCTTTTCTCAAATCTACAACGATTTAAAGCCATTAATACAAATAATACGAATATGCATATTTTTATAGGTAGTAAATGGTACATTATTATCTCCAGTAAAAGTGGGTGTTGGTTTGAGAGACACAACTCACAACCTAGTACTAGAGAAACAGCCGCTACTCTACGGGAGTAGCGGCTGTTTGTTTATGACGTTTTCGATAAAACCTCCAATGGCATATTAAAGAGAAGGGGCAATTGCCCCTTCTACTTTTATTTCGATTTAGAAACAGATTTATTAAAGTCAGATTCAGATTTATGATAACCCTCATCATCGTAGTCATTAGGATCATCTAAATCAAATAGATCATCCAGCTCAACAGCTTTCATTGCTTCCTTGTCAAACTTAACCTCAGGAGGGCGCATAACAGCAACCTGACGGAAAGTACGATCATTACGGAATTTAATACGCACCAGGAAACGAATCTCAACAGGGCGCAATATTCTAAGATTACGAATAAAGATTCGCCAAGTCATATCGTCTTTCTCAAGGTCTTTACGAATATTCCCTCGAGCGTTGTTAACTTTAGTTAAATCATCTTCATACTGGTTATTAGGATCATCTAACCAGTGTTGAATCAGCAGCGCAATTTGTGCATGATTTAAGCCAATATCTCTCCAAAATCCACGAAGCATTTTAGAGAGTGTTTTTACCCCGGCGTTCATCATGCCTTTATTATCTTCATCAAGAAGACTTTCTAGTTTGGTTGGCATATAGTACCTCAAAGATTTCTTGTAGAACTGTAAGTAAGGGTGAAAAAATATCTTTGCATATACTTTCCAATATCTGTTGCCTTGCAATAGATGCGCTTGAGCAATGTGCGTCTACATCAAAACAGATATTTCTTATCCTTACAATCGAATCGAATAGCTCAACCTCGTTCTTTGCTTCGAGGAAGTAAAGTAAACCCATTTTTCTAACCGGGTCTTTTTCTAACTTTCCATTGTTTATTTTAGGGCGACTTTTAATTTCACCCTTAACAAACGGGATTGTTTGATTGATAAAATCAATAGCGTATTCCTCAACCTCTGATAGATTATTAAACTTTGAAGAAAAACGAGTTGTAGACAAACGTTTGATAAACTCACGCTCAGTCAATACATCTTTATTCTTAATCAGGAGTTCACAATGAAGCATGGTGATCATGTAACCCACCCGCCATAGTTTTCTTTCAGTGGAGAATTCTTCCAACGCTTGAATCGTTTCAAAAAGATAACGTCTTTGAAAATAACGTCTAATCTTTTTAATTACCCTTAACATTATTATGCTCCTATCTAAAGGCATAAGAATTGTAAGTTAAGTTTTTGCATAAGTTAAATCCTTTTGTGAAAATAAAAGACTAGCATCACGTAAATAATATATATCTATATATTTTTAAAATTAATATGAGACCTGCAATGGAGAACTCTAAATGAGTGAAGATATTAACGTAATCATAGAACGTCGATATGAGAAAACGTCAGATGTGCGAGATAAAGTAATTGAGTTACTGGCTGGTTCTGATACCACCTTATCACAAACCCTGGCTGATAAAGATTCAGCAACTATTCTGATTAAGATGCTGGATGGTCAAGATAAACAAACCATTGCTATACAGCGCAATAGAACTGAAGAAAAAGCCGTCGGGGTCGTATCTAATATTCAACAAGCAGCTAAAGAAGTTATTCAAGCAATGGGTGGCCCTAGCGCCGTACGTGGCGCGCCTGATGCAGCTGCGGCGCCTAGAGAAACTGTGCCAATTAAAGTATCAGTTAATCAGGGCGAATTAGAGCAAGGCGCTGATGAGGCTTTAACAGCTGAAGCTTTACTTGGAGATTCAAATGGCTAACTTTAGAAAAAGAGTTAAACCTTCCATTAGTTCCAATAAGGGTCTAAGGTCTATTTTCTCATTAGTAAATAAAGCCCACTCTTTAGTATCCATAACTCCAGTTGAAAGTGGTATACATAACACAGAGTTAGTTCTTAAGATGGATAATTGGATTAATGGCTCAGCAACAACAGCTCCAGCTGCTCGTTATGAGGATAGAGTTATATTCTACTTAAGAGATAGTTTAGAAAATATTATACCACCAGCTACCGCTGATATTCTCTCTGGCACTATTGAGGAAGTAGTTTTCTTTTTAAACTCTCAATTCTATGATATTACAATTGATGACGTTGAGTTATTTGAAAATAAATTAAGAGCTAAATTAAACTCCCTAGGTTACATTGGTGAAGTAACTATCAACAATGGTGGTTCCCCATCATCTGCAATGTTATTCTTGCAAGGTGGGCAGACTCTACAGCTTCAAGGTGGTGGTAATCTTGATCTCATGGGGTCATAAAGAAAAAGGAGGAGGGTTACCCCTCCTCTTTCTTTTTATGCGTTTGAATAAAATTGTTAAGTATTTTCTTATTGTGTTTTCTGATACTAAAGACTTCATAACAAATCCAAACCATCAAAGTTTGAAATAACAATATAAAAATACCTAAGACACTAAGCGCCATTAGTTCCATTAGAATTCACCTGTAGATAATTACCCAAGATTAAATCGTCAATTGCTGATAATTTTAATTTAATTTGTTTAAAAGGCGATAACAATAATCCGGTATCAGCATCTAAACAGCGATAAATAAGTTCTCCCGAAGGTAAACGATGTTCTTGTCGAATGGTTCTAAACCCCTGAGCATTCCAGTGATTTTCAGTTAATAAGAACTCTTCTACTGTAACGTCAATTTGTAAACTCATGTGATTCAATGTTTGTTCTAAATCCTCGCCAGCATTAAACGGGGTTGCGTTGTAGATATTAGCCGCTTCAATCATAAACTCAGCAAGCTTCATTCTAAATAGACTCAAGGTTGCAGGTTGATTTAAACCTTGCAACTCAGCAATTCGACCTTCTAATACCTTTAGCCGATTGTCAACCAACTTTGACCCTATAAGTTTCTCTTCCCCTAATCTGAATTTAATCTCCTCTACAGCGTTATAAAAAATATTAATTACATTAGAACGTTCCACGGATTCACCCTGCTCAGTAACAATGAGTTTTTGAATATCCAATCGACTAAAGACAGAGACTGGAAGAAAGTTAATATTGATGATAGACGAAAAAGCAATTTTCGTCATCTCAAACTGATCAATGTCAACCTCTTCTAAAACTGAATCCATCAACTCATCAATTTTGGTTTGATTAAATAGAATTTTAGGACAGTAGAGTTTACACTCAGCAAACCCTTTAATTTTCTTTTCATCCTCTGCTGAGGTAATCCCGTCAAACTGGCTATATAACCATTGTTGATAATGATAGCAATACCAATGAAGAATATTGTTATCACGTAAATACTCCAGTGTAATTTTTTCAAAGGGTAGGTCAACAAACCCTACTTTTACGTCTGGATATCCAATTTGATGAACAGCATATCTCGCCAATTCAATTAATGTGTCTTCATCAATCTTATAGGGATGAATATTTAACACAAAAAAGAAATCAGTTATTTCTGGATCACCGGATAAAATTGCTTGTTTTAAACTAGTGACCGTATCAATAATTGAGCGAATTACAACGGTAAGTTGGGAGGATTTAATTGTTTCTAAATCCCGCCCTTGATAATTCAGAGTTAAGAGATTGTTATTAATATCCGGATGAACGTTGCCCCAATCATCATTCTTTCGTAAATAATACTTGGGAGACTCTTTTATTTCATCGAATATCTTCGGTAAGTTTAGTTTGATGTTTCCTAAACGTGTGTCTAGTATCGCATCTAAATCGAACATTATACCGACACTAGACATTAGGTTCTCGCTTAGATTTGTTTTTACCAAGATTCATTGCTTCAAAAAACTCCGAATACATTTCGGATGTTTTAATAATAACCGCTAGAACCACCATAGACTTATAGATTTTATCGAACCCTTGATTATAATGCGCGGCCTCTTTTTCCTCACCACAAAGGTGTTCGAAATAAACACTCAATGCGGCAGAATCAATTTGTGCTAAAAAAGAATAGCTTAACTCTTTTAATTCATACATGAGTAAATCATGTTCAGTTACCCCAATCGCATCAGCATCTTTATCCTCAAATGAAGTAATACATTTAACGATACGGGTTTCCAAATCAGTGGTTGTGTCACCGCTACCATCAGGGATTGTAATAATCGGATTGAAACTAAAGATGGTCATTAGTTTAGTCAAACGTTCATAACGTTGTTTACTTACATTCATGTTGAGTTGGTATAACGTTTTTAAACGCGAGAAAACCAAACGTTTTGCAATCTCACAAAACGTATCATGAATTTCTTGAGTATTATAGGTTGTTGTCATAATTCATTCCTATTAAAAAGGCTTTTAAGGTTTGAGTTGATTTAACCTTAGTTGAGGTTTGAAGAAGGTTATTAATCGATACTTCTCCGCTTTCAATAAGACTACGATCAAACTCATCACCTCCTTTAATATCCCCGCCCCTGTATTTTAATGATTCAACCACAACGGCTTCTAAACCCATTGGATATAGGATCTGTGTTTCAGGTTGAGATAATGCCATCGCTGCCCCATCCCCTGAAACCTGCCCAGTTAAATCATCTTTCTTTTTAGATGAAATTTTTGGAATAGAACGTTTATTTTCGATTGATTCGATTTGTCGTTTGATAGGTAGATAAACAATCGGGTAAGGTACGTTTGATAAATACCGCTGCCCAGATTTAGGGTCAGTCAACCAAAGACGTTCAAACATAGGAACGCCTCTTTTTTTAGCAACCTCTAAATTGTTTTTAATATCAATACTTTCACCGCCCATGTTATCGGTAATGATGCAAAGGTAATCTCGCTCGTTTTCTAGATCACCAATCCATTTTTCAAACTGAACATCTGTCATTTCAGCAAAACGTTCTTGATACCACTTTACCGTTCTTCCTGTTTTATCAACATCTTTCACCCAGGAGAGTGCTTCTGCTTCTGCTGCTTTACGATTACCTTTCATTTTCCTCTCCTTTAGCGTTTGAACAAATTGGGGTTTTGTTATTGATTAGATTGGTATTCCAGACGCTTAATTCAAGACAAGGTTTTACAACTGCGATAATTGCTGTTTTCTCATGTTTATGAATATAAAAGTATTTCACTAATAAACCAACATAAGTTGTAAGTAAAAAACTTAACACGAATATAAAAAACCGATAATTCTTCATTGAATTGTTCCTCACCTTTTATTCTGCATAAAAGACAGGGCCGAGTAATCCCGACCCCTTGAAAGTATTACCTAGTCTTTCATCCAAAATGGTCTATATAACCCAGCACGCATTTTTAATAAATCCACAGTACTAAGAAATTTAAGTGGATGTGTATACTGGTCAAAATGCCACCAACCTCGAGTACCATTTAGTAACTCGTCCCAGTTGTAACCCAGTTTCTTAATATCTTCATACAATTCCTTCGGTGTGCAAATCAAACTTTGATCAAATGACTTCCAGTAGCGTTGAATGATATATAATTGTGCAGTGATTTCTAATGCACGAACAAGCGCAGGAGATTCGTCAATCTTACGACGAATGGTGGTGCGAGATAACGCTAGTTCTGGCAGTAGGTCCAAATGATAATTCTGCGTATTTGTTTCAGTACCATTGCCTGTAATTCCAAAACGTTGACAATAGTCTTTTATATAATGGAAGTTTGTTAAAGCCGGCATTACCCCAAGTGACTGAGAGATAATCAATGGAAAGTTGATTTTTGTCTGACCTACTTTACTACGACAAGTAAAGGTATCCAAAACAGATAACTCACCATCTTTCTTCATATCCTTATCTACACCTGTTTCTGGGTATAGAGGAAGTTTGTCATCACCCAATAATGATTTAGTTGAGTAAATGAATAAGAACAACCATGGATAAGCATAGAAGTTAGAGGGGCAGCCACGAAGTTTATTGTCACGACCAAGCACTTCTAGTTTTGCTTTCTTCTCAGCATTTGGATCCAATTGTAGGTTGTCCGCCAAATGGGCAGAAGTCGTTAAGTAGATATCACCACGTGGAAGGATGTTCTGTAACTCACGAACAAGCTGAAATTTACCCTTCTGATCAGAGATGAATTCCATGTTACGCTCTTTACCACCTGCTACACCTTTATCTTGAGCAGCTTCTGCAACATCTTGAGTAAAGTTTGTGAAGCTATCAATAAATGCTAAGTGCGGCGGTGCCATCCAGATGTTCTCACCCATGTGGTCAAGAATAGGTGTTTTTAGCTTATCTTTTTGTTTAAATTTAGAACGATTGTCAACCATGCTTTTAATGTTCTTTTCCCATGCTGTTCCATTTAAAACAGAACCAGGAATAAGAGGAAACTTTTTAACAATAAGTGGTCGGATTGCAGAGTCGTAATCAATCTTTTCATTAATACAAATTTGTTTAATAAAGTTAATAATCCGAGTAAATTCTAAAGTATTTTCGGTATCATTCAAATGACCATCAGCATGTTCAAAATAACGAACTAACGCAGTCATGATGAAATGAGACAACACTAATGTTTTTGAAGCATTGGCAATACCAGTTAATGCAAAGAAGTTATTCAATCCGCCATTAGCAATTGACTCCCCCTTCTCTCCCTCTAGGGCAATACCCCCGCAACTCACATAATCTAAAATTGCATTACAGCTTAATTTTGGAATTGCGTAATGATTTAATTCTTCAGCCATGTCACCACAAAATGCGTTCATGAAATTCTCCTTTGAGTACATCTAATTATACGTTATTGTAAAAAACAAAAAAAAAATAAAGGGGTTAGTCGCCCCTTCTTTATTTTTTAACTAGTCTTATGCCTTAGGATAAAGTAAACCCTATTGCCGACGTTTTTATACCAATGGTAATTTTCAATGTAGGGTTCTATCTTCTCCCTTATAAATGTAAGGGGTTGAATATACCCATCATTAATCTCTACCATTTTTACATGATCATCAATCTGGTAAGCCTCTACCATATTACCCACATTATATGTGAGTATCTGACCTAGGTCAGAATGACGGTGAATCATAAAAAGTACTCCATGCTGAACAAAAAGGGAGGGGGTGCAACCCCTCCCTTTTTTATGACGATAAAAAATAAAGAGAGCTTATTCTCTCTTTATTTCACAGTTGTCTATCCGCTTACCATTATCGGTAAAGCAGGTGGCATCAAAAACGATGGCTTGGACAATGATTATTGAGGTAGTAATGATTAAAATTAATTTATTACTCATTTTAAATACTCTTGATAATGAAGGTTTAGTTTGTTCATATTTTCACCATGACTGGCAAAGGATTCATTAACCCAGAATCTCTTAAGGGGGTTCACCGACACCTAGGTTATGCAGCTAAGCGTCGGTGTAGTCTGAACTTCTTACCATCTTCCGACGCACGGATGATGGTGTTTTGGTCTAATCTCTTAGTTCTGATGGCTTGATCATCAGGAACATAACCCTGATATTCAATCCATGAAATTAATGATTCCATTTGAGCCGGGGTAATCATTGAGGCTAGAGCCTCTTGGTTCATCCAACCAAAGGTAGAGAACTTCTTCATTATGCACCTACATTATATATTAGTTTAAGAGTGAATCTGAAAACTAGGATGATACAATTCTAGTTTTCGTGCCAGATTCAATTAATAATTACAACCTTCACTTTTATCAGGTTCGTTTGTATTAAATTTAAAGCCGAAGATTGGTTTATTTGCAGATGTTGATTTTTTGCCAGTATACTCAGCATCCATCACCACATTCATTTCGCCTTCTTCTCCAGCAGCAATGGTGAGTGAATAATTACTATTAAACTTAGTATCAAGAATATCAAAACAACCGTATTTAAATTTCTTTACTGCTGAGTTGATTGTATCTTTACCTAATGTGATAGTTTGTTCATTCACTTTTAACTGAACATTAGATGGAACCGACTTTAATTGAGCTATACCAAACTCTTTTACACCATATTGATCATAGCTAGCAGACATGGAAAAATTTGGTTTATCCCAATAACTATATGTCTTATCACCTGAAGTTGGTTTTCCAAATTTTTTAATTAAAGAGGTGCGAGTATCTGTTGGTCCAATTGTTTTTCCTTCAAAGATAATTTTAGGAAAGTCAGCAAAAACGGAAGTTGCGCAGGTAAGCATTAGACCTGATAACATTAAACTAGCGACTACTTTTTTCATGATAACATCCTTCGATAATAAAAGTTAATTGTAAAGAATACGATTCTTTGTTCATGTAAGTAATATGTATCTGAAATGATTTGGAATCGATGAAACGATTAATTTTATGAAGTTATCAAACCGGATTAAAACTATGAGTATTTTAGAAGACACTATTAGTCAGCGTAAACCGATTGGGGAAATCTCAACTTATTCTCCAAGTGTGCGCACTGCCGCTGCAATGTTATTTAATCAACCTAAAGCGTCTCATTCGCTTGCAATGGAAGATTTCAGTAATAAGAACTCTGGACTAGGTGACGAACTTAAAAACCGTCAGGAGTCCTTACGTTTCGTTTTAAAGGAAATGAAAAACGACGTTTTAAAAATCATTACCTTTGATTCGGTTTTATCTAAACGCTTATCTAAAATTCCGTATTCATCTTTGATGGATATCGAGATGTTAAACCCGATGGGTTTACGAGCTCCACTTTTAGATTATGCAGGTACTCTATTAGCAGCAACAGAAATTTCGAAATTAATTATTGGTAAAGTTCTACCAGGTGCAAAAATCTTTTTCTCTGAATTGGTTTCTAATGATGAGTTAATGAATCAACGTCCAGTGGACTCATACAGCTTCTTGTCCTTGAATGAAGAACCAATTGCTGAAACTAAACAGAAGTTAGCAAAGATGTTAGATTCTGCTTATGAAAATCCGGTTACTACATTCGGTCATCAATTTAAACGTTTTAAAGATTGGGAAGATACGCAGGTAATTACAAAAGCGATTTCTGAAAATCTAAATGATATTACCAAATATGATTTAGAAAAAGATATTAAAACAATCTCTGCTATTTTAGACAAACTGGTTGTCAAAGTTAAGACCGCTGCTGACCGCGGCTTAATCTCTCAAAACAACGTTAATTTAATTAGAGTTGCAACCAGACAGATCGCCGAAGAGATTTCTTTCTTAGGTGCTGTCGTTCACTTGGGTGATACTTTCTTAAAAGTCATGGAAGATAACAAAGAGTTTCTTCGAGACTATGTAAACAAATAAGCTGCATAGGAATTAACCCTCTCCTTTAAAAAGGAGAGGGTTAATTGTTTTTATGCCAAAATTCTAACTTTCTCAACCCGAAGTAAACTAACAATATCTTTAAGCATCGCGTTATTGTCGTATTTAATCCAAGCCGGAACTGTTTCAAGAATCTTTTTCCCTATTCCATCAGCGTCCCGGTAAGAAACACATTCGCCATTGAGATTACAATGGATTGCATCGCGCATGATTTGTTTAATCTCAAGCTCTGTCCAAACTCGCTCAGAGATCATGCTAATGTGCTCCATCGCCTTTACGTTGGTTGCAATACAAAGTTTAGCATTTAAAGCTTCTAAACTCGGTTCAGCAAAAACATCTTCGTTTACTCCTTTTGAATAAATCAAAGTAAGTAAAATATAACGTTTAAACCCAACGGGGATTAAACGATTAATGAAAGCGATAAAAAAAGCTTTCATTGAAGTGATTAAAGAATGAGTGTTCATCACAAACCCTCTATCGAAAGATACAGTTATTAGAATAAGGGTTAAACCAAAACCCTCGCCCTTTAGCAGTTTCGACTAACACAAAGTATTTAAACGAATAGTCAGCCGTTTCCATTGTTACTACGGAAATCGTAGCGTCCTGGTCTACTAAATTAAAGAATATTCTTTTTCTTGGTAAATCTAACCCAAAGGCTAAAGTACAAGGGGATGTTTTTAGCTCACCACCAACCCAATGATCAACTGGAATGGTAACAGCCTCTTCAGTTGCTAATAAGAACGCTTTTGACGTTTTATCTTTCTTTGTCACATCCCCAAAGAAATGTTCGGTAATATCCGTTTTACGAATATGAGTCGATTCTAAATCTTCAGCTCGTTCTAATGTTCGAACTCCTGCAACGAATTCATCTAACAATTTAAAACTATTTCTGGCAGGGTAGATCGCTTGAAATACCGATCGACCATTGGCAGGGTCTTCAATGGTTACGACATCAATTTCGGATACCTGCGGTAATTTACCAACAAGACCGGAATCTAAATACCCACTAAAACTATTGGATAGAACATTTTTAATATCAACCACCATTGGCACTGGGCTAATACTCTCTTCTAATGTTAAACATTGTTTGTGAACAATTTTCAACTTATCAAGAAAGGTTTCATCTTCCACTTCAATGATTGATAAAGAAATGTCCGCTAAACGACACCCCAACATAGAAACAGGGATAGTACCGTCTAGTAGCGAGTAACCAAGAATGTATTTGTCATACTTTTCAACCAACCCAGGAAAGTGAAGATACTTCTGTTCAAGCATCAACGCCGGAATAATAACCTCGTTAGAGAAGTACCAGTTTTCATCGACAAACTTGTTTACTTCAATCTTAGATTCAATTGCTAAGGTACATAACTTATCCGCGATTAAATTACCAAAATCCTGATGACCTTTTCTCCACTCAAACACTACTTCCATATCATGTTCACCAAGCTGATCAAATAATCGATCAAGGTGTTTCCAATACTCAATGTTAGAGATCAATAAGCCGTTGCTTTTTTTCCAGCCGTTTGTCTTCCATTTCTTCATCTGATGGTTGATATTTAAAACATACTCAGAGTCAGAAAAGATTCGAACTGTTTCAAGCATGGTTTTTAATGACGTATTGAGAATCAGCTCAAGTGCCGAGATTACCCCTTGTAACTCTGCAATGTTGTTTGTTGCATCACTATAAGAGATTAACCCAGAAGCATCCCAAACCTTAACGCTATTCACCATTGAAGATTTTTCTTTGGGTAAATCAGAATAACCTTCTTTGGTTGGGTAGTGTAGTTTGTAACGAGAGGTTTTGGTTGCTTTCTCATCATTGTAGAAATAAGCGTGTATACCCCATGAGGTATTTGGTAAAGGTTGCTGCTTTCTAAAACCGCCATCGGTATAAAAACAAACACCTTTAACATTTAATGTTTGAAGTTCTTCTATTCTAACTTCCCATTCTGCGGCATCAAATAATTGATTAAAATCAGCTACGCGCACTTTGTACTCCAGGTTTCTCTTCTATAATAAGAAGCATGATCGTTTTATTTAGCCGCAAGTTGCTGCTAATGCTGCATTCTTTTCTCTGTCTTTGGAACAAGATGACATTTTCTCTTTTAACTCAACAAGTTTAATGTCTCTTTCCTTTACTGCTGCTCCGTAAACAGTTGCTTGTTCGAATAGATAAAAATTAAAACATAAACTTAAAATCATTGAGATAAACAAAATTGCAATTGTAAGGTTACGTTTCAGATAAATCTTAAATCTATTTTCTGATTTGAAAAACTCTAATATAATAGGAAAAACCCATTTTAAGAACTTTGGATTCACATGCTTCTCCTTAAAACTATTCCTATGAATTATAGGAGTTGAAAATAATGTCCAAAATAACCCCAACTATTGGAACGAAAGGTATTTTTGTTTTAAAGACCCCTTGGATTACTGAACAAGGTGAGCAATATGAAGTTACCGCAATTAGAACGTTACAAGACCTTGCTAAAACCGGGGTTGACGCAAAGACGGCTATTTATGCTAAAGTTGGTTTAATCCATGGAACCAATGGCTTCGATTGGGATATCGAATCGAAACAAGACCCCTTCTTCATAACGTTACTCGGAACTCAAGGGAATCGTTTAATTGTTCCTGATACCTATATTGAACGTTATCCGGATTTATCTCCAGTAAAATACCATCGGGTGTTTATTGCAGTTAGTATAGGGCAATTTCCAGAAACCGAAACCTTTGATAGTTTGGCAGATGATCTAGCAGACTTGGCACAATCTAGAACAGGAATGTCGGCTATTGGTAAACCATACACCACGCCATTGTTAATGCAACCAACCGCAGCAGACCATCAAACCTACATCAACACACGTCATCTATCTCGACCCGATGTAATTAGTAATAACGAAGAAATCTCTAAACTAAAAGCAGCAAATCTAAAACAAAGAGAAACGATTCAGGCACTAGTAAGTAAATTAGAAGTCCATGGTTTATTGCCGTAAGAAAAAGGAGGGGTTAGCCCCTCCTTTTTAAAACAGGTATTTTCTAGAAATGATCTTCTCAACGCCATTAGCTGTTTCAACAATATCTTCGAATGGAGTTGATTGAGTGATTGTAATGACCTCATCTTTCTCCAATCGCTGATTACGAAAAGAAACCCACTCGCCATACTTAAACGCATGAGGTAAACTGTAACGCCGACTAACTTGCATTGGTGTTAGTACCTTGGAATTTAAACCTAGTTGAAGTTTCCATACTTGAAACCTCAACTTCTTAAACTCAAGAAACCTTAGGTTGGGTAGTGTGAGCATCAAAGCGGTTTGAGCATCTTCAGCAAACGTGATTCGACTAAATAATTCCGAACTACCTAACACAGGTCGAGGTTTAGGCCGATGAACATTATCACGATAGGTAAGTTCGGTAATCGCGTATAGCTCATTAGGTTTCTTCATAGCCATCGAGTTTCATCCATTCTTTATTCCAAAGGCGATCAATTTCTTCTTTGTACCCATCTTGTAAATCCGGAACAATCATCTCCTTATATTCAAATGGTAACTCCGGTAGCTTGGATTGACTACGATCAAACTCATAATCAACTTTGACCCATAAACTATTCTCACCAGACGATGTTTTAAAAACATCCACTTCAAATTTATTATCAGTACCCTCAATTGGGATGTTGTAACGAGTTTTCTTGTATCCCCCTTTAGACATCTTTTTCAATGCTTCAAAGAAGTCTCGACTAACCAGTTGTTCTGTTTCAATTACTGCAAACTGATCCTTTGTTTTTTCTTTTGTGGTTGCTGAGTACTCGACTTCATCGGTCAATCGAATTCTCATTCTAATGTTGTCGTCATCGGTTTTTACGTTCCATTGTTCGTGAGTTTCTTGAGACTCCGCAATGGTTTTAATATCCTGTATATCATGAAGCAGAACATACAGTGTTATTTCGCGTTCGATGTGTTTAACGCCATCGGGTGAGGCACCTTCCATCGCTATTTGAAAAGCTGATTTCATTATATACTACCAGGATTAATTATTCATAAGAAAACTAAAAAAAAAAATAAGAGGGGCTAAGCCCCTCTTATTTACTTTGATGTTAAACCGTCTGTGCCACCTGTTGCGGCAGCATTTGCCCATAGGTTAGAGAACCATGCTTTAGTTATTTGCCAAGCATTTGGCTCAGGTGGTAATTCTACTTTGAGTAGAAGACCAACTTCATCCAATGCAGTTTGTACAGCTTCTTTACTAAACCCTGCATCACCATCTTTACAGATATCTGAGACAAGATTTTTGTAACGTTCAACGATACCTTCTTTAAATAGAAGATCACGATGACCACTATCAGTGAGCACCATATCCAATTCAATGATTAGCTGTTGTGCCTGAGATCGTGCATTGCTGCTTTTAAAACTTTTGACTAATTTAGCAACATCCGTTTGCCATGTAGCCACACGCTCAATGCGATGTAGTGTGCGGCTCAAAACACGTTGTGCATTTTGAATGTCAGCACATGATAGCTTATCAACATTCGTTAAGATGCTTTCGTTTATGTTCTTAATTGTTAAATCTGATTTTGCGTTAGAAGCGATCATGAGGTATATCCTATTTTGATAAATAAAAGTTAATAGAGAGAGTAATATAGTTATCACTCTCTACATGTTGATAATATATGTTTGAAAGGATTTGGAATTAACGCTCGTGTTGCTGAGACTTATGATGCAACACAATCTCTAAGAAACCATAATGTCTTGCTTTCCAATAAGTCAGCGCATTAAGTTCCTCAGGTTTAAGCATGTGTAAACGCAGGTCTCGACCAACGAAATATTCCACTGCATCCTTTACAGACAGGGATTTAATTTCTTTCTCTTTCTCAACACTATACAACTTTTAACTCCCAGATTCGATCACCGTGACGAATTAACGAATACTGAAGTTGACTGGTGTTACCAGCAATAGCAAACTGTGTATCTGCGAGGGTTGGAACATTGTGCCAAGTTAGATCAGTATCAGTTGTGGTTTTCAAAACTCCGTAATTACCGAGTGTAATCAAACCTCGTCCGACATCCAATTTTAATTGATGGGATTCTTTTTTATAATCTAGGAAACCAGGTACACTTTCTAAAACATGAATAAGTGATTCTAGTCGCACACTAAATAAATATTCAGGTAACCACGGCACAATCAACTTATTATCAATCGAAATACCATTAATACGACGACCAATGAGAGCAGTTAATACTTTAGGTGTTACCCAATAACCTTCTCCATCTGCATTAACATAGAAGTTGGCAAGTTCGACATCTGGATAGGCAAGATACATACCGTCAACATTGGTACATTTATCTACAACAGTTTCGTGTAATTGTACTAGAATAAAACCTTCCATTAGTATTCCCCAATTTGTTTCATGTAATATTCACGAACGACCAAGTTACCACGATATTGAATATCTTTGGTAGTAAGACCGTTCTTTTCCATTGTTGCTGTTTCTTCTTTAAGCACATCCTTAAAGACCCAGGCGAGAAATTTACCAGTGTTTTCAACACTAATTGAAATGTTGTGTTGACGCATCCAATTGATACCTTGTTCCATACGGTTGTCAGTAAATGCATATTCGATAAACTCATTCACCGAATTTACTTTCTGCATATCGACAGGTGCTAGAACTTTCACTTTAGTAGAAGAATGTTTCGCACCTTTAACTTTCATACGCAACTTCTTACCACCATACATGATTGACCAGACAAGTCCTTCACCTGTCCCGTTCACCCCAAAGTATTTACCTACAGGACATTCTTCTTCAACCTTCTGAGTGTATTCTACCAGTTGGTTTTGAATCATGACTGCATTACCTACATCAACTTCAATATGGTAAGTACCAAAGGTTTTGATGTCGTACATGTCAATTTCAGGAAGATGGAGTAATTCACTGAGATCACAGTCTAAGAATCCAGTGCCACCATTCTCATAGGTTTCATCAATGTGGCGAACGTCAAACACAACCCAACGTTTGCTCAATTGTCGAACCGCAACCTTCCCCGCAATTTCTTCACCACACCATTCACCATAAACTACAACGGCTTTGACTCCATCACGAGTACCGCGCAGGTATTTATCCAAACGTTCCCGAAGAACTTCTTTATGTTCTTGGAACCAATGATAGAAACCGTAACAGGTATCTTCCTCTGTGAGAACTATCTCACGAGATTGTGGATAACAGTTACCTTCTTTATCAAGGACCACAGAACAGTTCGCTCCGTTGATCTTAACTGTACCTTCTAACATTACCTTTGGTAAAGGTTTGTTGTTATCGTACATCGCTTTACCTGTATCAGGGTTCTGACCTACATAGCGAGTATGATGACGTATATCACTCAACAAAATATTTAGTTGAGGTATGGATGGATATGAATAATGTTTCATGTCATTCCTTAGAACTTTGTGATGTGTTGAAAACGGTTGATATGTTTAAACAAGTTAATGATATCATTTTCATTAACTGTCAAAGGACGTTCGATTATCGTCTCAATAGTTTGTTTAAAATGTTCTTTATGGTCACAGTCCCCTGTGACGGCAATAAGCTGATCATAAAGTTTATCGTGGTGAACAACAAGAGCGAACCCTTTATCATTCTTATCCACAAACCAGATTGATGCTTGTTCAGCAGTTTCTAGTTTATAAATACCTGGGGTATAATCTTCACGCGCATTAATCGTCACAACATCTAATGTTTTGATACCTTCTAGTAGTTTGTTACGAATTTCACTATCAACATTACAAGCTAACATGTAAATAAAACGACGTTTATTTTCAAGTCTAACACAGAAATTGAAAGTTGTTTTTAACGCTTTGTAATGGGTGTACCCATCAATCGCCGGAGTGTTAGAGTAATGTGCAATGATATTACGAATTTGTTCTTCATCAATACTATTGCTATACCATTCCCAATGGTTCGATTGATATCGTGAATATTGATGTGGTGTTTCAAAAACTATGACACTAAACAAGAAGATACCATTGAGTTTATAAAGAAGGATACCGAAGTCATCTTCACCATTATGTTTAGCGCCAGTATCTTTGGAGTTAAACACATAACGACCATCCGGTAACAGCATTGGATTGAACTCCGTTAACGGAGTTCTTTTCCACCCATTTTGAATAAGTGCTTTGGGAAAGAGTTTATCTAACCCAAAGCTACTAAACCCCACCTCGTAAATAGGTGGGATTAGTTCTGCTAGATTTTCTAAAGTCTTAGATGTCATATTTAAACTCAACTGGTTTGATACCGCAAGATTTGACTAAAGGTTCTGGTCGATGAATTGTTTGAGGTAAATCAATATATGCAGCGTAGTGATGAAACCATTTATCTTTCGATAAAGAGCATCCTGACATTGCATTACGTTGATAACTATCCTTTGGCAAAGAATTTAATAACCCATCCCGTGATATACAGCCACCAAGCACAACAGGTTCACATGTAATGGGGTCTTCGCCTTTATATAACTGATTAAGGATATCACCATGTAAACGTGATGCAAGTATATTAGCAATTTGTTTTGGGTGACGGTCACCATAGTTGGTTTTGCTTTCCCGTTTAAAACGTGTTGTTTCGAGGTTAACTTTCTTTTTCTTAGGAATACTTGGGAACATAACTATTCTATCGAATTGCATAACGAATACCTTTTGATAATATAAAGTTGAGAAAGAGGGGGCAATTGCCCCCTCTGGATTATTCTTTAGCTGTAGCGGCCTCAGTTGCCGAACCTGCGACCATTGCCGCTGCCAAGGCGGCGACCGTATTCACACATAAAGTGTAAGGCGAGTGCTGTTACTACCTGATTTAAGTTTAACTTCTTTCTTTGGTTCATCTTCATCTTTGTGCCAGTTTGCATCTGGACGTTGCATGTTGATTGAGTATCGACGTGCTAACGAACCTAGGAAAACAAACATCTCGTCAGGGTCTCGCGTCACAACTTCTTTATTCACCAAAACAAGCTTGCTATTTAAACGGTATTCCATGATCATTGGCGTGCCGTCTTCACCTACATTACTAATCTTACGACTTGTGCAGATAATGCCGCCACGAGCAAACGTGTTCTCAGTCGTCAAAGCAAGCTCTAAAGAATTGATGTCGGTTAGGTCTTTAAACACATCTGCACCGGCACGGCCATAAGCACCTACTTGAGACCGAAGTAGTTCAATGAATTTATCCATGTCAGTACCAATAATAGTATCAGTACGAAGTTTAAATGTTTTATTCAAATGTTGAACAGTTATTGTGTAATCATTAACCCCAGTTACTTCACCATAAAGCAGAGGGATAACTGCTTGTTTATAAATATTCCCGCTTAGAATAGTATCCAATAATGTTTCAATTGAACGTAATTTGATAAGTGACGGTTTTGTTGACATCCTGATAATCCTTAATAGAAGGGTTGTACTCATTTAAATAATATATATCTGTAATTAAATACAAATTAATCGTTAAGATATGAACTCGCTGGAGCATCGTGAATGGAATTTAAAATTGATTTTGAATATGATGAAGACGTAGTAAAGATGTACCATGATTCGTTATCTACTACGTTTACTAATGAAGGTAGAACAATTGGTAAATCTTATACGATTGAGCAAACTCGTAATCGTTTATATGAGTCAAGCAAGAGTAAAAATAAAAATGGTTTTGATTTATTAGGATTCTTAAAAGTTTATAATGAAGACAACAAATTAGTTGCACTAAGCTTTCCTAGAAAAGTTACACCTGAAGAATATGATATTAACATGCTATCTCCGCTAAACGATTATTATCGGTTAAGTGGTATCTACGTGAGCGAAGACGCTCGAGGTCAAGGCATCGCTTTACAGACATTAGAGTGGTATAAGGATAAATTTAAATTTATCCTTTGGACGGCTGATGAAGAAAATTATTCATCTATTCGAGTTGCCGAAAAGGGTAATTTAAAAATGACTGTAAAAAGACCCGTTCTTGACCAAGATGGTAACTACTCTTTTACAGTAGTTGCTTTTTCAAACTAGGAGTACGATATGTTGATGCCGCAATTACGACACAGTATTAAAACTGACGCAGTAAAAAATCGGGGGTTAAAAGATATCTTATCCCCAACCGCTAAAGCAATTGAAGTTATTTCGGTTGAAGAGTTGGAATATGATGTTTATAATACAAAAACTGTAGCGATTATTGAAGAGAATGGAATTCAAGAAGAACGAGTATTAATTTATAATCGCGTTGACCTTCGTCCCACCTTAGGAAACTATATGGGTGATGAAGGTGGTATAGCGCGTGTAATTGAACTAATGAACATCGACGGTCACGATGTAACTACAGATGACGTTTACTTAGACGGTCTCCAAGTAAAAGTTAAGGAGACCTCTCTTGGTTATTACGAAGGTGAGGTAGATGCAGGTAGTTGTGCACTTCGTCATTATTTTAAAGTAACATTATTAGGTGCTGACAAAAACCAATCGTGTGATGATGTTCGCGATGCGCTGAATAACAGTTTTATTAACTTAACAGCACCTACTCAACCTCAACTGCATTTTGTTCAAGGTTACCAACACATCTCAGCTGATGGTATCTACCAATACACAATTGTAAATGTGGGTATGCTCGACTATGCCAGAGGCGGTGGTGAAGATATGAGTGTTCAGTTTACCTTACCGCGGATTGGAGATACTTCTGACGAATGGTCTGAAATTCTACCAACAGGTCCTATAATTGGTCTAAATACAGAATTCACTACTCTTACAACGTTTGCTCCAGACGATTCACACACTATTGTTCGCTGTATTGTAACTGAACACTCTGCGGCGTAACGCTTATGAATATCCAAATTAAGGATATCGTCGACGTTATAGTCAAAGTTAGTAATGATATTGAAAACACGCCTGATGATGTAAAAGAAATCATTCAAGATGAGGTTATTCGAATTACTATCGATGATACTCGAGATCGAGGTTTATTGTATATGATCGCATCTATCATGGATGAGATTGAAAAAGAATATAGTCAGCAAAAATGTAAAGGTAACGTAAAACTCCATCGTTTACTTGAGGAGATTACTAAACGTTATTTTATCATCCCAGATGAGGCGGCGTTTACTCAAAAGGTAATGCGAATTGCTGCTAAGTTAAAAGAAGTTTATAATGATGTAAAGTGATAAGGAGGGGTTAACACCCCTCCTTTTTAAATATGCGCATAACTTAAAAGAGAGGCGATCGCCTCTCTTTTATTTAAGGTAATTTAGTTTTGATTGAACCCGGTTTTAGCACAGGCAAGTCGTAACGATATAAAGATGGAGTCTTAGTTTCTCCAACCCAGCGATAACCGAGGATGTCCGTTAAATTATAGTCTTCGATACTTACGACACCTTCACTATGAATACCAAGTACTTTAATCAACCCTTTTGAAGTTTGTCCAACAACAATACCTACACATTCTAGTTGCTCTGTTTTAATAACAGCAATGCACCCATATGCGGCTGAGTTAATAACAATCCCCGCGTCTAGCCAGTCTTTTATACGATAGAACGTACGCGGAATCTTCCCACTCATCCCAACTGAGGTAAACACACCACCCAGAAGAGCACCAGACAAAGAAGAGTCAACGGTAATTAAAATAGGCCGCAGTTTAGATTCTTTAAATGCTTTATTTATATAGCTGATAAAAATAGGGTTTACTTTATCAAAACGATTGACCAAGAATCCAACTAGAGTTCTATATCGTGCAAGCCACTTTAATTCATTACTATTTGTCATGTCTAACTCCAATTTCATAACCATAAAAACATGAACAAAAAATAAGGAGCCGAAGCTCCTTAGATTAATTAGATAGATATACTGTATAACTCAACTAAACAGTGTTTGATCATTGCAATTGCAATGTTTGGATCATTCAGGTGACAATCACAGTCTAACTTATAAACCATGACAATAGAGTCACTTTTACGTTCAGCACGATGGGGTGTCACGATTTTAAGATAATCCAAGATTGCTTGGAAACCAGTTTGGATATCATTGCAATTTAAAAGTTGTCTTAAAACAATATCTGTTGCTTCAATTACTTCCGGGTGTTTCTTTTGAATGATTGGGCTCATTGTTTTGTAGGTTGAAAATAAACCAGACAACTCAGAATGATCTTTGATAAACTCGGCGGTTCCAAGTTTTTCATTAATCTCTTCGATCGTTAAACCCACAGAATTGCATCGAGTGAAACCAATCATCCCGCCTCTTTTGTAAACCGGGCGAAACCCATTCAATCGACCATAGTACCCGTTATACAATGCATATAGCAAAGAAAGCTTTTGAATGGCGGTTAGATCATCCATAAAGATATCTATAGTAAGTTGAATATATGCATTTGCTACATTATCATCTTTCTGTTGAAAATTGGATAAATCCGCAACCCGATCCCGGAATCGTCTAAACCTAATCTCATCGAACCATTTTAAAAAGATCAATGGTGTATCCTTACTAACACCAGTATGTGCTCGATACGTGTTTTCTACATTTTGAAAACTCGAGTTGAACGACGTACAAATATTGGTGATTGCTTGCCAAAAAGCATAGTTAGGTAAACTAAACTCAGTCTTATCGACCCAGGTATGGGAAACAATTACCTCAGGCACGGTAAGGTCATTAATACTATAAGTCATGAATATCTCCTATCCCAACAACAAATCAATGAGACGTAGGTAAGTGAATTGGCGAATATCAACTGAAGTATGAAATAATCCAGCATGAATGGTATCCAAAACGGATTCAAACTCTTCTTCCAATTGAGCTTTGCTGATTTCGCTTTTTTGTAAACTATCTTTTAATTCAGTAATAAAATCATCACCCACCAGGAATTTGGCAAAACGATTGAATTGGCGAACATGGGTGATATGGTTCAACACATTACATATTGCGCGCATTGCTGGAGATTTAATGTAAGTAGAAACACCCGCTTCATGCTGGGCGATGCCTTCCGCTTTATCTGTTTTATAGAGTTTCGCAAGCTCAATTAAATCGGCAAGGCTATTTAATTTATCAATTCCAGCGACATTAATCCCATCTACATTTCTATAGTGAAGATAAGTCGTTGGGATTCGGCAGACCCGCCAAGGTTGAAGAATCTGACTAGGTAAATCCCACCAGTGACTAAAAACATGGATAGCGGTTTTGAAGACTTTTGTATCATCATCAAGTTGACTTACCGTTTCAAGTAACCCGCTAACTAACAACGTACCATCTTTAATTCCAACTTTACGATATTGCTTTTTCAAGTAGTCTGTAACAGGGTTTGGAGTTCCAATATTTGGTGAACCCCATTCGTCGTCATATTGGCAATTTGTCCCTGCGGATGGTAGGTAAATATTGCTTGTCATTACTACCCATGGTATGTTGATTTTTTCAAGTTTACTGATAAGTTTTTCTTTACGCTGCTGATTAATATCATTTCCCAATAACTCGTTTGTGAATACATCCACGAGCTCGGGAAACGTACCTAAAGCAACTTCGATATGAGAAGTCATGTTAGCTCCTAAATTATGTTTTTGATGGTTGTAAAGGCAATTGCAAACACCAGATTATGGGATTTGAATTCAACCTTATGTTTTAGGGTACCCTGCATCCATTTAAGACATATAGAGTCTCTGATGGTTGTGAGCAACCCTAAAAGTGTTTTACACCGCAAAGCTTTGTTTAACATCCTCACCACAAGCTCACGTTCTAATGGTTCCCATGTGTTAAAGATTTCAACAAAAGCTTGTAGTTGTTTGTTTTCCTCCTGTTCTACGAGGTCATTAATGTTTACAGATTCATCTACAATGAAGAAAGTATCTTCTTCCATTGGTTCCCAGTAGGAATACTGTTCTCCAACAATAAGCGAATAAGGTGTGTGATGTGGCGCGGCAATTATTGCTAATTGTGCAGGGTGGTATTTAAATGCTTCTAGAAGAAAAACTTCTGTCCAGAGTCGTCTAACACCCGAGTTACTATTACTCAAACGGTTATAAATGAGCATAGAGATTGAGTCAATCAGATAACGAATACTTTTCTCATGTGGGATATCCCAGTTAACAATCACGTTTTCATTAACCATCTGAGAGACATTTAAATCCATAACCTGATTGCAAATGTTCGTTGGATCTAATGAGGCCACCATAAATTCTTCAAAGCTTATATCAGAGAGTTTTAAATCACCTAGTAACCTTTGAATATTTTGGGCAGCGATATCCACATGAGCTTGATCTAATAAGGAAAGTCCTATTTGAATCATGTCATTAACTCCGATAAAGAATTAAGAACGTCAGTTGTATAAATTGGAACAGAAGAATGTTGTGGTGCAGATTTACCAAACTTAATGATAATATCTTTTAAAGAAAAGTACTCCCCAACACCAATGTCAACGGTGGATTTACGTTTGAGTAATTTGCGTCGCTCGCCTTCACTATCTGGTAAATACCACTCAAACTTGGCATTTCCTTTCTTGATTGATTTAACATGAAGAATATGAGTATCTTTCATAACGCGATTAGCAAGTGCCAATACTTCAAATGGTGTTTGACAACCACTGAAGATTTCTGAGACAATTGGCATTGTTGCGTAGAAACGATATTCCGGACTTGTTGGATAAAGCGACCCCATAACTCGATAATTGGTATTAAATAATGCCTCTAAGGTTAAATCTTCGTGTCGAAACTTAAATTCATCCAAACGATCTAGGTTTCTATTAAATAAACCAATGGGTGTTAGATTAAAGAAATTACTAATAAAATGCGTAAGTTGAAAATACAATGGTGCGTCTTCTTTAAACTTTTCGTATAATCCCAATTGTGAAGAAATAGAGTCTTTTAAAGTAAACGCTTTTAAGTTAAAATCATCCCCCAGAAATGTACGCGCTTCTTCTGGGGTAATCATAGATTCATCTTCGGCCTCATTCAGTGTCATGTAGAGTTTATAACCGTTGCTCAACCGTTGACTCTTAAGTGCAATTGTTCCTTTAGCGATTGATTTGATGAGCCGATGATCAGTTGTAGTTTCTTTGATAAAGTCAAATACATTCATGATAACTCCGGTTAAAGAAGAGGGAGGGATATCCCTCCCTCTTTCAATTATTAAATAGTTTCGTTTTTAGGCGGATCAAGTAACTCAGCAACTTTAGCATCCGTATCGTCAATGAACTTTTCCAACATTGAACGAAGAACATTCCAACGTGCTGTTACTGCATTTGTATCAGTCGGATCAAACAAACCATCGATTGGAGAGAAGTTCTCTTTCTTGTAATTGATCGATTTTACAAACTTGTCAGCAGGGAAAAACTCATCATTAGTGCCAGTCACATCTTTGCTGACTTTGTTGGCGTAAAATACTTTATCCCCAACAGTCGATTCGACAATATAAGTTTCGACACCCATTGCCGCGTATTTCTCTTTAGTACGAACAGCATCGTGAATCGTTTTGTCAAAACGAGTAAACAACATGTCGCGGGTGATATTGAAGTTCTTAGATAATGAGATAGGTAAGAACGTTGCGAAACCGTTTAATGTTACACGCTTATCTGACAAAGCGTCTTGTAACTCAACGGTATCACCAAATACAATTGCTTCAAGAAGTTCTGTGCATTCGCTTAAATCAATTTTGGTTTGACGAAGTAAATCTTTTTCAATGTCTGAAATTGAAGCACTATTACCTGCCGCGGCATTGATCATCATCACATCAAGAACATCTGTTAATGTTTCTTTGTGAGAATCAATCGCAGGGGACATTTTAATAACAGTGACACCATATTCTTGCTCCTCTAGAACTGCGCCATCAATGTCGGGTTGATTGAATTGAGTTTCTTCTAACTGTACATCTGCATCTTCTTTTATTTCAGCAAATGCTCGTTCACGTTCGATTTCTTGAGGTACTGATGTTTCACCGGTAGCAAGAGTAATTGATTCAAGAGTTAGTTCTGGGTTTGACATGTTTATTTCCTTGTATAGTGACGGGTTCACGTAAATAATATATATCTGTTTTTATTTGCTAATGAAAGACTTATAACTTTGTTCAATAAAAAATAAAAAAAAAAAAATAAGGGACCAAAGTCCCTTAAATTATTATAGCTATTTTATTTGTTACGATCTTTATGCTCTTTCCACAGAATGTAGATGAGTAACAAGATCGCTACTGCAAAGAGTTTTAAGAACATCGGATTTATTCTCCGATAATGACGAGTAGATCATCTACCTTTTTAATTTGTTGAACATAGCCATTTCGATCAGTTACCTCAACGATAATGCAACCGATAATGGTTATAAATTTCAACGTGAAGTTACAAGGGATAGGTAATAACAGATGCCCAGTTTTCATCCGCAGATTTGGATAAAGATGACGAATTACATCACCCACGTCTGCTCGCTTCCCTTTAGCGGTTCTTGCTTTGCTAATTGCATTGCGAAGACGCTCTAGATTTTTATTCTTAATGTCTGATGTCTCTTTTTGTTCTTTGTACCCATCAGTTTCCAATGCGCGCAGAGCGTCCTCTACACGATCATGGAGGTCAGATACTTTTGCATTAATGTATTCGACACCATTTACCTTCGAGATACATAGTGAGTACACACCACCAGCTTTGGTTATGCTGAAAGCGTCTATACATCTTTTCGGGTTATTTCCACCAGGGTAATTGATGGTGACTAAAGTCTTGCTAAATATTGCTTCCTTATTTGTATAAGGAATAACATCAAACAGGTCTTTCGTCTTAGCATCGAAACCGTACTCACCGATGACATCCTTCAAATACCCGCAAACGTTTTGTAAGTTCATCGAATGGGTTTTAGTAGCTAAAGGTTTAGTAATGTTACGCATAATAGTTTCCTTGACAGATTCAACTGTCTATTAGTTATCCACAATTCAATGTGGAAAATGAGAATGAATGAGCTAGCTGTTAAACATCGTCAAATGAATAAATGATCTAGCTCATGTAGGTAATATGTATCTGAAATGATTTGGGATCAATTGTATATTGCATCAATCTTAATGCGTCGAATAAAACGCGAATAACTAAATTGAATTAACGATAACTCAATCTTTTTATTACTTACAATAAAATTTTCAGTTGATACCACATTTGGTAATCTTCCTTCGACGGTGATTTCGTCAACATGATTATCCATTGCTTTTAACATGTTAGATAACTTCTTAACACATACAGGGTCACTAAGAATGAGTTCTAAAGCATCTGTGTATTCTTTAAGTCGCTGATCAAGTTGTTCTTCTGTCCAATGTATCGTATCAGATTGGATAAGTTGAATCGACCCTCGAATACAAAACCCATCTTCCACCATAACGAAATGTTTTAAATTAGTGTAATACTCATCCATTATTTAATATCCTTAAGTGAGATAAATAGTAAACGACAGATGTGAGAAAGCTTAGTGCGATTTGTTTTAGAGATAGTTTTGTTTTTGTAACCCTCAACTAACTCCGCTAGCGGTATCCAACGTAAACTATTGAGCCCCTTATCAACCCACCCAAAACGAACAAGAGCAGCATTATAAGTCGCAGAGGTTTTAGCAAGTTCGTCACCTACTATCGCATCACGTAAGATCTTTAATTCTGTTGCGAGGTTAATATTGTAGGGCCAGTATGTAGCAACTATTTTTGGATCATTGTGTCGCTCTTGTCGATAATAGAGCCAAGTTGAACTTGGTACAATGAGTGTTTTATTTGCGCGGTCATAAATGTCGATTTGTGTTTTCATAACTGATAAGTCCTGTTAGGAAAAGAGAGGGATAATCCCTCTCTTTCTTTTTACTCGTGAAGTGTGTAGATGGCGAATAGGAAATCAAACAAATGCTCGGTATCTAGTACCTCAGCACCGCTGATGTTATTGTGAATAATATATCTATCCTCTTTTAAAAAGCAAGTGTGTTTACCATCGACTAGATCAGTCGATGCATCGACAGATTTAGACCAGATTTTAAAACCTTCATCGATACCCGTTTTTACATGTTGTACGATGTTAGTGATTAAATCCTTTACACTGTCATCGTCAAATTCAGACTCAAGATAAACGTTAATATCTCCAGTGCGCACAAAATAGAGACCTCTTAACATTCGATCTTTCTCTCGACGAGGAATGAGTATTAATCCACTCGTATAGATCTTACCCGCAAATGTTTTGAGAAGTTCATCCGCTGTAAAGATACATACACCTTTAAATAGGTCACGAGTTTTTGGGTCTAATAGAAACTTGAAGGTGACCTCATTTTGTTTCGGATAAACCCATGAAGAATCCTTATACTGACGAGCTAGACTCATGATGTAAGGATTATCCATTGGTCCTTTAATAAGCAACACACAACACTTCTGTGGAATGATTCGAATAACCCCTTTTGCATGTAGCGCAATAAGTTCTTTAGCTTCTTTTATCTGAAGTGTTTTGGGTTTTAGATTATCGTACATGTCAGCTCCGACGAATAAAAGTATTTTGAGTAGTTCAATAAATAAGTTGGATTAGTTAATTTTACCAATGTGTGGATTGAGTAAATTAGCAAAATAATCCTCTTGATAAATTGGAATATTTAAGGCATTAGCTTTAGCGGCTTTAGAGCCACCACCGATACCTTGTACCAGTGCAGTTGTTTTTGCAGACACTGATCCAGATATCTTAGCACCTAAACTTTCTGCAAGTCTTTCCCATTGATCACGGCCGCGTAAATTGAATGACCCCGTAAAAACATATGTCTGCCCTTTTAACGGTAAGAGCTCTGCCGATTTCACCTGATGAAAGTTAACACCTGATGCAATCATCTCACTAATAATTTCCTGGTTTTCTTCAACGCTAAAGTAATCAACAATTGCATTCGCAGTGATTTCTCCAATCCCGTCAATGTCCAAGTAAGATTCAACATTCACTTTTGAAATTACTTCAAGTGAACGAAAAGCCGTTGAAATAAGTTTAGAGGTACCCAACCCCACCATTGGAATTCCAAGCCCGTAGATAAATCGATGAAGATCAGTTGTCTTGGATTTTTCAATAGAGTCGAGTAGTTTATCAATGGACAATTTACCAAAACCATCTAATTGGTAAAGTCGCCCCTTATACTCATGCAATTTATAAACGTCAGAGATCTTGGTTAAGTGACCGGCTTCCACAAGGAACTTAATATACCCATACCCCAAGCCACGAATATCCATTGCATCTCGAGAGGCAAAGTGTTCGATGGACGTTCTAAGACGGCCGCCGCAACTCATGCTATTTGGACAGTATATAAATGTACCATCATCAGACATCGTTGTTTTTGCTGAACATACAGGACACTCTTGAGGGGGGTTTATTTCCGGATAATATTCTCCATCAACCCGAAGGTCAATGATATTGTTTAAGATTTTAGGAATAACATCCCCTTGTCTTGAAACCACCACCGAGTCATTAATTTTTAAACCAAGACGTTTAATCTCAGCAAAGTTATGCAAAGTGATCGAGGTAATTTCAACCCCTGCCAATCGAACACCATCAATATGCGCAACTGGAGTAAGTACACCCGTACGACCCACTTGCCATTCTACCCCCTCTAGGATTGCCACTCCAGTTTCAGCCGGGAATTTGTAAGCAACGGCGTAATGAGGATAGTTGGATGAATGGCCCATGTCTTTACGCAATTCAAAACTACTATATTGGGCAACAATACCATCAATGTCGATATCATAATCAGGTCGCAACAAAGTCATATCGTTAATAAAGGTTTCGATTTTATCTTCATCACCTGGTTTAATAATTTTGAAACGTTTTACTGAGAAACCTAATAAAGGTAGTCGACGCAAAACATTTTCAACGGTTATCCCAGGTTCAGATTCATTGGATATAAACCACTCCTGTGTGTCTTGGTCAATAAACGAATCAGCGATGCTATAAGCAAAGAAACTCAAGTGCTTTAATAACCCCATATCAGGGTTCAACATGCGAAGAATACCTGATACAGCATTGCGTGAGTTTGCGTATACTGGCTCACCGTTAGCCAAGCGGTATTCATTGATCTTTTTAAATGCGTGTTTGGTTATTACCATTTCACCACGAACATTGAGATTCGCTTCAAAAGGTAAAAGACGAGGAATACTTAGAATCAATGAAACGGTGTGGAAAATGTTTTCACCCTCTTCACCGTCACCACGTGTAACTGCTTGTATCAATTTACCATCGCGATAAGTTAATGAGATCGCAATCCCATCTAACTTAGGGTTAAGAATAATCACTCTACTGCGATTTAATTCATTCTTAATATCAGCAATTGAAAATACATTCTTTAAGGACAACAACTGTTCCTCGTGTTTGATTTTCGGTAAGTTACTAGATATTGGTGCACCTACTCGAGTTGTAATCGGGTCAAAGAAATCAATCGGGTTAACAATTGTCCAGTCGGTTGTTTCCACATATTCTTTTAATTGATGAAATAATTGATCATAAACTTCATCAGATAGATTCGACTTACCATGATTATGATAAGTATTGGATGCTTCATAGAGTTTAGCATTCAGTATTTTGGCTGCGTGGGGTGTGAGTTTAACACCTTCTTTTTCCATGATAAACCTCGTTAATCTGCATAGTTGAATTGGGTTACCTTACGATAACCCAATTTGGTTTATTTTATCCAACAACGGCACAACACGGCATTTTGATAAATCCACATACGGTGACGCGCAATGGATTTATTAAATAAAACAGTTGATTTTATTTCCATCTTAAATAAAAGATTTTCTACTTCGATATCCTCTAATGCAAGTTCAAGGATAGGTTCAATCTTTTCAATGATATGAACATCTCGAACAAAGTCTGTATAGAAGACATTCTTAAATCGAAAATCAGGGAATGCTCGATCGATGAATCGTTTAATCAATTCAGCCAGAAGCATGTTTCTTGCTTCTTGAGAAATTGCTTTTGTAATATAACGATTTGAGATTAGGGTGTTCAGCCTTCGTAACCAAGCATCGATTGTATCTTCGTTTACGCCAACGCCGTTAGTGAGGTATTTCACTTGCATTAAACAAAGACTCAACAGAAAGTCGTATTCTAAACCTTTCGCGTAAAATGTGTAATTTAATACATTGCGGTTTAAACGCGATTTAAGCCCCGTATTGGCTTCAAAAGTCGAGATGGTAACATTCATCAGGTTTCGGGTTAAACCTTTCGTATACTGCGATACATAGCGTCTGAGGATGCCTGGACGAATATTCTCTCTAATCTCCTCCGGAAAGAAGATAAAGTATTTACCAAGGACTTTTAAACGAAACATCATTGAGGTACGTTTTAATGCTACGCACCAGGTTACTCCAATAAACAAGAGCACGAGTCCAATCACAAAAACACCAATCCAAAAGATTGATAAAGTAAAAAAGTTTTCCATAATAGCTCCACTTGGTTCATGTAAATAATATATATCTAATTAAATTTAGCATGAGCATTGTAGTGTTCGGGTAATGTTTGTAGATTGTCTGTGTTAACAACGAGACACTCTGCTTGTGAGAATGAACCATATTGATTTGATTGATGTAGGATCATAAATAGTTGACTGCACATTTCCGTTTCCACCATGTCGTAAACTAATTTTATCATTCTTACAATATGTACTTCATCCATTCCATTGGTAAACTCATCTAAAAACATGGGATAGTTTTCTAATCCGTGTGTTTTCATCATGAGGTATTTAAAAGCAAAGTTAATAATCTTACTCTGTGCGCCAGATGTTTCAGCAATATCTGCATTTGGTTTGTCTGAGTTATGAATCTGTACAGGAAAATAAAAATCTAAATCCCCTTTTTTATTTCGACAAGGCAACAACTCCATTGGATAAGTCCAAACTGAAGCAATGATGTTGTTCATCATTGCTATAAACTCACCAATAAAATCATTCATAACATCACCTAAAAACCCAGTCTTTGGTGAAAGTTCAGCCATGCAAATTGCAAGATTCTCCTTACTAAGATCAACTTCTTCTTTTTCTTTAACAAGGTTTTTTCTATTAAGGATTGAGTAAGTAACTTTATTTAATTCTGAATCAGTTAAAGCAAGTTCGTTGTTTAGTTGTGCTTTAGATTCCACAACAAACTTATGTTGCATGTTATTGAGTAATTGCATTTTCACCTCATCCATTTCAACAGATAAGGATTCAGTTTCTTTAATCCACTCCTTTAGATTACTAACATACTTTAAATACTGATCAATTTGTTTAATCTTATCGTTCAATACTTGTTTTTGATCAATGTAACTATTATACTGATCATTGTGTTTCTCAAGTAAATCTTCTTTCTCTTTTCTTTTCTGAGCATCCTCAAGTTTATAAACACGAATACATTCAGTTACAGCCGCTAACCGTAAATGTAATTCATTATATCGTAGTGTCAAACCACACCCTTTAAACCAATCTGAAAGAATGGTCAAACAGTGACTTGGTGGGTTTGAGTTATATCCATAAGCTTTAAGTTTTACAAAAAGATGACTATGCTGAGTATAGTGGCGGTTTAATCGCTCTATTTCCAAGAGGGTGTTTTGAAACTGATTAATCTCAGTTTGATAAACTTTCTCTTCTTCCAATAAACGTTCTAATTTAGAAAGTTGTATTTGATTGGTTTTGAGTTTTTCTTCAGCATCAAACAACGTACCACTGACGCCAGGGATGAAATCATACTTACATTTTGGACAATGAATATGTTCACCCTGAACATGCTTCTTTAACTCATGTTCTAATTCATAAATGGATGTTTTATAAAGATGGATTTGGTTACCGATTGAAATTATCTTCTCAACGTTTGCAAGTTTTTTCTCTTTACTAAAATAACCATTTGAATTATCTGCGAGTTCAGTAAAGATTGTTCTTAATTCTTCGTAAAGCGTTTGCGAAGAACTCACTGCTTGTTTAAAACCATCACCCAAATAAAGAAATTCTCCCCCCTCTAATTCAATTTTCTTAATCTCATTTTCAAGCGTTTGTTTTTCTTTAATTGAGTCATCAATATTCGTAACTTCTTTTCGATCTAATCCAAGGTGATTTTCAATCATCTCAATTTCATGAATGAGTTGTTCTTGATAACCTTCAATTGTTTCAACTTGATATTTTAAACGAGAACGAATTTCAAATGAATCAGTTTCATCTTTAACTCTTGACAAGATCGCCGGTGTTTCCATGAAACGCATTGCATTGTATTTTGCTTTGCTTTTCAATTCTTCCATTCGATCAAGTAGAAATTGTTGATCTTGCGTTACGGTAGGTTGAACGCCCATTGTATCTAAGATACTTAAATCATCTAAGATGTTTTGACGTTGTTGATTCAACTCCTGGATATGAGAATCAGTTGGGAGGGATTTCTCCTCATCAATTAAACGCTTGGCTAGATTTTTTGAATACTGTTTAAGATAGTTATTTTTATCCCCAATAAATTCTAGAAATTCCAAACCTTTCTCAATATCAATCTTAGAAGCCGTCATGATAATTTCACGACGTTGACTTGGTTGCATTTCGGTAAAGACTAATTTATCAGTAAGAATATCAACCAAGGTTTTATCTAATCCAAAAATTTGGAGGATTAAACCTTTTTGCACTGACGCGGTTGATTTATCATTTATAAGTTCACCATCTTTAATCATTGAAAATTTACCAATTCGATGATCATCTATACAAATATAAGTCGACCCACCAAATTCTATTTCAATTTCCCGATAACCCTCAGATGAGAAATCATCCTTATGTGATGGGTATGGGGTGAGTTGCTGAAGTAATGATGACTTGCCGCTTCCATTTGTACCAAGAAAGAGTTGGAATGCATTTGTAAAGAAGACCTCTAATTTTTTTATATTGTTATGAGATATTCTCTCAAACCCAATCACTAATAATCGCTTGATAAACATTACTATGGCTCTTATGTCTTTATTCATAACTTAGTCAGTCTTGTTCGAATTTACTTCGTTCAAGAATGTAGAAATAAACAAACTCATTATATCATTTGAACGGAGGTGAACATGACTCAAACAGTTAAAAGTCAAAAGAATCCTAAGGATATTAAACAGCAATTGGTTCCAAATTCGAAAGAGAATATTGAATTTCGTAAACGACATGGGATTTCTTTGCCACTGTTTAATAGACTGGCGGATAAGGTAATTCAGTGCTACGGTTAGCATATCAAATAAAGGAGCCTAGGCTCCTTTATTTATGCGGATTATAATCCAAGTGTCGTTTTTACAAGTGCCATATCTATTTCTAATGTTTCTATTCTAGCGGTGTGGTCTGCTTTTAATTCATCAAATTCTATTCTAAGTTGATCATGTTTTTGTTCAAGTATAACGTGTTTTTCATGCAACTCCTGAACTGCTTTTACCAAAGGTGCGATGAGTTGATTGTAATCTAAATAATTAACATCATACCCATTAAACTCATCGTGTTTTAATAAAGGACGAAATGACGAATCAATTGAACTTGCTTTAGATTCTACATCTTCACCAACAAACCCGAAGTGTGTAACTTGTTGAGCAGGGGATGAATTTGTTATTCCTGGATATTGCGCTAAACGCTGTTGGTGAATGTCAAGAACGCTGGTTTCATATTCAGTATAGGCAGCCATTTTCTCAGTAAAGGAGTTTACCGCCTCATCCCATGAAGCTTGATCAAGAACATCCCTTCCTTTTGCATCCTTGGAAATAAAGTCTTCTTGTTTTGGCGCATCAGGTTCCATTGCAGGATGTGGAAAAGGAAGTGTATTTTCTAAAACTTCTTCTCGATATGCTGCTGTATATTTAATTGGATCTAGTGTTAAAATGAAGTCTAATCCTAACGTGATTGTTTGTTTATTCAACATATCACGTTCATCAGCACGTTTGTACCACCCGTTAAATGAAACGTTGTAATGATCAAACCAACCCAGTTGTAAGGTTGAGTCACCAGTTGGGTTGGTGAGGTTTCCCACGGCAATACTGTTTTTTGTAGAAGGTAAAGAAGTTGATTTGTAACCCATGTTGATATTGATCAACTTTACCATGGATGCATCAAACACTACACCCCAATCTTTAATATCAAATTTATCTACCTTACTCATATCTGGAAAGTAGATGCCACCTGACATTACTTTATTCTTACCAATCATAGGTCCTGTAAAACCTAGAAATTTGCTTATTCCAATAAAATCATTAACTTCCATACTAACCTCTACATTGGACTTGATGTTGGACGACCTAAGTTGCCGATGTGGTAGTGTGTTGAACCAACATTAATCCCATTATTTTTCAAAGAACCAGTAAACTCGGAAGAGGCTTTTACATTATAGGCGCTTCCGCTCATCTGCCATGTCTGGGTTTGGAAATCAGCTTTTGAGGCCTTAACGGTAAATGTTTTCGTTTCAATTGTTACAGACTCACTTGTCTTCCACAGCCCTTTGCCTTTCTCAATTGTTATTTCTGACCCAGTTGCGTTTTGAGTTGTAATTCTATCCTCAGAAGAAACCAGTTGAATGAAATTACCAGCATCATCCATAACCGAAAAGAAACCTTCTTTAGTGTTCACCTGAATACTGTAGGCAAACGGCTCACCGTCATTTTTATTGGTTTGAACACTAATATGTTTATCAATCGTATTGACTTCAATGTAATACGCAGTCTCTGGTGTTCTTGAATTCTCATTTTCTTTAGGAGAGTTAGGAACAGCAATAACAAGTATATCCCGTCGTCTTGTCGTATCGTCTAAACCTAAAGGTTGCCAGTAGTACTTATCGGTATCAGCTAACCGATAAATAATTACCTTCTCCCCTCGACGGATGAGCGACGGGAATGGTTTATGAGGGTCAAAGGATAAATAGGTCGCGGTTATACTATTTGAAGTACCTACCTTAGAGGTATAAGTATTTCCATCCTTATCAACACCTTCTGCTTCTAACTCCGCCATTGCATCGGTCACCTCCCCATCTAACTGAGAGAATGACTCTTTTGGAATAACTTTTAATTCTCTTTGCCCAAAGGTTAAATTCCCCGCTGCTTCCCCTAAGGAGAAGAATGTGAATTTTGAAGCTTGCGTACTCATTTCTTTATCCTTAGTTTACGTCATAAAAAGAAGGAGGCTTAAGCCTCCTTCTCCATTTTAGCGATTGCTTTATAATCACGTCGCAATTTCATGTACATTGCAAAGTGTTGATCATTGTCTTCTGTTGCGGTTTCATCAAAGTAATAAAACTTCGCTTCACTCATGATTACTGCAACAACATCAGTATCTTTGATCATTCGATCAGTCAACTCAAAATGGTCTTCTTTAATCTTGCCTTTCTTTTTCGCTTTAAATTTTATTCCAGTAAACAACACCTGAGAGATATTGTAGCGGTTGAAAATGTGTAACTTCTCCATGGTAAATTGACGATCAGTTGTTGCGGCATCAACGACCTCTCCAGAAGCAAGTACAAGACGTAATTTAACTAGTTTACTACGTTGTCCGGCAAGATATTGAAGAAGGTCAGCAAACCCAAGAAGAACAGCATCACCCGCACCAGCCTTTACCTTTTTACGAAAATCTTTTTCATTGGTTTTCATTAACCGAATTGAATCCATGAACTCATCATGTCGATCTTTCTTTTTACAGAAATACGACTGTACCGCGGGAACCAATAACTGCTCAACCCCAAAAGGTAAGTTTAAATCGCGAATGAGCTCAATATCTTTTTCATATTGAAAAGAAGTAAGTGATGGGTCACGATCTTGCATTGATAATAAGTTATTGCATAATTCAATTGGATTTGATTCAGGTAAATGTTTTTTGTAAAGCAATACATTAAAGAATGACCATGCGTCTACACCCAACAAATGTTCTTTTTCAGAAATCGCTGAATCATAACGTTTTTGAATAGAGTCGTAATCGAGATTTTTTAATTCACTCGTTTCATAGTGAACAACAGGTAGAGTATCTTCACCATAAGCTTTACAATTTAAACTTTCGTGTGAATCGAAGATCACACCACTGACAACCTTTTCACTGGTTGTAAAGATATCAACTTTTTCACCAAATGTTAGTTCTTGACCATCGATCGAATAGATACCCTTATCATCAATCTCCAATACACCCCATTGAAATGGGTCATCACCGTCTAATGCTTCATTGAGTGTATTGCGTACTGCATTTAAAGCAGTTGCGAATTGCAGCCGTACAACAATATTCAACCACTCATTTAAATGCTGAAAATGTGCAACACGATAAGAATAAGAATCGAATTGTTTTGTTAAACCATGTTTCATCAGTAAGTCGACTAGTGAACGAATGGTGTGGACATATTTAGCGGTAAGCTCAAGCGCTTGCTCGTTTTGTTCTGGAAAGATAATTTGCGTAGGTAGGGCGTCAGTTTTCTTTAAAGATGTATGCAGTGCCTTTAAACGATCGATATACGTACCGACTTCTTTTTTACTTTGGTAGACCAATAAAGGTGTATCGGCATCCCCACCCTCTGAACCAGAAAAGACGTTATCTTGTTGATTGGCTACAGGTAATAAATTTATATTTTGTAAATCTTCAGACATTGAGATATCTCCGTTAAGCTCATAAAATAAACTAAATCGTATAAAAAGAAATAGAGAGGGCAAGCCCTCTCTATTGGATTAAAGCGAATAAATAATCAAAAAGACTTTTCATTACGTCATCACCTACTGTGATAACATTAGCGCCCCGATAAGAATGGTTCGCATGATAGATAATATACATCGTCACAACAATAAAAATACAAGTAATCCCGGCACTATTTAACCAACCGCCATTTCTACCAACATCTTTAATGTAGTGTCTTTGCTGAACATCAATGAAATTAAATAATTCTTCAATAAAGTATTTTGCATCCATATCGTAGATGATTACTTTCTTCGTCATTTTCTCTTTCATATTGTTGGGTAAATCGTTGAACTTTCGACGGATGCCCTGAGCATCCATTTCAACGTCAATGTGATACTCAACTTCTAAGTGCCTATTGTAGTTTACTAAGATTGCATATGTTACTTCATCTTTTAAATTATTAAGTTTAACATCTTTTAAAAAACCAATAACGTCAAAAATAGTTAAACATAGATGTTGTTTTGGATTCTCGATACTAAAATCCAAATCACTTTCTTCTCCCACTTTTCATCCTCCGCCTAAAGCTAATTGTATTTTGCTCTAAAGTCAAATGATTCCGAATACACGTAATCCCAATTCCAATCGCATCAGCACTATGTTGGTCTAGTTTCTCTATATCAACATTAGATAAGTCTATCTGATCATCTTTAATTAATGCATTGAGTACCGCATTCTTATCAGATGATTTTTCACCCACCACACACATTTTAACACTCGTGGGGTTAATTGCAAAAATAGGCATCTCTTTAGCGCTTTCTCTAAAACTAAACTTAATTGAAATAATATTTTCAACCAAGGAAGCAAAAGAATAAATAGAAGCACCTCCCCCTCGATGGGGAACGTAGGCGGTTTCATGACAAGCGATTTGAGGTGACCAGACTTTGAGATAATTTTTCAAGAAACGCTTAAGTTCAGCAAGTCGATTTAAAACAACTGAAACTTCCGGCTGTTCTTCGTCGACAGGAATATACCTGGATAGATTAAGCGTGTAGCAATCTTGAACGATTAACTTTTTAAGATCGTAGTCAAAGTCTATTACCGCAACCCCGAGATTAACTCCCGGGTCAACGGCAATGATTCTAAGTTTATCGGATTCCAAAGAGGGGTTCCGAGATACCGATATTCTTCGTATCTTGGAAGGCTCCAACAAATTCAACTGGTTTATAAGTTGATTCTACAATACCAATGTGTGGTGCAGAGAACTCGAATGTGTTTGCAGGCGGTAACTCTGGGGTTTGAGTTCCAGTTGTTGGGTATACGCCGGTTACCGCTTTATCTACCCCAAACACGTAAGCGATTTCAGACACAACTGCTTTATCTGGACTTCCAAATAAAAGAGCGCAAGCATTTTGCATTTCAACTACTTCTTCATCAGTAAACCCGATGACTAACCCTGCATAAGTTCTGAGTGATGTACCATCTGAAATTGCATCGAATTCAGTCTTCTCTGGGCGAAGGTCGTTTGCGGTTGGCTCGTATGGTTCTGTATTGACTACAACACCATCGTTGATTGTTTCTAAAATTTGTTGAATTTCGATTTCAGTTGTATCAATCTTTTTACCGAAATAAAACGCATAAAAAGTACCATTGATTTGTGCAACAGTTCGAATACGATAAAGTGTTTTCATTGCTCCAGTTAAATCGCTAGTAACTTCCCGTGCGATCATTGGAATTGGTTCAAACAAACCCGTATCAGATGATTTATGTGGATATGTAATTGGCGAGATTTCATTTTGACTATCTACCTCAAAACCATGACCTCCACGCCCAACCATAATTACCCCAATACGCATTGCGCGAGTATCAATGGCTGGGTTAAATGACCCAGGAATATACATCCCTCTAGTCACTGGTGCTGGAACCCCAGGCACATAGTTTGGATCTGCTAAGACCCCGGTGATTACACTATTGGGTTTAATCTCAAAGTTTAACCCCCAGGCTAAACAAGTGAGTAGTCGATTTAATGCGGCATACCGCGTAACTGTTTTCATGCTTAAGTCCTATCTATCCTATTAATCCACTAGACTGTTTATTTTCTAATAGATGAATGAATTATTCTGTCAACTGTATATTTAAGGATTCATAAAAAACGACGTTAATAACCAGAGTCCCATATGGGACTCTGGTTAAATGTCTTAGCCGAGCTCAACAACCATGAATTCAAATTCACCATAATAATCCAAAGCTATATTTGAAATTACTGCAGTATACACCCCACCCACTTTATAGTGGGTATTCTGGATTAAGATGTCTTCCAAAAATAAACGAGGAACTAAAACTTCGTCACCTTCACTAAATTCTGGAAGATTTTCAGATAAAGTTTCAAGTAATTGAGTACGAATCAAATGATGGTTCAATTCAGTTACAGTTAGTGTGCTACCACCGGTTACAGTCGCAATGTCTAAACGAGGAAGTTTGATACGTTGTTGACGTTTCTTACCATGGTCAGCGATTAAGCCTGCTTCTTGGATTTCAACTAATAAATTAGCTTCGTCAACTTTACCACTTAACGCGATTATCTCAACTTTGTCATTATCGACGTCAATTGGAAGATTGGATTTCTCAAAACCCGCTTTAATCCAATCAGTTACTTGCTGGATTCGGGTTGCATTAGAATCGAAATCTAACGGTGGTGGGTTTTCTTCATTTGCTTCTGCCTCATCCCAAGCTTCTTGCGCTGCTGCATTATGCGCCTCAATAAACTCTTTACTGATGCGGAGCCCGCGTTTTTTTAACCAACCTTCTGTTGAATCAGCAGGAAGTTTTAAACGATATTCGTAATGTGTTGGGCTAACGTCTTTAACGTTTGTTAAAGTTGCACCTGTGGTTGATTTGGTAATCAATGCGTCAGAAAGAAGTTTTGCATTTGATTGGTTTTGAAAAAGATAATCTAATCGTCCGAGCTTTTCACCCGTAATTTGCTGTCTCATTGTGCTAACCTCTAAATGGAGTTTGGAACCATTGTTCATAAGATTAATGGTTCCGTTTTAATTTATTGACTCATTCCGTACTCCCACATCTGGTTGACCTGATTCGTAGTTAATCCTAAGGATTGAACCATTGCGGCAACTGATGGGGAAGTTCTCATGAATGTTGTTGATTCCGCGTACTCAATCTGGAGCTGAATACGAAGATTAGCATCCGGTATTGATGCAATTTGACTTTCCATTGTTTCCAACATTCCATAATGGAGAAGTGTTAACTTGAATTGTCGACGAGTAAGCGGTTTTAAAGAAGCCATATATTGCGCTTCTTTTTGCTCCGGTGTTCTCGGGTCAACCCAAGCACCATCAATCCAATGATGTTCAATAGAAGGTCGAATAGTTGATAGGGTTAAATCAGGAAAAACATAATAACCTTGATTTAATTTAGCAAGAAGCTCTATATGTTGTTCATTTGTTATTTCAACCATGTTAGGGTTTTCACTTGCTGCTTCCATGGTGGTGAAGCTTTGTTTTTCGGGATTAAAATAAATCGTCATTATGCATACACCCATCCAGAGATTTGTAATGTAAAGCCGCGTAACCCGCCTTGTGAATTAGGATTGAATACCTGGCAAGAAATGTAACAATACGCAGTATTAGCAAATTGAACAAGCACACCTCCATCAGCATCATTCATCGTTCCTGCGCTATCTTTATCCCAGGTTTTTCGAGTGGCCACAATAATTGGCGGTAGCGCAAAAGTAAGAGGGAAAACGAATTTAGAACTAGTTTCGCCTGGATTATTCCACAAAATATAATCAACAGAAACTTGACAGTATCTTACATTACGCTGCTCTGAACCATCATACCAATCCACTTTAGAGTTAAAGACAACATAACTCGCCACCACCTCACCGATGACCGTGGTTGTATTCGACACATCCCAACGAAGATCAACCGCTTGTTCGCTAAAAAGATCCCCATACCCCCAAGTAGACCTAATTGGGTTCCAAAACACGTGCTCACCCTGTTCAAGAGGGGATAGGTCGACCACGGAATAGGATACTGTGTTGAGACCTGGAGTAATTTGTAATTTACTAGGGTAGACCGCATTTTGCAAGGTTAAATACCGCGCCTCTACCCGGCCCACAGACTTCAAGGAATTTATAGCAACTATATCAAGACCCGTTACTGTTTTTTCAGAAGTAATGTTGCCGTAGGCATAAACAGCTCTAGGCGCAGCTGGTGTACCGGCAACAATATCACCCGTGACTGTACCACCAGTTTTAGGATAATACTGAGTAGAGCCGGTGCTAGCCAATAGATACTGAGGATGAGGATCGGGGTCAGTTAAATGAGATTGTCCAATCTTATCATTCATAATACTGATTGGTGCACTATTATCAAATACCTTAGGCGCAACAGTTTGACTACTAATACTATACGACGCAGTACGAATCACTGGAACCAATGTTTTCGTCATCCGTACGCGATATTTAGTGTTACCGCGTAAGAAGAACACAACAGTTGATGAGTTCGTTAATTGAGTAATTGAAATTACAGGACTATTAACACAGTGCGCAAACCCTGCAACATCGATTGTTCTATCAATATTATTCGCACCCCACGCGGCCGAGTACTCGCTCCACTTCGCCATTACAGAAATTGTACCACCAGCATGGGTTGACCAAGGGGCAGCTGCATACGACAAAGGGGTATCAATTTCAAAACTACAACGACCTTTGTTCGCAATTGCAACTGTAACTGGATAATAAGTATTGGCATCAAAACCAGCGGTACTTAAATCCAATACGTGTTCAGTTAAACCATCTGTAGTTGATGCAGCCAATTCAGCAATAGTCACATACTGGGGATGTGGGTCTGTTTCAGCTTTATGCGTCGTAATTGCATTTGCGACATCTACCGCAACCAAATGTGTTTGCCAAGCACTCCAGCTATTGTTATTACGACCGCGAGTTGCAATTCGACCTGTTGCATAGTCCCGCGCAGTAACGGTACGTTCACCCGCCCCAGTATAGCTACGTTCGCAATAGACAGAACAGGTGTTGAATGGGGGTGGGTTAACGACATTGGTACCGAGGGTTGAGTCGTTATGAAAAACAAATTCACCCGGCATGATGTTGTTATAGTTATAACCCGCAGGAACAATCAAGTCTATTGGGCGATTACCAAACGCATCTCTTAATGCAGTAATGTCAACTTTCGTATCTTTTAATACTTTACCCATTGCCGCGGTTAGAGCTTGGTCGGTAGCAGTTGAAGTTAAACTGTTATTTAACTGAACTACGCCCACGCCACCAGTTGAAGCAAATTCAATTTTTGGACCAACACTTTGCCAAGCAGTCCAAGCATCCACCCCTTTCTTCATCCGGCTTAGGTGTCGAGTCGGGTAAGCCTCTCCTTGGGGTGTGGCGTAATACGTTGTATGATAGTATTGTAATACTAAATCATTAACAACTCTTACCTCAAAGAAACCTTCTGGGTTATTGCTGATGCCATAATACCCTGGGGTAACAGTAGCATCAATCACAGAAGGTGAGATTGCGCCCTTATAAGGAAGATCAGCATAAATGGTAATGTCCTGCGTACCATCGAATAAAACATTGTTAATACGACGCGGCGTGCTCAATTTATCAGCAGAAATGGTAATGTCCTGCGTACCATCGAATAAAACATTGTTAATACGACGCGGCGTGGTCAATTTAGCAGCAGAAATGGTAATATCTTGAGTACCGTCAAAAAACACGTTGTTAATACGACGCGGCGTGCTCAATTTATCAGTATAAATGGTAATATCTTGAGTACCGTCAAAAAACACGTTGTTAATACGACGCGGCGTGGTCAATTTATCAGCAGAACCTACGGTACTGCCACCACCCACATCACCTTCCATCAACTGTTTACGCCAGGCACTCCAAGTGGAACTTTGTAACGCACGCACAGCAAATTGTCCGGTTTGATAATCTCGGGCAATCTGAAAACGCTGACCGCTGGTATTAATCGAACATTCAGTAAACGTGGTGGAGTACTCAAATGGTGGTGAGTTGGCTGCGGTTGCGGTTTGCTTATTTAGATAGACGTAATCACCAGGCAAAGCATTGTTGAAATTATAACCCGTTGTTGCAATCAACGAAACAATGTTTTCACCGAAGTTTTGACGAGTTTCAGAAATATTGGTTTTAGCAACATTTAATTCTCGACCCATATTTGCTGACAATGGAGTTGTTGCAGAAGTTGATGTAAGGTTATCAACAATTGTACTCGAACGAGCATAAACTGTATTTAGATAAGTGTAATCTAAAGCCAGTGGTGTTGCCGCTCGACCATCACCAACTAATCCTGAATTCGATGCAACTTTGGTTACTAACCGTAAGAAGAACCCAAAGTGTGGATCATAATTTGGATCAGCGGTATTGAGCTCTGGATGCTCATGCATATCCATTCGTGAATCTAACTGATTAATCTCAGCTTGCATGTTCACAATGATCTGCCCAGCAGAAGAACCAGGCTGAAACATTTCAGTAAAAAAGTCTTCTAAAGTTACTTGTGCAGATCTCCAACCAGCCGCAGTAAACTGGGAGATCAACATCAGGTCTGCGCCTGTCAAGTCTTGGGTACGAACCTCCAGGCTTGATATCGGTTTATTACTCATACGTCTCCTCCTTTAATAAGGATTCCATCATTCTGTTCAGTTAGAATTAGGTATCTTAGCTGTTCTTGAGTCAAATGATTATCCCGCTCATCGCTACTCCAGTAACTAAACTGATGTCCGTTGAAACTACTTTCCTGAACAGCTTTCGCCTTTGTAAAGTAAGTCGGGTATCTTGCAATAAAAATATCATCTTTGGAAGTAAAGCTTGTTGAGATGTGTTCTAAACGCACATCACGTGTACCTACATTCACAACTTCAGATGAGTTTGTTTCGGTAATAAACTGAATAGAGTAACTCGAGAAGAAACGAAGAATATTAATCAAAGCTCGATGGGTTTTTTCCATTCGATCTTTTTTCGTTCCCGCTGGAAATAACACTGCTTCATAAACACTATTACAAAGAAGTTGGTAGTATTCAACCTCTTCTCCTTCAGAGCGAATTCCAAATTTTGCCAACCATTGTTGATAAGACATCCCAAGATCAATATCAATCTTAGCATTATGGTACATTAAAGCTGCGACCATATCCATCTGCCCATTCGCGCGAATTCCTACGCCTTTATATACAGCATAGGTTCTTTCAACATAGTTGCGCCATTGCTGTTCAATCTCTGCTAAAAATTGAGAAGTTGAATTGTAACGGCGGCTATCTGGGGACTTGCTTCTTAAAAACAAATATTCTTGTTCTGTAAAACGTGAATCACTAATATAGCCACGTAAATTCTCACCACCGTCAATTTCAGCAATTGTTTTAGGGATGTTGTGAACATATAGTGATTTGATTAGATTTGGGTTTTTACCTAAATAACCTTTAGCATAACTAAACAAGAACATAATTAAAGCATTCTTAATGGTTAGCTGAATACTGTTATTTGTATAAGGCGTAAAGACCGTTACCAACCCTGTAAACTCCCCTTTCATTGCAGAGTAAACCCAGTTACAAAATAAGAACTCCTCGTAACTGCCGTTTACTTGCATCCCCCAATCTGTGTACTTGGTATGTACAAGTTTGGTTTTAACCCAATTGCTATTGGATTTTAAAGACAAATCTTCTATTCGATAAAGTTGGTAGTCAACATTTTGACTATTATGTTTTGCAACATTAATAATCATCTCCACCATTTCCTCTGGTGTTAAAGTTGTTTTACCATCACCAATTGGTCGAACCAAACCATACTCTTTTGTAAACCGCGTATCTGGTTCAAGTTGTCCAGGCATATTCTCTAAACGATGAATGCTGTTATAAAAGATTGCTGGGATGCGTCGGGAATAAATTAACACATCTAACAGTATATCAAATGTCTTTTGCTTACCAAAGTTGGCAATTAGCCAATCTAGATTACGATATAAAAACATGACTTGATCACGAGTTAGATAGCTGATATATTGCCCTAACCCGGAAAATGAATCAAGGTATAATTGAACATGTGTTGAATGTGTCTCTCTTGTTTTAACTTTATTTAAACGCAATTGCATAATCAAAGTTGGAAGATTCAAATAATATAACCCTAAACTTTGTGCTACGTATAAATCATTAAACTCACCGTAGACTGGATTATAATGTTGCCTAAAGAAGTTTTTAGTGAAGTGATTTATATCACCAACTAAACTTTCTTCCCAATCTTCAATAAGCGTTGCTTGTTGATCAACCAAACGTTGACTTTTAATATACGCATATTGAGAACTCAAAGTATCTAAACGAGTTTTATAATATCCACCAGCATGGAGTACTTCATACTCATCAGCGTTCGTCGACACGTCCAATGGAATCGGATGTAAAATTCCCTGAATTAAATTCTCAAACTCAGAGTACACACCAACCAATTCATTATATGCACGACTTCCAGGCTGATACTCTTTAGAGATACTTACATCTGCTGTTTCAGACGAAATATTTTCAACCGTAAACTCTCGTTCAAGTTGACCGCTATCACCTGCAACTCGAATAATCATTTTAGAACGATTAATTGTTGGATCCGTTAGACCCAAACCAAGCTCCACGTTAATTTTATGAATTTGATCATGATCATATTGATGATATAACCCAGCCATATTTAAGTACATTTTCCAAGTTGAACGGTTATGTTCATTGGTATAGACACCATACTTTTTTTCTTTTAGCATCTTGTTGATCGACATTCCAACATGAGGGTGATTTACCACAACACTGTGCGCCAATGCGATTGTCGAAGTCTTGTAGACTTCAAGAAGTTTCTGAGACATATTACCCCCTCTGGAGTATTCAAATGAGTGATAAATTATTTAAAAACCGTTTAGGGTTAACTGCTGCGAGTTACTTATCAGAGAAAGACAATAAAAAACTTTCTTCTTTAGCGTCCAATTCACCAGATCGAAATCTTCTTTGGATTGCGAATAACCTTGTTCAGCCCAATGTTCAACAACAGGCAGGTAGAACAACCAGGGATGGTAGCCCAATTCCCGAAGATGCTGATATTTCTAAAATATTTAAAGCAGCATCTAATTCGGTTAGAGATGCACGCAATATCTTAAAAAGTTCTCCTGAGCTTTGCATGGGGATTGACATCTACATTGCTGGATTGTTATCGCCCAATGATATTTCAGAACCTGACTTAAACATTATTTGTCCAGTGTCAATTGAAGTGGATTCAATCAAGTCTCAAATGCTTGACGTAATTAAGAAATGGGCAAAAGAAGAATATAAAATTGATGAACGTTTAAAAAACTGGATTTATCGAGCAAAATTTTTAGCAGGCGCAGTCCCTTTAGCAATTGTACCTTTAACTGAAATTGATGATATCATCAATGAATCAGATAAAAGTAAAAAGAAAACAGCGCTTGAATCATACGATTCCGATACACATTTTGAAAACAATTTTTATAAACCAACTGGACTTCTTGGCCCAGGCCGTCATAGTAAATTAAAAGGTACAAGTAAACGTTCTGTTTTTCAAACATTAAAAATGGAATCTGTCGATAATGATCAGTCTGGTTTGTACTCAAATCGTGTCGTTATTAGTAATGAGGAAATAAGTAAATTAAAAGCAAATGAAAACATTAAAGGTAGTGAAATTATTCAAGCATTGGAAAACGTTTTCATTCACGATAACGTTGAGGTGTTTAAACTACCGTTGATTACTCAAGCCGCTGCTCGCCGCAGCGTGGCAAAACGATATAGCCCTCTTCACCGTTTAGCGGCAATGGAAGATGGTAATACTGAAACTAAACAAAATCCCGCGAGTTCAAAACGTTTACAATTAGAAAATGGTGGTGAGTTGGTTTATCCTAACCGTCATTTTAGTTTAACTGAAGTCGTAAATGTGAAGTCCAGAGATATTTACGATAACTTTGGACACCCCCTTGTTATCGAACTCCCTTATGATTCAGCAGTTCCAATCACACCTCCAGGTTTGCCAGAGAATCATCTTCTGTATGTGATTCCATTGGATTCAGCAGGGAACCCGCTGACTGCACCAGAGGAAGATGAATATCATCCTGATTCAGTTGATCTAGGTTTACAGACTTCATCTGGTATCTTGGGTACTCAGATGCTATCACAGCTCGGGGATGCTTCTGTCGATGGGTTAAGTAATCTTAGACAAGGTGTGGTTCAAAATGCTTCTCAACGTTTATTTAACTCCTTCTTGGAAGCCGACTTAAAGGAACGCTTAAAGAATGGTTTATATTCAGGTTTAGAATTGGATGTTAAGTTAACTGGGGTTTTTGCTGAGATGATGTGGAAGCGTTCTCTTGCGGGAATGCAGACACAATTTCTTATTATCCCAACTGAGCTTTTAACCTATATTGCATTTGAGTATAACGAATACGGTCTAGGGGAAAGTAAACTTAGTAAACACAAAAACTTGGCAGTTATTGCGTCAACTGTACAGGTTGCCAATGCATTGGCAGCGATCAATAATGCTATTCAACATAAGAAAGTGACAATTGCTTTTGATGATGATGAGTTAGATGCTTTTGATACCAGTGAAAAGATCCAACAACATATCGTTAGATCTCAACACGCGAATGCTTTATTTTCCTCATCTAATACCCAAGATCAATTAAACCATATTCTAAATAGTGGTTTTCATTTCATGTATGAAAATGGCAATGGTAACTTCCCTGGAACTTCAGTTGATATTGAATACCTAAATCGAGAAGCTGCTTTAATTGACAACGATTACATGGATGGCATTAACCGTCGTTTAATTATGTTGTCAGGGGTATCTCCTGAGATTGTTGATATGAGTCAAGAAGTTGAGTTTGCTCAAACTTATATTACTGGACACATGCTTCGCGCACAACAAGCGACAGTTGAACAGAAAATGTTTTGTAAGAACTTAACTAAGTTCATTCAATCATTCTCTTTAAACTCAGCAATCATTATTCAGGAATTAGTTCGAGTTGTTGAAAAAGCCCGTAAAGCAAACGATGGTCCATTAACCAAAACTAAAACGTCTACAGCGGATCTCATTGAGGAGTTTATTGAATCCATCGAAACTTCTTTACCGAAACCAGATACAACTAAACTAAAAGCGCAAATGGAAAACCTAGACTCTCATGAGCAGTTTATTGACAAGGTCATTGAATATCATTTTAATGATCCTATGTTTGCATCTGATGAGGTTGGGGAAAAGGTAGGTGGTAAACTTGAGTTCTTGAAAGCTTCTTGGAAATCATCGTACATGCGTGGTATTCTTCAAAATAACAATTTGATTCCAGACCATTTCAATTTCATGTATGGCGACCTAGACCAAGAAGATCGAGTGGATCCTTTAACTGAAGCCGAGACGTTGGTAAAAAGAACCGTTGACTATGCTTTAGAACATGAAGCAGTAATGTCTAAAATTCGTTATAGCACTGATGCAAAAATTGAACATTTGAATGAACGGGATATGAATTCTGCCGGTAGTGAAGGTGGTGATAACGATACAAGCTCGCCTACTCCAGAACCTGCACCAGAATCAACAGATGATGGTGGTGAAGGGGGTGGAAAAGAAACTCCTGCTGCTGAGCCACAGGGTGATGGTGGTGAAGACTTGTTTGGTGGAGGTGATGACGGTGAGTTTGGTTTTGAATCAGCTGACCATCGACCTAATAGAAAGAAATAGCATAAAAATAAAAGGGAGCCTAGGCTCCCTTTTATTTAAACTGTTTTAACTAAATAAAAGCTCTTCTTTTTGTTAGAGCTTTTATTTGGCATGACCATAATACCTGCATTATCTGCAGTTAGGATAGTTGTATACGGGAAGTAACCGATTTCAGCAACAGACGCTTCACTCAACTTATCAATCGTATTAAACAAATCCTTCTTATTTGTTTCGTCAACCGTAGCGTAACGATGAGGTGATCCAAAGACCAATTCATTTTTACTATACGGTAGGAAGATGTAGCCACGAACAACAGTAATAACATTGTCCACGAATTCAAGCATTGGGATAGTTAAACCTAAGTTAGCAGAGATAACAACACCGATACTCGGCTCTTCTTTTTCAACTTGGCTAATATATTCCATGACACCATCATAATCGACTAGTAATGCTGGGGTTGTTACCGATACTTTGGTACTCACTGTAATAGCATCGCAAACTGCTTGGGTCAGTAGACGGTTAAGATCACTGAATGCATCAACCGCTAAAATGTTATACGCTGCTTCTAACACACCTTTCACGCTAGGTAAACTTGGGAATGAACGCATCGATACACAAAGAAGTTTGAAATTCTCATACTCTTTAAGCATCCCTGAATCACTACCCGTAATAAAATCATTTGAAACTGTTGTTAGAACACTTTGAATAGCTGCCGCAACAACACCATCAGACAAATCAGTTTTACCCAAAGCAGTAGCGACACAGTTACGAACGGTAGGCTCATACCCATATAACGGTAGACCTAAATCATAAACCCCTTCTAAAACTAGAGAAGGTTGAGAATACTTATTCGTGGTAATCTCTAGTTTTGGATCCTCACCTTCTTTCACTGGCTCTAGATACTCTTTTTCAGTAAACGCTTTTACAGTTTTCTGAGCAGCTTCAAGTAAATCTTTTTCTAACGCCTCAATAGTTTTTGGGCCATTAATAGGCGCGCGATTTGGAGTCAAGTATAAATCAGTTCGATGTTTTTCATAGTTCACTTTAAAGTTCTCTCCTGATTCGAACACTGTAACTGTTTCACCAGTAAACGCCAGCTTTTCTAAACCAACGTAATATAACGGTAAGTCAAGTAGGTGCTTCGGCAATGATGAAAAATTATCACTTGTGATGATTTCATTTTCATTTAGGGTTTTACTTGTGGTTACCTGAGCCACTTGTTTTTCCTCGCGAATAGAATCGCGTTGCACGGTATCGCGTTTATCAGACTGGTTACGATCAGAATGCCCTCTGAACGCATCACGCGAACGGCGACGAGCACGATCAGTATCGTTATTGCGAGCCCCGCGGCGACTACTACGTTTATCACGATCGTCATCTCGGTCGCGACGAGAAGTTCGACGCTTGCCTTCGTCAAGTATCTTGAAATAGTTTTCAACAGATGCTCTAAAATGTTCAAACTCACGATCTGTTAAATCACGGTCCACACCCTGATCCTTGGACGCGTGCATTACAAGTACTTCAGCGATAATGCGCCCATGGCTCTTTAAGACACGATCTAAACGACGATCGTCTATATCTTGATAAGCTGCTTCTTGGCAATCGTATAAATCACCGGTGATCTTATCAACCATCTCTTCATTTGCAGGCGCCATTAGGCTTGCGCAAATGTTGGCAATCTCGCCTGAACGTACAGTCTTTTCCATTGCCTCTAATTGGTCAAGTACTGTTTCAAATAAATCTTCATAAATACTCATGGTTTGATAACTCCAGTTTATTCGGTTTGTAAAGTTTTGTCGATGCGAGAAGCAACATCTTTTAGAACATCTTGATGCTCAAGAACACCTAGATTTGTGATTTGTGCAAATGGGTTGATTTTATCAACCCCAACTGGCTCACCTTTAGATTGCGCGAATGCACCACCAATTGTCATAAATGTAGAATCCAATCGCCAACGTGGGTTTTGAAGAATTGAACGGTCTTGTTGTTTCTTCTTACCCGTGGTGTTGTCTTGTGGAAGAACTTCAGAAGTTGTGCCAAAGATTTTAACATCACATGGAGAGGAAATAGAAACACAGAAAGGTTTACCTCGGTTGTTTTGAAAGATCAATTTTGGTTTTAACATTCGTACCAGAATATCATGAACCTTTTTATAGGAAAGTTTATCTGGACGAATATCTGCAATTTGGAAAGCTGCAGTAATCAGATTGATCATAATCGGAGATAAGACATGTTGCTTAATCGCTAATCGTCTACCAAGTAATGATGACGGTGAAGCACTACGATCATAAACAATTTGGTCATAGTTACCAATTAGGTAAAACAAGAAGTCATACATATTTTCAACTAAAATACCATTTTGCTCAAAAGCTTCAACGGACATTTCATCAACATAGTTGTTTGTTGCCTTAATGTGCTCAGTGATCTTTCCAATCAATGACGATGCTAAATGACCTTCACCAAAGATAATCTTTCCAAGCATTAAACTCCACCAGGTTGGATTTTTGATATTTTCAGTCACCGCGTCTTGTGGGAATAAGTCAAAAACATAAATCGCTGAGGTGATCATTGACTCAACAATCTCACTCCAATCATCTCGTTTAATTGCGATGCGGATATCATGCGGTGTATATGCACCATTCTTAGCAATCCAAAATGGCGTGGTCCCACGAGATGCATATACAATCCAATCTTTACCAATCACACCCTCTGCTTCTAACTCGTCCCGGGTACCTAATTTCACTTCTATATTTGCAAACTTTTCAAAGGTTTGGGTAAAACCATATTTAATGAATAGATAATGCGCGTTGAGCGTAATCCTTGCTGAGTTTGCTTTGTTCTTCTTCTGTTGTACAGTACGAAGAACATTGTGAAAACATCCATGATAAATGGATACAGATTCCCATACATCATCTTTTAGAATCATGTAATACAGTCGAGAGAATGTACAAGGGGTTGACATGAACTGGAGGAAGATCTGATTGTTTGTTACTTGTAAAACAGAGTCACGAACAACCGGCTTATTATAGAACTGTTTTCCATTGATGTGTGTAACCGCGTTAGAATCGCAGAAAGATAAGAAGATTGGGTACGGTGGTAAACGCTGTCCCGCAAATTCAAAAATGTATTCTACAAGATAAACATCTGTTCTTGCAAAATCCCACTTTTTGTTTTTATCGTTTTTCTTTTCACTGAAATAACGATGAACTTCCTGCGGACGCATTCGACGATGGCCGATATATTTTAACTCTTTAGGGAAGTTCTTTTCGCAGTTGCGCCACACACGATCAATGTAACCAATTACTTCTTCTTCTGAAAGTTGACTTACCGCATAACCATCAGCAATCTCCGCGGTAAATTCTGGCATTTGAGCAAATACCGCATTTCTATACTGACTAGGCACGTTCCTTCTCCTTTAACTTCTGAAAAATATTGCTATACCAGCCCCAATAACTAAAGGGAGCCATTTGATAATTTCTGAACTATCTTTACGGTCTAAACTTCTTTCCTCATAATAGGTTTTACGTTTAAGTGATTGTAATTCTAACTCATGCTCCTTTAACTCAAGAATGTGAGTGAGTCTTTCTAAATCACTTTTGTGCTTAATTTCAGATTGTTTTAAATCATTCTGGGCAACTTGTAAATCGTGCTTAGACTTATTTAAATCATTCTGACGTTCTTTATCCTCAATTGCCAAATCCCGCTCTAAGAATTTCATCTCTTTTACGAGTTTGTTCTTCTCAATCTCAGCACCATTCCCTAGCTCAGCAGCTTCCTCTTTTGATTTAAAAGCAATTAAACGTTTGTCGAAGTCTTCTAAACTCATCGGAACATTTGCAAACTTATAATCAGAGCATTTAGACGAACTAGAAATCAAAGCACCTTCCATTAAAGATAAATCTCTTGTAATTGGAACTTCGTAAATCTCTCCACCGATATTCATGAATCTAGGACCAATTTTATTATGCGGGTCGTTGATTCTAACGTGGAAACGGAAATCTTCATTAAATTTACTATTATCAATGAATTGTCCAGAAACAATCTTGGTTACAGTCGCTGGGTGAATAAAAAACCCGTGCTGATCAGGGATGTAAATAACGAGGTCATGCTCTTTAATATAAACACCACCTTTGTTATTTTTTAACTCCTCGTAACTGATTGTGGAAGTAACAATTGCTTTTCTACTATTTCTAGATGCTGTACTATCTAGGTGTAGAGACTCTAAAATCTTTTTTCGGTATTCAACGATATCCGGATCTGCTTCATTCTCTGAGAACGTTAATTTAACATCATCTTTGAACGTAATGTTTTCGTAAATAACAAACTCCATATTTCGACGACCGGAGACTGTTCTAGACGGGATTCTAAATTCGAACCCTCGTCTATCTAACACGACGATATCTAACCCTAAACGATTATCAAAATCCAAGGTGATTTTAAGGTCAAGATTTAAACGATCTTGTTTAAGTGGATTAATGGATTCGTTTAAGGTTGAAATAATGCTGGGGTCTTTTTTCAAAGTAAAACCCCTAACAACATAACCAATTTGATTTAAAGGTTTTTGATTTAGTACGCATGATTAATTTCCTTCAATGGATTGATTCATGAGAATAATATATACCCATAATTCTTTCCAAATGGCATAAAAAAGAAAGGGGCATATACCCCTTTCTTTTAGCGGGTACAATGGATCAGCTCGACCCATAGAACCAATTGAATTGATAAATATCATCGTACTGTTGTAGCGTCCCTTTATCGTTAATCAACACACGACCATTCTGTTCATCTACTTTAAAGATGAAGTCAGGCTCCATAAAGGAAAGGGAGATACGTTTTAAAGCAGCTACGCAATGTTGTTTGTAGTTTTCGCTGATGTTGTCTACTAAAACAGAAACTTTTTCTTTATCCGCATCAGTTACAATGAAGTTTGAACCACCTTCACCTAAGAAGATTTTAGTGCCTTCAAAATCACTATCGTAATAAGGGGTATCTGCTGTGCAAATGATAGTTTCAATATGGTTATAGATTTCTTCAAACTTTATTTTCATTTCCTTTTCCTCTCTTACTTTCAAAATAACGTCTGAAGTTATAGCCTCGCACAATACTCCATACGGTACAGAGTCCACACGCAACTAATGAAGCATAATTCAAATCACTGACAAAATGAAATGTTAGTCGAGTGATGATAATTGCACCAATTAAACCCACAAGCGTGCTGAGACCTATTTCTTTTAGTGAGTCAAATCTACTTTGCATGACAAACCACCTTCTTTATTTCCTAGTAATAATTGTTTCACGTAAATAATATATATTCGTTTTATTTAGCCGCATAAAAAGAGAGCCCCTAGGGGCTCTCTTAAACTGTAAGCAAATTCTAAAATTAGAAAGTGAATGCAATTGGAAGTTTGGTAGTGAACGACTCTGTAACACCGCTCAATGTGAAACGCAATGCCCATGGGCAAAGGTTGACGTGTTCACAACGAGACATTACAATGATTTCACGTTGGTTAGAACCATTACGAACAGTGTTAATTGTAGTGACCAATTCAGGCACATACAAGAAGTGACCGTTAGTGTGTGGGCTCCACTGTGCACCAGGGATTGACAAACCAACAAAGACTTCATGAACGTTATCTTCATAACCACCAAGACGACGATCTTCATGAGATTCAATCACAACGTCGTAAGGGAAACCTTCACCCAACCAACCAGCAGTATCTTTAACGTTCAAGTGTTTTGCAAGTACTGGGTTAGTACCAACAATGATTGTAGGTTTAGCACCATCAACACCAGTTTGTAAACGTAAAGAAGATTCGTAAAGTGATTTACGAAGACCGCGGTAGATCGCTTCACGGAACACGTTACCGAATGCATAACGGAAATCTTCAGCAACGTTTTTACTACGTGTTGAAGTAATCAAATCCATCATGTTGATTTCGATATGATCTGCCCATGGATTCATCACATGACGACCAAGAGATTTAATTTCTGGACGTGGAAGTGAATTGTCGTAAGATGCAGTATGCGCCATTAATGCTTCGTGGTTAGCGAACAAGTGAGTGATTGCATTGTTGTCGTTACGAGTACGCACTGCAGTGATTGGTGCAACAAAGTCAGAAGTCGTACGAGTTTCAGTCAAAGGCGCCATTGCAGCAACTGGAGCGTTTAAGCGAATAATAAAACGCTCATGCTTCTCAAGTGTACCACATAACGGACCACGTTGACGTAAGTTGTAGTTCGTACGGTTCATGTCTGGAGTCCAGTACAACAATTCGATTTTCGTAATAGAGTTACGAATTGCAGTTGTAACCGCAGCATCTTGTTCACGAACAGCATTACCATCAGCATTTACACGAAGTGTGTATTTCTGAGTTTGACCAATTGCATGGTTAACTGTAACTAAACCGGTTTCTAAGTTTAAGTTCGCAGTAACGTTGATACCGAAGTGTGCAATGTGGTTCTCATACGCTGGTTGACGAAGCAACGCTAATGCAGCAGCAGGAGCACCAGTAACGTCTTTTGTTTGACCAGTTAAAGGCATTTGCTTGTTAACGAAGTTCAAAAGAACATCCATATCCAAACCTTCTTGAGCTTCTAAGAACGCAGTACGTCCTAAGTTGCGAAGGTTGAATTTGATGATTGAAGTTGCAGCCGCTGAGTTTGTTACTTTAATGAAGATGTCTTGGATACGTGCACCGTTCGCAATTTGATCTTCTGAACCCATATCACCAGTGAAACCAGCGATTGAAGCTTGAGATAGACCAAGTAAACCTTGCTCAATACCAACGCGCAAAGGTGCAGTTTCAAACGTTAAACCATCTAAAGTAACAGCTGTTGGAGCAACATCAAGTGGGTCAGCAAAGTTTGCAGCTACGGCAACATCGCTATCGTCATAAACTGGATAAACACGAGTGATTTCATTCAACAAGATTGTTGGATCATTTGCAGCCTGGTAAAGAGGGATACGATCAAAACCTTCGATAGTACCATCATTTTTGTGGCGAGCATTGTTGAAGTAAACCTGTACGCGAGTAAAGATTTGAACACCGTTTTGATCCGGGGTCATTGCAATTGTTGGATAGAACATTTCTTGCAAAGGCGATTGGCGCGCAGCAAAAACGTTATACACCATTGAGAATGCTTCGAATTCACGAAGGTTAGCGGCGTCGAATGCTTCTTGGGCCAATGCCTGCTCACCAATCACTTCAGAAGTAAAAGCACCAGAAGACAATGGGTCAGAATCTGCAGCACCACTAACGTTCACTTTAGTTGCATATGCAGCATATTCAGAAGGGTTTTCTAATGCAGCAGCAGTGATTGCACCAGCTTGTAATTGCGCTTGTGTAAACATCGCTTCGCGACCGTCTTGAACACCCGCTTCTTCACTGCCTTCGATGGTTTGACCGTCTTCACTTTCTAATGCAAGTTGATAATGTTTTTTCATCAATGCTTCAATTGAAACACGACTTGTTTTAAATGCAGTACGGATTTGTTGAGTTGTTGCTTCATCAGCTGATTCTAATGCAATCATACCACGGGTGGTTAAACCAGATGCATTAGACATCGCGGCTAAAGAACCTTCTGAACGAGCATCAGCGGTGAGGCTGGCTAAAACTTGTCCAATAATATTGGCTTGACGATTACCTACTTTTAACATGTTAAAAACTCCACTATTTTGGATGGTACCTAGGTATTGTTGAGTGTATCTCTCATATTTATTAGTTAACTTCTTCTACATTCTAGTATTTTTTTAAACACTTGAGTGCTGGCTGTTACTTTAATCCCCTGTTCACGAATTAAAAATGTGGCTAGATCTTCATACGCTTGTTGATTTTTGTCAATAGCAGTATTTTGATCACCTAGGCCGAAAGATACAAACACTTTATCTCGCTGCAATGAAAAGTTTAAAATAAGATACAAAGCCGATAATACGTTTTTATTTGCATCATCAGAAGTCTCTCTAATAAAAGGAGAAACCGCATCTATTACAGACACTGTATTTTCATATAATGGGTTTGTTGGTTCGGGACATTCAACCACCGGGGTTGGATGTGGGTATATAAATAGTGGCTCTAGATCTTGAACCAACCCAATACGCGACGAGATTTGTCTAATTAAACTGATTTGCGAATTGTAGAATTTAACATCTTCAACAGTTAATATGCTACTTAACTTTTCGCAATCACCCAGAATATCCGCAGTTACATTATTGGCGTCTAATGCGTCCTGTAACCAGTTAGGAATAAAATAAGTATCCTTGATATTTACCGATGGAACGACTTCATTAGTAAAACCTCCCGTTGGATATATTCCTGTCATAATTTCGCCTCACTACATTAATGGATCCGTTATGGATATTAAACATTTTCTAACAAGCTGTATCGCCTTACTTTATTTAAGTAACAGTGTAAGTGCGAGCGAATTTGAATCTGCAGCACAAATTGCAAAAGAAACCCTAGACGTTACGAAGTCTCAAAAATCTCTTAATCTAGATGTTGGTTCAGATGTCCTTACTGAATTAAAGAGTATTATCAATTGGCAACTCAACATTAAGGATTATGACCGAAGTCTTCTTGATGCTCAATTGAAATTAAAATTGAAAAGTGAAGATGATACTTTAAAATCAATTCAAAGTGTGATTGAAACAACTGATGAAAAATCTCTTTATAAACGTTTAAAGGGATTGAAAACAACATGTAGTTTGTACAAGAATAAATTGCAAATGTTAAGTCATATGGATAATGCTCGATTTGCTTACCGTATGACTGAATTAGGTGCCGAAAAAGAAACCACGATTCTTTCTGAGTTATCAGAAATGACCCAACGAACAATTCGTGGGGGTGCTATTAATGCAGCCTATATTGGCTCAGTAGACTTTACATCTAAAGCTGACATTCGCCGTACACTTGCTGCAGGGATGGTAGAGTATTCTTTAGATGGTATTTTAACTTTTGGATTACAAGGTTGGAATAACCTCTTTGGAGACCATCAAGGTCAACGTCGTGGTGAGACTGTACTGATCTCAGCTATGGGTCATTCATACAAGTCTGGTCGTCTAATGAACGCATTTGCTGAGGCGATTGAGTTTAACAAACCAACTTATATCCTAGAACGTTCTAAGAAGATGCCGGAAGAGCAACGTAAAGCTTGTGCGATCCACATCACCATTGAGAACAATTACCTCGGAGATACTCAACAGCTTTTAAAATACTATAAAGAGCAAGAGACGGGTAAAGAGTTTTCAATTATCGGGATGACTGATAACGATTTAGATGAATATGCAGCATACATGGAAGGTAAGTTATCTGGTAAAGATAAAATCCATGGTTTTATTGAGCAGCATGATGCATCTACATTTGGTGTTGATGAATACTTTGATACTATTAAAAAGTATGAAGACATGGGATATGAAGTTCATTTCGTATCTTTAGACTATGCGGGTCGTATGTCAACAAAAGGATGTATCGCAAGTTCAGGCTCAGGCTCTGATAAACGTGATCTAATGAAACGTTTGCAAGCTCATGCTCTAAAACACAAGTATGCTTTGATGACTGCTTGGCAGATGTCTTCCGACGCCCAAACCAAACTACGTGAGGGTGAACAGTTCCTAGTTAAAGCTGTACGCGAACTAGGTTATTATCTAGACTGTCGTACCGTGCACAATGAAGTGGATATGGAAATCTATCAAGCGTTTGTAACAGTTGGAGATAAGAAGTATATTACTTGGCAACGCGGTAAACATCGTAAACCGGGTAATCAACCTGATGAGATCATGAAGTTCTGTGTTTACTTAACATCTAAGATTGGATTCTGTCGTTGGGATGTTGGAGGTAAACCTCGTTTTACAAATCGTTTAACGGGTAACATCTCTAATGTTGGTGGTGAAGAATTTTTCGATAATTGATAATAACAAGTTAATGCTCCCCAATTGGGGAGCATTAACTTTATGTTAAAACTTCGCAGCTTGTAACCACAGTGATTTTAAGGTAGGAATAGATAAATCTAAACCAGGATATGCTTGCGCAATAATCGGCCCTGCTTGAGTAAGCATTGCAATTGCTTTATCAAACTCGTAAAAACGAGCACCATTTAAGTAAGCTTTGTAAGTTGCATACTTATCTAAATCTTCACTTTGCAACGAAGTAAGCAACGCATCGATTGCAGTATCAAGTCCACTCTTAGCAAGCAAGAAATAAAACTGTGTAGGAAGTAGATTTGGCATACTGTAGTACATACGACCAATGACAGACTGTGCTTGTTCTACCTTGCCGTTCATAATGATAATTTGATTATTATGAACTGCTGCAAGAATCTTGTTTTTAAGCAACTCATTTACTACTTGTTGCTGATCTAAACCATAAATATTAAGCATGAGTTACTCCTATGGCTGATTGCTATGAACAATAAACTTGGTTTTATTATCGTATAGCTGAACAAAATCCCCACTTGCTAAGTCCTTACCGAGTAGTTTTGCATTACCAAGTAGGTGTAGGAAATCTCCATCGACTGCTTCCGTAGGTGGTGCATTACCAACTTCTTCTAAATCATAAGTGATAGTGAGTTGTGATGTCGGGTTAAGTAGGTGTAGACCTGTCTGTGATGCTTTATGGTAGGCGTTCATAAAGAAGTGTAAATATGGTGTGTTGGCTTTCAACTCTAGTCCAAATCCAAGCTCTACGTTGAACACTATGGTACGTGCCAGTATTGACTCAACATCATTAGGGAAATTGTCTGTGAAAAAATCTACAGCTTGTTCATAAGTGAATCCCGCCGCTACCATGTAGAAATCTACTATCCCGCCGACAATGAACGTATATACGCCCTGTGGTTTAGTCGAATAACTGTCCCTACTTGCTCCATACGCGTCTGTAAATATATCTGAAACCCAAGATCGTCTTTCGTAAGTATCATCTTCTTTTAAAAATGTACCAAACGTATTCGGCTGCGCTAAACTTGGGTCTTCCACCGTATTGTAGTGTTGATTTGCTAGGTATAACCCCAAATCTATTGGGAAACCACCAAGAGGTTGGTACCGTAACAACGCAAAGCCCCACGCATCTTCGCACAAACTAGCGTCTATCGTGAATGAACCACGCATACCGACCAACGGTCGGGTCACGCGCAACCCAACATAACTAGCTTGGTTGTTTGGTAACGCTACAGTCTGTGGTGCGTTTGCAACACCCATTGCGCCTGTTGTCGGATTCCAACTAGACGTAGGTATGTCGTCAACCATATTTGGTCTTGTCGGCTCAAAGTCAGTACCAACTACTGTATCGGTTATAACTTCATGCAAAGATGGGTCATATTCAATAACGTTGATTCCACCACCTGAGCTACCACCTGACCCACCACCAGTAAAGGCTTTAATTTGATTAAGTGTTACTTTCTTGTCAGCATCACCATCAACAACGTAGATTAACTCATTACCCTCTATAAGTGTATCTGAGGTTAAATCGGTTACTTTAGACATATCTTTATCCTACATAATTTTCATAAAAATACTTAAATGCGAAATAAAAGTAGAAGGGGCAAAAGCCCTAGAAAAATAGCGTCCCCTAGGGGACGCTATTTAGTTATGCTGGTTTTACATTGTGTAGACATTTAGCCAATGAGTTTTTAACTGTTCATCGGTATAATCTAAAGCTGGATTGATTACTATAAGAATGGGTTTCAATTGGGTATAAAGTGCAATTGCCTTTACCCACTCGAAGAAGGCGGCTTTATCAAGCTGACTACGACAATGAAGGTATAGATCATTATCAATGGTTTTGATGTGATCTAAAGCCGCTGGGATAGCATCGTATAACCCGGTATACCCTAGAAGTAAATCAAACTGTCTAGGGGTTAGATTAGGTAAAGGAACCTCATATGCATCAATGATAAGTTGAGCTGCTGCCGCATCACCACCTATTAAAACAAAATCAGCACCCTTTTTAAAAGGAATGAAACCTGCTTTTAAAAGCTCAACCGTAATTTGATTAACTGGTTTACCTTTAAAATCTAAAGGTACCGATGGAGTGGGGTTAAAATTAAATATATTACTCATAATTAAGATCCTTGATACTTAACAGAATGTATTCTAATGTTATCAACATTACCAGCACTAGCCGATATGTGGAAACTACTAGGGGTAGGGTACTGGAAGGAAATATTAGTGACCTCATCAAACAAAATGTGTTTAATATCCTTGAGCCCATCTCTACAAATAAGATAAACTTTAATACCAGCTTCACTACCAGTTTCGGTATTACCGAATTCTATACATATTTTATATTTAGCTATACTTGTTAAAGAGATTGAATTTGTAATGGTGTTGTTACCAAAAGCTATGGTAGTAGGATTGGGTTTATTAATAACCAAATTTCCAACATCGTTGGTTGAGTTTTTAAAATTTATCACAAAAGTATTAGTATCTGGGTGTGAATCTATAGCCACCTCAATTGAAGCTATTTTACCATTAAGCCCAGTACCAGACGTATAGAAAGCTAATGCCGACCCTGGCACCATTTGTCCATATATTAACCCACCACCCCACTGCGGCTGCTCGATAGCTGCGCCGCGTAAAATAAATGGTGCGGCGATGCCACTCTGGTCAGCATAGTATTCATATTTATCAAAAATTGTAAACACGTTGGTGGGTTGCCGTATAACATAATCTGGCTTACTAGTTATATTGCTCCAATCCTTAGCACCAAGCAAACCAGCTTTCACAGAACCCATAGTAACTGGGTAATTGTCATATTGGGTGCTAAGATAATTTATGTTTACAGCGCTACGTAATAGATCAGTCCAGGAGCCACCCTCCGAGGCTTTTAAAGCTAATTCGCCGCGATGGTAATAAATACTTCTTTCTGTTGACGAATAAAGTATAGGGGCAGAGTAGCTAGCCCCAAGCCAACCTGCTACTGGCGTGCCGCTGGTGCTTTCTATTCTATTAGTCGAAGAATTATAAGTAATTCCTGCAAATCTATCTACATTGCCCTGTGATTGTGGAACATAACCAGTTACTTTCCAAATACCATCATTAAAAACAAGCATAGTGTTAAAGTTAACTGAATCTGGAGATGTCGCTGGTTGAATAAACCAATCGCCCTCTATTGGGTTTTCTGGGTAACTGTAACTCAAACCTAGAAATCTACCAGCTGGTGCTGGGGTTTCCCCAATTGGAATTGTTGTTGGTAATCTAACCACCATACCTTCACTTAAATTACTGTGAACTAAAAAGTAATCACCAGCTTTAAGAGATTTACCCAATAAGACACAAGGCTCTTCTATTTTTAAAAAAGTTCCATCTTTAATATCAGCTGGTAAAATATGCGTGGTGGTAGATGCATCTAAAGAAAATCTTTCCCCTACTGATAACTCATACGGCATAGTGCCATCAACGCTACCAACCAATATATGCATAGTGGTAATTTCATTGGTATATGGTAAAAGCATCTCCAAATCATCCGGGAACACACCACCTTCTGGTAAACTCATCATTACTTTAAGGTTAGCATATACCGACATGCCAAATTCAGGCTCCATCGCGAGTAATTCTTCAACCGTAACCCCGTAGGCAATAGCTGCATATTCAATATAACTATAAAAGTATAAAGTTATTTTACCGAGAATAGGGAGTGGCTTCTGCCTCACTGAAACGCCTGGTTCTACATCTGGGATTTGATAAAAAGTACCTAAATTAAATCCGGTTGGAGTAGCCGAAAAAATATTAGTACCAAATGCTCCTAGGTTAGCCATCTCAATTTGACCAGACATAACAGCGTCCATAAACTGAGCAACAGTGGTGTCTTGTTTTAGTAAAGAGAAAATAACAACGTCATCATCTGCTAGACCCATTTCGGTAAAGTCAACGTCTAAAGTACCACCGGCTGGAATAGGAAATTTAATACCTGCTATAGCGTAAGGTACCGAACCACCGTTTGCCATAACAGTCGTAAGAGGACCATTGCCGCTTAAATATTGCCCATCCCAGGCTGTTTCAGCATTAATTACTTCCGGAGTTACTTTTGGAACAACCACAGCATTATCAGCAGGAACATAACTAACAATATTAGCTGAAACTGACCCAGCAGAAGCAAATTCTTTAACTTGATTAAGTGTTACTTTCTTGTCAGCATCACCATCAACAACGTAGACTAACTCATTACCCTCTATAAGTGTATCTGAGGTTAAATCGGTTATTTTAGACATATCTCGTCTCCAATTGAAATAATAGAAAACGGTTGGGGTTAGCCCCAACCGTTTATGCACGTTTTACTTAAACCTCAGCCGGTGTAAACTCACCCATATAACCAAGCGAGGTTGGATCAGCATCAATTAACTCTTCAAGATTTGATCGAAGAATGGTACCAATCTTACCTAACCCTCCAGTAATCAAAAACATATTTATTCCCCCTCCCTTTTTTAATCTATAAGTGTATATTCAATTACACCATCATTTACTGAATCGATTGTAGCAACGAGTGTATTCTCATCTTTATACTGAACTTTATGCGATGTCTTAGTTCAGGTAGCATTGGATTCCTCCTAGGGTTGTAGTCATAAAAATTCGATATAAAACAAAAGAGCCCCTAGGGGCTCTTGATTATTTATTTAATTTGGAAATGAGTTAGACGATTTCGACGATCTACTAAGTCTAATTTCGCTGACCAAACCAAGCGAAGGTTAAGTTCGACCTCTTTGAGAAAATCATCCTCAAACCCCTTATAAGTACTCACAAAACTATTGCCGGTTAACATGTCCTGTTTAACAAGGAATTTTAACATCTTACCACAAAGTTTATGATCCTTAGTAAGAATATCTTTAAGAGGATGTAATTTAATATCAGTTTCTTCAAACTGAGGAAAACTGACGGATTGAGATTTCATCTTTTCAATGTCATCAAAAATAGTCTCAGTGATTCTCACCCAGAGATCACGCGCACCAGGCTCAAGACTACCTAGACTCTCTGCCCAATTATGGTATCCTGCCTTGATTACTCCAACATAGTGTTTACCATCACGATTCACATGGATCTGTATTTCGTTTTCAAAATCTAACATTACTTGCTCTTCTTCTTTTTGGGTTTAGGGGTTAAACATGGTGTATGAATTTGTAATACACCATACTTAGAACAGTTCTCACAATAACCACAAGGCTTAGTTCTAGGTTTCATTTGGAAAGTCTATCACCTGAGGATGTTCAAAATACCCCAGCCAATCCAACGCGGGTTTAAACTTCTCGATAAATTCCTTATCAGTTGGAACGGATAGGCCTTCATTATAAATGAACTTAAATTTAACTCCACCATGAACATCGTACTCGTGCTGATAACGTTCTTTGATTTCTAAATAATTCTTGGTGTTTTCCTCATCCATTAAATCGACTTCATCGCCTGTAATCGGGTCACCTAGTTTCTTTTTGGCTTCTAAACCCATTTTCATTACTTCATCTGTGCATTCAAGTAAAATATACAAATCAGGATTAACTACATCAGTTAATAGATCGATTTGATTAGTAAGACGATCGTAACCCTGGTAAACGTTAGATGACCATTTCCAACGTGTACAAATAAACCCTTGCCCAAGTTTCAACAAAGGCTTAAGCACATGGTCTGAAAGATGACTGCGATTAGCTGCGAATAGATAAGCTCTTGCGAGCGCATTCAACTCAGTACCAACTAATACTTTACGGATTTGTTCGCCCTGTGGATCGCCTCCAGGCAAACGTAATTGATTGAGGCTTAGACCCCGATATAAAAGAACTCGCTCTAACTGAGCCGCGAAAGTTGTTTTACCACAAAAGTCACCACCTTCGATGACAATGAATTTACCTGGTGTGCGAGACATTTTTATTCTCTCTGTGTTTAAAGTTAATGGTTCGGATGCTTGTTTGTTTGCGATTCCAGATTTTCTCAAAGATGTCCAGAAACCGTCGTCGATCGGACGCGCTGGTTTTTGTGATTCGGTATACAATGTCGTTAGATAAGAAATCTCACTCTGACGACCACCTAATAAGATAACTGTTTTTGCAAATTCCTCAGAAGTGATCTGACGAAGAACTTTGACTAAAGCTTCTTCCATCTCTGTTCTAAACTTAGGAACTTTTAGTTGGCTAATAGTTTCCACTAGATTAAAGAGGTCCTGCGGTTTACCTGTGTTTAATGTTTCCATATCTTATATTTCCTATTAATTAAACTCTTAATAATAGAAAAGTCTGTATAAAAATAAAAAAAAAATAACACACCCGATAGAAGAGTATATTATTTTTTATAAAACGTTTGCTTGATTAAGCAAACGTTTTGCTGGAATGGTATCCAAATTTCCAACCGTCTGGATATTTCTTAGTTAGCCGTTTGGCTAACTCAGGACGCATATCCCCTGACAGCTGATAAAGTGAATGGCATCTCGTCCATTTATCAGGATTGTTTTCTAACCCTTCGTACCAAAATAACCCCCCGACAGGAGTTCCGTCAGTTGCTGTCGGTAGATAACCGACATCGGTGGAGTTTGGATTGTACTTACCCCATTGCTCGGCCAGTACGTCCAACATGGTTTCGGTAGCTCGCACGCGTTCGCCCAACCCGGTGATGGTGTGCGTACTGAAATGCACCCCCATTGTATTTTCTGATCCAATTTCCATACGCGCGCTGTAGCACGCGCCATTAGGGGTAATTATCGTTCCGTTTAATTCAATAGTTTTAGCCATGATAAAATACTCTCTGATAATAAAAGTTAGTGAAAAGACTATTGTGCCTTGTTCATGTAGGTAATATGTATTTGAAAATATTTGGAATCAACTTAACTGGTTTAAATCAACCCTTTTCAAAATTATGTATTTTAAATTATTTTACACATAAAGAATAAAGAGGGCATCAGCCCTCTTTATTTTATTACGAACTTACATATTTCTCATCACCAACAAAGAAAGTCAATGCGGTTGTTCGCATCAATTTTGTTGCTTTGAAATTCTTCTCTGCTGGAGTCCAAATCGTTTCTGATTCAATTAGTGTTCCAGTAGCAGAGGCAGGTTTATTGTCCTTTAAGTAAAGAACTTTAGCCGGCATTCCAGGAAACAATAAACTATCGTCAGAATTCTCCCAAGTTAACTGAATATAGAAACCTTTCTTTTTGGCGAGTTTACTTAATTCAGTATTCTTGTTAGACGTGATACGAGTTGTTGTTGGACGGAGAATATTTGCCCCGTCCTTACGCGCATCTAAAGACACCTCGTTTATGTTTAAAGAAGCATTCACCATAAACTTATTATCTTTAATTTCACCAAACCCATCCATCAAACGATTCGCATCCATAAAACGAATAGACGATCCTTCATTAAATGTATTGGCTTCTCGCTGGTCAATGTAAGTTGCATCCCTGGTAGATAACACAATCAATTTTGTATCACTATTGAAATATGTTTTTTCAATCGTTGGTAAGCGATCTTTAGGGAGGTTCACTACCGTAATTGTTCGAGTTGCTTTATCAAACAAAGTAAGATCGTACGGTGGAAAAATATACCAAAGGTTACTTTGTAAAAAATAACTAAATCCAGTTGGATAAGTCCCGCCTGAATTTTCGTCTACCTTCGTGATTGCTTTAACCAACGGTGTCATGTGGTCAAGCACAATCTGTACATTTTTATCTTCATTATAACCAGGCGCAACATCAACACCTTTCACAGAGGTAGCAACGTCAATCTCATCATCTGTTGAATAACGTGTTAATAGGATTTTCATTAGCTCAACACCGCTAATATCACTAAACCCGCCACCTACGGTTTTAATACTCACAGACTCAAACCCAGGCTCAAGTAACTGTAAAGAAAATTGTTTAATGGTTAGAGTTCCCATCTGAGGGTTATTCATCATTGGATTGTTTTGAGCTATCTGGTCAGAAGCAATATCAATGATCTTTGCCTTATAGGTAAACTCAATTGGATTTACAAAGTACTGTGAACCCATTGCAGAGTTTTTACCCACTTCATAAAGACGAATCGTCATCTTTAATGCACTGGTATCTGCTAGGATAAGCTCCTCGTATTCCTTTAGGGTTGTAATGATGGTGATGGTAAACAGTTGTGCAAAGTTTTCAATATAGTCCCGATACCGACTCATCTGAATTACAGCCATCGGTCTAACTGTAGACTTTCCTCCAGTGATGGTGGTTTCAATGAAATTCTGCGCAGAAAGTTTACCTTTGTTCATTACCTCTAGGACTTCGTATCGAAAAGGAATATTATCTAACACGGTTAACTCCTATTGGTTCTTGCTAAGTCTTCCCAGGATTCGATATTAACCACTTTAATTTCACTTGTCTGGTGATTAGGATCTACTCGTACTCGTTCAGAGAAACCTTTACGATTAAAGTTACGATTATTAAGCACACTTAGTTTACCCATCGGGTTTACACCATGGTCATCACGATCCAATACCCCGTTAAAGGTTTCAAGAGAATCTAATAATTCTTTTAAAACTAAAAGATCCTCCTTAGGTGGAGAGTTGATGTTGTAACGGGTAGCAAGTAGATATTCCCAGTTTACAATATGTTGATATAGATCAGCGTAACAATCCTTTACATCAAACTTATTGCAAAAAATAATCGTACCGCCATTACTAATAATTTCCGCCATTTTCACGGTTGTACAACGACCGGTTGTCATTTGATTTGCGGCGTAGCGATCTAGATCCTTTATTCCAGATACGCGTTGACCATACATTTCAACTTCAGCTTTTGACATTGTAAGCGCGTACGGGGCTTTAATTCGATACAGTTTATGGAATACCCTTTTAGAAGCAGAACCATCATCAGGACGGTCAGGGATTTCAAGAGACATCACATACTCCTAATTGCACCGATAAGAATAATAATTAAAACGAGCATTCGATAGAAACGTTCTTTAGGCGTCCAAGTATTACGTTGAAGTAGCAGTTGATTGATAATACCCGCATCAACCTTCTCCATTGCTAAATGTTTTTTAACGACTTGTTCAAAACCATTTGTGCTTGAAATTACTCCCGACCAAAATTCTGGCGTAAAGATGTAACTATTTTCATTCGTAACAGTATCTGGATCAGTCGGTAATGGTGTATGGCATACGCATGGGCAATCTGGGTCGTGACATGTGTGCTGATATTGCTCGATATGTGCTAAATGATTCATCGGATCCCATGGATGCAGATGTAAATGATGTGCGTGATAATAGTTCTGTACACGACACCAACAAGCACGACCCAAACTGCGACCACCCGAACCAGAAGTTCCGCTTGCAGTAATTGGATTTACCGCTCCAGCATACCAGCCATAATAACCACTCTGACCACCCTCATTAAGCTTGTAATACGTGTCTACATTATTTAACTTATCCAAAGGGCGTAAAACCATATCAAAACCTGAAAAGCGAATTGAGTTGATTCTAGGATGCATGTTATACGCAGTTACATTAATCGGGGAGGCTCTTGTCCACATTAATCGATTTTGATTAAGAGATGGGTTAATTAAAGCATTCCAGATAGAGTCATGCCAAAAGAGTTTAAGCTCATCCGTATTCTTTAATTTAATCTGACCCGCTCTTAGATTTGTCGAAGTTTCTACTACTTCAACAAAAGCTTTTACTGCAAATGGGTCATATGTTGGTTTAGTATAACCAGGTGGAACTAATGTTGTTAATTCTCGAGAGTAAAATTCTGAAATAAAATCCTCTATGCTTTCTGCCAAAATACGATCAGAATCATTAAGTAAATTAAATTCAGAATTTACAAGAATTGGATTCTGCCCATAGAGGATGAAGTCTTTAACGAAGTTATAAGTCTCAACAACTTTAGTACTAATTAAATCAACTTGACCTTGAGTCTCTATCAAAAACAATAGTGTAAAATTAATTTCATAACACGCTTGTTTAAAGATGGATAATTTTTTTGGTGTATCTACAACGTTAAACATTCCCGCTTTACCATTACCAATATCAGCGATAAACACATCACCCATATTTGGCATTAATGGTGGGTAAATGATTGCAGTTCCTTGACCATTGACTTGATTCATTTCAGAATCAAAATCATAATCAAAGTTTTGTTGTTTAATTTCTAAGTCTTTAATAAGTTTGTATTGCTGAAGATGAGGTAACAAATCCGTACTGTAGGTCTGTGGCTCTTCCCCTGATGATAAAACTTGAGAATAGTAATCAACGATACGACTAGAACCTTCGATATGCGTTACTAGGGAATTTAATGGAGTCTCTTTAGTGTCTACAATACTGTGTTTATATTCTTTATCAGAAACCGCAACGGTTACAGCAGGTGGTTCAACCACCAACTGTGGATACTCAAAACCTGGCATTTAAACTCTCCTATTTATTTTCTTCGCGTGTACATCAGAGAACATTACTGTTTTCATTGTCATTTTCTTTAACCCATGAATTCGATACCATTCATCTAAGTACTCTTGTAAATCAGAAATGACTCTTGGAGGGATAGAGGTACCCCACCCTGGGTTGTAGCCGCCTGGGTTCCCTGGATCCCCTGGGTTGTAGCCGAATGGGTTCCCTGGATCCCAAGGGGTTAATTCAGTTGAACCCCAGTTCTGCCAATAGTTGATGATCTGATTATACGTCCAACCTTTTAAGTCTGGACTAATAATATCCAAATACTCTTGTAGAAAGTCGGGGTGCTCTTGAAGTAAATCCCATACACTTTGATCAAGTAACGTTGGGTTAACGCAGATACCAATAGTTAAGTGATAATTCTTACGGGGATCCAAGTCTTCTGAGAAACGAATATTTAAATCAGCATCCATCGTAATTAAATCACTACTTCGTTTTACATCCCATTCCCATAATTGGATATAAAAAATATTAAACCATTTCTTACCGATGGTTGAATAAGTTGCTTTTAACCAATTCAGCGTTGCTGTTCCGAATTCCCAATCAGCGATATCTTCTAAATTGATGACGTTACGAACATCAACTTCATCCACCAAAAGCATCACTCGAAGAATGTCGGGAAACCACTGAGTAAAGATTGAAGGTAACCAGTCGTCAAATACTGGCGATGACGCGCCTGATAAGTAATTTTTACTTGGGGGTAGATCGCCTACTTGAACAGCACCGTATAACGCAATGTTTGTTTTAGCTTCTAGGTATTCTTGTTGTCGCACCTTGAAACGATTTAAATAATCCTGATGGATAACTTGATTGTTGATGATGTGTTGAAAAGAAAGACGCATTGTATCTGGACGATCGTAGTAAAGTTCAAAGCCTAAATCCACTGACCAATGATCTTGATCCCCCTCTTTCTCTTTCTTAGGCGTATCATCAAAGTCCTGAAATAAAACCAGCACACCCTGCTGTTGCTCCGCGATTGCAAGTACAGTTTGTCCGCCTGATTGATTGGCTAATGTTGTTAGCGTGTTGGTAAAAGACGCTCTAATCCAATCACCAAGTGTTATACCGTAACCATGTTTTGCTTCCATCAAAGTATAGATATGTTCTAATACATTTAAAAATGCATAAGGAATGATGTAGTTATATTTGCTTTGAATCTTTATCCCGTCTACTGATTGTACTGCTGCAGCGCGCGCTTTACGTCGAAATGATTCTGCCGCATGTCGATTTGTAAACTTAAGACTTAGATTCACTGTGGAAATCATTTGCTGGTAGCCAGGATGCATAACCGTTTTTGTTTTGTCACATCTGAAGATTGCTTGTTCGCTACCTTCACGAATCGCAGTAGAACGAGACATGTTTTCGTTATAACGTTCATCAACCTCAATCATGATCTTTGCGTCATTTGGTAGACGATTCTGAGAACGGTCTTGTCTAAGCGTATCTATATCCGATCCCTTTACATAGGTTGAGTTTGAGTTACTCAAAAATACCATGTTGATGTCTTCACTTCTATAGAACTTTAAAGTTCTTAGAATACGAGTTACCACACCATAAATGATTGATGAGGAAATAGTTTCCTCTGCATCTGGAATGCTTAGAATAAACTGTGGCATTTTCTTATCCTTAATTCTCTAGTCATAAAAACTTCTCAAATGCAATATATTAATATGGGTTATTGACATGTAGCCTCGAAGGAATCATTGCCATAAGAGTGATTCCTTATTTATAGAATGGGGTGGGGGCACAGCAGGCCACCCCATTCTCTTTTTCACAGTATTAATATGGTTTAAATGTACCGCTAGATTAGCTGTCTCCGACGACTAAGCAAATGCATATTAAAGAGAAGGGGCAATTGCCCCTTCTACTTTTATTTCGATTTTTTAGATTTCACCGCGCCAGCAACAAATTCGCTATAACATTTTTCTCTGATAAAATTAAAGTCAAGATGATCGCTTGTGATCCAAGAAAAACATAATTCCATCAAGATATCAATAATACTAGGCTTAACAATAAACCCACATTCTTGTAAATACCCAATGAAATATTCCCCTTGTTTCAGCCCCAGCTCTAAGCCGATTGTGTAAGGTAATGGTTTATCCATTGCATCAAACGTATCGATAATAAGATTTGTTATTAAATTTTTAGTGTACACGTTTTGCCACTCCCTTTTAAGGTGTAGTGGTCTCCTACACCCTTGTCCTTTTATTATAATGTGTGCCAGAATCTCACAGCGTCTGCTATTAGTCTAAGGTCTTCTGAATCTAATCTATGTTCGTTTGTAGGGATGAAAACCTCTTTAACGAATTTAGATACAACCGATGGTTCAAACTTCACCGGGGAGCGCTGCGCGTCCCATACCGAAGTTACTTTATAATTGTTAGTTTCGGTTTTTGTAAAATTTACAATAAAATAAGTTTTTTCTAAGCTTTGTTGTCCAGCACGAGTTTGGATACCTTCTTTAGCACAAATATGTATTTTAAATGACTCGCCAATCACTGATGTTTTAAATAATTCAGTTATCGATTCAACCAGTACACCAGTCGTGGTTTTAAAATAAAAATAAGATTTAGTTTTAATCGTTTGTTCAAGGGTTATTTGAGTTTCTGAAATGGAATTTAATAATCCATCCGCATCATAGCTTTGATTAAGATATGTCCAACCATTACCTAAATGTGATCGAAGTGTTTTCTCAATCAAGCTTTTTACACGCTTAACTGGATTTGCACTTTCCCCTGGGGCTTTATCGAAGATTCTTTGTTTTGTAAATGGTTTCTGATTACGCATTCTCGTAACTCCTGTTGAACTCATACGATTGTTTAAATTATAAAAAAAAATAAAGAGGGGCTAACCCCTCTTTATTTTAGAATTTTGCATTGATGGTATGTTTGGCTACATCGATTTTGCCATCCCACTAAATACATTTGACGCACGTGACATCGACATGCGGTCAGTCTTGACTGTAACACCATTTCTAAGGACTAAATCAATCCAGGCACCTTGCTGTGCATCAGTTTTAACCTGCATAAATACGACCTCCGATAAATCTATAAGTGTAAGGTCTAGTTTGTATGGAATTCGTTCATGGTGAGTTGAGTTTGACATTTTGTAATTTAGCCTAGGTTGAAAAATTAAAGTTGAATAAAAGAAAGGGGTAGTGATACCCCCTTCTAGGTTGGTTAGAAATAGCGCAATGTTTACTTGTAGATCGTTCTGACTACCTGTAAAAGTTTATTTCGAAAATCCTCCGTAAACTTACCTGGTCTTACTAGAAAATCAAAATCCACGCTTTCCTCACCCGATGGAACTCCAAGGTTAGACAAATCCCCACCGCAAGCTTTGAAATGTCCACCACCACCTAAAGCTTCTGCTAGAGGTTTACAATCAATGTGTTTGTTAGAACGCATTCCAAAACCTACACGATTGGTTTTGTAATTAGTAAACATAGAAATGCAGATGGTTGGATGTTCTGTGTCTTTCCACTTTTGAGCCCATAGCTCACCCATTAACGACGCTTGCCCGTTAGGGCAACTAGCGATACATATTTGGAGTTTACGTTGATCTCCTATTTCAATTTCGACTTGATAGGCCTGCTCAATAACATCTTTGATTTGTTTCTCAAAAACTTCACAGATCAAGTTACCTTCAGCAACAATATCATCCGCATGGAATGGGTTTGTCCACCAATCGTAGAACGCTGTCAATTCTGTTAACTCATTATGGAATAAGTAAGCGTTTAGACTGTCAGCATCTTTTTTCTTCTGAGGATCTGACATATCCCAGACGTCACGAACGCGAAGAAGTTCAAATATTGGATCCATTTCTGATACGCTACTCTTGGTATGTGCCAGGTTATTCCAGATTTTAAAACCTTCACTGTTAGCCAGTGGAAGATGGTAGGTATTAAGACGAATACCTCGACTTGGATAAGCAAAGGCATCATGCGTGCATACACCTAACACATAGGCTAAACCTGAACCACTAATCGATTGGTCACCAAAAGCGAAATGTAAACGAGAAAGGTTTTGGAGCATATTATCAATTAAAAACTTCTCCATCATTTCACGACCAGTTTGATGATGGTCTAAAATCAGAACGGTATGACCTTCAGCAAGCAACCAACTAAGAATTTCAGCGGTCGGGCAGAAATCTAAGAAAGTTACCATTTGTGGTTCAGTCAATGGAGTAGACGTTATATACGGATGGTCTACTAATTCTATATTCGATGCGTCAACAACAATGACGTTTGTCTTTTTATTCAGGTATTCTTTAAACTTTTCTAAACTTTCGATATCAGTATATCGAATGTCTTTAAATGTGAGTTCTTCGTAGCAGCAGATGCACTCATTGTGGGCGTGTAGATAAGCTGCAGCTGCACCAGTACCGTCCATACAGTGCGCGTGATAAAATACTAAATCTTTCATGTTATTTATACTCTTGATAATAAGGGTTTGTAGTTACGGCTGGTGCCATTCATTGCGTTGATTGTTTACTCAATGGTTGTGGAAACTTGAAACTTAATTTTAAAGAACTCATCTTAAAATCTATGCTGGTTGTGAATTGCCTATCATTGTAAATGTATTGTTAAGTTTTTGATGACTTAATAAAACATTTTTGAACGTTGTGACTAAGTCAAAGTTAACGTGTTTTTGTAGAATTTCAAACACCGTGAATGTTGGAGGGTATTCAAGTAGCGGGTTTTCGGTATGTTCTAGTTCTGTGAATCGTTGTTCAATAAACGTGTAAGTTTCGCCTTTGATATTGCTGTAGAAAATAGCGTCGATTAAATCAACCATTTCTCCAACCCAACCTTCCTTTGTCAACTTTTTAAAGAACTCATCAAAGATAAATTTGATTGCTTGAGGATTACCTTCTAAAGCCTGATCGGCCTTATTATGAAAATAAGAAAGGGTGTAACTCTGTTCGGCAATTAAAACTTCGAGTTGGTGTTGATTACGCCGCTTAATTTTTGTTTTTAAGCCAGAGGCGAGCTCTAAACCTCTACGGCTACTTACCAGGTCGTAGATATCCATTGAGATACTAATGACCTTACGATCGCCACGTCGGTCTACTTGTAGAAACTCGTAGCGCCAGAATTCATTGATTACGCTTCTTCGGTTGGGGATTGAAAGATATTCCGCTTTGTCTAAATTAGCAACTAATTTAATCATGCTGTTTTACCTTGAATATAAAGGTTAAGAAAGCAATAGAATTCTATTGCTTTCATTCACGTAAATAATATATATCTATTTTATTTTAAATAAAGGCGAAAAGGAATAGAAACAATAACCAATAAATTCACCCATGCTAACTTACGAGCTGGACTCCAACTGATATTGTCTGAATAAGTACGTTTGGTTAATACGAAATCAATAAGAACTAGCCACCCAATGAACAATCCGAATAGAAGTGGGAATGTGCCAACTAGGGTTGAGTTACCGCTAACAAGTACGGCTAGATATAAATTCCCCGCTGCAAAGACGATTGGGTAAATCGTAAATGCCGTTGTTAATGTCTTTTTATTGGTTACCCCTGAACATGCAGATACCCAGCTAATATAGGTCGAAAGTATGGTGATCAGAATGAGTGAAATTAAGTTTAGCATGTTGATTTCTCTAAATGGTAAATTGATACGAAATACCCATTGTAGTTTATTAGGTATTTTTGGTGAGTAATATTGGGGATTTACTTCGTATCCCCAATGAATAGTAATTGGTTATACTATCGTATTATACTCCGTAAGTTATTTAAGCTGCATAAACTTATCAGGGGTATATGCTTACGCATAAATGTAGAGATTTCGTATTTTTATACTTTTAAAAATAAAGAAAGTTAGAGTCCTTAGGGACTCTAACTATTTAATTATTAATCATTGATTAACTCAATGTTTAATGTTATTGATTATTTCATTAATCTCTCGACCATTGATCATGTCGGATCTTAGCATTGCCTGATAGTGTTAAACGGGTAGTGTTTTATAATCGGACTGACATTGCCACAATGCTAAGATAAGTTTGGTATTATGAATACCATTTTCCACCACACTGATGGATTCAATTTGTACTCCAGGATAAGTCAAATTCAGCAATCGTCTGAATGCTTCGCTGGTATTTCCTGGATTATTCAACCTGGTTCTTATACTCGGTAGCATATCTAATTACCTTTTCAAGGATGAGAAAACACACCTCCTCATTTCCAATAGGACTCATAAATACCCCTAATCCTCAGTCCCATTGTTATGAAGACGATAAGAGACTAAACTCATGTTATTACCTCAATTAAGACGTAACCTAAAGAATACTAATTCCCACAATAAATCTTTACAAGACATTGCAAAGAGTTGTAGTAAAGCAACTGAAGTATTATCTGTTGAACCTTATAACGGTAAAGTACATAATACTAAAATTACTCTACAGATTGATAAAGGGAGTAACGTACCTGAACAAGAACGTTATGAAAAACGTATTCAATTCTACAATCGTTTAGATATTGCTGAGATCCTAGAGAATGTAGAGTTTGGAAGTAATAACACTCTTGATCTTATCGAAGAGTTAAATAGCCTAGGATTTGATTTTACTGAGGATGATATCATTTATTCATCTGGTCAAGTTCTAGCCCTAGATCAATCTTTAGGTTATTATAATCGTGATGCTGAAGAGTGTATGCCAACTGAGTTACGGTGGATACCGTCAGCCAATAACTTGAATAACCTCAATACAGATCGCTCAGTACTTAGTTTCATTCTTGAAATCGACGGGGAGGAAGTTCAAAAGGATCGTATATTCTTTGAAGCTAATGCTTCTGCGGAAAAAATTGTTACGGAACTTTTCTTATATAGTGGTTTCGATTTAATGCGTCAACTGTATATGCGGGACTATTTTACTTATTCCCCAAGATTAGATTTTCAAGATATATTAAATCCGGGAACAGAAATTCGAATTACTGGTTATGGTGCAGGTACGCAACCTGAGGAAAATTACGCGTTTGAACGTCACAGCATCAATCTTAAATTAGTTCCAATGAATGCCTTTAGCTTGGAAGATGAACCAAGTGATAAATCAACATGGTTTGATTATGTTCAGCAACAATTTGGAGGTGCTCGCACAATCCATAGTTGTGGTACTATGTACAATACGGGGGAATAAATTTATACAACCACCTTTTTCAAGAAGTAATAAGGCGATAAAAAGTTACCCTGTATGGGGTACCTGCCCTCGGGGTGAGAACCTGGTATAAGTTATATTGTCCGCATAAGGATAAAGAGCCCCTAGGGGCTCTTTATTTTACACGTCAGAGTTGTATTGAAGTAAACAAGCATTATTAAGGTCAACACATTGAGCAGTGATCTTAATTACGTGATTAATAAGCATTGAATTAAATGTGTTATCCAATTGAATTGCTTTAATCATCACGCGGGTGATTGCTCTTAGTTCTTCATCCGTCTTACTGTCTTTAGATGAGTCAGTCAATTTCTCTCCAATTAAAGAAATCGTTTTATCTAAACTACCAAAGACTTTTGTCATGAACTTATCACGACGTTCCCAAGACTTATCAAAGTAACCTAAGCTATCTAACCCAGCGGCTAACTCAGTTGATAAGTGAACAATTTGATTTGGATAGAATGTTCTTACTCGAACACTATCTTTTTCATCCGTAGACTTCTCTGTATATAGTTTCACCCAGGTATCTTCAATGAATGAAACCGGAGTTGCTTTTACTTCAGTTCCAGGGGATGAAATAATGACATAACTTGCACCTGGGAAACGACGAGTTTGGATTAACTTCGCAGAATCAGAATCACTCACTTGTCCTTTAACGGATTTGTTTTCTAATTCAGAGGTTAAAACTTCTGGAGGCGGGTTATAAAGTTCTTTATACTTTAATAACTCAGAGTAATCGGCTTCACCCTTGGCGCGATAGCCATCAACCACACGCTGACAGCCTACAATGAAATCTTCAAAGTTTTTATCAACTTTAACATTTAATCGTTTTTCAGTATAACCTAGCATTGCTTCAATACCAGTAAGGAGTTCCTGGAAAGAAACTTTACCGTTATTGTCAATGTCAATATTATCTTTAAATTGAAACTCTAAAGTTTTAGGATCCCCTGTTACTTTAGTCGCTCGTTCTAACGTATCCGCATTTTTCTTAATGATTGTTTCACGAATTGAAACAATTTTACCATACCAGGATTTAGTGTCACCCCAGCTATCGTAAAACTTCTCTTTTAACGCGGCTAGGAACTCGTTTAACGTGTTATTTTGAATTTGCTGTACTACGTCATCCTTAAACTCAGAATCGGCATCAGCAGCCTCTAAGGCAGTTACACGACTACCCATCACATCAACACCGGTGAGAAGTTTATGTGTTCTTGAAATCATTGCTCGAGAAAGGTCAGACAAACCACCTTCTTGAGCGATTTCAGCATTAATGTTTTCTAAGTGTTCCGTTACGTTTTCGATCTTAGAAACAAGATCAGCGCCTGCAGTAACACGAGAATACATGGTGTCTGCTTCTTGAAGAAGTTGACCCATACTAGGGGTTGAAACAAATGGTTCTGGGGTTTGTTCTAAAACGTTTTCTAAAATAGACATCTTAATAATCCTTAGTACTGAGCTAAAGAAGCTTTGCAATAGCTGATAGACTTGTTGAGAACTTGCATTGTGTATTTACACCAAGCTGCTTCTCCACCATTTAACTTTTTAATTAAAGCCATTGTGGTTTGAATACTGTTTTTAACATGAGTTGAACCGACCCCAACAAGATTGTTGGTTGAGCTCGCATGTTGTTCCATTTGTTTAACTAACGTTTCAGTAACTCGATCTCTTGCCTCATAGAGTAATTTATAGGCTAGAAATACTTTGCACTGATTAATTACATTATCACAGATGTTAATTATTTCAGTTGGATTCAAGGTTTTAAATGTTCCCTTATCATCAACTTCTTTTGCCGGATTGTCTATCGACGCAACGGCGAAGGTATAGGCAGATTTCAAAGCAGCATATTCAGCAATGGTTAAGCCCTTAGGTGAACCTTGAACATCAACTGGTGAAGTTGCAACCAACATAAAACCACCAGGCAAATCAAAGTTAGAACGTTTAACCTGAATACCTTCTTTATCCCAACGCTGGTCCTGAATAATTTTTTCAATGCCAGTTATTTTGGTGAAGCCATTAAAATATTCATTTAAACTTTTAATGAGTTTGTTTACGTCACCATTAGAGGTAAACTCACCACCTGCCGCATTAGATACTGTGGTACCTGATGTCGTGTTTGCCTGGTCAATTCCTGCGAAGGCATCACCCATACCAACTTTTGCTTTACCATCCGCACCAGGGGTTGAGTCGGACCCTTTCATTTTTTTAGCCTGTTCGATTAATTCATCTAGAGCTGGTCTAAAGTATTCAAACACTTTATTATAGTCTTCAGCTGTTCCGGCAAGGATGGTATTGGTAACAGTTGAGATATTACCCAGCCCTTGAATCAGGCTAGTAGGTTCAGGCACTCGCCCACCAATGCTTAATAATTTAACTCCACCCATTTCAAATGAAGGTTCTTTAGCTGGAGTATTTAATTGTTCTGCTCTCGCTTTAAGCGCTTCCGCCTGTTTACTTAAACGAACTGAACCATCCCAAGCTTTAATGTACCAGTCTTTAATTTTTTTATGAATCGCCAGGAATGTGTCACGAAGTTTTTCCCACATTCCTTTGATTGCTTCGGTAACAACGTTTTCCATCGCGATCATTAGATCTCGACGACTCATCTGACCATCGAGTGATTCCAACACAGGTAATGCATCAAATGGAGTTCCTGTGTTGTTTGTTAGCGCCTTCATCTCTATGCCAAGCATTCTATACATGGAATCAGATAAAGGGTCACCTTGTTTAACAGAAGCCTGCATGAAATTAGACATTTCAGTGGCGTGGTCGCTTGATTCTAAAATTAAATCAAAACGCTGACCGTCTTGATCAATTGTTCGAAATGTTTCAACATTATTTAAAACTTCTTGATCATTGTGGTGATACCCTAGATTTAGAGGGTTTACAATTTGAGAAACACCGCAGTGTTGTGAAAAGGCTGAATCAAAGGCCATTTTATTATACTCCAGGATATAGGTCATAAAATGAGTTTATAAATAAAACAAAAAAAAATAAGGGACCAGGTCCCTTTTAATTAACAACGATTATAACAGTCGTTGTGATTCAGCTTATAAATTTTCAAATACATCTCTTTTGCTTCATCAGGTTGTCCCAGTTTCACAAATACGCGGTTTGCATTATTGTAACTATCAAAACCTGCGTTTATTAATTCATTGGTGAGTTTATGAGTGCTCACACTGTCGATCATATGCACAACTAGCTGACCACATGTGTGAGAAAAATAGCTCCAACCTTTGTTAGTAAGTATCAAAGATTCTAAAGTATTCATAATTAAATCCTATTGATAAAGAAGGTTTAGTTCACGTAAATAATATATATCTATTTTTATTTGGAATCAGTTTGAATAAGAAAACTAATAAAAAGCAATATAGCGTCCCCTAGGGGACGCTATTATTTAATTATGTTCTTTACGTTTACCACAACGACTACACTTACTCACACAGGTATACCAATCCATCACAGTTAAGGTTTTTAAATGTTCCGGCGTATCTAATGTTTCAATAAGTTGCCATTCATGTTCACAAAATAGCCCTCTAAAGAACTTTGCTATATTTTTAATCATTTAAACACCATATTGAGCTAAACTCTGCTCAGCGTAAGTTAAATAGACGTTGGATGATTTAATACCCATCGTGATAAGTTGGCCTTGGTAAGACATGTCTCGACGAAACAAACCAGCTAAAGTAGAAGCTAAACGACGGAAGTATTTGTCTACTTCATTTTGCGCTTTAATACTTTCAGCTTCTTCAGCAGTTTGCGTAGCTGCTGCGTTGTGTTGTTCTGGTTCATCATCAGGGGCGTTAGTACCAGGGTTATTAATTACCGCAGGAGGTTGACTACCACCGCCACTAGCACCTGCCGGGTTTTGGCCTGGCTGTGGTTGTGCTTGTGCTTGTGCTTGTGTGGTGTTGGCTGACCCTGCCGTTGGAGTAGGGTTGGGTTGTGTCTGCGGTTGTGGTTGTGGTTGTGGTTGTGGTTTAGGGCGTGGTTGGTTGCGGTTATTAGTTTTTGGTCTGGCATTTGGTTTTGGCATCCCGTTTCCTACTTTACCGCTAGCCTCCATCGCAAAACCTTCGAATGATTCAGTTGCAATATCTTTACCGTCCAATTCTTTAACAATTTGATCAAGCCCTTTCATCATGTTATTAAAGAAACGATCACGTGACTCAAATTCAGTTTTATATTTAAGGATCGTTTCACCCAGACTCTCAGCAACTTCCGCAATCTTTCCAATCTGTCCAACGTTTAAAGTTTTAACGTCCGCAGTTTCTTCTAACTCTTTTGGCTTAGCCAATGTGTCAGAGATTACAGGGCGGTTTGCTTTTAATAATTCAATTGGGTCAGTATTAGGATTCTTACCAAAATCAATTGAAGTTTTGAAGATTGTGCGGTTACCTGGCAAATTCGCACCACGACGAACTTCAACACGCTCATCTCCGCCATTTAATTTGGTTTTTAATGCAGGGTCATTTTCCATTTCGGTAATATCAGGTTTAAATGGATTTTCTTGAAGTGATGATGTATACCATTCGTTTAATGATTTGGCAAATAAGGCACCGACGTCTTGACCTGACTTGTATTGTTTTGTTGCATTGGTTCGGCTTGATGTTAAGAGGCTTCTGAAATCTTCTAACATTTTATCAGCTTTAGTTGAAGAGTTTTCTTTCGATAGATTTTCAACCGCCCCGACGACGACCACGTTTAAAGCCTCGTACCCATTAATACAAACTTGTGGATCTTTGGTTTGGTAATTCACTGCAAGTAACTTTGCGCCAGAAAATTCAAAAGAGTTCTCCTTAGCGGAAGCTGAAATTGAGCTAGAGCGTTCATTAACTTTCTTTGCGCGCGCAATGATTTTATTCGCAACGTCAAAAGTTTTGATATACCAACTCTTTGTTTTATTCCAAAATTGTACTGCTTGATTCTTAATTGCAGTCCAAAAGTCTTTAACCGTTTGCATGATACCTTCTAAAGCAATTACGGTTGAGTAAACTCGGTTGTTTCCTTCAAAGTTTTCTAAAGCAGGTAAACGTTTATTTGTAATGTTTTTACCAACGATGTGAGTTAAAGATTTTTTTAACATGCGCTGCGCTTGTGAAGTTAAACCACCATGTTCTAAAGCATATTCAACCTCAGCTTGCACATCCATCATTTTAGATTGACCTTCAACCAAATCGTCAACTGTTTTACCAGTGGATTCAATCTCTTGAAATTCTTCAGCTGCAGCTGAAGAAGCTTCGGCTAGTGTTTCTGGTTCAATCACACTTTGGAATTCATTCATAACATCTGAATCTTCCATTGCATTTGCAAATATACTAGGCATTTAAAAACCCTCAATTTTAAGATCTTAGTTAGGGGGGGGGGGGGTGTCTTGTAAGACAATTAGCTCA